AAACAAGTATTATATTCTCCTATGGAAGTATTTGGATAACACATACAACCAAACTGAGATGGCGTAGATTTCTTTGAAGGATACACATCCATTAAATTCAATACATGTTCATCAAGACATCCAGTAATTTCTATTCCATCCAAGTTTTTAAATTGTAATCCGTTACCACACATTTGTAACTTTAAATTATAATGTTTACAAATGTCTAATAGTTTTAGAATAATAGATTCTTTCTGTTTGTTATTAAGAAAGATTATTTCTGGCATATGTTTTATGACTTTATCATAAGGCGTACAGAAATTTACAACAACCCTATCAGTATAATTATGTAATTGCTTACAAATATATTCAAATGTAGTTATTCTTTCCTCTTCTCCAAAACTCGTTGTATAAAAAATAGGATCAAATCTCCATATTACTTTTTCTTTCCCATATCTTTTCGATAATTCTTGAAATGTTGCGATTGTTTGCTCTAAATCAGGAACATTTGGTTCTATATCTTTATTATACCCAGTAATAGTATAATGAAATACGCTTGGAAAATTATCAGTAATATTATGCAAATCATTAAAAATTGGTGCATAATTCTTAGAACACCAAAAGATTCCTTCGATATGCTCTTTATCTAATATTACTTTATGTAAAGTTGATGGGGCCATTGGATTCTTAAAATATAAAAATCCTTCTTTAAAACGATTTAGAATCCATTGTGGATAAAAGGCTGGAATATCTGTTCTAAAGTCAATACTAAGTATCATATATTCTTTTTATACCATATTTTAATAATTTTATCTTGCTTATTCATTATTTGTTTCCAAAGTTTTTGTCTTATATCTTCTATATAATTATCAAATGCATATTCTATTATATTATCAATATAATCAAATCCATTAAATCGTTTTATTATTCCAATAAAAGTAGTTGTGTATTCATTGTGAATTTTAAATGTTAATCCATATAATATTTTTCGTTCATCCTTGGTTAAATCAGAACTTTTTAAATGAAATGGTATAATTTTCCCGTCTTTATCAATTCCATTTTTCTTGATGACTGCATTTAATATATCTTTAATATAAGCCAAATGTTCTCCACAGTTATACTTTTTATATAAATTATACCATTCTGCTTCTAAAATCTTTTTTGGTAAATGATTATATTCGCCACCTAGTTGAATATTATATCCATTATTTATATTTGTAGAATCATAATAATGGATCCATTTAATTTCTGCTTCATTCAATAATAAAATTAATTTATCTACTTCATCTTCATTTACTTCAATTGTTTCAATTATTTCAATTAGTGGTTCACCATATTTTTGGATTGCTTTTTCACATAAAGTCTTACATTTATTATTATGTGTCGCTTCAAACATGTGTTGTGCATGTCTTTTTTGTATAGATACACGCGTTTGACCTATGTAAATCTTACCATTTGAATATGTATATTTATATATATATCCACATATACTCATATGTTAAAAATTTTAAATCATAAATTCTCGTATAACAATGTTACATGATCCTTTTTTACATCTAGTACACCACAATTATTAACATTACACAAATCGTTAAATTGTTGTAAATTAAATGGATGTGTGATAATATGTACTCCGGATTTAGTCTTAACTTCTAAAATACAATTCTTCTCAAATCCAGAATCACATTCATTGATTATATTTTCTATTGCTTTTAAATAAATAGAATTAGGTAAACAATCATCTACGTCAACAATCCATCTGGATTCATTAGAAGCTTTTAATTTTCCAAATACATGATCAAGTACTCTCCATGGTTTTTTATATTCATTATTTAAAATATTTAAAGCATAAGAATAAGAACAATATTTACTAAAAGCTTCTTTTGATTTAATGTTCACAGAAACATATGCTCTAAGTTTAAATAAGTCACAACATGTAATAATTTCTTGTTTGGATATGTCTAGTTTTTCTATTGAGTCAATGTAATATGATTTAAATGTATAATTTGCAGATGGCAAATCAGGATGATCTTTACCTCGTCTAATTAGCATAATAGAAAAGAACAGATCCCCTGCATCTTTTGATAACAAGGGAATCTGTTCTGTCAGCATATAGTTTTTTATTAACTCAAAATTGTCTGTCATTTTAAACAAAGTTTATTGTTTTATGTTCTTGGCTTTGCTTATACAATTTCTTGATATATTCTTCATTTCTATCAATAAACCATTGTATATATTTAAGCACATCTTTTGGTGGCATTTGTTGGCAAAACTTTGACATACATTTATTATAATACGACTCTATAATAATATGTGCCCAATTATAATCTAAATCAACTCCGTAACATATAGTTGTCAATACATCATCATCCCTTTTAAAGCGATAAGTTAATGTATATATATTATCAAATGTTACAGGTAATTGTTCGTGGAAATGTATAGGGTCCTCTTTAGTTACGTCAACAAAACCTTGTTTAATAAGATAAGTATATAATTCTAATGATTTTGTATAATTATCATTTGTTTCCATTTGAATCACTAGGTATTATAAAATATAAAAGGACATATGCAAGAATTATTCCGAATGGAAAGAAAAGAAATAATAAGACATACAATGAACGTATAAAGAATGGATCTATACCGCAATACTTAGCTATTCCTGAACAAATTCCAAAAATCTTTTTCTCAGCTGTGTTTAATGTTAATTTCTTTTCCATATCTTATCACTAATTAAAGAAGCGTACATTATCGAAATAAAGCAAAATAATAATATACCTGTTATAATTAATAAATAATACATACAAATCATATTTCTTCCATTGATAACATGATGCAATAACTTGCCATGTCTAACAATGTATCCTGAATTGATTCATCTGTAACTTCTCTATCTTTAACCATAATAAGATTTTTCAATCTATTAAATTTATCATTAATTCTTACAAGACCAGCTACAGTGCCAAATTCTTGAATCGACTTGCTAAATGCGTCACCATAATCATGATTTTTCTTAGCATATAATTTAGTCATTGCATCGCATATAGTAGCAAATTTTTCTACTTTTTTATCAATAAATGGTTGAGGTTTATTCATTTTATAAGATGCAATTTTACTAATTCAACAATTTGAACTGGATCATTTTGAGGACACTTATCTTTTATATAATTGATAATAAGTCCCATTTTATTTTTTGGAATGAATTCAAGGTAATTAACATTTGTATCAATATCATTGTGTTCGCAAGCCTCAAGAAATATTGTGTTCAACTCTTCTTCTGATATTGGTTCTGGCATAAATTTTTGAATTTCCTTTAATTCATTCTCTTCGTTTTCGGCCAAATCTATTCTACCGGCAGCATTAAATTGTTCAATAGAATCTTTATATTGAGATATTATTTTTTTCAATATAGATATCTCTGCGTTATCCGTATAAGGTTTAGCATTTTTAGCTGTCTTATACTTTAATATTTCATTTTTAAAATTTCTAAGAGCATTGAGTTTATAATGATTTTGCTCTTTCATGCTCTTAGAAATTAATTCATCAATATTTATCATATTAATTTATCCGTGTTGAATCCAATATAAATAATTTACATTTTTATCTGCTTGGATTTTTATTCTTTCATCTATAAGACGCCAACTAATTGGTCTGAAATCATTAAAATCAACACCAACATCGTATTGATAACAATTACAATATTTCATTAATTTGAAATCTTCTCCTGTATTGGTGAATCTTGAAGTATGTACGTGACCGAATAACTGAAATACAGCATTCTTATATGGCCTTAATGATCCACCATAACATAAAAAAGGATAATGATTTAAATATACTTTTCTATTACTAATTGTTATAAACATTTGTTGTGTTACATAGTCAAAAAACCTCATTGCCCCATCGGTGATATTCTTCATATCATGATTACCAAGGATTAAGATTTTCTTTCCTTTTAATGCGCTTAAACAAGAGTTCCAATTAGAACTACTACCAAAGCAAACATCTCCTAATACAAATATAATAGAATCATCTGTAACTGTTTTATTCCAGTTATCTATTAACTTTTCATTCATCTCATTAACAGATGAGAATGGACGATTACAAAATCGTATTATATTTTCATGATAGAAATGTAGGTCTGATGTAAAGAATATTGGCTGGTCTTTGTCATAACGTACATTATATTGTGCTATCATAATGATTTAATTAATTTATTCATGTGTTGCAATTGCATGATATATTCTATTTCTGTTTCAGTATTACATGGTATTAATGTTTCTATAAGATTGTCTACATTTTTTACTACATACCACTGATCTTTCCAATTAACAAAATTGCAATTATCACATGAGTGCATATAAACGTCTTCTCGCACTTGTGGTCCAGGGATCATAGGACCATAAGCAAGTTCTAATCCCTGGACACATATTCTTTTATATGGGTTTTTCATAAGTAATACTTATTTCTGTATTCTTTTTGATGTTCTTGAAAACATTTACATTTTTTAAACTTTAATCCAGAATCACAGAATGGACAAATGTCATTTCTTCCTGGCAATGGAGTTGCATTGAGAGGAGTATGTAATTTCATAAAATTACGCATAAAATCCTCATCAGAAGTCATAGTATTAATCAGATTTTGTTTTTTATCTTCTTGATTAGTGACTTCTTCGTATTCTACGTATTCGTCATTATTAGTATTCATATATTATTCAATATTAAATAAGTATGTCTGAAGTAGAATACCAACTGGAAGCTGTAGTTGCGCTTTGATTGGTATAAGCTGCTTCTCTGATTGTAGCTTGTGTAGTACTCAATCTGTTAATTAATGAGTCAATATAATCACTTGTAATAGTATTAAATCTACTACTACTTGTAGCCCACGTATATGTTTCTGGATTAATACTAAAATCATTTACGTCATTTTCAGTATCATTACTATCTTGTTGTGAACCATTTTTATACATAGTATAGAACTCATGAAACGTATGAGGTTCTATACCTGTTCTTTCAGAAAAATCCAAAGGCAATCCAATTTCATACAATGCTTCTATATCGTATTTCCCTTTAGTTAGAATATCATATATTTTATCGTATGTACTTTTTCTCATGATTTCTCCATTGACTATAATGTTTTCTAGTTTTTAAATAATCTAAATCTTTTTCATGTGCATATGCTTCTCTTTCAAATGAGATATCACGATATCCTACATGTAAATTTCCATGTTGAATAATTCTCATTATATACTCTAATATATATAGAATATAGAAACCAATAAAACCTAATTCTATAATTTGTTTAGAATGAATTGCTTCGTGATTAATTGTAATAGGACTTAATGGCTTATATTTTTTCCGAGCAAACAATACGCCAAATAAGTTCATTGCCACAAATCCTTTAAATGGTATAATATTATTATATATTACTTTCATTGGGTATTCCAAGTATTAATTCTTTAAAATAAGGAAGGTGTTCTACGAAATCACAAAACGCACCCCAGTCTTCCTTTAATCTATGATTTTTCCTTTGAAAGTACATTGTTTGTAATTGCAAGTAATTAGTTGTAACATGCATAAACAATTCCAATCCTTGAGGACAATTAGACAATACTTTCATCCAAGCTTTATATAACGCGTCAGAATCATCCTTATCGATAGCGTTATATTCTGCAATATATTGTTTCATAAGAGCAATGTTTTCTTGTGTTACATACTCATTAAAACAATTGTCCATATTCATAGAAAGTAGTTTATGCATCTTACTTGATGAGGATACTATTTCAAAGAAATGATATCTCTGCATTTCTGGAGAAATGTAATTAGGATATACAATATCTAATGATACTAATATTCCAGCCAACGCATGGCTATGTGATTTGACATTGCTATGATCAGTTGCTTGAACAAGCTTTGTCATTCTCTTCAACCCTTTCTCAAATTCTTCATCAGTAATAGCAACAGGATCTATCCTGTATGCATTTCCAGAAGCAATCACAGCTTCTTTTAAATTGTAAACATTAACATTCCGTATCGTCAGCATTTCCCGCAAAATAAGCAATTAATAAAATGAAAACTCCAACCCACGAGAACGCGGACATAAGAGCATAGGATAACAATTTTGATAGACTTCTTTGTGGATTAAACCATAACAATCCAAGAAAGCAAGCTAGCATTCCTACTATATATATTGCACCCATAATATTTTAATTAATAATTAGTAAAGAGATCTAACTGATTATTTACAATACTATTCTTTATTTTATTTGCTTCTTGGATATAAAATAAATAATTAATATTATAATTATCTAATTCTTTATATTTATTAAATAATACGGCAGTATATCCTGCATTAATATTTGTTTTGGAACCATCATTAGAAAACTTAGTCAATATACCCGCCCCTAATTGATTGGACATATAATACCTTGTAGTACGTGATAACTGAGTAGAACTGATTGTCCCATCTGTATTTAATACAGAAAATGTTGCCATATTATCTCTGGTAATTTTTAATCGTAAACAGAAATCTAAAATATCCTTATGATTCTTAATTGTTTGATCAATTGGAACTCCATTAATAAAATATTCCTTTAATGCAATTGGAATGATTCTCATGGAATGATCTTTATAAATATCTTTATCAATTTCAAAGCATCCTTTTAGTTTTAGATGACCATCTTCATATTGCGCAATGTAATTATTTACATCTCGAATTATCATTTTTGAATAATAATTATTTTCAATTTGAAGACCTGTTAACTTTGTCATCCATCTAGTTACGATGTCTATATTGTTTAATTGATTTCTTGGTATTTTATAGGTTAATCCATCTGTATTAGCTTGTATTAATTCAAACTCTGGAATAAACCTATATAAAGTTTCAATCCATAGCGAAATAAACATTTGTCCACCAACTGTTATTTTTGCCGTATATAAAGGATCATAGAAGATAGAATTCTCTTCATTAGATTTACCATAAATTGCGTTTGCTGCCTTCTTATAACCTTCAATAATTACATTATCACGTAATTCTTTTGGTTTTGCTTTTTCAGCTAGACGAACATCAACAATATTATTCTTATATATATCAGTAAAAATTGGTCCAAGATGTTCTGGATATAATTTTAAAGTTACTCCTAAACTTGGATACAATGAACTAACATCTTGATCAACAATAATGTATTCATCATCAGAATTGAATATTCCTACTTTAGAAGAATGTAAACCACCTACACCATAATCTAATCTATTACCTCGAAAATATATAGATTCATCAAATGAATCTTTAATTTGTGTAATAATTGTAGATTGAAATTTATGTTTTATTTCATTAAATTCTTTTGTTTTAAAGTTAGCCCAGTTTGGTATACAGTCTGCTAAGTTAATTGAGCTTCGAGCTGTAGTCTGTATATTCTTTAATTTGGCAACACTTTGATTTGTGGCTTGTGCATATAATTTAGTTATAATACTTTCACCAAGACGTACGTCAGGATAATTTAAACAATTGATTTTGAATTTTTCCATTAACTTTAAACGCAACTCTATTTGGTTTTTCCCTTTATAAAGTTGGTTATCAGTTTTACCAATTGTTAAATTAAAGAAATTAGTAGTTGCCTTAACATCATTAAGATTATATGCTAATATAATTTCTTCATCACCTGGTTTACACCATGTTGTGTGATTTATTGGCATATCTTCAATGTTCTCCATTCTCATCGCGAATTCCAAATCCTTAAGAGAGCAACCTCTATGGCGTAAATGCCATATACGATATAGGTCGATTTGTGGAATTATTTTCTCTTCATATTTAATAGAAGAAAAATCAGATGAGATAATATCCTGCGATTTATTATAGAGAGCTTGTGCTACTGTTTGTCCTCTAGAAGTTTGAAATATATCATAACTATTTAACAAATAATGTAATAAAGGATAATCATAATCTTCATTATTAAATCCTACTTGCATTAAATGTTCTGTCTTTAAATGATTTATTAATGGTTCTAAATCATTTCTCCAATCGCAAATACAAAATTGATAGTACTGATCTTCTTTTAGTCTATATCCAGTATAAGTAAATATATTAGACAAAGACTCAAGATCGTATACTTCAATTACCATATCTGTTACATTCTACCTTCAATTGTGGTTTCCAAATCTCACCAAGTTTTCCAATATGACAACCTAATCCTATCCACTTGATGTGTGGAAAGAATCTAAATAGATAACTTAAAACTTCAATACTAATATTTGGTATCGAATAATTATTCCAATAAATCATAAGAAAATCTTCTTCATGATTCTCAGTTTCCATTAGATAACCTCTAATTTTAAATTGATATGAAATATTATATTCTGTAAACCACTGGCTTATACACATATCCATGTATTTGCCAGGAGAGAACTTTACCAACAAAGTATCAGAGTCAATATAAAATGGTTTTCTAGCAGACAAAAATTCTTGTTCAGTCATTACTCATTTATATTAAATGGAGATAGCACAAATAGCCCATATTTATAATACATGGCAGATATTTTTTTACTATCTTCCAATACAAAATCAATAAAATATTTATCTTTAATTTCGTTTAAGAAGATTTCTTCTTTAACTTCTACTCCAGTTCTACAGTCATTTTCGTGACGGAATAAAATAATACTATTATCATCCAATAAGCCATTATTCTGCAACCAACTTTGTGTAGCAGCTGCAATATCAGTACCGTCATCTCTTCCTGTTACAAACAGTTTTTTATAAGGATATTGCTTTACGATATGCTTAATAATTGGATCAATAGGTATATCTTCTAACATACCTTCTGCTGCACCTTTTCCATACCAGGGTCGTCCAGTAGTATTTAAAGCAATAGTCTTATCAATATCAATAATAATTGCATGTTCACAATCTTTATTTTGACTATTGAATTTCTCTAAATGTTTAGCATTTTCTTTTGCTTCAAGAATTGGATTGTACTTATGATGAAAATCTTTAATAACCTTTTCTCCTACTGGTATAACTCTTGATGCATCACGTCTAATACATTCATCCAAAGGTACATTAAAACATTTTTCTACAATTTCAATTTTACAATTAAGCTTTGTTTCCAATTCCTTAACATATGTCATAATAATTGAATATGTACTAGGATTTAGATTTGATACATCATCAAGAATAACATCAAAACCAGATTCGAGCGCCTTGTACATTGTAGAATATTCTGTATTTTTAACCACATCCTCTAATTCTTTACTCCATTTAGAGTTAAACATTGCTCGTATCAAATCCCTATTCAAGTGAATTGTATTAGGATTATTCGCACAATATTCATTTGAAAACGTAGTTTTACCAGAACCAGGCAAACCGTATAATATTATTAATTTATTCATATCGCAAAAGCCTTTCTCTTATCATTTCCAAACCAGCATCACGTAATTGTCTAACACGTTCTGCTGTCAAACCCATTTTATTACCAATTTCATCAAGATTCATTGACTTAGTATATAATCCAAAATACATTTTAATGATTGTGGCTTCTCTTAATGGAAGATACTGTAATTCATCTTCAATGTATTTATAATACTCTTTATTCATCAATTCTTCTTCTGGATCTTGTTCATTATTAGGAATAACATCCAAAAGACATCCAGCATCTTCTGTATTCTTTTCGAAAGGCATATCAAAAGATAATACTTTCTTTTTAGATGTTAAGGCTGTTACAATTGTATCACGTGATAATCCAGTTAGATCAATTAATTCATCAATAGTTACATCTCTACCAAATGTTTTTTGATAGAATTCATTAATTTGATGAAACTTATTAATGTTTGCTAAAGTATTATTAGGTATACGTACAGTCCTAGAATTGCTATTTAATGCATGTATAATAGATTGTCTAATCCACCATCCTACATATGTTAGAAACTTAGTATTTTTATCTGGATCAAATTTTCTTGCTCCGATAACTAATCCTTTATTTCCTTCTGAAATCAAGTCCATAAGTTCAATACCTTGTCCTTGATATTGTTTAGCAATAGTAACTACAAATCTTAGATTGGCATTAATAAGTTTGTTAATTGCTGCTTCATCTCCTTCTTTAACAAGAGGATATAAATCCAATTCCTCGTCTTCTTCAAGTAAAGGAATTCGATTTATATCCTTGAGATACAAAGCAAGCATTTCATCATCACGATTTGTGATTGATTTTGCTTTACTTATATTTTTCACTCTTTAGTTAATTTCAATCCTCCATACCACAAGCTACCAGAAGCAATCCAAAGAACTTTATTCTTACTATCACGAATAGAATATGCATAATCATAAGACCAACCATTTGGTGCATCTTCTTCATGTAATGTAAATCCACATGCCTCGCATGATTTTCTTAATAGGCTTAATGAAACGTCTTCAAGATTATATACTTCTTGTGTTCCGCAACCAAGTATAACTCGTAATTTAACATCTATTGATGCTAAATATTCATGGATGTATTGTTCTTTACTCATGTTTTATCTTTTAACTAAATAAATTTATTATCTAAAGTGGCAACACATAATTCATAAAAATGATCGAAATCTAGATATGAATAATATAAATCATAATCACTAAATCCGTATACATTATTTACAAATTCGATAATACCCTCTTCTGGCATACTTGTTTGAGGTAATTGAATAACCTCTAATTCAAAAGCATGATTATTTTTGATATAAGTAGTTAAGTATATATTTGTTTTCATTTATCGTCCAGTTGATCCAAATCCTCCGTTACCACGATCTGTAGTTGATAGTTCTTCGACTTCTGTAAATATGTGTTTTGGAGTAAATCCAAGTTTTATTTGGCATATTCTATCTCCAACTTCATATTTTGGCATATTAGGGAAAACATGATAAAAAATCATTTGAACATTTCCAGTATAGTTTTCATCAATTGTAGGAACGCAATTAGCTAATATCATACCTGTTTTATAAATAGAAGATCTAGGTCTAGCATCAATATCAAGTAAATAGTCTTCTAATTCTGGACAACTTTGTCTATCAATTTGAAATGCCAGATTCACAGAATACTTATACACGTTTGGTGCTATTTCTTCAACAGAGTCAGCCGTTAAATCATAACAGTAATCTGTCTCGTATTTTTTAACAGGCAAACAAGCCGTGTCACTTAATTTTTTTACCTTAATGTCTATAGGTTTCATTCAAAATTATTTATCAAGTTTAACATACCAATCTAAAAAGTCTCGAATAGGATCTTTACTGACTTCTGCATAAAATACTTTATCTACTTCATTTTTATCATTATAGACAAATACACAAGGAGTTTCTTTCGCTGCAAAAGATCCCTTTAAACCATGCGCTTTTCTTCGAGTTTTTAAAGAATTCTCATCCAAATACAACACTTCAAGTTCTGCTGGCATATCAATTGAAGACACTTGTTCTGGTTCAGAATATACAATGGTTATTTTCATTTATTTTGTTTTAAATAAACATCCCAAGCATCTGATAACAATTTACATTCATCTTCTGTGATATATTCATATCGCATATCATCTGGATAATTTAAATCCTTATAATATACTAATCGATTAGGAGTCCATGTAGCATGCTTTTCGAAAGAGTCAATATCATCATTAATAGCAGCAAATCCAGGAATAACTCTGATGTATACATTATGTAAGTATGGATATAATTTCTCATATTCACATGCTGTTATTTCTTTTCCTAAGTTTTCAATCCACTTTCGTACCATAAACAACTTATTTTATACATAAATATATACATCTTTTCTTGCTCTAGAAAGCGCAACATACTGTAATTGTCTTAATTCTTCAGCATTTCTTTGTTTAAACAAATCCTTCATATCTACAAAAACATTTGTAATTGAAGAGCTTTGAGACTTGTGAACAGTTACAGCATAACCATAATCAATAGATTTCTTTCTAATAAGTCTATTGTCATAATAAATATCAAATGGTGCTGCAAAGGAATTCATAATTTGAAAATAGTATTTCCAATACATTCCTTTAAGCCTTTTATCTTTAGTAGTTATTGCTCGCGTTCTATAATCTTCTATTTTAAAAGCAAGTAAATCGATATACTGCTTATCCATATTTTTATCAATGATATTCACTATTCCAGTTTCTTTTGTAAAACTATTATATAGTTCAACAGAATATCCTGGAAAACTTCCTACATTAGGAATAAAAATATGAGCGTTTTTTGGATCATCAACAATAATATAATCCATTCCATTTTCATAATAAATAGAATTATATTCAAAGTTGTCATAAGCAGTTAAAAACTCAAATTTAGCATATTGATTTTCTTTACCAAAAATAGATTTATGTATTAACTCATTATATAATCTAACTCTTTCATTTGTATATGCAAGAACTTTCGTATATAAGATATCTGATTTATGAATCGCTTTCTTATAATGTTCCAATATAGAATCCAAAAACTTTCTCGCATCTGTCGTTACAAAGGTACTTCCTTTTTCTCGAATATCCAAATTAAAGTTTGTTAAATAATGTTTACGTAAATCAACTAATAATGGAGTTAAAGCACTTTCATTATCTTGTCTAAATATATGAGTTAATTCAATAAAGTTTTTTAGTTTCCAGACTTTAGAATATCCAAAACTATTAACTGGTGCTAATTGTTTTTTATCTCCAACATATAATACTTTAGCATTATGTTCTGCACATTTTTCTTCAATAAATTTAAAGAGTTCATCATTAATCATTGATGCTTCATCACAAATGATAACACCTTCATTTGGAATATTTTTTGTTGGATTGGAATTAAATTCAAGTTCTTTAAAATCTAATTCCAAAATATCTAATTTAGGAGATAATGCTAAGAGAGAATGTAATGTTAATACATTCTGATCAGTCATCGATTGTAATACTAATGCGGCTTTATGAGTAGGCGCAGTTAAACAATATTTAATTCGCTCCTGTTGAAGGAAATTAAGTATAAATCTAACAACTGTACTTTTACCTGTACCAGCACATCCAGAAAGTACACACGCATATTCTTTCTTATGCAAAATCCAATTCTTTATATAATCTACTGCATTTTGTTGTTCATCGCTTAATATTACTTGAATATCATTCATAAATAAAAAAGGCTTCAGTAATAAATTACCAAAGCCTTATCTTTGTTTATCAATTTAAATAAACTTCAATATCTTTCTTTTGTGTTAGACCAGTAAATTTCTTTACTTCGTTGCCATCATCATCAAGTAAAATTACAACAGGAATGTTTCGAATTTTATACTTAGTAATTAGTTCCTCATTGGCTTCATCTTCAATATTAATTTCTCTAACGGGAACATTAATATCTTTTAGAATATTGGATTGAACTTTACATGGTCCACACCAATCCGCATAAAATTTAAGTATTTCCATATACTTGATAAAATATATTAGTAAGATCAATAAATTCGTTTACACCATCTCTATGCTTGATCTTATAGAATCTTTGATTAGTTTTTGGCGATGCTAAACCACCCAATTCTTCTATATATGGACCAATCTTAACAAAATCTAAGTAGTTAAAAATATCATTGTATTTTTCTGGAACTTTAGCAAGACCACAATACCAAGCAACTTTAATATCATCATGTATTGATTTACATAATTCAATTAAATATGCAATATCGTGTTCACCACCCATAAAACAAACACAGGTTATACCATTATGTTGTGTAATCAATCTGTGCAATTCTTCAAGTGTTAAATCCGTTCCAACATCATTCCATAATTCTTGTGAATGACAATTCTTACAATGTATTGTACATCCAGAAATTGAAATACCCAATGTAATTTCATCAGGAACTTCCTGAAATATTTCTTTGTAGTATAAATATTTTAGCATATCCAATTTCTAGATTTTATCATAAAATATGTATCGATCTTCATCTTCTGCTCAGGAGTAATAGTTTCAGCAAGTTCTCTTAGTTCAGAGCTGTTATTGATTCCTATATCCTTATAGAAGAATTGTTCCAGAAGAAGTCTCATATAAGCAGCTTCTGCTTTAGTGTGATACTTTGGACTATATACATGAGTTTTACCACATTGTATTTCGGCCCTATAACCATTGTCTCTTTGAATGAAGTATACTCCTTTAATACCCTGAGTGTTGTCAACTCTTAGTCTTGTATTTGCTGCTTGTTGGGTTCTGTATGACATTCTAAGATTCTCTTTCCTGTTATCTCTAGAGTTAATGTTTATATGATCAATCTCACAATCAGGCATCCCCATGACAAGTCTATGGAAATAAATCTGTCCACTTCCTTGAGTTCCGCCATGTCCTGTAAGAAGGTATGGAGACTTATGTTTTCCTTTGTAGACAGTTCTCCATTTATGACCTTTAAGCAAAGGTACATCTTCAATATCTAACTTAAAGGTCTCTAATACCTCACCTTTTCCATTATAAGTATCTATTTCCGCATAACCATCAAGAATCCTGATTTCATTATCATCATAGACACTCCTTGGATTAGTGTCTAAAGTTCGGCCAAATCTTCTTGTCTGTTCGTAGTGCTTAGGACACATACCATTTCTAAATTCATGGTGTTTGGGTCCACAGATTTTACCACAGACACAGCATACTCTATTCTCAACTTTTTTCATTATCCCAATCTTTAAGCTCAGCTCTTCCATCAGAATAAGTTCTTCTAGCTCCTTCTATTTGTCTATCAGCTCCCCAAGATTTAGTAGCCACTAAATATCCGATGACACGACTATACTGAGTAATATGTTCAGAACCACACTTAGGACATTTAGTAATAGGGTGCTTGGTAATAAAGTGACAATCATCACACTCACTATTTGGAATGTTAAAAGTGAAATACTGAGTACCATTCTCTCTTGCAAAGTCAAGAAGTTTCAGATATTGTTCTTTGGACAAATGGTCTTCAAGATTACAGTGAAGTGCGGAACCTCCATCAGTAAACTGATATGTAGCATTACCATGAAGACGAAACTTATCAAGAATTGATGTATTATCATGGGCATTATAGAAATAACTATTATATAAATTTTCATCCTCGGGTACCCATAGTCCGTCGGCTTTATCCCACCTATAGTTCTTACCGCCTACAGATTCAGCTGGGATTATCTCAGAATTGAATCTGATAGGATACTTCTTATCTTCGATAGAGTGAAGTTCATTCTGCTCCTTAATGGTAGAAAGGATAAACTGAAGGAATTCTACATAAGGTTTATTCCAACTGACTTCAAGTCCAAGAAATCTTGCTGCCTCATTATGGCCATTGATACCTATAGTAGAATACAAGTCCTTCATATGAATATAACCACCATTGCAAACTGAATACATACCCATATCTTCCTCTCTATACAACAGATGTTTGAAAGAGATATGAGCCTTGTAAACTACTTCAAGAATATCAATGAGATATTCTTTCAGACCATTCAAATCAGACATATTAACCGTTTTGTCTATAATACCACCATTGTCTTCTTTAATTTTTCCTGTCTGTCTTGCCCAAGATTGTACTATCCTATTAAGATTAAGAGTAATGACATTACAAGAACCAGTCTTCAAACCTGTCATACCTGAAGTGGGACTAAATGTATTCTTTTGGAGTTTATTTCTAAGACGGCAGCATGAAGACAGGCTATCCACACTGTCACTAATATAAGTGAAGAAACTGTGTCCTTTAGCATACATCTCTGCACAGAGTTCTTTGTATTCCTTATCTATGAAGTCCTTGTCATCATAGACCATACAGAAAGTTTCTACAGGGAAAGTAAGTACAGATTTAAGTCTTCTCTCATTAAACCAATTCATAAAAAGGCGTTGAAGTTTATCTACGGCTTCCCACTCAGGTTTGGAACCATCAGGATAACAAAAACTCTCAAACATACCATTAAAGTAAGTATGGTCAAAGTAAGAAATGTTGGTAAAAGGACTTTGTCCACCTCTATTTCCTGCCATTTGATTCACGCCATATACAAAGGTCTTGAATGCACCTCTGATTTTATCCCAGATAGTCTGCTGCTTAAGACAATGTTCATTGGTAATAATCACGTTAAGCTTTTCATACCACTTTGGTCCAAACTCTTTTACTATGTAGTAGTTAAGAGTAATCAAGTAAGAAGGTACAGCAACAGCACCTTTACACTGACCAGAGGCAGCATGAATAAAGTTTACTAACTGTCCTGAGAAAGAAGATATGTTAGTAGGTGCACCCTCTGTCTTACCTCCATCTAAAGAACCAATACCATCAGTCATCAAAGGATATAAGTCGTCAGCCTGACAGTAAAACTTGATAGTAGGAGTACTAGCTTCGTCACCAATATAAATATAGTGATGTTCAAGTAGGTCTATATATCTTTCATATATATCTTCATTAGGAAAGTCTTTCTTGAGTTGTCTCTTCATTCTGCGTCTCTGTACATTCCTATTAGTAGTCTTATAGACTTCAGGGTCAAGAGTAGCTACATTCTTCTGAGATACATTACTATTAGGGTCAGTCTCTGAAGCAGTGGCAGCATTATCAGCAGTCTTACTGTACTCATCCATGTAGTCAAGCCTCTCCTCAATAAATCTCTCCATTTTATGCTGTTCTCGATATAACATATAAGCCTTACCAACATCAAACCATTCTTTCTTATCAAATAAGAATTTCTCTACTAAGTCTTGGATGCTTTCTACCGAGATTGTATTATCGTCTTCAAGTATACTATGAGCAAAATTGAAAATACAATCTTTCTCTTCTTGAGAAAGAGTATAATGATTAGCGTCAAATGCTTTAAAGATAGCATTTTCAATTTTTTGCGGATCAAATAATTCTGTCTTACCGTTGCGCTTTATTACTTTTATCATGCACTATTTATCAAATGTATTATTCATATCATCTTATTTTTTTAGTTAGTTACTAGAGTATCACTATACTGTTCTCTAATAATATTAAGTGCTTCTTCTCTAGAAACACCAAGGCTTTCAGCAATTCGTTGAGAAGATATACTACCTACTTGAGCTCCATTAACTACAATGGTAATATCATTAGCTTTATTGTTACAGAATTCAGCCCAAAGATCAACAACAGCTTTTCTTCTTATTGTAAATACATGACCATCTATACCCACTCTATAGTAAGAGGAAATTGAATTCTTGTTATGATTCAAATTCACCAAGGTATAGATATCACTATTAGAAGAACGATTGCAAAATAAATCACCATTACAAATCAGTAATTTATTATTCGTACCTTCTACAAACAATACATCATTTTCATCAAGTTCACTTCTCAAACCACCAGTAATAAGTCTAATCATACAATTGATAAAATTAATTTAAGTAAATAAGTTTTATCTGCTACATTTACAATATCTTTACCATTATGGATTATGTTACTGAATGCGCTATAAATTTTATTATAGTCAGTATGACCTCCAAGTCCACAGAAAAAGTTAGAAGACGACTCTTCGAACAATTCCTTATAGCCTGCCACAATATCTTGTGAAGCTATTTTAATAGACCCAAAGTCATTAGTGATATTAAAATTAATCGCAAAACGAATCCATTGTCCTAATTTAAAGTTAACATTATCATTAGATGCATCGAAATCCATTGTTTTGAGAGATTCTCTCCAAGTATTGGTATTGAATTCTCTATTCATTAGATTATCTAATACAGAAAAATTAATGTTAGTTTCTGGTTCTAGTTCTTGACATACTATATTTTGATCTGTATCAATATATAAATGTCCAGAATCAAGATTTTCTTTAATGCCTCTAAAGAATTTACATATTGGTTTTCTTGTGTCGATGGCATAGGACATACCAACAACTTCAGCATAATCATTTTCAAGTGGGAGTGATGCTTCAATAAGCACCTTATTATAGACAGCATTTACTTCGCCATTACGTTCAATAGACATTTGCGAAGGTTGCACTGCTTTACATTCAAAATCATCGGCAATATCCCTAAAACGTTCAAGAAAAGGAGTTATATATCTTTCGGTTGCGAAAAACTCTTTATTCTTAATAATAGTAGGTTGCCCCTTCAATAACTCATCAATACTTACAGTCATTACTCTAATTTCATTTTAAATATTTTAACCTCATAGTATGGATCTTGATTTTCATATACATCTTCTGCTTTAGATAAAACATCTAAAGGTATATTAGAGTCGACAAAATTAAATATTAATTCTGCATCGCTTTGATACATATCATTATCATCCCACTCTTTTTCATCTACATTAGCAAGGTATTCATCAAGTTTACTTTTTAATTGTTCCCATCTAGGTCTTGACAACTTGTCATAAGTTTTAGCTCTATACAATTCCCTTGCTTTTAGCTTGGCTTTCATGTCAGAGAGAGTGGCAAGCACAGGCTTGTACTCCAAATCTCCTTCAATGCCACTCTCTTCTATAACAATATTTACATAATGTAAATCGTCACGCTTCATTCAACAAACTATAGATTTCAGTAATTGGATCCAGAAAATCGAAGTCTGGTGTTATATCCCAAGAATGAATAGTTAGTAAGTCTAAAGACCAATCATCACTAACAAATCTTGGTAATTCACTCGCAGACACATTTGGATGTAATCGTCTTGCACGGGATACCATTCCTGCAAGCTCTGTTACAGCTTCCATATTTTCAGGGATCCAGATATAACTAAAATATCTAGCAGAAGTAAGTAAAAGAACTTTATATCTCTTATCTATAATACTTGAATAATAATATGCAAGCACTTGTTTTAATTGACTTCTATAAGCTTCTCCACCAAAGGATATGTTTCGTTTGACTTCCATTAAACCGTTCCCTAAAAATTGGCCATCAGGCATTTTAAAAGTAATAACACCGTCAGTTATACCATTATTAGTTGGTTCTTTTATAGTAGTCATTAAACAATTAGTACACATCATAAAACAATTATTAAATACAGATTCAATAACTGATTCATGTGGGCATCTATCCGAAGCATAATTAATTTGTTCTAAGAAATATTGTCCTTTAACACTTCTAAAATCGTTCATGTAGTTTTAATTTGTATACTCTTTTATAGAGTTTTAATCAACTTCATATCATCTAATATTTTAAGTTATTAATCTATTAAGCGTAAAAAAGGATGAAGTCTTTCAACTCCATCCTTATAAGTAATGATTGTTGTATTTAAACCTGTTCTATACCAAAACAGATCCAAGTTCCTACATGTGTACCTTTTGATGGTGAGTAATCAAGGCTTGCTACTCTAGGCTCTCCTTCAGGAACGGTTTTCATTAATTCAATATCAATATGACCAGTATATCCTTCTTGCATGATTTCCTTTGCCATATTAATAGCATTTGTTTTATTAACAAAAGCACGTCCAAGAATTTGTCCTTCCTCACCAATTAATACATAAGTTTTTTTCATCTTTCTAGGGCCAGAAGGATTTCTATGATTATGTACAATATAAGGTCTTTGTTTTGTACACGGCGAAGCAGGTTCTACAGTAATATAATAACCAACGCCAGGAGTATTTCTTGATTTTGTCGCCAAGAAGTTTAACATAAACTCCTTCATCATATTTTCATTGATATTTCTAATTTGCTTTTCTTTCCATTTTTTATATGCAACAGTTGCATCGCCTTGAACTAAAAATGGAAGTGTAGAGAAAGCTTTATCCTTATCAATCCCACTAACCTCTATCTTTCTGAAATTTAAAATTAAAGGCATTATTCATCATTTAAACATTAACATATTAACTTATCTGAATCCGAAATTGCAATGCAATTATAATATATAAATTTGCACTTTTCAAATAAATTAATAATAAAAATTGTTAAAATGGCAAAAAGTCCTTTAATAACTCTTTTATTGTAGGAACCATCTCACTGACCTTTAAACCAAAGTCAGGAAATGAGGTGCATCCATAACTCCAATCTTCGCATATGATTGAAAATGCTTGCACCATGTCATCTGTGATTATTTCAGGTTTATTAATAGTTTGTATTAATTCATAATACGTAATAGGTCTTTTCTCATTTAGTTTCTGATGAAGATAACAAATAAGCCCAATAACTTTGAGCTTATTCATCATATCTTTTCCAGCATAACCAATTGAAAAATTCTGTACGTATAATGCTTTCTTAGTTTTGTAATCCATAATAAGTATAATAACAAACCATTTTTAACAATCTATGAAATTCCTCTATGCCTTTCTTAAATAAATCTTTTGTCATTCTGAATACTTGTGTATCATATGGTGGAATTGTAGATACTACAAGAAAATTACCTTTAATATCTGGATTCTCCATATTATATTCTTTCTGACAAACCATATTTAACAAGGTAGCATACATAGCAATCTCTCTATAATAATGAAAGTTAAGAATGGCATCTGGAAAAACATCAATAGCTCTTCCATGTGTTTTCAAATCATTTACAGTAATAAGATTACATTCTCGATCAATTGTAAAATTATCAAGTTTAGATTTTAACTTAATAATGAATGGTTGACCTCCATCGACAGTTGCTTCTACATGAAGTATAATTGCATTCTCATTTAAGGATTGCACAGGTTCATAAATAGAAACTGGATGCAAAAGACTTTGAATATGTGCATTATTCTCAAGATTATTCATGCACTCATAGAATTTATCTCTACTCTTTTGATCAAGATAAACTACATCTTTGTCATCTTCTTTATGCGTTTCATATTCCCATCTGGCATCTAAATAAGTATATATCTCATGTTTAAGCTTACTAAAAATTGATTCACTCAGAATACCATGATAATAATCAACTTCAATCGCAGCATTTACAAGCTCTTCATCAGTCGGATATCGATGTTCTTTGTTATACAACATATCACTGATAAATCCAACTTTAGCACTAGGTCTATTTACAGTGTCACACATAGTGAAATACTCTGGTTGCAATAGTTTTTCATGAACTGCACTACCAAAGATAAAGCTATCAGAATAGGTTTTATTACCAGCAAATCCTGCAAAGAACTTCTCTGGACTACCATCCTGGTCTGGATTAATTAATCCAAGTCTACTATTACTTACATAATCACTATATTCTTCACTAAAATAAACTTCGTCAGAGATTTTTAATAATTGTAAACTATCGATAATAGGTTTTATTACAATATTATCTAAACACATGGTCCAAAGATTTGTGTATAAGTATATTCAATCTCGCTATAACGCAATGAATAAATTCTTAATGGAGTCATAAAGTGTCTATTATACGGAGAATCCATAAGCAAACATGGAATTCCTCTCTTATTCAAATCCATTACATTAGATGGGGAATCGTCTACAAATACATCAACTCTACCTTTAATCATACGTGCTTTACTAGCATGCTGATAATATAATTGATAAAATGGTACATCTGTAAAACCTAAATGTAATGCAATATACTTTTTACTCCAGCGTTTATTATGTACTCTTTTAGAACAAAATAATGCTGGTTTAAAATCGGGTACATTCAACAATGGCACATTCATCCAAAAAGCTTTATCAAATCTCAACTTATGAAAACAGTCATAAGTAATAGCCTCATCATTTTTTGGCGGTCCAAATTTATTTATATATGGCTCCATAAATTTAGAGATAACCTCATCACAATCTAAGCCAATTCTTAATCTTTTAGTCATAATCTTAAATTAATTCAATATCCGTAACACTACTAAGTAGGATATTATAGTCTTTCATAAATTCTACGAATTCATTATATTCATCAGGAAAGTCAATATTATCATCCCAATCATATTGATCAATGATATATTGCATAACTTTATCCTGACATTCTTTAATCGAACGAGCTTCGAATCTTTTGATTGAAACTACATTGTCAATCGTATCGGCGTAAGCAACAACGAAACTCATTCTTATTTACGTTTAATCATTTGACGTTCACTTTCTAATAAATGATAAAAATACTTTTTAGGCATTAGAACATACTCGTGTTCTTTAGTACATGAAGAAGATTTCTTCCAACAGATAATTAGTGGCTTATCCTTCAAAGGACATTCTTTACTTATCTTTTCTATATTAGGTGAAGATTGTGTATTCTTACATTGTATATAACAAGATAATTCGTTATTAGAATCACAAATATCAACTTTATTATTATCCATATTTTTAGATTCACTACGACTACTTTTTAATCCTGTAAATCCAATATCAGACAATTCATTAATAATTTGTAATTCATAGGAATTTCCTTTGCGTCTACTTTTCTTAGCTTGAAAATGACGCCTAGTATGTTCATCTAACCATTTAAATTGTATACCATCTTTACCTTTGCTACCAGATTTATTACAACGAATCTTAATAGCAGAGACAGATAAACCAGTTGACTCACTAGCCTTTTCTATTGATGTAAAAGTCCTTGTATTTCCATCCGTAAAGATAGCAATGCACGACGTATTTAATTTACTCTACTTCTTCATTATTATTTATTTAACCAATTCATATATTCATCTATTAGGTTTTGTGCTTTTGCAACACCTTTTGCTTTTACATAATCACTAAAGTCTTTGCATTTAGTAACAGGCGGTATTAACACATAGCAAAGTTCTGGATGTTCCCTTCTTATCTTTGCCATGTTTAGTTTACCAGTTCTATCATTATCATATAGTACTACTATCTTATCAAATCTAGTTTTTAACCTTTCTAATTGTTCATCACTAACAAATAGATGTTCAGAATTTGGTGCAATAGCAGGTATACCAAATGACCGGAAACATATAACATCTTTCATAGATTTGGTAATCACCAAAACCCTTCCACGATGAGGTAGTTGTCTCATGCCTTGAATAATATTTGAAGTTGTATTGGAAAGAAAACGATAAGCAGTTCTTGTAGGCATATATATACGCCATAATTCTTTATTGTCTTTCTTTCCAAAATAATATCCATACATAGGACATTTATCACTACTCTTAGCAAAGACAGAATCATTTAAAAATACATATTTACAAGAGTAGACATTATATTTCTCAAGCAACTTCGGAGTAATATTATATTGAGACCAATACTTTTTATCTGCTTCTGTAAATTCTTGTACTTCAATTTGAATTTCTGTAGGTGGTTTTGTTTTAAACCTAGATGTTTTGTTAAAATTAATACTTCGTTCTGCTTTTAAACTTCCTTGAATGCCTAAGTCAGATGCAATAATATTTAATGCATCATAATAATTACAATTAAACATTCTAGACACTAAAGCAAAACAATTTAAGCAATCATTCGTTGCAAAATCTTTCATATATAGGATACCAGACTTTCCTCTAAAGAACCCACAAGTAGGATGCTTATCTTCTCTTAATACAGAACATATTAGAGACCGAGGAATGTTTGGTAATCCTATATAATGACAGAAGATATCCTCTTCCGAAACATGTCTGAGGATATCTTCTTTAGTTACAGGCAATTTAATACTAAAATCTAAATCCATAGTCATTTTACATTACAAAAATTTATGCAATTGTAATGATATAATCTATAGAAATCAAATTTTAAATACTAAATTATTCTAGATCCGCCAAAAGATCTGCAATATCATCTACCTTCATGGAATTATCCTTCTCAGAATCCGTTGTCGGCATATCCATTGTTAGATCAGGCATGCTTGTCGGCTTTGCACCTTTAAATGCAGTACGCTGCCTTTCTTCATATGGTGTAAAATACAAATTCTCTCCAATAATATTCGTGGAAACATACACTTCTCCGTTATGTCCAAGATTAATAAATGATGGGAATACTGCGGATACTGTACCGTCTTGGAGATTTCTACCAGCAAGTTTAATCTCACATTCCTTACCAATAGCATCTTTAAGTACAGTTACATAAGCCTTGGCCATCATATCAAAATTCTTAAACTTAGCACTAGCGGCCTGGAATTTCTTCAATCCTTCTGGATTAAGAGCATTCAAGCTTACATAAAGAAACATTTTAGTACGTTCCCAATTAGATGGTCTTTCAAATTCAGTTCCATCTGCTCTCTGAAATTTCTTTCTTTCAGAATCTGTTTCGGTTGGATAGAATATTGATTCCTCGTAATAACCTTCATCATTCTCAAACCTAACTTTAATAAGTTTATAGGTCTTACTAGGATCAGCCTTTCCTTGAATTTCTACATTTTCAACATTTGTGAGTTTTACTTTGTGAATTTCCCAAGGTGTAAGTCTTCTTTTACTAGTGTTTGTGAGCTGAACGTCATTACTAATTTGAAAATCAAGCATATAAAAAATAGTTTAAATACATTTACTTCATCATCTAAATATTTTTTTATGATCTAATAATTAAAATGAAAAGTCAAGTCCCTTCATTGTATAATTTGATTCATCCTGAAGAAGTATATCATTCAGTAAATCATCAAGATCAAATGATGGAACATTGACCATACCTCCTTTTGCTGGAACTTGTAAATCGTCATCAAGTTTTACATCACCAATTGCTGCTGTCTTATCATTTACAAGATAGAAAATACCATTATCCTTTGGTTCTACTTGAAACTTAGTTCCAAATTTTTCCAAATTTGAACGATCTTTACCTTTGTAAATTACAGTATTAGCAGAAGATAACTTATTACCATTACCAACTCCAAAGAATTCTTGTTTACCAATAACAGGTCTACCATCTTTTTCATAAGCAATTACAATTCGATCTCCTTGTCGTAATTGCATTAATGAAATGGCTGCCTTATTAAAGGCATACTTTCCTTCTTGAAGTAGTAATTCTGGCTCTGTAGATTCTTCTACTACTTCGTGTTTTTTACTAGGCTTTTTAACTGGTTCTTCAAACGGTACGACAGTACAAGTACCAGTGTCAGTATCAACTGACAATTTAAAATTTAAAATTGCCATTATGCATTAAGACTTGGATAGATTCTCTCCCAATGAGAAACAAATGAACCATCGTCCATTCTTTCTGCAACTACAATATCTTTATTGGCAAGATGTGCTGGTCTAGCTCCTGCAGTAACTTCATTACCATTAATGAAATTAATACACAAGTTACTATCATCATCACGATGAATAAAACCAATAGCATCCGATTTGGCAGATAAAATTCTATTAATTTTACCTGTTAAATCCAAATCTCTTACAGAACCTACATCTGCAGAATCTGCACTTCCCAATACTTTATCTTTTACATGGCCAACAAGAATGATATTCTTAGTAACTTTAGAAACCATATCAATTGCTAGTTCCATTGCAGTTCTAAGAAAACCATATCCAGCACCATGAGGTAAAGTAATAATATCGTTTGTAATAGTATCATTCATTCCCATAGGAGATTTACGATACAACGCTAATGCAACAGGCTTTACCATTTCCTCCAACGCAGTTATGGTATCCAAAGCAATAAAATCATACGGACAATTTGCATCCTTAATTGCAAGACAAAGTTCTTTTAACTCTGCAAAGTTATTAACTTTGACTTTCATTGCACTAATATAATCACTTCCATTTTCCAAATCGATTAATAGAAGATTACGTAGTGTAGACAAAAGTGACGTCTTGCCAACTTTTGGCACTCCGTATATAATTAGATTCTTTGGATCTTGCGTAATACTAGGAATTGGTTTTGTTGGCAATACAATACTCATAAATTAAAGTTAAATTTCGAATCATTATTTTCTTCATCTGGATGTATTAGCCAATCTGTAGTAAGGTACTTACTATAATCATATATTTCATCTGGTTTTGGTAGTTCTTTAAAGATTCCTACTTTTCCATAAAAAGCACATGGATCTTCTATATCTGCTTCTCCATATCTTGATTTAAGAACAGAGATGACTCGAAAGTTAGGACCAAGCTGTTTGATATCATAACCTCGATAAGTTGCTAATCTTTCTCTAAAAGGAGAAAAGATTGAAATAACAACCTCTGCATCTTGAATTGGAGAACCAGTATCTTTAGAATCATTAATAGTTAGATTATTCAACCCTTCCTTTCTTCTATCCATAGAGGATGATTCTCTATTAGCCTGCATAATAACTAAAGGACTTATCTTACACATATTTCTAAGTGTAACAAGGTATGATGAAATCAAATCCATCTCTTGTTTTAAAGTTCTTCCATTTGCTGGTCTAACCAAACTAAGGTGGTCAATAATTACTAACGTAACACAATCAGGATTATTAGGTATATATATTTTTCTATTCTCTCCTTCTGTAAACTTACCATTATTAGTCAAATGCTTCATTAGAGAAGAATATAATACCTCTGCATTTAGTCCCTTATCATATATAATCAAGAGTTCTTCAACTCTTTCCAACCAAGGTCTAGAATCTTGAATCATATTATAATACTCATCGGACAAAGTATAGTTTGCTCGACGAGACAATAATTCTTTCAATGATAATTCTACTCCATAAGTGTCAAAAATATGCATGCAAAGTAATTTTGCCATTAATATTTCTGCAGACATTTCAAGACTGTAATATACAATCTTAAAATTATTATCACTCATGTGTTCACATAATGGTTTATATATGTAAGAATATAATGCAAAGGTAGTTTTTCCTACTCCACTAGGAGAAAAGATAATAGTATAAGTAGATGGTGTTACTCCATCTATAATCCTTTCAAGTTTTGGAAGACCAATTGAATATCCGTGGTTTTTACCACTTCTACCACTATCAATTTGATTAAGTAGATTTTCTGTAATCATAGTAATCGTACTGTATCAAAATTAATATTGCCTTGATCTCCGTCTTTAATTGCGTCTAATGTTTCCCAAAAATTATTAATTAAAAAACTACTAAACGAACAGTTAATAATATTAGTATTATCAACTGCCCATTTTACTAACTCAATAATATGATTATGTAATTCTTGATTATATTTAATTGTCTTTCCATAGAATCGATAAGCATCATCAATAGAATTAAAATGTTTAGAAACTGTTTTAATTGGTACCATTACTCCATTAATTAGAGCAAACATAGGATACACACTAAACAATTCTCTACCCATTTCTAAAGATGCTTTCTCATAATTCTTATCAAAAGATTTACTAAATAAAACCTCTTTAGGTACAAATCTCTGGCCTTCTGCTGGTATATCATAAGCCTTCAATATAATACCTTTAGCTTGCAGAGAATACAAACAATCCCTTACCATCGATTTGTTTGATTCACCTCCCTGCAAGAATCTAAAAAGATATGTTTGCGTAGATTCTGCTTTTGCAAGAATCAATAGCCGTAGTATAAATAATTCATTTGGAGTTAGCCCAAATCTTTCAATAAGAGCCAACTCACTTTCAATACTTAGATTACAAGTTTTCAAATAGTAAAGAATACGTTTATATTCTTATTGCTAATCTATGCCTTGTAAATGGTTTAATGTCATTACTGACTGGAATCCTTTTCGTATGGCTGTAAAAATTCTCTTTTTAGAGTGAAATATCTTTTCATGATTGCTTTTTTATCATATCTACCATCATTAATGGTCTTTGGTAGAGCTGATATAAAATTCTGCAATACTGCTAATTCTAGCATTCGTTCTTGTATCATCTTAATATCTTAAACTAAAGTTTCTCAACGGATATTGATATTGTTCAAACTGTTCGTTATTTAATACTTTCATCAAATTTTCCTCATCAATAGGAACAAAATTATTGTCTTTGTGACTATCCAGAAACCACTTTAATTCTTGTGTATTATTTAACACAAGATTAAATATTTCAGAATGTTTATCACCCTCGACTCTTAATGCTCTACCTCTTGTCTGAGTAGCTCTAATAGAACTAGAATCTTGTCCAAGTATAATTTCGCAATTAATATTTGGAGCATCAAAACCAGCAATTAATTTCTTAGAGCTATTAATGATATTTGTTTTACCATCAATAAAATCTTGAAGAATAGTATCGCTTCTTTTCTTAGATAACTGCCCTGTATACACTTCTCCATAACCTATAGCCTCAGCCATTTTAACATTATTAGAGAAAGTTATAATTCGAGAATTTGGACGCATCTCAATAATCTTACGAGCAAGTTCTATTTTTTTAGAATGATTATTTATAAACGTTTTTCTGCCAGACATACATCGTTGAAACATCGCTGAATGATATGATACTTGTTTAAACGTATCATTCCACTTCTTTGGATCACGACATATCTGAGTAGTATAGTTCTTACGATTGTCAAAACCTTTAGGTCCAATGAAAGACATTGCAAGTTTGAAATCAAAACCAAAATACTCAAAATGCTGCATGAATTCTGTTTGCATTCTATCATATTCTTCTAGATTATCAACATCTAAAAGAACTAAATATTCAGTATAATCAGATATCCAATGATTTAATATTGTATCAGCTAAAGTAATCTTATCACAGACTGGACAAAATCGCTGGATCAATACATGTCTACCATCTAATCTTTCAAGCGTAGCAGTAAGACCTAAAATTAATTTATACCTTACACATTTGAATATTGCACTAAAAGTTTTAGCAGCAGTGATATGTATTTCATCAATAATTAATAAATCCGTGACAATACTTTTTGTAATAGCTGTGTTTACTACATAAACATCACAATGTTCTTTTACTTTCGCAAGCGCCAATCGCTCATTCCATTGTTTTTCGAGATTAGTTGTAGGTACAATTACAGTTACCTTTAATACTGGAAACTTTTTTAATACCGCCTTAATACACATAATAGCAATACGAGTTTTACCAACTCCTGTAGGAGCAATAATAGAACCTTTACCATTATGTGTCAACCAATTCTTAACACATTGCAATTGTCGTTCATCCCTCGTCATAACATATCAATGATAGCGCAGACTAAAGCTACGTTGAATTCATTATATATGAACTTTAGAATGACCATCCTCGCGATTCGGCTACTTCCTCAAGCTCTTTGATCTTGTTTTCCCAGAAGACAATGTGTGATGTACAAACATCCTCAAGACGATACAGAATTTTCTCACGAAGAGTTACAAGTTTATCAGTACTCATACTGGTATACTTTTCATTATGGAGCTTCACCATAGCTCTAAATTCCTTATAGTTAAGACCACCTTCAGAATTCACTTTAAGTCTAGTAGTAGGCTTAAGGAACAAGCGCTCTTTAATTACATCGAGATAATCGCGACGTTTACCTGTTTCTGGATCTTTCTCAGTGAGATCTTTAATCTCTTCTGGTTCAAGCCAAATACCAAGTTTAGTAAGGAAATTCAAAGTAATGGGTTTCTTATTAATATGACCGAGCTTATCATTACTTGCCCTCCAAGCCATATCAATTGTTACTCTCCAAAAGTCTTCGGGGAGTCCTTCAAGAAACTCTGTAATATAAAACTCTTTCCATCTATTAGATGGGAACGTATCTGTATTCCTTTGAAGGAATGTTCTAAAATCATCGCAGAACATTTGTCTAGGATATCTTGGTCTAGTAGCATTTGGTTTATAACTACCTTCAAGATAACGAATCATGAGTTCTGCATCACACTTTTGTCTACTCTCTCTAATATCTTCTATTAGAATGTATCTTCCAGGATTTTCTGGATCTCTACTATAAAGCATAGACTTACAATGAGCATAGAATTCCATTAGCTGTGAATCAGATGCATCAACAAGTTTAATCTCATCTTGGAACTTCTGTCCATTCAATTCTTCTTTAGGACCTTTCCATATATAAGATGTAATATCTTTCTTTGCTGCTGCCTCAATTGCACTTCTCTCATTCAATGCTGACGTAAGTCTGTCTTTAATAACTGTCATAAAATTTTAGATTTCATAATGTAATAATGTCGGTTTGTTCAGTTTCCTTGATAAACTTATAAAATATGATATCATCATTTCTATAGTAGATCATTTCGTGTCCATCAAACCATTGATCTTTACCCGCTGCGACTTCTTTTACTTTCAAATATCCCTGGTCTCCTTTTTTAATTTCGGATTGTTCCCAGTTAGGATAACGAACGCACATAAGATAATCGCTACTGACAAGGTATGTTCTTTCTTGATCTAAAATTTGGAATACATACGTGATATATCCTTCAATATCACATACAGCCTCTAACAGTTTCGCGTGTATTGTAATCATATTTCTAAATATTGACCACAACCATATTTAGCGAAATCTGCTCCAAATACCTCCATGCCATAAATGCATGGGTATCTTTGGCACCATTTACAACTTCTTTCTGGAAATTGATATTTGATACCATCTACATCACGATCAAAGCGAAATTTCTTTTTTTTCATTTAGATATTAATAGATACCCAAGAAGAAATGTCAAACCAGAAAAACCAATAAGTGTATAATTTCTATTTTTGATTTTTCGTTTAGACTTTTTAATCTTCTTATCCATTGCTACCATCTTAATACTGTCTGCCTTGATCTGTTGTTGAGCTATAAGTAATTGTTCCTGTCTTAAGGAATCTATTTTATTATAATTAATATATACTTGTTCCAAGTTAAGCACTTGTTGGCTAAGAATAGAATCTCTTTGCAGGAGTTTCTTATGCTCTAAAAATATTATATTAGTTTGCTTTAATTGTTTTGCTGTAATCCAAATCAAAGAGTCCTCGTTTTGATTGTTGTTCGATATATTCTCTGAAAAAGACAATATCGGAATCATAAGACTCATTAACAATGCAATTATAATCTTTTTCAAACTGTTTTTCAACATGATTTAAATTGATTTTGCCTTCGTTAACTTCATTTAACAAAGTCTGATTTTCAACATATATTGTATCTATTTCATATTGAATATTATCTACCGTAACTATCTCAACACGAGGTTTCTTCAAGAGAAAATAGCACATGACTCCATTACATATTAGTGATAGAGCCAGTGCTATTATTAAGTATTTTTTACCCACCTATCAATTTCAACATAGCATCCCTTGTCGAACTATCAAGGTTCTTAATGTAATTCACAGTCTCAAATTCGGCTGCAGAAAGCTTATCTTTCAAAGCAATAATCTCTGCTGCTTTCTTTTGAGCTTGCATATACTTATAGTATGCTTCATTATAACCCTTGATATGAGACTCAGGATAGTTCTTAAAATATGCAATCTCTTGATCAATCAATGCATCTACCATCTTTGTATTTATCATACCAGAAAATGAAGCATACAACTTCAGAGAATTATTGGTGGCTACTGCCTTATTATAAGCAATACGTTTTCCAGTCTCTTCGTCATATGTATCTATAGGATTACAAATAGCAATTCCAATAGACAGAACCTTATTTATTTCAGGAGCAGAATGATTATCTTTTCCGTATTCTGCTACATACATTGTATTTACTGGACGACTAACAGCTGCCACAATAAATTTACGGGTTACACCATTAAAATCAGTAAACTCTCCAAATTTGTACTCTACCTTTTCTTTCATATTTTTTCGTATTTATTTTTAATTAGCCATTCTTCAGGAGCTCCAACTAATATAGAATGTTTATGTATAGTGCCAAGTCCCTCAACGGGATAATCATTAGATACAGACAATCCTAGAAATACTCTAGAACCAAAGGTATCACAACCTATTACTGCATAACTTCCTTTATTAAATTGGGCGATTTCCATTTCATATTGGAAAAACGGAGCGGTTTTAATCTTTCGACCTCCAGAACGGTAAAATGCCATAGTTATACCATTTATTTAGCCAACGATATTTTACAACAAGATTATGCCCCTTGTTGTCAATATAATTACCAAGTATTCTAGGTATATCACTTTGGCCACACTGATGTGAATACGTGGTTTTCATACCTTTGGTTGGCTTGATTTGTACAATAAGTTTGTCATACACAGGAATTGTCTTCGGTATATACATAGACTTTGTTTTAATACTATTCTTATACCTTTTTCTAAGCACCTTAAGAATTTTCTTTTCTCTTGGTGTCTTAGTCCATACAGACATGTCTTTAGGTTGCAAATTAGGCTGCCTAATTCCAAGGCTTACCATAAGGGCATCGTTATGAACGTCTACCCATTCAGAATTATTCTTTTCTTTCATCCTTTTTTAACTGATCCTGGTTTTGTTGTTGAATCTTTTACTGCCTGAGGCATTTTCTCCCACGCTGCTTGACGTCTAGCAAGACGTTCTTTCATTTTACGATACTTCATTTTTCATTTCCTCCTCTCTGAGCCAAGCTTCATACTTAGCATCGCTAATTGCTTGATATTCTTCATCTGTTAATGATTCAATTTCTGGTTCATACAAATGAATATCATCAAGTGAATTTAGTAATTCATCGATATGATTTTCATTAATGATAGTTTCCATAATTATACTGATTGACTAGCTTGTACGGCTAATTCATCTGCTCTAATATTACCAAGACTTTGATTATGTCCTTTAATCCAAGCAAATTTAATATCATCGCATAATGATTTGACGTGTAGATATATTTTGTCAAATTCATTCCATAGTGCTAAATTTGCATTTCTAGACCAACCATCATTAATACATCCAATACAATATTGGGAATCACTAACAACGAGAATAGAATCTACTGGATTTTTAAAACATTTTAATGATAATATAATAGCACACAATTCAGCTGTATTGTTTGTACCACCTTTAAAACATTTAGCATACTCGAAAACAGGTTGGCCATTACGATAAATGACCAAACCTGCTCCGCTTTGTTTACGAGTATGTGAATATGCACCATCACAATAAATCACATAGTGCCTTTTCGTTGATGCCGTCTTCATAGAATGTATCCTTACCTATAAAATCTCCATTACGAGATTGGTTAGCAACTGCATATCTAAGAAGTGTTAATCCCTGTTTGATATTATTTGCTATTGCTTCTGGATACACTGCATCCATAATGGCAGCAAGAGAGATGGTAGATTTCTTCAATATACGAATGATCTCCAAATCAGACTTTACTTTGAATTCTTGATACTTCTTTTCTGCATAAAGAAGAATACCATTAAAGATATACATCCAAAGATAAATCTTATGGAAATTATAAGTAGGTCTCAGGAATCTAAATTCAACAGTCTTGCCCTTTTCATAACAAATCATATTCAGAATATTACACCAAACATATCGAGAGTGACAATCCCACTTATGACTTCTTTCTTGATCATTAGGATGAGGATCATACAAGCTACCATTATATTCCTTTTCAGCAATACCTTCGTATATTGCTTCGAAAGAAGAATAGCGATTTAGATACTTACAATAGTCTTTTCCGCTAGCTTTATACTTAGAAGTTTGGAAAGTATATTTAGGTACATACATTCCAAGATCATTCTCAAGAAGACAAGCAATGGTATACAAGACAAAGATAGCCTTTGTATCAACGGGATAACCACCCATATGAATATGAAGCGAGCATTCCTTATTAAAGAATGTATACTTCTTAAGAGTTTCTACTTGTTGATGCAATAGGTTAATACCATTATTACCTTTCATTACTACAGTAGAATACTCCAGACCAGAAATAGAACCATCTCTCAATGGAATTAATCCATCTCTAAAAGCAATATCCTGTGGAAGATATCCCATCGAAGTTTCAAACTCTACACCAAAAGTATATTTGAGATATTCAGATAACTTATAATTAACATTGTTAACTACTTGTTGTTTACCTTCAAACAAATTAAAATTGTTAAAGGCCTCATAATATCTTGTGAATGTATATGGAAACTGCCCAACACCCATATTGTATTGACACTCATCAAGGAATGATTTATCAAATCCAAATGGAATAACATAACATCCATGAAACACTGAAAAGATAAGTAATTTACTTACTTTCTCTGTTTTACGAATGACTCCTTTATCGTAACCATTTTCTGTATGATATATACACGGACAGAGTAATGGATCATCGGGACTTACATATCCAAATTCAAAGGCATCATCATAGATGTCAACTATTGCACGAATAGTACGTGTTACAGCACACATTCTTCTTGTAGTTTCATTAAATACTCTCATACAAATTTAGCTAGAATTTCGTAATCTAATACATCGTCTTTATGTTTCTTATACAAATCCAATGACTCTACTGTAGTACAAGTCGTTGATTTTTGGAATATACCATTCAGATATTCATACTGAGTCCTAACAAATGGATAAGACAATATACCAGTATATGCAATACCTCCTACAGGGCTCTTGATTTCACGGACTTCTTTAACGTTTCCAGGAGTAGTAATCTTAATAAATGGATACGGACTCAAATAAGCCACCAATTCAGGATAGAGATTATCTATCTCATAAATAGTAGCACCCATCTCTTTCTGGAAACGAGACAAGAATCCATATGCTGCACTATTCTTCAGTAGTGTACCATTCCAGAACCACATTTCATTGGCTGCATATCCATTAGAACTGCAGAAACGACCATAGTCAGAAATATGGAACATTCCATGAAGAGCAACATTACCCTTATAACATTTACCATCAGTAGCACTCGAAGTAACTAAATCAGTACTATTATATCCACTATTGCTATTACTAGTATATACAGGAGGAGTATATGTACTTGTAGCGGGAGTATACGTATTAACATATACTTTATCCTGCTGCTGATCTTTACGATCATATTCTTCAACAGTCCACAAATCACCATCCCACGAACACAGTGTGTTAGCGGGCAAAGTATATATAGTCATAGTAGGATACAAAGAACTAAAGAATGTGCTGACTGAAGACATAACAAAATGTTCTTTGTCACTCACAAAATAGAATGGTCTTTCATCTTTTTCTGCACCAGAATTACGATAAGAGTTCTCTTTAGACTTACCTTTCCAACAAAGGAAGGTAGGATTTTCTCTATCTTCTCTATAATCGAGAATCATAAAGACAGCAGAACCATTATATTCAGCCAGTGCATCATATCCTTTATAATAAAAGATATGAGCCATAATTTGAGAATCTGTCAGTCCTTTAATATTTACTTCTGGTATATACTTTTTAGCCAACGCCTCAGAATTATAGATAGTTCCATTATGCATAAGAACATAGTCGATCTTGTCTTCAGTATTATTCTTAATAATAACTGGCTGAGCAGAACGAGCTGTAATGTCATAGCCAACAGAAGCTTTTCTACAATGTGCGAAAGCAAACTGATACTCTTTTGTATTTTGAAGAAGATCACTCTTAAGAGTTACATCTTCAAACAAAGTAGCACCAGATTTGTTTTCACAATAATATTCATATTTTCCATCAATATAGATGCCAACAGAGTCACCTCCGCGGACATCATTACTAATACCAAGAGTACAGAAACGAGTAAAATCAAAATTGGTTTTTCTCGTATTAATCATTCCTACTAATCCACACATATATTAATCTAGTTTATTTAATTTATAATTATCTATTAATTTCACTGCCAGCTTCGCGTTGCCTTCGTTAATACATTTAACAACATCGTCAGCTGGCGGCAATTGAATGCCTGCATAATAGGCAGTCAAAGCACGAATTGCTCCGTCGTAAACAAATCCAATAGTAGAATCATTACTCAAGAAGAAACTTGATAATACTCTATATTCTCCTCCATATGGAGTCAATCGAAAACATCCTGCTTTACCATAGAGTATTCTACGTTCCATATCTCGGTCTAACAACACACTTGGTACACCCAGATAAGCGTCAAAATACTTAATAAGAGTAACTGTTGCTTCGGCAGAACGATTAGGATATCCAAAATGAACATGGAAACCAGCGGAACGAAGGTCGGTCGTTTCACCCTTAGGTTTCGGATTAGGTGCTTCTGTATAAGCATTATAATCCACTGAACAACCAAACTCTTTGGCTTCATCGCTTCCAAGTTCAGACTCGTCTACGTGCAGAGACGCAATTGTTTTAATATCATATTCTGGATTTTTCTTCTTGACGAATTCACGAATAAAATTCTTCATGAAATTAATTCCATCAATGAACTCTTGGCGAGTCTTTGCTGGTGGAATATTAAATTCAGCAAGAATATTATCTGTTTCCAGACCAAAGCCACGAGGCCAATCTTTTAGTCTCCACGCTGCATGTTTCTTACCAGGTATTAAACCAATTGAACTCACGACTTTGTTAGTTTTAGAATTGATAATGAACAATTCAGGGTCTGCACCAATTGTAATTGTATTATTCATTGTTATTTGATAAAAGTTGATCTATTAAATTATTCAACATTCCAACGACTGGAGCGTCTTCTCTCATCATTTCAGGATGACCTTGAATTCCAAGTGCCTTGGGAAGTCCTGGTGTTTTATAAACAACAACTTCCGGTTCTCCATATTGCAAATAATTGTTTGGATCGATACCATCACCTTCATAACGACCGCTTCTTGGAGAAGTCCAATAAAGAATATCATAATTTGCCGGATCAAGATCATATGGATATACCATTTGATGATGAAGAGATTTGATTTCATATTTGAAATCACGATTATGAATCTCATGTGTACCAGAGATCCAGTGATTGTCTACATCTTGACAGAGAATACCTCCATGCAGACAATTAAGAAGTTGTAAACCTCTACAAATACCAACAGCGAGTTGATTAGGTTTCATTTTCTTAAATGCAGCAATTTCATATTCATCACGACTAAGATCAGACCATACAGAATCATGCTTCTTTTTGTTATACACAGAAGGATCAACATCTTCTCCTCCTGTAAATACAACAACATCAGCATCTTCTATATTATTTACTAATTTCATGTCATTAATCCATCTAGAATAGCCAACACCATGGCCAACAACAAATACTTTCTTCATTATTTATAATATTTAAGAATTGCATTATAGAATTTTAATCGCTCAGCAAATTTTTCCTCAGATTGCCAGAACTCAAGATTATATCGCTCGTTCCCAAACAGGCTAGAATAATTATTCCTTATTTGACCGATTTCGCTTGTATCACACTCACGATATGGATGTACATTATTCATTGAAAAGTCATACCAATCATCCTCATCTGTTTCAGATACATGCGTTATTTTATAAATAAAATCGTCTGTTTTTGTAAATATCGGGAAACGTCTTTGAGACATGTCACATAAGGACTGATCATCATTACATGACACTCCGACATTATAACATGAATGAGTAACAAAGTTATAAAGATTTACCAATCCATAACGTTGAAACCTAAAGATTCCAGTCAAACGGATAAGATCTAAGAACTCCATATTAAATGGATATTCATATAAAGCTCTTACCATTTTAAGCAAAAACTTATGCTGTAGAATATTACCAGCTAAAGTAATATTCAACTGAAAATACTTCATGCTTTCAATATCGTTATCTTCGCAAAATCCAAAATTATCACAGAAATCTTCATCCGTAAAATCATCACGAGTATATTCTCCGTCAAGAAGAGCATATTCAAAACTAACGAACTGCTTTAACATGTTCATATAATACTCAATCTGGCTTCTTGTAAGGAAGCAAGAATTGTTATTATAAGTTGTTTGTAAATATTCTAACCCTTTAAAGAATACAATTTCATAATGATTACTCATATAGAAATCACCATCGTCTTTTGTTACGGTATGAAAACAACAATCTGTTCTTAACGAATGGCTTACGTCTCCTCTACATTCGTATAATGTACAATAATTTACGCCTCTAAATTCATTCATAGAACTTAATTACTTTTTTATATAACTCTAAACGTGTATTAAATTGATTTTCCCAATATTCTTCAGCGGTAAATTTAAGATACAGGCCGCGACTTTCTTGGATGAAATTTTCATATGGTCTTGGGTTTTGTCTATAAGTAAATACGTCATTAATTTGGTAATATCTATCACCAATAGACTGTATTTTATTTTGCAATTCTTTGCGAGTTGGTAAATTAGACATTAGTAAATTACCAATAAACTGATCGTCCGAACCACCTGCACCTAATCTATAAAGAAGAACTCCAACTATTCTATAAAGATTTACAATACCATATTTCTTAAATATTGGTAATTTTACAATCCGAAGAACATCTTTCATTTCCATATTATATGGAAATTCATACAAAGCACGGACCATTTTAAGTATAAATTTATGAACTAACATAGAACCTTTAATGGTAAGATTCAATTCATAATATTTATAAGCTTGATATTCATCAGTTGGCAATCTTAAATAACCACATTGTCTTCTAAGTACTTCTTTTTCAGACACTGAATAGCTAAATTTAAAATACTTTTTCAATGCAGATAAATAGTTTCTTACTTCTTTAATAGTCAATGGACAATAATTATTCCCATCCGTTCGTTCTAGATACTTTGGACCTTTAAAAATAATTATTTTATATTGATTCTCCATATAACCATAAGGATGATCTTTAATTACAGTATGGAAACAAACATCTCTTTCCATACGATGTAATGTACGTCCTTGAAGATTTTTACAACTATATATTGTACAAAGGTTTAACCAAGTAAATCGTGGCATAATTTATAATTTATAATCTGAGTTAATGCTTGTTTATATTTCGCAATCCCTTGCTCTTTCAATGATGGAGCGCTATTCGATTCAAGAAGAATCCAATCACCATTACGATTTACCTTAATATCAAATGCAACGATGTCAAGCTTCAATTGTTTCATTGCTTTAATACAATCAGCAACAATTAAATCCCACGTTGCTGGTTTACAGAAATTGGGATTCTCTTCATTGATAAATACAGAATTACTACTATGACGATGCCATCTTTCCGTTGCTCCTGTAATAAGCATTTTTCTAGAAGTATAGAAACATCCATCCTTTGTTACATGAACTCGATATTCTCTAGAATATGTATAATATTTTTCGAATACAAATTCACTTAGATTGTTATTGCGTTGCAGTTCACGAAAATCATCCATGGTATTAATCAAGAAGATACCACGACCACGAGATGAATGTTTATGCTTTGCAATAATTGTACCAAAAGCGGCGAGCTTAGAAGCAAAATGACGAGGACTACTATAAGTAAACCATTCGGCATGACGAACTCCAGCTTCATCAAAAGCTTTCTTCATTTTAATTTTATCCCCAGAAACAATACAGCCTTCTACTGTATTAATTTCTATATGCCTTCTGTTTGGATTACGAAGAATCCGTTCAGTAGGAGTAGAAGATCCCATTCTATAAATAGTAGTAATGGGTACTTCAAGTTGTTTAAGTGGAGTGCATGAAATATTTCTACTCCTTACAATTAGTTTTCTCATCTTGTTTTTATAAAATAATTACGAATTAAAGGATCATAAGTTGGCACATTAATTAAGCCCTCTTTAAACAAAGAACGATTATGAATTTCAAAAATTCTTTCTAGCTCCTGCTTATCTTCAAGCTCACCAGTACGAATATACTGATCAAGATCAGCATATTTAATACCAAGTTTCTTTTCATCAGGTTCAGAATTTGGAAGTCCATCATCTGGAATCTTTTCAATCCACTTAGCAGGTAATCCTAGAACATATCCCATTTGCTTAATCTCGGTTACAGTAAGCTTACCAAGCGGTGAAAAATCACACAGATTATCACCTCCTGTTGTAAAATAGAACAGCATGTTTTCGCTTAAGTTCCCCGTTTCACAAGTTCTACCATTATTAGACTGACTTAATGCATATAACATAGTCATTCTAATTCTAGGAGGAACATTAGTTTGTGCATAATTACTGATACCCAATTTAGTAAATTCATTGTAGATTTTATCTATATGGACACACTGATAATTAATACCAAGAAACGCTGCGATTTTATCTGCATCATTCTCATCTTGCATAGTATTAGGCATAGAAATACCATATACTCTTTCTTTACCAAGTGCTCTAGCTAGTAAAGCAGCACATATAGTACTATCTTTACCTCCAGACAATCCAAGATATGCATTACAATCCCTTCCATTCTTATAGAACCAGGATTTAATCCATTCTACACATTCTGCTGTAATTCGTTCAGCATTAAAAGTATATTCAGTCATCGATAAACATTTTAATTAATTCATCATGATTAAAAGCCCACTGATAATTATTGATGTCTTTGGCATGAATCCACTTAACATCAGCAACCTCATTCTCTTCTCCTCCACTTCTTTCTGTTTCATTATAATGATAATCATAACAGAAGTATCGGAGTGTTACATTACCATTGTTACAAACTTTTGGATCACTTTGAACAGAATGTAAACGTAGGTTTTTGGGATCAACAATAACACCTGTTTCTTCAAACACTTCTCGTGCTACTCCTTGTTCAGCAGATTCATTACCTTCAAGAAAACCACATGGACAATTCCAAAATCCTTGAAAATCTGGAGTACCACTACCTCGTTGATTAGCTAGGATGTAATACTCACCATTTACTATTTTAATGATAATGCCAACAATACAACAGTATCTACCACTCCATAATGTTCGTCCTGCATGAGGTCCATCAGGAATAGTATAACTAAAATTTTTCTCAATTCTTCCTATCATTTCAAAATTAGAATTATTATTAATAGTACAAATGCAGGCCAAGCAAGAATTGTTACAGAGTGGGTAAAAAATCCTGCGACAAAAGGCGATGTTTCTTTTTCCAGTTCAGGAAGAGTAATATCAAAATCTTTTGTACATAAATCCATCAAAATAGCAAAGAAGACTCCACACAACAAATATGTAATCATATACCCAATTGATATTTTGCTATTTCAAATTCTTGATCATCACCCATATGCTTACCAAGATCATCACTAATCTTAATACATTTTCTCTTTGGTTGATTTTCATCAAGAGAAACATATTTCAGTTTCATGACAATATTGGATGGTTGGAAACCACAATCATTAGTAAGATTAGTACCAATACCAGCGGAGACTCTAATTCTTCCTCTAAAATATTCAACAATATCTTTATACTTATCAAAAGTTAAAGCATTACTAAATACAATGGTCTTTGTCGTTGGATCAATATTCAGTTTCTTGTAATGATCAATAACCATATTACCTATTTGATATTCATCACCAGAATCCTGTCTAACGCCATCAAATAGTTTAGCGTACTTTAATGACATACTATTAAGACCGATCTTAGATGTATAAGTATCCATTAGAAATATACCAAGATCACCATCATACACTCGAACCCAATCTCTCATTCCAAGGAAGTTTGCTTCTCGATATCCAAATATAGCACCATGAAACATAATCCATTCATGTGGAAATGTTCCAACTGGTATCATATCATATTTCAAAGCAAAATGAACGTTAGAAGTACCAACACAATATATTGGGCACTTTTCTTTTAGTTCTTTGATAATTTCCTCATGAACAGCATATGAGAATCTTCTTCTTGTTCCAAACTCACTAAATTTCAGTTTATACTCATTAGCAATATTTATCTTTGTATCGAGTCTATTGACTACGTCGTTCATAGAAACAATATTATTTCCGAGGAATTTATTTCTAAGTTCAGATACAATTGCTAGAATAGGTACTTCGTAAAGTGTTACCTTATACAAAAGATCAGTTACTTCAATGTGTAGATGTTTTTCACTATCCAACCATGCATTTATTTTTGTTGGAAGGAAATGGAAACCAGACAACCACTCCCAATAAACTGTAGGAATATATCTAATTACAGAATCAGCTTTACATTTTTCTTGTGTAGATAAGGAAAGCATTCCAAGTTTTGCAAACTCAAGTTTTAATTGAGCAAGAAACTCATCAGTATATTGCGTGTTGTCACGATCGTGAAATGCGAAAGTTCCTACTGCATTGGGATATAACTTCATATACGCATATGAAGTAGAAAACTTATAAAGGTCTGTGTCTAAAATAGATGCTATCATATTTAACGAGGTTGATTGTCCATTACATATTGATGATATAATTCATTTCCAACATCAAGTATACCACTATCCCATGGAGAGGAGATGGAAATCATATACCAACGGGTATCTTTTCCTCTCGCAAAGAATTGAGTATTATTTGGAGTGTATTCCTCACTATAGCATAATGCTATATAGTCAGTTATATCACTTAATTCTTCCTGTTCTTTACGTGCTTCTTCCCAGATGGTTAACAATGAATCTTTTTGATATACTTTTTCTCCATTATCATTAATAACAGGATGAGATATCAGAATTACTTTAGCGTCTTCAAGCTTTAATAATTGCTTACATTTAAAAGTCCAATGTCCATTCTCTGTGGGAATTCCATCTCTCCAAAAGTGGTAACCACTACCAATCATAGGTACACGTTGTGATCTACTTTTTAATTCCATATTATACAATTTCTATTTGACAAGATTTCATTACTTCTAGAGCAGACAAATGATTTTCTGGACTAGACCCTGCACAACAATTTTCAATACAAAAGATTTTATTGTTAGGATATTTAGTTCTCAACAACAATGCGTTTACAACAACACAAATGTCAGTACACAATCCACAAATATAAAATTCAGTAGCATTATCAAACATATTCATAAGGCCAGTAGAACCGAATGTATGTTTATAAATGATTTGTGGGTGCTTGTCTTGTAATGCCTCTTGAATACGATAATCTAATTCAAATCCATCAGTGCCAGTAATACAATGTTTAACTGGAAGATATTGTCCTTCAAGGGTATCAAGATATTTTTGGTCGTGAGTATCCTTTGTAACGATAATTTCTTCGTTCCAGTTTTTAATAAACTGTATTACATTAGGAATGATAGATTGCGCTTCAACAGAACCAAGACTACCAGTAATAAAATCATTTTGTAGATCGATTAAAATTAAAACTTTTTTCATTTTTGTAACAGTTCTAAAAGCTCAGTAATACGTTCTCTCGCAACATTGTCATCTTTATGTTTAAGGCGACGAATCATAATTTTATTATCGCCTGTAATATTAAGAATACAATATTGTCCTTCTTTTTCATGCACAAGAACAAATTTATCTTTATCCAATTCTAATTCATTGGTATGGAAAATTTCTATTCGTTGTGTTCGATTCCTATGTTTACCCATAATATTAATAAACAAGACCAAAGCGCTGCCAATAAGCAGTGTATGCATCATCGTCGTCATCATCGTCATAACAATAATTGTTATTTACAACTGATACAGCAGTACTATTAGTTGCTTTTTTATGTTTTTTAATATACTTACAAGTCTCTAAATCAATTTTACTTTTCTTTTTCATATGTTATAATACAATTAAAGGCCACACTCTTTCGAATGCAGCCTTGGTTATTAATATCGATGATACGGTGGTCTTGGCCTCGGATGAATAATCAAAGGCGGACCATGATGATAAACTCTGGGCGGAGGCGCGTAATAATAATGCCTCGTGTAAACTGGAAATGGTTCTATTTCAATATATGAACCACATCCAGAAAGGCACAACAATGCCAAAATCATTAAAAAGTACTTCATAAATAAATAAGTTTAAACTTGTTATTACTTTGTTGGAGGTTCTGAACTCGAATCAGAACTATTGGAACCAAAATCCAATGTACTAACCAATTATACTAACCTCCATTGATAAGCTTCCGTTTTGATTTGCTGGAAGCTTTAACTGCAAATTAGAGAGTGTCAACTACAGTACTGTCAACAACAACAGAGTCAACATTAACGGTATCAACAACGGTTGTGTCAACAGCTGTAGAATCATTCTCAACGTCACATGTCTTTGCACAATTTCCACATGAGCTAAAGCATGCGATCAGAAAAAGGGCAAATACAATTGCGAGTCTTTTCATAATCATACAGTTTAAAATTAATAATAAAATGATCTAAAAATTATTCATCAACAACTAACTCATAGAAGAATGACATTTGACAATTGAGGCTATCAATGTCAAGCCATTCTCCATAAGTTTTTCCATCATCGTCACTAATAATGAACATGCCGTAATAGTCGGGACAAGGATCGACTCTTTCAGGACTATATTCATCGTGAAAATCTTGTACTTCAATAAAGAATGTGCGTCTTGGAATAGCTTCATTAATCGTCTCTAAATCAGCTAATAACGCAATCAATAATTCTTTATTGTCTTGTACAGATTTTATATTGCATTCTTCAATATTTTCCTTTGTGAGAATCATGACAATTTATCAATATCAATTCCAATTGACTTTAGAAATTCATTAACTGCTTTAAACATATCTACATCACTGCACGCCATTTCATTATAAAAAATCAACAAATGTAAATGTTTCCGAATCAAATTTATGATTCTTTGTATACAATTGATTCCACAACCAAGGAATTGGCAAATAGGTTTGCCAATGTTTGCCATCCAGTGGAAGAAATCCTTTCTTAGAAGCATGTGTCTTCACTGGAGCTAACACTTCAATCCAATCTACCTTTGTATCCTTATCACTATACTTAGCTGCCGCACTACCAAAGTAGATGTTTTTAAAAGATGAACGACACCATTTACAAAAGATAATAAAATCTTCTCTATCCTCCTTATCCTTTAGTTTTCCTTCATATGTAATTAATACATAACAATGTTCTGGAAAGCTATCAATAACATGAAGGATTTCTGGAACAGTCTTTTTACTCATCCATAAACCATGAGCACATCGCCATGACATCTTATCCCACCTCACCCTAAGGTCAAACATACGACAACCAGCATCATATTGCTCTTTAATTGTCTTACTTTGACACTTTGCAAAAGGAGTAAGTAACCACGACCAAATAGACTTCGGCTTTTCTCCCGTTGCAGAATTATGCGTTGCAATTAATAAATCCATAATTAATTAATATAAGAATATTTACCATTTTTATATAGTAAAAATTGTTTACGTTGTTTGCCTGATCTATTTTTTAATCCAATATGTACCCACTCTGAATTTCCAGAGAATTCATTAATATACTAATCCCACATAACGCCAGAAGATTTCAACCAATTCTTAACAAACGTTTTGAATTTAGTCATCTATCCATTAATTGGTACAAGATCAGCAGCATAACCTGTGCAATGAGCGCTTGTATTACTACCTTTAACAGCTTTATTTAAAGCTGGACCTCTATATCCAGAAGTCACTCTAATACCACTTCCCCAAGCTTCTCGTAATGGATCTAGTATTTTAATGATTAATTCACTTAAATGATTTTTTATTTCTTCCGTAGGTTCATTCTTAATCCCTAACTTCTAAGCTGTTTCAGAATAACATAATTCCTTAATTGTAAAATATTTCATAATGTTTCGTTTGATAAAATTTCTATTGCTTTATCTACGTCGTCTTGAGTAATACCGATTTCCAAATTAGTATGGACAAAATGGGTATACTGATTCAATAAAAAGTCATCTTCATCATCGAGGATAATATAATTTTCTACATCATGTTCATTAATCCATTTTTGGATTTCATCTCCTCGTCTAACATGTCCGCTAAATCGATTTTCACTATAAAGTCGATCAGTTTGTCCTACTACATATTCACATAGACTAAATGGATTACTACCAACATAATGATTATTCGGATCAGTAATAAACCTAAATGTATCTTCTAGTGTTTTCCTTCTCCAAGCGGAGCTAATAACAATTTTAGCTCCAGTTGCATCTATAATCTTTTTAACAAGATCCATTTTTTCTGGAACTAATGTCCAAGAAGATACATATGTAGTTATTACGCCATCAAAATCAAGAAATATTACTTTCATTGTTTTTATCTACTTCTTCTATAATATATTCAGGAATATAGTAATAATCAAGTACTGGATCATATCCAGACTCTTCATAAAAGTCTTTATGACCCATATAATCTTGATATTCTGGCCATCCCAAACGTATATATTTAGTTTTATAATTCGTAGCCATATAATTTTTTCATTACTCCATTTGCCCAATCTTCTGGTAGAAGATACAAATCTTCCTTTTCTAAATACCTAGCAACTGTCTTAAACCTTTTATTATTGTATGTCTAAGAAACAAATTCCTAGTAATCAGGGAATGGGACTAGGATACATTTTTCATATCTCATAACCCAAATGTTTTGCTTCTTTAATAAAATAATCAATTTGATTCTGTGTCAGATTCTGTATCCACATCTCCTGATATTTATGGTATTTCGGATGGTTGTTCTTCCTGAATCTGATCTGTAGGTACGCTAATAGTGACATTTATTTTAACTTGTTTTGGATCGTCTCCCCATCTAATTTCTGGGAATAAGTCAGGATCTAATCGAACGTGGTTACCTATCCAAAAATTATCTGGTTCAACTTTAAATGGATATATATCAGTCTTCTCTTGAAGCTTCAATTCTCCATCTTCATCCCTTGTTATACAATACTCTATTTCCATCGACTTAATATAGATAATAATGATATCATAATAAAAGTTACAAAAGTAGCTTCTATATACATACCATGTCCAACAGTTAATCCAACAATAGATGTAATCCAAGTACAAGCTGCCGTTGTAAGACCATACACACGATCTTTACTATGCATAATAATGCCAGCACCAAGGAAACTAATTCCTGATACAACTTGTGCAGCAATTCGACTTGGATCACTATCAGAAAAAGAATCAGATAGAATCATTGCTAGAGTTGATCCAAGACAAATCAATGTAAATGTTCTAATACCAGCATTGTGTTTATGTATTTGTCTTTCTGCACCAATACATATGCCAAGTATAATACTAACTACAATTGAAATACAATTATAACTATCTATTGTCATAAAATCAAATTATAAAACACTTTTTTGATTTAGATCAACTATTCTAGAGTAAAACAAAGATTATCCTCTTCATCAGGATCAGCACCAGAAGTCTTACAATAAATCCACAACGAACAATTCTTGCATATTCTTTTGCATTCTGTGTCTGGATCATATTTACTAATCGACTTCCTCTGTATCGCTATTGGTTCCGCTTTCTTTCTGTTCATAATTAATTAAAGATAATACAAAATTATAAAAATAATCGAACATATGTTGTTCCATAAAATCAGTACACAAAGCATCTGCTTCGAAAATATCAATCCCCTTCTGATCTCTAAATAGTGTTGGAAGATCAATAATTTCTCTACTAATACTTGGAATTTCCTGATCAGTTAACGGATCTTTAAATGTTACTTTAATAACATCAAATCCATATCCAGTAAATTCGATTAGTTTATACATTTCTTTTGTTTCATATACACCATTTACACTTCTTCCACATTCCAAATACATTGTATCAAAAATAAATGGACTGTGAATCAAAGGTGGTTCCTCATTCAGAAAATGATAATCTTTGAATACAACAATCATTTCTTGTGTTGGAAGTATGACATAAATGAATGATCGATCAAATCGATTCATGGCATAATAATCTTTCTTAGAATATGGCAGAACACAAACATAGGTAGCATAAGAAACATTGTTTTCTATAAACTCATTAAATTTATAGAAACAAGTTTCTTGATTTAAATGTAAATTTTCAGTAATAGAAATACTATTAATTGAATATTTTTTTATCTGATAGTTCATATGCGTAATCTATTAAAAATATCTATTGGTTCATCATTGAAGGGATCTTTTGCAAATCCATTTTGAACATCTTCAATGATATTCATATTCACCAAAGCTTGACCAAACCTCAATTGTGGATAAGCATCAAGATAAGCTTTCAACAAGTCAAGAATCTTCTGGTTGTATTCTTGTCTCTGATGAATAATAGATTTCTGAGATCGTCTTAGTTTCATTTCTAATTCTTTTTAATGCTTTTTTAAACAGTTTTGCAACTTTATGTGATTGCCTAGAATAAACTATATGATTAGTATACCAGTCATGCTTTTGCAATATACTATGAACTTCGATTGCTTCATCTATAGTTTTTATGTTTGCGTGAAAGATTATCAATGCTTCTGTATCAAACTTAAACATACCACTAAGAACAATTTCACTTTTATCTTTTATAATAAATCGTATATCATCCTTATTGGTATAGTTAATAAGTATTAACTTCATTGATATCTATTTTTTAAATCTCTTTCTTTACAATTTTGGGAATGCATTAGAAAATACTCATGTTTGCCAATAGTAATAAAGGTCGAATCTCTTGTTGCGCCTTTTTGCTCTTGCACAGCATTTGTAAACATGATAAAACATGTTGTGATTATAAAGAAAAGAGTGAGAACAATAATTACAATTAATTTAATTCTTACCACCATAAATCATTAAAGTATTTCCACATTAACTGTATACCTTCTTGATCATAATCATCGTCTTCTGGATACTTCTCACAGAATAAAATCATCTTATCCAATATATCATTCCATTCCTGATCAGTAAGTTCTTGAGGACATCCACAATGATTTTCTTTAAAGTAAATTAATCGAGGATAAATAAATTGACAAATTGTAGAATCTAAGTTCCAACACTCAGTCTCATCAAATCCCTGACTAATCCTTTGTTGTTGATAGCGTTTCCAGTTTGCATCAGTATTTTTACATATAGAAAAGTTAACGTTTTCTATTCCATAACAGTCCTTTTCATTTTTGACGGCTGCTATACTCAGTAAAAAGTCTAATGCTTCACTTTGTTCACCATTCAGTGGTAATGTTTTTAATATTTGTTCAGCTTCAGAAAATGTCATTTTGTAAATATTGATTTAACAATGTACTTTCGAAGCTCGAGAACGTGTACTATAGAAAGGAATATATTAAAAATTGGAATAAAACTTAATACAATTCCTGTTAATACTAACGCTGCGTTTGTAGGTCTCTTCTCACCGTCTTTATAAGAACGAAAATTAAGAAGAAACACCAAGTATAACGATACTAAAACCGTTATAATATAAATAAAACTTCCTATATTCATATTACTTAAATTAAAGTCTCCATTTAATAATAAATATCTGTCGTATCCAATCGTAATCTACATAATAGCCATTCTTTTGCAATTGAAGTTCATAGTAATCCATTTTGACCCAATCAAATACAATACTTGTTTCTCTATCATCCAGTTTATAATAATACCTCTTTTTCTTAATAATATTTTCATAATTGGGTGACATATATAATTCATAACAACCACTAAGACTTGCTTGGATTATCATTCGATTAAAAAATCTTAATGCTCCTTGTAATTTTAGTGGTCGTTTTACTAACAAGTTGGCTTCTTTGGCTGGTATTAACTTCTTATATCTCATCGTGACTGATGATCCATAATATCATCAAAGATTGTTTTTAACTCTTCAAAAGTATCTGGCGATAAGGAAAATGATAATTCTCCTTTCTTTAATTTTAATTCAAGTTGATATAAAAGATCCGATTCGACATCGTCCATATTTGGATCTTCATAACTATCAACAACATGATCTATAAGATAATTAATTTCACGTTTTGGAATTTCAATTTCTAATTCTATTTTCATGATTATATATATTTTTTGTTATGGTCTAACGCTAAGATTCGAACTTAGATCTACCGGTAAAATCCAGCGCTTTCCCATTAAGCTACGTTAGACTAAAAGTTAATACAATTAATAAATTACAACACGAGGACCAGTAAAGACTTCATTAGCATTGTCAATGTTGGTTCTATTCTGAGTTACAACTTCTACAGTAGGCATACCATACTCTACAAGCTGTCCTTCCTCATAATACTTCAAATAGATAGGAGTATTTCCAGGTACATGAAGATTATTAAGACGGGCAATCAACTCATCATAAGTGATTGTACGTGTTGGACGTTGGTTGTGTGCGGCAGATGGATGCTCTGCTTCTGTTTGCACAGTGTGTGTATCTTCAGTCAAAGTAGAAGATGGAATATTAGTTGTGGCACGCATACCATCATTCGATACACTAGTCATTGGACGAGGTGCGTCTTCTGGAATTGGAGTCTCTTGTGCGTTTTCACCTTCGTCTTGCGCATGATTGTTAGTGCTTCCAATAGCATGAGAAACACGTTCTGTCGTGGCATTAGAAAAACGGAAACTACTGCTAAAATCTGCAAGAAGCTCGTCTGCAAACTCAACGTCATTTGCAGCAGTCGTCTCATGTGAATCAGGATCAAAATTATCCCAGATCAATGTTACTGTAATGTGTTCATCATCACTACGAATAGGATCATGATTCTCAAAATCAAAGTCCTCTTCATCATTTAATCTTGAGATAGTGCTGCATGTAAGATTAAACACTACATTCTCATCCAGGCATACTTTACGCAATGCCTCTTCCATACTTGTGCAACCATTAAAATAATCGTTGCGAACTTTAGCTACTACTGCTATTTTCATAATTTGTTTAATTAATTATTAATTGTTATTTTCTTAATTCACTTAATTGAATATACCTCTTAATCGCTTCTCTTGATTCAAATACAATATCTGAAACATTCTTGCGTAAGAATTCAACATCATCATTAATGATGGCTTCTCTTATTAGTGTGGCACTTACTCCGTGTACACATGAATTACGAGCCAGTAATACTAATGATATAAAATCCTTAAACATAAATCCAGGGAACCATGAAGATACTAACTCATATCCATCACTATAGTATAATGAAAACTCAGCTTGTTTAATTTCATGTACTATATGAGAATACAGATAGAATCCCCATTCAATACTATTATTGCTTTCACTATCCAAATCTGGTAATTCATGAATAAAAATACGATCCATTTCTTCATCAGTAAAAACTTCTTTGATAGAAGCTATTACCAAACGTCTCCTTTCGTGAATAGGAATTGGATTTCTAACATTAAATTTATCGGCAGAACCAATAAAGATATGCACAACTTCATTGCCGTGTAAAGCATACTTTATTAATTCTATATGCCCATTATGTATTGGCTGAAACCGAGCAAGAATAACTCCTACTTTCATGTTAAATGAGATAAATAATCATAAATTTTATACCAATCTTTTTCTGGATCAAATCCAAACTTATCATCAATACCAACGTTAAAGTATAGTTTTTGACTAAAGTCAGAAAGAAATGTATTATGACATTCAGGATTAATATTAAAATAATCTATATGAATATCATTTTCTGCTAATATCCTATCATACATTGTTAGTTTTTCAAAGTATGTAGAAGACCAAAGAATTAATTTAAAATCTGGTCTTTTAGACATTAGCTGCAATGCTTCTTTTGCATATGGGAACCATTCAAATGTTTCTTGATCATAATAACATGCTTTAAAAACAGTATCATGAAGATCAATAAGAATATATAAAAATTCCCATTTTCGTTCTTTCTTTAAAGCTGATGCTTTTTCGAATGATTTAATAATACTCATAACGGAAATACATGTTTAACTTGTCCAAAAAAGAATGTCCATTGATCTGCTGATAATTGTAAATCATGAAAAGAAATAGCGGTATCTTCTGGCATTTCTATCTTCAGATATAAATTATCATCAGCTCTAATAAAACCAGTAATAGTATATACTCCAGCATATATCTTATTTGGTAAGATATAATATGGATTAGATCCCATACGAGTAAGAATAAATCGTCTTAATTTTACAGGAGAAGATGTGTCATAAAAACGCTTTATCCTTTTCTTATGTATGACATCATAAGTAATAGAATACTGATCAATAGAGAGGTGTTTAATGTCTTTTAAAAACGATTCAAAGTCAGTAGTTCTTAGTGCAATCTCATTTAAAGTTTGCACTGGCACCATGACATTCAAAGTAATTTTAATATTGTTCATTTGGTCAGTTTACTAATATACTTTTGCTGAGCACGCATCATGGCTTCTAATTCAAGTTTAGAAGATGTAATATTAGTAGAAACCTCAAAGAAATGTCTTTGTATCTTTTCTGTTAAACAAAACACCATATTATTAGCTTTGTACTTAGCTCTAGCCAAAGCTATCTTCTCTCCTATTTGTTTATCATAAGTATCAGTATCAGCACATCTTGCTTTACCTACGGTAACAAAATGAAACTCACCTTTTGGATTTAACAAACGCGCATTAAAATGCTTCGCTAACTTCATAAGGTAAGAATGCGAGAATGAACCAATGTTTTGAATAATAAGGTTAACATTAACCTTAAATTCATAGTAACAAATTGTGGTGTTATTGTCAACGATTACATTTTTAACCCATCCCTTACAATAAGTGCTAGGTTTGAAATTTCTTATAAGTTTTCTATAGTCTCTTTCCATAATATTATCTACATGAATCGGCTTACCAGTAAAAACGTAACTTTCTTCAACATGTTTATACAGCATATTTTGTGATGCTACATAAATATCATATGAAGTTTCTCTACATCCGAGAGCGCCATATCGATCTACGATCTCTATACGTCCAGAATAAATTTTATCTCCACATTGGAAATATACTTCATCACCTACATGATATTTCATATTAATTCTTTATTAAGTGGATAAGATTGTAGTTTAATACTAAAGAAATCATTACCTACATATCCAGTCAAACTATCTTTCTTTTCGGAGGTAACCTGTAATTCAGGATGATCGTTACGCAGTTTGAAGATAAAGTTAGAGTAATAATCTAATGCTTTCTCAAAATCTAATGTTATAAAAGCAGGAGTAAATTGCATTACATACTTACCCCATACTTTTACAACATATACACTATTGGCGACCATAATAATGAATAATTAATGCTAAAAGTGCAAAGAAAATGAGTAATGATATAATGACAACAAACTTAATCATCGTATTACATATTCTTCATTTCTTCCCGCATTCAAACTCTTAGCTTCCTCAATTTTCATGTTTGCCTCGTCAACAGTTAAGGCTGTATCAAATTCAAACCATTCGGTCCAACGTTTACCCTGAGGACCAGTAAATTCATACCTTTTAAAAATTTTCATATTACTGAATTTTTATTAGAAAACATGGAAAAACTCCTTCTTCAATAGGTAATTCCACATATTCTACAGATTCTACACTTGCAATATCTTCAAAAACGCCAGTTTCTTCATCAGGCTCCATTGTAATGTCCTGAGGAACTACTTCAAAATCGCCATGATGATCTATTAACTGAAGTAACTGATCAACCATTTCTGTTGCTTTCATAATCTTACGTTGTTACTGTAACAATCCAATTGTCAGATATAAATCTAACATAAGAATGTGTACCAATTATTACTGGAGCGTCTTCCTGGATCAATTCATCATCATTGACCAATCTTCTAATTGCATCTTTTATTTGAAATCCATCTTGAGCGGAACTCTCTATACATGCCATCTCAGATAATCCAGAAGCACGACTAAAAGTTAAAACTTTAATTGTCATATTAAAAATTGTTTATGTTTTCTTAATGTTCGTAATGCGTTTTCTCTTGTCATACGAACATTTTCTCTTGTACAGTTAAGTTCACCTGCAACAACTTCGATACTTTTCTCTTCGAAATACAACTTTTTAATTACTTCTTGTTGTTTCTGAGTAAGAATGTGTAATAGCTGATGCAATTTTTTCTTGATATATTCTTGATCAATATGTTGATCAACATTATCAGGCTCACTTGCAAAATCAGTATCTATACTATCTGATGGTATTTGGTTCTCAGAGTTTAATGCACGATATAAACCTTCTGTAAATAGTTCGGGATATAATGATTTAATTTCGTCAATTGTATACATATACTCATCACGTTGTGTCAAGTCATCACACAATTCACGTAAATCATTCATCTTTTTTCTCATATCAGCACCAAACTTGATACCTGACTTATTACGTCTTATTTCATCAATAAGATACTGACGAATTGCAAGTACACAATACGATGTAAATTGAAATCCCTTACTCGGATCAAATTTATGAGCTGCATTAATTAACGCTATGTTAGCATCTTGAACCAAATCCTCAACAGGAATACCAAGATGCATATACTTTTTTGCAACCGAAACAGCAAATTTTAAATGTGTTTTAATAAGCTCGTCTGGAGTTCTTTCTTCTACTGGCTTGTCTTCGATACTTTTAGAAAGATGTCTTACATCAGTAAAATAACGGAATAAAGACTCCTCTCCTTTAGTATAAAAACCGTTTGTAAATTTAATTTGTCTCATAATAAATAGAAAGCCAGAGGAGAAAAACTCCTCTGACCCATTAATGTTTAACTATAAGTTTATTCTTCTTATCATATGAACAATCACATTCAAAGAAGTGTAACCTGACTTGATCTTTAACGTGCGCTATATGATATAAGTCTAGTCCTAATGATTTAATAATCTCTTCTGGTAGAGTTCTTCCTCTTCCAAAATTTATAAAATCAATTCTTAGAATTATATCTTTATATAAGCGCACGTTAACAACGAATTCATCCGGCAGTTTAAATTGTCGGGATGAAATGTAGTCCATTAATGATATTGACCTCGTCATTGATCTCCTCAATTACTTGGTTATTGACTCCATTCATTACGGACAAGAGTTGACGTCCCTGGATACGATCAAACAAGCGACCAACGCGTGTACAATCAATGATACGACCACCACGATCTATTGATAGTTCGATACGTGTCTTTTCACCTTTAAGAACGACATTCACATACTGACACTTAAGATTCTTCTGCAATGCACGAAAGTTAATCATAAGTATATCCACTTTATCTTATAAGTGGGAAGATAGAAATTACAGTTTCTACTGTCAATATCTCATTCTTAACCAATGATTACTATACTTCATCATAAGAGAATAAGCAAGAGGCTTAGGATTATAAATCCTGATATGAATATTGAATCTTTTGTGCTTTAACGCCGCATGCAGTTAATACTGCTTTGATATCGATATCACTTCTAATGATACCAATTCTTGCTGCTCCAGCATTTTTAAGTTTTTCAGCCAATATCTGCATAAAGGATTCTACTGAAATCCATTGCGATGGTTGTACTTGCTCTGGATGCTGAGCTGCTTTTTGATAAAGACGAGCTTTTTCAATCGTCTGAGCCAACTGAGTAGGAGTAATTTCTAAACTTGTAAATATATTCAGTTTTCTATTCTGAACATTATATTTGTCTATAAATCCTCCTTGCTTCAAAAACATGAAGACAATTGTTGGATAAACAAATCCTACGTCTTTTAATAAATTAACCATCTCTTCATTGGAATATTTCTTTCCTAAACTAATTCTACGAAGATGATTAAACCTAATAGTCAATTGTGCTAAATCTATTTCTTTTCTTTTCATATTTGATTATTTAAATACTGGTGACCCATAACAGATCACCAGTACAGTTAAAATATAATAATAGCTAAAAATATGAGTGCTGCAATACTCATTATGTAGAACCCAGCTTTGTAGTTAATACTATTTGATAGAAGATTACGTTTTTCAGCTTTAAGATCATCAATATCTTCCTCTAACAATTGTATTTTGCGTTTTTTATCGTTTAATTTTTTACGATAATCAGTATACTTTTCAAGTACTGCATTATATTCGCTAGATGCTTGATTGTATAACTTCAACCATTTCTTTGATTCTGCTGTCTTAGCATAAATCAATCCAATCAAATGATTTTTTGACTTGGATTTTAATGATTTTCGGTTCATGCTACTGCAAGATGCAATTGTTTAACAGTTTTACTACCAGCATGTTTAAGAAATGCTTTTGCACGATTTACCAACAACGTATGAGCTGATGGTGTCATACGATCAGGTGTCTCCTGATAATTTCCATATTCTTTATGGAAGTTAAAATCAGAATGTTTACCATTTCCCTTTTCAGGATACAACTTAACTCTTCTAGATACTCTACTGTTCATAATATTATTTGTTTAAGTGTGTTGATAATTGATCTGCTGCTTGAATTAAATAAACCAATGGTTCTATCGAAGCACAACGAAAGTTACCCATCTCTTCCATATCAAACGGATTCAATTTAAAAGAAGACATATGCCAACGAATAGCCAACATCTCTTCTCTAGTTAATGGATAACCACATTGCAAGATAATGGAAATAGACTTTTCTCCATGACCTAATGGTAATTGAGAATAATCAACTCCATAAGTAGGAACATCTTTCCATGTTCCATCTTGCATTCTCTGTCTCTTTACTGTTGTATAATACGTATCTGCTTTACATACATCGTGAAGTAATGCTGCAACTCGTATTGAATCATCTTCTGGAGCTTTCCAAAATGGATCAATAGATTGTATCATAACTTTTAAATGCAAAGCACAATTATACACAGAAATAGAATGTTCTACCAAACCACTAAACTTATTCAAGTGATGATTAGCACTAGCCGGAGCTTCAAAGAAACCTAATTTTTTAATAGTAGTTAATAACTTGTCTGTATTATCTCTATTTAACTCTTGAATTAACTTTATAAATTCTTCTGACATAATCTTAATAAAAAGTGAAAGGTGTCCCAATTAAAATCAAGACACCTTTCTAATCAAACAAAAAGAAAAAGAAATAAAATGAGCCTCTTGTAGGAGTTGAACCCACGACCTACTGAGTACAAATCAGTTGCTCTACCAACTAAGCTAAAGAGGCTAATTTTTAATTACAATACGACCTAAGGCTGCTATACAACTCTTAATACCATCAATCTTTCCTTGGTAATAGTCAGACTGATTAGATGCTCTTTCTGTTTGGGCAAGAACATCCAATAAAACTCTTTGTGCAAACTTAATCATACATATAAACTTTTCTTATCATAATACCAAGTAAACCACATGATCCTACCGTAATATGATTGAGGGTTTTTACCAGTATAAAACCACTTCTTATACCATGCTTCTTTGTATTTTGGCAATTTCTTTGTAAATGTAAGGATTAATTTGCCGATGACAATCTCTGGATTGTCGAATGGATCTTTTCTTATTTTCATATCTAATGTATTAAAAAGCAGATGGGCCTATCTTCGCAGACTAGCCCACCTTAAATTTAAACTATGATAACATTTCTCTATGAGAAAAACTTAAAAGTCTTCTTTTAACGGCACAAAAACATCGTAACCATCATCATCTTCAAAATGATTAACTGCATCTTCGTATAAGTAACCAAACTTATATCTTTCATATTCAAATTCCGTACCATTCCATATAGCTTTATTTGTATTTCTACATGATCCTTGATATGTTTTACCAATTTTAAGATCTTTCTTTGGAATCGCACCACAACGTATTAAATTTTTAACTATTACATTTGTGTACAATTCTCGATCCTTAAAAAATGGAATATCAGGTATGTCATCTACACATTTAAATGGTGGAAGATTATTAAAATAATTAATTATATCGTTTATAGTAGACATTTACTTTGTATTTATTAGATAGTGCCCAGGAGGGGACTCGAACCCCCAAGGAACCTACGTTCCACCAGATTTTCTTACTACTCTTACTTTTAAATAAGCCATCTAACTTGAGATGTTGTAGTCTGGACTATTTCATCACCATACGTTATCGTTTAGGTGTCTCGTATATAGTCTCTACGCCATTTAGGATATAATATCCATTTAGTGAGCCATCGCCAAAGAATATGTCACCATATTCAAGGTTTCTGTTTGTTAGCGAGATTCTACATTAAACCTTTCGATTAAATGCACTCTAAGTAACTGATATTAAATTAGTTACATGCAAGTCTGGAATGTTTACCTTTTCATCACCTAGGCAAATAAAAAATAATCTCTTCGTATTTTCAGGAAAACTACTGAACCGCAGCTATCTCAGAGATCAAGGGATAGGTAACGTTACGATTTACTATACATTCAATGATGTATCTGCACGTCCCTGCGCGCTACAGGGCTCTTATGCTAATGAACAAAGTGATTACTCATTAAAAGCCGGATTATGATCCGTTACAATACCATCAAAGGCATCAACATACACTTGATACTGTTGATTGCCAAAAATGTATTGTGGTGCCACATCTATTTTAGGTCCAAGTTCTTTTCTAAGAACACAATGTCTTGAATGAGGTTTAGGACAATTAGCTTCCATTAAGAATTCATAAGCATCTTTAAAAGTTAAATTAATTTCCTCTTCATTCATAGGCTCATCACCAACCCAAAATCCAGATATAACTTCAGTATTACTTGATGTACGAGTATAAGATGACATGATTACATATGGATCAAAAGAAGTACTATCACCTTTAACTACTTGGAAAACATTAGAAATACTTTCAATTGAGCCGTTGCAGTTCTCACTATCAAGATAATCATCAAGAGTAATACAAGTCTCATACCAACGATAATCACCTCCATAATTCATAAACATGTACTGACGATCAGTTGAGATTGTATTACCAACGATCAATTCTACGGGTGTTTCCTCTTGAACAGGAACAGTTTCACTCTTCTTTGGATTACATGCAACCATGCACAACAATGCCATAACGGCAAAAATGAATTTCTTCATAAATTAAATAATTTAAATTAACATTCAACATCTAAAGCGTAATATAATCTGAAAAACAGCAGCTCATAGGTTTAATTTGAATCAATATGAAAACAAAAAAGCAAAAAAACTGTTAATTCAAATCAAACTACGAGCTGCTTTCCTCATCCCGATTGCAAATATAATACTATTTTGACCAAATTTCAAGTAAAATTATATTAAAAATTGTTAATAGTGATTCCGACGAGATTCGAACTCGTGACCCCAGCATTAACCTATCACACTATGTTACCATAGCCAAACACTTTAGAATTCTTGCACTATCACCTCTATAGTCTTATGCTGCTCTTAGAGAGGTTGCCTAAAGACTTGTGTCTGTTGTGATCTGGACCATCTCTTTATCTTATTGGAATTCTTGCAAGAGTATTGGTGATTTGAACACCTACCTAGTACGATTGCTAGATACCTCATTACCATTGAGGAATACAATTCCAACTTAGATATCTCCCGTTTGGCCTCTACACGATTATAGTATGTAGACATATCTGATTTGCTCTACTTTTAACGCCTGCTCAGTTCTTACGATATAAGTTAATTAGACTTATCTGAGATACTATTTTCGCTCGGTATAGTCCTTACACATTATTGTTTAATGTACTGTAGCCATCCCATAACAGTATTGTATCTAGTAGGCTAAGGATTTCCACCGAATTTAGGAGATTCTACATAGGGATTTCTCGCCTATGCACTCTTCTTTTAGTTTAAAGTGCTGTGCTCTACCAACTGAGCTACGGAATCTACACTTTATTTGCCAATTAATGCTTTAAAAACATCTTTGACTTCTGATATTACAGATTTACAGCCACATTCTTCTAAAGAATCTTTGACTGTATCTCTAACTTCTCGAATTACATTTCCAAATAATCCCATATTAAAAATGTTAATAGTGCCCTACCCAGGAATCGAACCCGAAATAGAAACTTAGAGGATTCATGTTATATCCGTTTAATTATTGGAGCAACTTTAATTAATTACCATTGAAGTATAAATAAGCAATTATTATACTAGCCATAGGTTATGTTAACAAAATGCACATAAACAAACAAACGTTGTTACAATGATTAAACCACATAAAAAAGTACAAATTTCTTCATTAGAAACTGGATTATTTTCATTTCTATATTTAAATTCAGAACAACGATAGTGTGAAGTAGTTTCTATTAGATTGCGTTTTTGACATTGATAAGACGAGTAATCTCGAACACAAAACTTGCAATTTTCACAGTTAATATGTTTGTCTTGTGCAACAAATTGGTCACAGCAAATTTTATTAAAAGGATCTTTAAGCCTAATCTTTCGTAGCGGGCAATATTCAACACAAAACCAATCTGATTCATCACACGAATCATTATAATAACCTTCAAACGAAGAAAAATAAATACAATCTATACATCTTACAGATTTATCACTATCTATAAATATAGGTTTAATTTTATTTTTATATGGAATAATTCCGTTATTCATTTTTATTTAAGAATAATACATTGTAATTAAAAATGTTTTTTACCTTTCCAAAATAACTTATGATACCAGTGAGTTTTATATCCACATTGTTCTTCAAGATACTTTCTAATACAAGGAATTGGACAAATCCACTTTAGTTTTTTATCTACAGATAATGGTGTGTTCATTACTGGAAATTTATATTCTAATTCTAAAAGTGAATCACTTTCTATTATTTCCATTTGATGAGACCAATACTTAAATTCATCTTCAGCTTGCTCTCTAGAACAATCATAACCTGCAGTTCGTTTATAATATTTGATAAGATTATTAACAGCTTCTTCTGCTGTATTAAACTTACCAAATCTTGTAAACGTATTTCTTACTTGTGTTTTAAATTTTCTAATCCATTCTTGTCTTCTCTTCTCAAATGTGGAATAATCAACTGTGATATCATAGAAATAAAATAATAATTCAGGATAATAGGCTATAGCCCATGTTCTGAGATTATTATATTCATAATATGAATCAACGTACAATTTATCTATTGCGGCCATATTTTATCGCATAATTTTAATATAACAAAACATATTAATAAAACAGGCAATAGAAATAGAAGTGCAGGCCACATTAAAGGTAATAACAACGCCGGAGAATCTGGTCCAGAATAGTGTCTTACTATGCAGTATAACAAGGCCAATACAATTAGATATAACGCTATTCCTAAATATATACTAATAAACATTATCATAAAACTTTACTTATTAGATAAAATGTAACATAATCCATTTCTATTAAACACATCGACGTCGTCGTACATATCAACATTCACTTTTAATTTCATTCTCCAATCTCTAAATGGGATATCGCTTTGTAACAAGTAATTCAAGTCACGATAAAATAATATATTTTGTCGTTCAATATCATCTCTTGTAACATCACAACATCCATTCTCGAAGGCTTCTCTTGGATTAGAAATAAACATAGAGGTAGCAAGTGATTCAAATCTATGATTAAAACAGAATGTAGATGCCATACACCAAATACATATACTTCTTTTAGCGTGTATTAAGTTCACATTAAATTTATGTAATATGTATTCTTCTGATGAATAGTTTAATGGTGCTAATAATCCATGTATAGTACCATGCCCAGCAAAGATTAATGTATCATCTTCATTGTCAATAGCATCATTAACAACGTCTTCCCACCCAACTGTATTAGATGTAATTTCTATTACAGTAACGTCTGGAATACCTCTCCAAATTTCTTGCAGAATTATAGTATCTGCATCTTCAGCATTAGAATATATTACTGTCATATTCTTGAGGGTTTTTGAGTCTATAAAATAAAGAAACAGAAACAAAGAATAGTCCTATCCAAGATAAAAATCCAATGATTATAGAACTATAAATTGCTACTAATACTTTATTATAAGTACTATACGGTTTATTCCGAACATCTTTAAAGAAAACATAAAGATGAATTGTGTTAACAATAAAAGCTAAAACAACTCCAACAAAATAAATAGTTGTTATCATTTTTCGTATTTACATTTTTCAAAACGGAAGAAATGACCAAATACTGTTATTAAAGGATTTGTATCATCAATATTCTCTAAGCACACAACATCTGCTCTTTGCCATTTTTGAATATTAAACTCACCTTCTGTTGTATAACAAATTAAAGTTGACTCACTAATCGCACCAATTTTAAGATCATATAAAGGATAAATATATTGATTGTAATTTGCACTACTCCTAAACTTAGTATATACTAACTTATCTTTATAAAGCTCTTGTACTTCTTTTACTCGTTTTGTTACCATTGGAGTAAAGAAATGTTTTATTGGTGATATAGGTGTGCCTTCATCAAATATTAAATGATACGAATTGTTAAAGATAATATCACATTGTTTATCAGATTGTGCTGCTGTTCGAAAGCGATTTCTAGTTTTATCTTCATCAAAGAAATCATCTGCCGATAATTCTTTTGTAGCAATATAATCTGAGTTTGCATATAAAAATTTCTCTGATAGAAATGGTATATTTCCCAGACAATATTCTATACAACAAGGATTATAACTTGGGTAATCTTCCATAAAATCCTTATGATAAACAATATGCACCTTCTCAATATCTATCCAATCGGGAATGTGTGTTTCATCTTCTACAATAAGATGAATTAATCTGATAAATGGTAAATTTTTAGCAACAGACCGTATTGACATATTAAAGATTGTATCTTCAGCATTATATCTTTTTGCTAATTCTTCATCATCATCAACCATTCCTTCATAGTTATAGAATTGCATTAATGCTTTTATCTTATCTTTCGTTGCATTAGTATAAGGTACAACATAATCAATTCCTGGATACTTATCACTATACTTTACATTATAAATGTATCTAATAGCATTCTCAATTTCTTTGGTTAAATTATCGTATTTATGAATTAAATTTTCAACAAGGCACAATAATAACATTGTACTATGTTTATAATTATTCTGATCAACACTAATACTCGATGGGTTTACATAATGGAAATAACCACGATATTTAATATGATATAATTTTCCATATCTCATCCAGTATTCAATGTCAACTAATTCATCTTCTCCTAATTTAACATTGGTATTAAATTTAATATGATCAAATACTTCTTTTGCCCAAAGAGCATTCCAAACTGTTGCCCATCTTTTCCAAATATTAAAATTGGTAACATCATCTTTTGTTCTCTCACCTTCTGGCAAGTCGTTCCAAATAGAAATATTTGTATGTTGTAAAGTAATAGATTCACACGTATAACATTTATACCCAGGATGATCTAGCATAGTTTTATAGAGCATTTCTACAAAATTATCTGCTATGTAATCATCAGAATCAATAAACATTATCCAATCTCCAGAAGCATATTCTATACCTTTATTTCTGGCATGACTAACTCCTTGTTCTTGACAATGAATAAGTTTGAATCTATCATCGGATAAAAATGATTGACAAATTTCTACACTATGATCAGTAGAATTATTATCAACAAGAATACATTCAAAGTCAACAAATGTTTGTCTTTGTACAGAATTCAAACATTTCTCTAAGAATAATTCTCTATTATAAATTGGAATTATTATTGATATCATATTGTTATATATTTTTAGTCTCCTGGTTGGGACTCGAACCCAAGACCCACAGTTTAGCTTACTACTCTATATTACTATAGCCATTATGAAATGTTGTAGTCTGGACTATCCCTTCGCCATTTCAGGCGGATTGCGTATAGTCTCTACGGTACCCTCTTAATCTAAGGTTACCTCGGGGTTGTCCTCTGTATATTTTTTGTATACAGATAGGAGATTCCCCGATATAGCAATCTCCATTTCATGAGTTATTCTGTTCAGTTGTTTCAATCTACCTAACTTACACCCACACGCTCTACAACAACATTGTGCTTTATTAGAATCGTTAGGATATTTTTGATATACAGTTTTGTTATAAGGCATCTCAAACACTTTTCCACATATAGGGCATTTGAGTACAGCCCATTTCCTTCCCTGTTCTAAGCTATGCTTTCTAACATGCTCTTTATAATTCAACACTTCGAGATTTTCAATTCTGTTATCAAATTTATTATGGTTTTTATGATGAACAACTTCATCAGCATTGAGTAATCTACCTATATGGTTTTCTACAACAATTCGATGGTGTAACACGTAACCATTTTTAGTAGCATGAGGGTGTTCAGGTACTAAAGCATACATATAATCACCCTTCTTGATTAATTTCTCAATTTCCCACATAAAAGCTCCAAATATTAAAGACTGTTGCTCTATCCAATTGAGCTACCAAGAGATTCTGTTTAAATTATTATTTAATATTAATTATCTTTCCATTCAAAATCGCATCCACAAATCCAACGCACTATAGCAAATCCTAACGGTCTAAAGTCTAACAAATAATTACGTCCAGTCTTGACGTAGTAAATAGGGATGGCTAACAAATCAAGTGGATAAATAACCATGATAATTGCAATTCCTGCGACAATTCTTATTAGCCACAGGAATAAATTCAAAATTCTTTTTAAGTAAATCATCCTTCTTCAATGTATTTACAACCGATACAAGTAAAAATGTCTTCAACATCAACATCTAATGGAGCGTTAGAACCACGAAGACCATACTTTATGATCGCTAATAAATCATCTTTAGTTAATGAATCAAGATATTCTTGTACTACTGTTTTTCGTTTTCCCATTCTACGTATTCATTAATCACACTTTCTAAATAATTGGCATAATCTGCATGAGAAATAAATATATCAGAACATTTTCCATCGATATATACCATTTCACCTGAAAAACCATTAAGTTCATCTTCTTTCGTTGTAATTTTACCTAATGGTTTAATTTTAACAACGTCTTGTAGATATTGTTCAATGTATTTCATAACTAACTATTTTTAATGGGACACCCAATACAATCACTTGGTTTAATAAGTTTCTTGCATTTTTTACAAGAAAATTCTCCAAAAAGATATGTCATACAATGACGATGAAAATCTTTAACCGTTTGTTTTTCCTGTTGTGTCATATTATTTAAAATTAACTACATTATCATCATTGAAACTTATTTTATCAATAATCTCAAGAATTCGCTCATAACCATCTTTTCTACCTTTGTAAAAGTATTGTAAATTTGGATGAAAATTGTTTTGCTTACAATTATCAATTATTTCTTGATCGAATTCTATCCTTTTGACTATTTTTGACACTAATTTATCTTTATCAATAAGTTTAGGCATAGTTTTTTCCTTTGTCATATTATTCACCTTTCTGTGTTAATCCAAATTCATAGAAATGTCGAGCAATAGATTTCCAATCAGTAAAATCAAAATACTCATTTTTTGATACTCGTGTAATTTCTCGTTCTAAGTCCGCTTCTTCTTGTAGAGAGTTTTGTGGTGGAATAAATGGCATGGCAGCATCAACGAAATCAATAAGTTTATCGCACAAGTCATCAGTCAATATGTTTTGGTACCAATCTGCCAATTTTCTTATTTCTTTTTTTATGCGTTCTGCGTCAATGTATTTCATAACTATTCTTCTTTTGATTGCAATCCGAGTTCAAAGAAATACTTGGCACAAGCAAATAATTGCGTGAATGGCTTATCTTTTATATCTTTGATAGTAATAGACCGCATGTATTCATTAAACTCCTTTTCCAAATCCATCACCTTCACTTCAAGAGTATCGAGAAAATTAATCAGTTCTTTACAAAGAGATAATCTACCACAATAAAAATCTGACGGATATATCTCTGCTTCATCTTTTAATTTTTCTATTTCCGCTACTAAAGTGGATTTGTCTATCAGTTCCATAAGTTATTATTTTTTAATCACTATATCCTTGATACATTCTCTCACCAGTAATTTCTTTATAAAGTTGTTCAAACTGATATTGAACATCTTTATCTATTCCTGTTAAATTTGCTCTGATTATTTTTGCAAATGCTTCGGCTGTTTCATGAATTTCTTTCTTCAAGTCTGTATCTTTTATTTCAAGTGTATCGAGAAAAGAAATAAGTAAATTTAAACTATAGTGATAGCCTTTTTCAAAACCATCACGTTCGTTTACAAAAACACTTTTTAATTTTTTTATCTCCGCTGCTAAAGCGTCTTTGTCTATTAACTGTACCATAATTTTAACCTTCTGTCTGAGCCTTACAAAAATCTTTAATTAACTCCTCTTTTGTTGATGGATAATTATGCTCAAAGTCTATATTCTCATTTAGCCACAATATTCCTTTGTTAATAGCATATTCCATTCCTGCCTTAAATATTTCCTCTGCAGTATAAGAACAATTACCATCTTCAAGCATCCCAATCTCTTGCAAAATATCTTGTATTTGATGATTGCTTAAGTTCAATAAAAATTGTTCCATAATTTTAAAGTACTATTTCTTTTTCAATTCCACAAAGTCGCAAAGCATGCTGAAGTTCATGTACATAGTGCATGTGTTCGTATTTTGCAAGCACCTTATTTATAAAATTCAACTCTATCAGCCTTACTTCTTCACAATTTTTCCTAAACTGTATAAAGATATAATTCTTATCTTCGATGCCTTTTTCCTTACACCATAGCCAACCATCTGGTTTTAGGACAAATCCATTCTTTTCAAGAATCTCTGGTGTAAGAGGAATAGGTTCAAAGCCTTGTGTCTCATATTCTTCTATTTGCCATCCATACATTATTTGAATAGCTTTTGGAGTTGTTGGAGTAGGAGAATACACCCAATCCATAACCATCAATTCGTACTTTTTCATAACTTTATTCTTCTATTCTTTCTTTTCAAACCAACATATGCATCTATCACAAAAAATGGCAAACCAATAGAATGGAACTACTATTATCCACATCTGTACAACAAAACTAACATTCATGGAATCATTAGAAAACCAAACTGGGTCATATCTGTGCATAAGACCATTAATGATTGCACCAAGGAAATAATACACCAATAATATTCCAATACACATTATTACATCCATAACTTTATCCTCCTATTCTTTGTTTAAGAGATTTAAGCCACTCTAAAGCTTCTTCATATCCTTCTGTGGTATAATCCGCTAAAGAGTGACTTTTAGCTGCCATACGACAAATATTATATAATCGTTGTAATATTTCTTTGTCTTTTTTATTCCATTGAACTTTTTGCATTATTTTAAATTAAATTCTGTTAAGATGACAATCGTCTTTTAAGAGTTTTTCTCAACCATCCTATAAGCGAAGTATCCCCACCAAAGAATTTCATACAAGCAAATTCAACTCGTCTAAGGTTTGTTTCATCCTCTTCACTCCAAGCAATATGATTCTGATTTGCTGCTTCCAAAAGTTCAGCAGAGTGTTCTTTAGCCCATTGTGCAAAATCTATTTCTTTTCCGTTAAGATATTGCTGCCAGCCATCACTAAATGCAGAAAATAGAGCAGCTTCAAAATCAGACAGTTCTTCTTCAGATTCATGTTCTGTTGATTCCATCTTCTTCAATTCTTTCTTTTCAGAATTCCACACATAGCCTGCTTCTTTCATCTTTTGGAATAAAAGGTCACGCTGCTCTTTAGTAGCTGGATGTATATTTGCATCTATATAAATGTCAAGATAGCTATCATTAGGTAAAATACACCATTTATAAGATTTTTCATTTATAGGAAAATTGCAATGAAATTGTATTAAATTCTTATTATTAGTATATTTAAACATATATAACCATGAGTCAGTTGCAAGCACATCACCATCCTTTGCATCTTTGGTAATATCCCACAATCTCAATGTATCTTCATCAACTACACCAAGAGTTGAATCATCTGAGAATACATAAGTTTCTCCAGCAATTCTTGTTATTTGTAACGTTGCCGTTTCGTCACCACATTCATATACTACCCACTCACCTTCATGAAACTTTGGTTCAACCTTCTCAGCAAACTTCTGCTTATAAGTTTTATAGGCCTCGCATTTATCGTCGAAAAAACATTTACCTGTTTCTTGAAATCCTTTACAGTGTTCTCGGCAATAGTTATCAATCTCCTTCTGTTCTTTCTTATCAGCAGGATTATACATCATATTATGTATTTTACCGTCAACTTTACTTACATACCAATCTTTCGCTTTGAAAATAACAGGCTTTTGTTCACCCTGCTTTTCAAGCCAAGCAATCCACTCGTTACAAGTTTCAATACCTGGATGCAGATGAACAACGTCTTGATTTAATTCTGATATATATTGTATTAAAGACATTTTTATCTTTGTATCCTCTAATGAAGTAAAGGAAACAGGTTTATGTTTTTCAAGATAAGAAAACCACCTATTACGTCTTTCGTCGGAGTCTATTGTTTTAGTATCAATAAAATCCATAATTTCTTTCCTTATCTTCTCATCCTCGCTCTCTTCGTACTCTGAAAAGATTTCGTCTGCAACATTTGAACCAAATCGTATTGCAATCTTTTCACGCACTTTGTTATAGGCTTTTGCTTTTTCTTCTATAGTAAGTTCTTTCATACTTTAATAATTGTTACTTTTGGTTTTTCTTTGTGCATTTTAATTGCCATTTCAGCGTCATGAAGATTAGAATAATGCCCCGTTGTAATGGCATCTATACTTTCAAAATTCCACCAAAATAAGCCTAATATCTTTTTCTGAACTTCATAATCTATTTGTCCATTAGGATATTCTCTTCTTACTATTCTGTACTGTGCCATAATCAAATTAGATTTTCAAGTACGTATTTTAATGCTGTTTCAACTGCTTCTTCATAATAATCTTCAAGATATTTACCCGTTTCGACACATTGTATTACTTTGATATTCATTTACATTTAAGTCTTTTTCAATTCCTAATTCCAAGAGTTTCTTGGATTATTCTATTGTGGTACAAATTTTATCCATATAATTGTCTAATCTTGAATATTAGGGCCAACGCCATAACGAATTTTCTTTCTTATTATACTCGTAAACGTCACGAAGTTTTAGGAAGTTTGAAACATATTTGACAAAGTCTTCTCTCTCCTTGAATTTGAGCCGTTCCCAAGTAAACTCAGTCCAATTGTTATTGCCAAATATCTTTACGAACGCATTAAGTTGACCTGGATTGATTCGATATTTGACCGCACAGAAATGATAATCAATTTCCCCATTGAGGAATTTCTCCTTGGACTCATCCGTTTCTATACATTTCCATTCAAGATCGCAATCTTTTTTTTGTGAAATAATATAATTACAGATCGGGCGTATTATTATACCAAAGAACATAGCAATTCCCATACCCATTATCCCTACGCATAGGCATATTGCTAAACAAACGTTAAAAAAATCCATAATTTTATTTTTCTTTATTTATTTAACATTGACTTCATCTACTCATATCTTCTAACTGTTTCGAGTGCTTCTAAAAACCACTTAGTTTGTGTAAAATTGCCAATAGATTCACCTCTACAACTTTTATCATACAATTCACCAAAATGCTCTCCATACTGTAAAACACACTTATCTCTTAAGGAGGTTTCTATTATTGCATTGGAGCACATTTCTTTAATGTAATCATACGCCTCCTTATAAGTTTGATGTAAGTGTGGTGGAGCAAATTCTGGTGTACTCCACCAATGAATAAAAAAGAATATGGTGTATCTTTCAAGTATTCTGTATGGAAGAGTTCCTGTTACTCTTTCTTCCTTTACTATTTTAAAATGCTTTTTAAACATGATTTGATTCCCTATAAGGATTATTTTCTTCCGTTACAGCAATAGCCAATCCTTTTGGAATTAAGCCCATAAAGTCAAAATGATTTTTAAGAAGCCAAATAATAGAACGGTGACATGATGTTTTATATTTAAGCCCAGGATGAAGAATTGGAACAGAAGTTAATTGACGTATGTCTTCATCACAAAGTTCTCCATATTGTTTCATTTCTTCGTCAGTCATAGAGGACATTGGACGAAGATATGGCTTAACAATTGCTTTTTCTGCTTCCAACTGATCTATACACCAAGTATTTAAAGTTAAGCCATATCCATAAGTTTTTTTATCTAAGTCATCTACATATTCATAAAATACTTTTGGCCTATACGGTAACCTTGCGCAAAGATCCTTAAGCGAAAGTTCTTTATCTTGTTGTATCATAGTTATTTCTTTTTAAGCCGTTCTACAAGTTTATTTGCGTAATCAACAGCTACAAATTCAACACTTAATCTGTAACATATAGAACTACCATTCATAATGAGTTCGGGATTAGCTAACATACCTTGCATAGCAGCAATAGCAGCATGTTCTCTGACATCTTGCCAATGAGCTTCTTCTGTTGGTTCTTGAATTAATTCAACTTCTTCTGGTTTCATTTCAATTGGATTTCCATAAGAATCATATTGGTCAAGCGTAATTTTTGCATAATCAGCCAAATTAACTATTTCACCTGTTGCTTTTATTTTTACTTTCATAACTTAACAAATTTTCTGTGGTTAGGTGAAGGAATTATCATACCTCCACAAATACACCAGCCATTTGGAACATTATCCCATATACTATTTTCTTGTCTCATTTATTTATTTCTTTTATTTCTTCTGTAGTAGCTGGAATAAAATCGTGATATGACAAATTGAAATCCATAATTTTACATGGAACATTACTTCCAAATGGATACAAGTAATAATTAAGTGGTGATTCATAAATATGATTTTTAAGAAATTCTTTTCCTAAACCATAATATATATCTTTAGTAGCTTTCCAATATGATCCCTTCGTTATCCTTGGTCGTTCGTTTTCTTTAGCAAGTCTAAAGTATTTATATGTATTTTGATCACTAAACCATGCTGTTTGACCATAATGACGATCAGAGTTTATTCCACGCCAATGTGATAAATATGCTTGACCTTGTTTAAACTCACCAAATGATTTTAAACATATATACCATGTATCTGCTTTTGCATCTTTTTGTCTCATAATATTAATCTTCTAAATCATAAAAATCCTTTTTGTCAATGGATATATATCCAATTACAAATAATTTATCATAATTATGTATAGAATGCCAAACAACATCTTTCGTATCAATTATATACCAATATCCTTTTAATCTTCTTTTAGGAACTTTGGCCATATAAATATTAAAGCAAAGACATTTTTTACCAAATCCAATTACAAAATTGTTAACTCGATTATAAGTAAATCCAAAGATTTTTGTCATGATTTCCAATTATCTTTAATTGCTTTTGGATAATATTGTAAAAGTTCTTTGTCAGTACATTTAGAAAATTCTTGATAATATTTGGTATTATACTTATAAATACTACCATCTACATCAAGTTCACCCCCTTGCCATGAAGATTGTATATCCATAGAAAACCAACCTCCACCTTTTGTACGAACAAACCATAAATTATGTTCATCATACTTAGGACAGGATGCTTCTATAAAATAATCAGTATCTTCTGAATATAACCAATCGTGATTTAACTTATTATGATACCAATGATCATATAAAGTTGTTTCTACATATCCAATCGTCTTATTATCATAATTCCATTCTGGCACTATAACTTTAATAGATTTTGCTTCTTCTGGAGTTATAATTCTTTCTACTCGACAAATATAATGTCTACTTGGAGATGATTTACCATCATCCCAAAAGTGATAATATTTTCCTATTTCTGGAACTGCTTTCATAATAATTATTTTTTTTTAATTGTGACTTATTCTGGATTCGAACCAAAATATTACATCTAATGATTATAATGTTTTTCCGTTTAAACTAATAAGCCAAAAAAAATGTGAGGCTTCCACTCACTCCCCAGTGTGGTTACTGGTATTGTCTAACTATTAGGGTCAATAATCAATCGCTTCTATCTTATTTATGAAGAAGTGGATACCATGAGAACACTCATTCCATCTGTCTTCATCGAAAAAATCAGGGTAAACCATTTCGCCAACCTTATATACTACATGGTGCTGTTGTGAAGTATTTTCTATTTCCTTTATTGGATTAGCCCCATCCAAATCAGTAATAGATAACACCTTTGCCTTGTCACAACGGCATTTGTTTGTTGTTGCAGAACTTCTCTTGGCATCTTTTGGAATTAACAACTTAATAAGGTGGTTATCTACTTTCTTCCACCCTATGAATGCTCCGTCAGACGGACAAGCCATAGGAATATACGGAATATTCTTTGCTCCACGAAGGTTTGCTCCATAGAGATTTACTCCATAGAGATCTGTTTCACGGAGGTTCGCTCCACTGAGATTCGCCCTACGAAGATTTGCTCCACGAAGGTTTGCTCCAGATAGGTCTGCTTTATGGAGATTTGCTTCACTAAGGTCTACACGTTCTCTTACAGCTTGTTCTACAGCATATTTGATAGTTGCATTTTCATCCTCGAATGTAAAAAGAATACAACCCAACCTACTTTTAATCTGAATCTTTTTTTCCATAATTTTTTATATTAAAAACGTGAAAAATTATTCTCCCTTTTCTTTCTCCATTTGTGAAGCTTCTCCCATTCTGTATAATTAAACCAATATTTTTGGTCATTTACAATAATAGGATCACCTTTAAATACAATATTGTTCATACGAATTCAATAATACGTTCGTGAGGTTCTGTTTCTCCTTCTATCTTTTCTAACATAGGATTAGACCAAGCCCAAGGAATTCCAGATAATATATATCTATATCCATCACACTTATATTTGCGAGAGCGTTTTGGGCTATAAGCATCTTCAAATGATTTGATAGTGACAATTTGCCCAATATATGATAGCATATCTTTATTGAGTCCAAATGGAACTTCGTTTTCATCAAGTTGTCTTAAATCAACAACACGAACCTTTTCACCTTTTTGAAATATTGGTTCCATATTAAGCTATTTTATTCATTAGGAGTTTTGCTAACTTTTTTGAATGATAAGTATCAAATGTACTACAAATACAATTGCTATTACTCAACAGATGAATAGATGCTCGTTCGCCATCCCACACTGATACAATGAATGTTTTGCTTGGCTCAACAAAATGATAATTGTTATTAACATTAAATTCCAATTCAAATTCATCAGCCATTGCAATCATCTTTTTCCATATTTTCCATTCTTTGTATTGAAAAATAAAGCAATATACTGTATTATTCATACAGCAAATCAATACTATCAAACAAATAACATATACTGTTAATAGTATACTCGTCATAATGTTATACATAGTGCTTTTTCGATTATTTGGTCCATATTATAATACTTATACTCGGCTAATCTACCAGCAAAAATAACGTTCTTTTCGCTTTTTGCTAATTGATTGTAAGCTTCAAATAAAGTGTTGTTCCTTTCATTGTTAATAGGATAATAAGGTTCTAAACCTGGTCTCCATTCACAACTAAACTCTTTACTAATAACAGTATTTGGATTATCGTAAACAGAATCACCAAAAGATTCAAAATGTTTATGCTCAATGATTCGAGTAAAAGGAATCTCTTCATCTGTATAATTAATGACGGCGTTCCCTTGAAAATTAGGAGTTGGTAAAACTTTAGTTTCAAACTTTACAGTTCTGTATTCTAACCTACCTAACTTATAATCAAAATAAGCATCAATAGGGCCAGTATATATAACTTTTCCAGATTGAAACTGATTACGATCTTCTAGATAATCAATACCAGTGATAACTTCTATACCAGCTAGTAATTGAGTAATTAGCTCGTTATAATCTCCTACTCCTTGATACAAATCATTGAAATAATTATTATCATAAGTAAATCTTAATGGTAATCTTTTAATGATAAAAGGAGGTAATTCTTTACAAGATCTTCCCCATTGTTTTTCAGTATAACCTTTGATAAGAATATTATAAATGTCCTTTCCGACCAAACTTATTGCTTGATCTTCAAGGTTCTGAATCTCCTTAACATAAGACTGTTCGCTAATAATGGTTTTTGCTTCATTGGGAGTTGTAACGCCCCATAATTGATGAAAAGTATTCATGTTAAAGGGTAAGTTATACAACCTACCCTTATAATATGCCAAAGGGGAATTCGTAAAACGATTCAAAGTAATAAACCGCGATACGAATTCCCACACTTCTTTATTATTAGTATGAAAAATATGAGGCCCATACTTGTGAATATTGATACCTTGTATATTCTCAAGATATACATTACCACCAACATGGGTTCGTTTTTCCAAAACTAAACATCTTTTTCCTTGCTGTTTAGCACGATAAGCTAAGACAGAACCCATTAAACCTGAGCCTACAATAATATAATCATACATAATAATTAAATGTTATAGTTAATCGCTTCTTGTTTGTTTATGAAGAAATGAATGCCGTGAGAGCATTCGTTCCAACGATTGTCATCAAAGCTGTCAGGATATACCATTTCGCCTACTTTATAAGTAAGTACATGTGGTTGATTCCTATTAGTCACAGAATTTATTAACTCGTGAGTTTGCAAACTCTCAATAGACAAGACCTTAGCTTTATCACAACGGCACTTATTGCTAGCAGCAGAACAACGCTTGGCATCTTCTGGAATTAACAACTGAACAAGATAACTACGTTCTAACTTATGATCATGAATATTCTTCCATCCAATAAAAGCTCCATATGATGGACAAGCCATAGGAATATATGGCTCATATTTTGCTTTAGAAAAATCAACTTCATCTAAATCTGTCCTAAAGAAGCCAGTATGACGAAGATCTACATTGTCAAAAGTACTATGGTCACAATCACAAAGTTTAAATATAGTACTATTTAATTTAGCTGTAGTAAAACGGGCATGTCTTAAACTTGTATATTTATACTGTACCTTTATAAGTTCTGCACCATTAAAACAAGCACCAGTAAAATATGAATGTGAAATTATTGATGATACCAACTTAGCATTAGTGAATAATGCAGCTGTACACTTTACATGTGATATAGTAGCCCATGAGAGACTTGCCCCTGTGAAGTTCGCCTGTGTTAAGTCTACATTCTCTAATGTTATATTTGTTAGATCAGCTCCACGCAAATTAATTCTTTTAAGAGATGCGCCAGCCTTAATAGCAGCCTCAACAGTACGTTTAATAGTATTGTTCTCTTCTATGTGTTCAAAGAGGATATTACCATTAATATCTAATAACTTAATTGTTTTCATATTACTTCATTTTATGAATGAAATTCTTAATCTGTTTATTAATGCTGAAATATTCCTGAACAGTATACTTATCTGGATTTTGCTTAATCTCAACTTCCTTTTTAGCTAAATCAGTAAACTCTTCCAAATCTTCATCAGTCAAATCACAGTAAATGAGATCATAACCTTGAACGATGCCTATTCTACCATTATGTTCGAAAACTCTTTGATTACCTAACTTGTAGATGTTTCTATTGTTCCAATTGGTAACGAATTTCCAACCAAGTTGTGTTAGTTTACTCATCATTAGTAATCATAAAATAATCTTTGATAAGATCTTCGTTTTCTTTTAGGAAAAGATCACGTTGTTCTTTAGTGTGAAAAGCAAGAAAATGATAACGGGTAAATGATTGTTCAGTCATTATATTACCATAAAGACTTCTAATTATAACGAATTTATTAATTAGATCATTTGCCCATTCTTCATCAGTGATAGGACCACCAAATCTATTGTCGTTAGCAATTATTTGACTAATACGAGCCATAGCAAGTGCAGATATGGCTTGATCCCTAGTGGCAAACACATTATGATTTGAATGATCGTTTCCACATGCTGATGTTCTTAATATATTTGACTGTGTATCTATATAATATCCATCAAATATACTATATGGATCATATCTCCATGATGTTTTTTCTTCTTTCTTCTTGAGTAAAATATTTGTTACTGTACTCTTCTTGAGGTCAATTTCGTAACCTTCAGGAATGTCAATTGTTACTAGCATACTACTTAAAATTTATGGTTAATAATTCATTTGAATCCTTTTCTACCTTTTCTAAGGCCATATTATTAAAGTAAAAACCATTAACTAAATACGCGCAACCATCTGCATCCGGAAAACGAGAAGAATCATAAGCATTCTGGATACAATCTTCAATTATACCAGTTTTATCAAATAATGAATACAGAGTGGGTGAAACAGCTACAACAGTGTCTCTTGGAAGAAATGGTAGGTTCTTAATGTGAACTAAATCACCTTCTTTAAATTGATTCATACAAACGATATTAATGAAGGATCAACTTTTTCTGGAGGATCAGCAAGTTCTAAGGCGTATTCCTGCCAATAATAATCAATTCCTTCAAGTTTATAAAGACTTATTCCATAAGAAGTAACAATGTTTGAAATTTCTCCACACATACCAGAACATGGTAACAGTTGCTCAGGAAAAACATAATCACGATATACTTCACATAGATCTTTAATCCTTACTTTATCACCAATATTAAATTTTCTCATACAAATGATATTAATGATTGTTTAGCTTCTATTGGTTCTAATGCTCTTTCTGGAAAATAACAATTTAAACCACTAAGCTTATAAACTTTGTCTTCACCAAAAATATATTCTTCTTCAATTTCTCCGATGGTACCTGATAAAGACGAAAACCAATCAGATAAATTAAAACCATGATATACTTCATGTAAGTCCTTAACTTTTACTTTATCACCAATGTCCATCATACAAAATTAATAGTTATTTGTTTCGGTTTAGTTTCCTTGATAGAATCTTCATCCGAATCAACTAATTCAAACATTGGATTTGACCAAGACCAATTTCTACCAAAACTTAAATAATAGAAACAACCATCAGATTGTAATTCTGATGAAAAATCTTCTGGATGATATGTGTTCTCAGCAATATTTGTAATGGTTGCAATCTGACCAGAATATTGAAACATTTCAGGATTAATACCGAAAGGAATGGCAATATTACCATTATATAAGGCTTCTAGATCCTTAATCCTGACTTTATCTCCTACTTTCATACAAAATTTATTATTAATGATTCTTGTGGATCTTCAAAACATACATTACTCCAAAACCATCTTAATGGAGTGTCTAAAACATAGCAATAACCATCTCCAAATCGTGTCTGTCTTTGTTTACCACGTTCTGTAATAGTATACGTTTTACCGCTATGTCTTAACATAGAGATAGGTATCGGAAAACCAGAATTTCGTAATTCTATAAGTGATTCACGATCCTTGATTTTGACTTTATCACCAACTTTTAACATAATTCTATATAACCAACATCTCTAACACGTCTTTTAAACTCAGCTAAATCAACGTCAGAGAATTTTATGAATGTTCTTCTACCACAAAAATGATTAGGAGGTAATTCATATTCCTTACCATCACTAACTAAAATATCAATTCTATTAGACTTAACAGGAACATGATCGCAAACAGCATGCAAAGTATCTTCTAACTTGTCTTTATGCCAGCTATAAGCCTCCCTATTTATATTAATCAATCTTGTTGAGATTTCTTTTTTCAACTCTTCATACAAATCGGAATTATAACCCAAAGCAGTAACCTCAGTGATAATCTTTTGATTATAAATCAAATGCATATCATGATAGTTAATACTTTTATAAGTCTTAATATTAATATTTAAAGACTTTAAAAATAACTCCAAATCTTTTATTGTGCCTTTAATCCAATATAGACACCATTCGTTTGCACGAATAATAAAATATTTCTCCATAATAGTAAAAAAAAGAAGGCTCGTTATCACAACGAACCTTCCCAAAAACTTTAAAATTATCTTTTATGATTTAAAAGACAACGGGGGCATTAGCCCCCAAAAGAGCTAATTAACATTATCACTATTATTGTTTCAACTGAAACATGTAAATCTTTATGGCATCCTTACGACTCTTCGCCTCAATTTTAATGCCATGTATGGAAAATACTTGTTTCGGTCTATGATCTTTGTTAAGCTTTTGAATCCGTAAATTCTGAGCTTTTTTCCATGCTTTCAGTCGTTCGTTTTGACGCTCAACTTCTTCTCTTCGATTAGAAACGTCATTAGACATTAGACTGAAAAGCGCCATTTGATATAATACATCCTTTAAACTTGCCATAACTTATCCCTTATGTCTATAGCTAAAGCCATAGGACCTAAAATGATACCAAATAATAAACCGCAAATCAAATAACCCGCAATGTCAAGACACGAGTCATTACCAGTGAACAAACCAGTTACAATGTAACTTACAAAAAATAAGTAAATTATAACTAGGATCGTAATGAGAAATATGTTAAGTATCATAACTGCTTTTTTAATGTTTGTAATGCTTTCTGACGCTTCTGAGCACAATACTTACAACTCTTCTTGTGAAGTAAATAGACTTCACTGTGATGTGAATTCTCTTCATACCGATAACGATATTCACAAGAATCTATTGTTATATCCTTAAAAGAAGTACAACTGGTAAATACTAAACAGAGGAAAAATAGTAACTTCTTCATTTTTTTTAAAAATCAATTTAAAAATTACAGGAATCAATAGTAGAAGTTAAATAATCATTACCAACATGATGAACCACCCCAATGTTTATCAGCTGAATGACAAGAATCAGCCGGTATTACTACTGGTTTTTTACGCTTTGTAGTAATCTTTTTCGCTTGATTACCACAATATCTACGACAGCTTTCCTTCTGAGCACAATTCTTGCCTAAACATGGTATATATTCATTGCCTTTAGTATCACTAGGAGTGTATATCACTAATGACTTCTTGTTCCAAGAACCAGAAATGATACCATCAGGATGAACTATAATCTCTTCAAGAAAATTACTGTTGTGAGACTCATTGTAATTCATTAATTCTTTCATGTTTGACCAGGAAATGGTAATAGGAATACCATTATATATATATGTTTCATATACATAATAGTCCTGAATAACTTGCTCAACAAACTCATGATATGTAAATAATATATATCGCAAGCTTAAAAGCGTATCGTTAATACAAGACTCCTTACCATCTATGATCAAATTTCTAAAAGAAAAATCATCTACATAACCTTTAAAATAATCAATGAATTTGAAAACATCATTGATGGTGGATATATTACTCGTACCTAATACGCATTGAAGCCTAATCTTTATATGAGGATGAGTCTTCCTAAACCGCATTAAGTATTTAGGAGTAATCACAAAATCACGCTTAAAGACATCACGATCATCTATAGCATGTTTGGAAATGTTTATCCAACCATCAAAATCCTGTAACTTGTTAATGTTATAACCATTAGTATTAATGCTCAATAACATTATGTTATAAGACTTGATAATGTCAATCAATTCGTTAATCTTTGGAAAAATCATAGGCTCACCACCAGTAATCGAAACAGTACGTAACATGCCTTGATTATTCAAAGTCTTGAGAATAAATTTAGAAGATTCTAAAAGATTCTTAACGTTTTGAGGATTATCCCTCTCACTCTTCTCAATACAAAAAGAACAATTACTGTCACATCTGTCTGTACATTTAATGTGTATGTGATGCTTCCAGTCATCGTGGTACATCTTGAAATGATTACCAGCAATGATTATATCGTCTACTTTCGAACTTTTAATCTGATCTTCATTCATTTCTAATGTCGGAGACCAGAGAAAAGCCTTCTTGTTAGTTATCTTTTTAAACATAATGTTAAAATGTTATTGATCTTTTAACCAATTCCAAACACCGCTAAATATACAGTATACACGAAATAAAAGAAACCACGCTAAAGCTAAAGACAATAGAAATCCTACTATAATTGCTAATATCACTAAAATAGGTACAAAAACGTGTTCACCTATATATTCAACGTGGTTTTGCAAAATTTCAAAAAAATTCATAATTATAATCCTAATAGTATTATAAACCAAATTATTCGAGATAATTCTTAAAATTTAATGATATACTTAATGATTTGTTCAAAAAACATGTCAAAAAATTCAAAAATTTTCGAAAATTTTCGGTTTCAAATGGATTGGAAGTTCAATGTAGTTGAAGGGTGAAATTCGAAGATATCTGATAAGATAATAGAGAAAACGAGGGAAAATTAATGATGAGTTTCAGCCAGAAGTATAGGTTCTAGGCGAGATATTAAAAAGTCAAATTTTGAAAAAATAGGAGGTTAAAAAAAACGCGGCGGGCGCGGCGGTCACACAAGGTGAGGAGAAATGCTTGAAACCCGCATGAATAAAGGGATTGAGGGATGTTTGACCACTTCCCTCTTTCCCTTCTTCAAGCAAAATTAAAAACCTAATTTATTAATTTTTCAACCTAATTTATCAATTTTTAAACTTTTTCAACACTTGTTTTCTTACCCAGGAATCAATTTCCCATTGTTTAATCACCTTAGTGATGTAAATCATGGTCTTCCCTTTAAATTCTCTCATATGATGTGGTGCTTCGGTGTGAAATTCCACACGTTCTTCCGGTTTATGAGAAACACATATATTAATATCATAAGATAAGTCGCTTACCTTATTAATATAATATACGCATTTAACGCCAGATATTTCTACGCTCTTCATCGGATGTATGATCTTCTCGGTAAATAGCCCAAAGTATAGCTATGATACCAAATACTACAAATTTCCAGCTCATGCTATAATGATTAGGATGGCCATAATTATTTCGCATATTACTTCTACGCCTATCCAAGCGCGAAGGAACCAACTCTCGTTGTCTTTGATTGCATACACTTGGAGTAGTGTACACAATACAAAGAACGCGAGAATCAGTGAGGATGATACCTTATCCATGATTAGAACCGTGAAGGAGTTGCTAACCAGTCACCTATAGAGTGACCATTTACTTCGACATTACGATTAACGAAGATGTCTTTTACTCCGTTAACGATGTCATTAGCTACACGTGATGTTGCGAAATAAGTTTCGCCTTCTGCGCCTTCAAAGACGCAGGTACCCTTACGTATTGCTACGAGTATGGGCTTGCTCTTTAACTTTTCCATTTTGTTTGTATTTTGGGTTAATAAATAGTTTCTAAAGAAACCTTCTACTATCTCTCTCAGACTGTAGAAGGCAAGTTTAACAACATAGTAAATAATAAATAAACAAAAAAAACAATAGGACACGTAGAGTAGACCCGACTCGAACGGGCGACCACTTGGTCCCAAACCAAGCATTCTACCAACTGAACTACTACTCTATAGTTGAAGAGATAGGATTCAAACCTATAACCTTAGCATTAACTTATCACATCTACATGATATTTTGTTACAATAGTACTGATGTCTGGCTTCGACACTATTTGTATAATTTAAAATGCTACGCTCTATCAGTTGAGCTACTCCTCTATAGTTGCGGAAGGGTGGGACTCGAACCCACGACCTCTTGCTTATGAGACAAGCGAGCTACCACTGCTCCACTCCGCGATATATATTGATGGTTACATTTTTACGGATAAATTTACTTATACGGTTAAAAAAATGTAACCTTTTTCAGCAAAATTACATTCTTAGTATAAATACCTAAAAACCAAGTAATTAATAGTATGTGTAACATTTTTACGGAAATTTTTCACTATACGAACAAAAAAATGTTACCTTTTTTATTATTAAATAAATAAGATATAAAGTTTAATATTTATAAAATCAATCATTGAAATATAGGTTACATTTTTACGGAAACTTTTCACTATACGAACAAAAAAATGTAACCTTTTTTCAGCAAAATTAGGTCTGTGTTATAACTAATTTAAAATAAATGAATTAAAAGCCAAGGTTACATTTTTACGGAAATTTTTCACTATACGAACAAAAAAATGTAACTTTTTTACTATTTCTTTAATTTATTTGATTTCTATATATCTCTATATTATAATTGCACTAGTATTAATAATTTAATTTTAATGTAATATGGAATATAGAGAAATTGATTCGAAAGGTGCTCGTTATGTTAGCGAAATTCATGGTTTTGAACATGGACTTCCTCATGGAGTATTAAATAAAGTCAAAACCGATGTTGGTGCAACTTATTTAGCTGCCAATTGTGATTGTAAATACATTATAGTATGTCCGTTTGTTGATTTAATAGATAGTATTGCGGAAGATAAGAATAATAAGTATGAAGTTTTTAAAGGTTATAAAGGCTTTAAAAAATTCGAATTGAATTACTATCTAGAAATGAATCCTGGCATGCGTAAAATTGCAGTTACTTATGATAGTTTCGAAAAACTTACTAAATGGCTTGGTTCTGAAATATTAGAATATAAAGTACTAATAGACGAATACCATCTTATTTTAGAAGATATGGATTTTCGTCAATCAGCCATTGAAAGTTTAATGAATACTGTATCACGTTACAATCATTATACTTTTTTATCTGCAACTCCTATTGATGATACTTTAGAAATAGAATTTCTAAATAAATTACCACACTATAGAATAAAATGGGATAATACCATTAAATTAACACCAATGCGTTATAAAGTTCCGAATGTCACTGGTACTTTAGCAAAGATAATTGAACAATTTTTAGAACATGGTTTATCTTTACAAGGAGTAGATGGAAAACAGCACAACGTAAGAGAATTATATATTTTCTTTAATTCTGTTAAGAGTATTCGTCAAGTCTGTGATACATTAAAATTAGATCCAGACTTAGTAAAAATTTGTTGTGCAGATAAATCTTATAATCGATACTTATTAAATGGATATGAAATAGAATCTGTTTCAGCTCCAAATAAGACATTGAATTTCTTTACTAAAAAGTGTTTCCAAGGTTGTAATCTATTTACTGACAACGGATTAATGATAGTAGTGTCAGATGCAAAGAAAACATATACTTTAGTAGATGTATCAACCACAATGGAACAAATCGCAGGTAGAATTCGCTTTAATGAAAAGCATCAAAATATCTTTAGAGATAGACTTATTCATTTATACTCTACCAATGCCATATTACCTTCTAAAGAAGAGTTTGAAGAACAAATGGCAGAGAAAGAAGATGATGCTCACACATTAATTGATATGTCTGCTAAAATGACAAAAAAGCAATTAGCTTTACTTGCTAAGCGTCTTGACTTAGAAGCAGACATTGTTTCTATGGAAGAAGATGGAATTAAATACAATGAGCTTAAAAAGCAATATTTAATTTACAAACAAAAGTTACGTGAATCATATATGAATGGATTACATATAACAGATGCTTATAAGAGATCTTCTAAATTTAATGTACTAAAGCAACACTATTGGGATAGCTTTGAAGTCGCTTTAAAAAGAGCAAGAAGCGTTAGTTATAGTACTTTACTTAAAGAATACATAAGAACTAAAGATGAATCATTTTTAGAAGATTATCCAGAGTTCGAAGATCTTTGTAAATACGTAACTACAGGAGAAATGGAAACCTTAGATTACAATAAAGATAAATTGTTATAGTTATTAAATGAAAAAAGACTATTACCAACTATCTTTAGAGAAATCTTCAAAGAAGGTTTTGTTGCAACTTCTACTTTAAAAACAATTTTTGCTAATGCATTTAGACGACATAATATACAGATATTAAAACCAAAAGCAGCCTTAATAGAAGAATGTCATGAGTATAAGGTTGAACAAGTTGTTAAAAAAATAGCAAATAAAACTGTACGTGGTTACAACTTAGCATTAACAATTTGATTTAAAATAATGTTCCCTCAGGCAAAAATTACCCAAAATAATGTTCCCTCAGGCACGAATATTAAAAAATAATATCATTTCAGGCAAAAACCACTTAAAATAATGTCATCTCAGGCAAAAATTACCAAAAATAATACTAAATGGTGCAAAAAAATATTCCTCTCACGTTTTTAGGAATATAGTCCTGTATTGCGACTAATTAGTAACAGGATCGGCAAACCACTTAACTTAACCCATCTAACTATGGTCTATAAAAAGATCACCACTCATAGCCTAACAGCTTTAAGTAGTTCTCGATCTCTTTTTCTGACTTCGGTCCAGCCATTCGAATCTTACGGAAGTTCTTTCGAGGCATAACAGCCACGAAATCAACAACACGAATTTGATCCAACTGGAGTTCACGAAGGATATATTTTACGCGAGTAGAAAATGGTATCTCTTTGAGATACTTTACTTTCTTCTCAACATAAAATTCAATACCTTGGGCCTTGAGGAGACCCATCACGAACGCTTCTTTTTCCTGAGGAATTTGAAGCATCTGTTGTGGAATGGAAATCTTCATAACTGAAACTTGTCAAAGATTTCACAGTTCCAGGTATTCCACTCTCTTACCTTCTTAGTGAAGGCCTTAGGGTCTTCAAGCATCTCTTTAATAGAGAATGCAGAACAACCCATGTAACCACCGAGGTTCAGGCGACAAACCTTCACCTCAGGGTAGATCTCATGTCCACCCTTTTTGGCGATTTTCATCTGTCGTTTTGTTGCTTCAGCTGCCTTTTCAGCAGTACTGAATACTCCCAAAATTGAACGGTTGTACACGTCCACGCTGTTTCCGTGATTCCTAACCACGAACAACAATTTTTGCTTGTTCTTCTTTTCCATTGTTTTTTTTGTTTGATTTGAAATTATTTAAAAAAAAGGAGACCTAATCAGGCCTCCTTTATTTTTTCTACAGTTCCGTCATCCAGAACCTTGTATACAGTTTTTGGTTGTCTCAAGTTCTTCTGGCAACGAATACGAATGTCATTGTACTTGTTCTTTAATTCCTTTGCAAACGCAATTGCTTGCGATTTACTTAAGAATACACGGCACAATGCCCATATATATGGAGGTAAATCAGCACTTCGATATTGAAGTTCGACAATCCAAAACGTAATGTTCGGAAATCTATCACTCCACTTATCTTCTGTCTCTTTTTGTTGGCAGAGATGTTGTTCCTCTTCTTCATCGTAATATCGATTCTTATCGATGTCGAAATCACTACCAGCCATTCCTCTACGCACTTCTTCAATTGTCATTTTCATCTTTTCTCGAGCCTTAACCTCTACAGGACTAGGTTTTAAAAGTTTGTTGTAGGCTTGTGGGATTCGAACCCATCACTCCCTCACGAGAAGCCTGACCGTGTGGCTGAGTCTTGACCAACACCGATTACCATTTTCTTGACTATCGCCAATAAACACACTCCTGTCTCCAGAAGTAGGCAACATCCAGACAAGTTTAGAAAACTTGCAAACACTACTCGAAACCTTGTAAAATACTCCTTTCACCCTTGGCTCTTGCGGATACAGAGGATGCCTCCTCTTACCAATTGATTACTCGTTTCATTTCTACCAATTTCCTTGCGGTACTTTTGATAGTCTTCGTATTACAGAAGAACAACTGGATTGTTAGTCCCGAGTGCAGAACATTTTTGCTTTTGTACTTTTAAAATTAATAATTATTACTAATAATAAAAGAACCAACCCGAAAGACGTAGTCCTGCTTGTGAACTTACTGGCTTTTGACCAACGTATATCCCAACGCCTTTCTGCTTTCGTCTGCCACGACTACTTACTTCTATACTTACTACTAACCTATCATTTCTGAGATGCGTTGCCACACACAACCGGACATTGGCTGTCCATAGGTCTTTCAGTACAGATTAGTAACTCTTTAAGACTGGCAATCTTCAGGAGTTACTTAATGCTAATCATTGTCGGTGTTACCACCCAAGGAAGCTTGGTTAGAGCCTCCGTAATACCCGTTCTCCTCTGCCCGAGGATACTACAGATACCACTTGATTATCATTGCTTTCTTTCGGATTGGATTACTCCAACGCACACCCTTTCTTAAGGGGTATACTTTATACTCTCACGAGTTTATCCTACGACAAGAAGCCTGCCGCCAATGGGTTACCCACATTGGATTTGATATGTGTAATTAGTTTCGGTATGTAACCTACTTATAGCCTCGCGACGGAAACGCTTACACATGAGGCCATAGGGTGGATTGTCTATACATCACGTACTGACAATCCTAGAACAACAAACCATCTTATTCTAACACTTCAACCACGTCTTGGTTGAAGATGAATTCACTCTTTCGAAGTTCCCAACAATCAATCACACTCCCAAAATTCACCACTTCACAACGAAGGTGATTGAGAGTGTATGACTTCTCTGATTTCTCTTCTAGAGAGTCAACCAACCAGTCAATGGAGAACTCCTTACGTACATACGCGTAGAGTTCCTGTTTGGCGACCTCAAGTTCCGCTTGGCAGGATACTTCCTTCTCCCACCAAACTTCGTCTTCAAGGTACGGATACCCCATTTCTGAGGTACCGTAATCCTTGTATTTTAGCTGAAGTTTCATCGTTTATTGATTCTTAATGCAGTTTTTGACTCACTACCAATCCCATCACAGGATTGTTTGGTATCCATAACCGTATAAAGATATATCACACGACCGTCTTTTACTAGACGCAGAGTTTCCCCAGCAGTAGTAATTGACTTCATAAACGATATGATTTCCTTCTCATAAGAAGAAGTCAATATATCTAATACATACTGCCACTGATTGCCGATTTGCTTTTGAATTGTATACATCTCTTTTTAGCGATTAGCCACCATCGCGAGGGTATTCACGTATATTAATTAATCATAGTATTCAACGTCTCCGTCTGAGCTGAAACTACGACTACGACGTGGTGTTGGTAATACTCCACGAAGAGGATGTTTCATTGTTGGTTGTTGATTCTCATCGAAGCGCTCAATCCTGCAATATCTCTGACTCATTCTGTCAGGGTATATCTCTTTCAACTTCCGTTGACAGTCTTCAAAACTACCAAGGAATTTCAAACAGCCATTGAATTTTAACATGTACTTATCCATCCTTTGTTTTATTGAATAGATTAGTACTGTGAGGAATTTCTATTTGAACCCCTCTCAAGTCAACCCCATTTTGTCTACGCGTTGGGTATAGGATGAACCCAACAATGTCTTCTCGCTAGTCTACTACAACCTTGATGTACTTGAAGGAGAACCCTTCAGGTAAGGTTGTTGACCCTTCAGGAAGTCTACCACCTTGCAGCTGAGCTACATAGGCAATATCACCCTGAGAGAGATGAACATTAATCCTGTTCATTGGAACACCAAGAACGTTAGCTGTATCTTGATGACCAATTGCAGAGGTTAGTCCATCTGGAAGTTCGTCAACTTCCTCAAACTTTACACAGCATGGCACGTCTACCATCTGCAACGAGAAGGCATTCAATAAAAATGTCTTCATTTTAAAAGAAAACGGTGGACTCTATACTCGCGTACAAAGCCCACCTGAGAGCAAAATGACTTCAATTTGATATTTCATTCATGATCGTAAGAATGTCTGCATCATCAGTCTTAATGAGTTTATTTCCAAAGCAAAACAACCTTTTGCCACGAAATTGATATATCTGTTCATTGGCATCACCAACCATTCTGAAGTGATCATTGACAACTTTATTATCTACAATTCTCATCTTCATTTCTGCTGGTATATATATGTTTCGCTTATTTGGAAATCTGAATCTCTGACCTTTATAGTGATAGGCTGTAATTTGCACCCATACCTCCGTCACAGAGTCAGGCAACTCGCAATAGGGCATTTCGTGCCCTACAGGTTCCTTCTCAGAAACTTGATGCACATAAAGACCAAGCATTATTGGTAAACCCAGAATGGGCAGGACTAACATTGCGAGATCTTTAATTGCGTCTTTTATCTCTTCTTTCATCTTTTTCCGACACTTAACCACTAGTGAGAGGTTTTAAAAAAAACAAGCAGCGGACCCTATACTCACGTACTGGGTCCACTTAAAAACAACACTAATACTAGTTACCCGTGGTAGTATCACTCTACACAACACTTTAGTGTTCACGGGCTTAATTTACAAAGAACTCTTTTGCAATCGACAACAGATATGAAACACTTTGTCACCATATCTCTCTTCACCAGAAATGTTGGCATAATATACACCATCACTCAAATGAAAATTCTCTGGAAACATCAAGTATTGTTCACCTGTGTCTTCACGATAGAAAAAAGTTCCCTGCTTAATCAGTTTAATGGTTGTAATCCCCATACTCGTACACCACTATATATATAGTGGACAAAAAAAATAAGTAGGGGCGAAAGCCCCTTACTTATTTTAGCCGCGGCGGGTAAACTTCATCTTACCCTTGCCACGCTTGTACTCGTCTTCCGTCGCGGGAGCCATACGGTGTGCCTCGATAGGGAAGATAGTGCCATCTTCAGCGGCTTTCGTCCACTCGCTGTCACTGTAACAGCCGATAGCACTGGCCAACGAGGCCTGAACCACGCGGTTCACCTCGCAAGGAGTGTCGTCCGTGAGTGTGGTGGCGTCCTGTGGCAACACGAGAACCTTAACCATACCGACGGCTTGGTCTTTACCGTCACGCTTGAAGGTAAAATCCTCGTCACTGCCGAGAACAATCACGTTGTGGCTTCCTTCGGGAAAGCCTTTCTGTACGCTTTTGAACTTCTTGTTCGTGGTGGCTTCTGCGAACTCTTTAGTTTCCCTGATTTCAGAATACTTTTTCATTGTGTGTAAATTTTAATGGTTAGTATTTGTTTTATAACTCAAGGTGGTGGGGGGACTAAGAAGGTTGTGTACCCTCATCTCCACCCCTTCCATATTTTCTCAACTCTACGTTCCACTCTACGTTTCACTAACGCTCACTTACGTTCCATTCTTCCCCCCCTCCCCTCTCATTTCCCCTCAACACCCCAGGGGGGGATATTTTTTAACCCTATATCTTTAAAATTTTCTTTTCTCTCTTAAATATTTGATTTTCTTTCATATTTTTCTTATATTTCCCTTATCCCCTATGAGGGGTAATTTTTATTAACTATAAATATAATATAACATATGGAAGACGAAAAGATTTACGAAGGTGGTACTTTGCCAGAGGTTACTATTGATGCTTCTCGCAAGTACATATCTCATTATGATAGTAATGGTAATCCTGTATACACTACTGACAGGCGTTAGAGTATGGGTTATAACACTCCTGAGATGGAGCGTGATAACATTAAGAATATTGAGGCAAAGTCTTTATCTTAGTCTCATTATGGTGAGGATTTAATGAAGTTAGCTTAGGTTGGTATTGGTACTCCTTTATTATTAACTAATCCGATGTTAGGTTAGTCTATTTCTAGTTTGACTTCTTCGGCTGTTAAGGATATATTAAGTCATCCTATACGTAATGTTACAGGTGCTGTATTTAGTAATATGGGTCATTACGTTGATTAGAATAACGGTTTTACTAAGCGTTTCAACGAAAAGACCAATAATAAGTTTCATTTACCTAATGGTTTTTTAGGTGGTTTAATTGGCTATCCTATTGGTCGATTAGAAGGTCATGGTTTAGAGTTTACGACAAGGGAATTTGATAGTATTGTTCCAAAGCGATATCAGTGGCATGCTAGAGCTTTTGGTGATATTTTGAGATAGCCATTAGATGTTGTTAAGGGATTACGTAATGGTACTTATATTAAAGATTTGGCATCATTGAGGCGTGCCGTATAGTAGGCCAGAGGAGCCATATCAGAGGGTTAGAATTTTGCAAGAAAGTAGTATGAGGATATTACTGGAACACTTTTTCCTGAACCAAATAATGTTGTATTAAAGTCTAAATTAGAGTCTGCTGGTGCTTATCATCCATGGTCTGGATAGATTAATATGTAGCTTTCTCCTTATAATAGTAATATTATAGATAAAGATTTATTAAAAGGTATTGCTGCTCATGAATAGACTCATGCTTATGAACACTGGTTACAAAGGACATTTGGCACACCTTCATTAAATAAATATTAGGGTAAGCGTTGGGGTTGGTTTCCTAATAAGTATTTTGTTCCAAATCCTAAACATCCTATAGCTAAGAAATACTCTAAGTATTTTAATGCGACATTAAATAGTCACGGACGTGATCCTGAAGAGACTTTTGCGAATTATATGTGGTTTAAGTCTAATGGTTAGTCTGATCCTAAGTTTTACATTAAGAATACTGTTTTGGAGATGGTTCCTACTCCGAGTGGTTTTGTAAAAGATTATAAGCAATATTTACATGATATATTTAATAGTGTAGAATGATTAATAAAGATTATCATTAGAAGAAATTATTACCTAAAGGTTAGTTAGGTTTAAAATTATTAAGATCTATTATTAAGTCTTCTAAAATCCTCCCCAAAAAATCCATATTAAAAACTGGTGATTTTAAGTGGAGTGATAAAGACACAAAGGATTTTTTAACTAAATATTTTGCTAGTCAGTAGATTAGTGGTAACGACTTTGGTTTAAAGATGAATAATGTGACTACTGGTTTACCTGATAATATTATTACTCATTTATCTGAGAACACTATTGAGAGGAATATTAGAGCGATGAGGAATGCTGGTTATAGTGAAAGAGCGATTGAACAGTATAAGTAGCATTTGAATGAATTAATGCATAAAGTTAAAGTTGGTTAGTATAGTGGTTAGACTTACTCTGCTGCTGGTGTTGATTTTGAAGGTTTTTATAATGATGATAAGTTTTTCATTAGTGTTAACAAGGATTCAAAGCGTTTTACTCCCTCTTAGATTTTAAAGCATGAAGGTAGGCATATGATTGATTATAGGTCTGATATGCCTAATGAGTTACATAAGTATTTAAGTGACGCTTATGATGATGACTTTATAAATTTACCTAACAATTCAGATGAAGGATTAAAAGGTTATAAGCATATGGACAGGGAGAGGGTCACTACTAATAGGGATGCTAGGGATTACTTATTATAGTTTTCTTGGAATGAAGTTCCCACTAATAGTGTTAAATATAGTTAGGATCCTTTATCTAAGGGCATACCAGATATGATAGATGGTTAGAATGCTGTGATAGATGATGCTTCTGATGAAGAGATTTTTGCTGCTGTTAAAAACGCTAATGGTTATGGTAGGCGTTACATTGAGTATTTAAAGAAGAATGGAAAATTAACTCCTGAGAAGGCTGATTAGTTTAGGAAGGCTATGATGTATGTAGGAGGCTATGCGTTACCAGTAGCTGGTGGTATTACATTAATGTAGAATTAGGATAAAAACAATAAATAGAAATGAAGAAATTAATTAAAAAAGGATAGGCTGGTTTATTATTTAGATTGGCAAAAGGTTTAGTAAAAGCTCCGAAAGCTACTACTAGTTTAGTAAAAGCATATAATAAAGCTGGTACTGGATTAAAGAATCCATATATACGTGAAAAATTGGCTGCATCTTTAACAGATCCTGAAGTAGCTAATGATTTTATGTGGCGATATAATCAAGGTAAAGCTCCAGATATCCATCCTGCGCTTATGCGTAAAATGATGAATAATTTTTTTGCATTAGGATTGCAACATAACGATGTTGATAGGGCATTTAATAATTATTGGACTTCAGATAAAGCTTGGAGTTCAATTAACTCATTACCACAATAGTTGGATAATGCTGAGCGTATAAAACAGTCTTACTGGGACAAAATAAAATTAATCTAGGATACCGATCCTAGGTTATTTGATGTGGTATAGTAGAGTCCTCAATATACTAGTTAGGTTTACGCTGATATTAAATCTGGAAAAACTAGTGATGTTGATTCATATATTGCCGAATTAGTTAAGAATGGAAATACTTTTATGCGACGTATGAATGCTAATTAGCGTTCTGGCGCAATGCGTGGGAAACCGTTTACTGAAGAGGATTTTTTAACTATTAGAAATGGGCGAATGGATGTTGGCAGTCCTGTGGTTGTTAATGATCCAAGTATGCATTACGGAAACGAGGCATACATTTATATGCCAAAGTTTGAATCATCTGATTGGTCTTCTAGATTTCCGGATTTTCATGAATCATCTATAAAAATAAATCCAGCAGGAATACATACTCATGGTTTATTGGATGCTTTAGGTGATTAGAATTTATTAAATATTCCGTATAAATATCTAACAAAAACCATGGATCCTATTCCATTCCCATCGGGGTTCGGTCAAGTTCCATCAAGATATATTCCTAATACTGATTTAAATTACACTCATATGGTTTTTACGGTGCCATTTAAAGATCCAGTGAGTATATCTGATTAGTATATAGCATTTCCTGCTACTAGTGAAAATATTGCAAAATTCAAACCAGTCTTTGGAAGAGGGCTGAAACATGGAGGTAAATTAAAATGAAACAATTAATTTCAAAAGCTTAGATTGGAGGCTTATTAAAATTATTGTAGATGACATAGCGAGCCATTCGTGGTCGATCTGTAGCTAAGGCATTAGACAAAGTTGTAAAAAATGGTCTACATCCTTAGTTATATGACAAGGGTGTTATTTATAGAACTACAACTCCAAAAGAAGTTTCTATGTTAGAGGATGGAACTTTTGTAATACGTCCAAATACAGGAAATCATGAAGCGTATGGTTGGCGTGTTGGTTCTCCTTTTTATTAGCCTGGAAGTTACGTTGAACGCAAAATGTTATCATAGAGAAATGGTTCTATGGTTGATAATCCAGTATATTTAACTACTCCTGTAGATGACAATCTAATGGTAAGAATTGGGAGTGGTGGTCATTATAGTGCTCCTGTTAAATCTACGTCCGTTCATCCTGGCAGTATTAGTGATTATTAGAATACAGGATCTCTATGGTTTCCAGAAGAGTCTTCTATTGCTTTCTTTCCTGGTGATAAATTACCGACTTAGATTAGGAGTTGGTAGAAGGTAAATGGACAGTGGTAGTTTGAGGATATAAAAGTTCCAAAACGCATTATATTAGAATAAAAATTATATAATTGTACGCAAGAGTTGATGAATTATTAAAATATGTCAATAATAAATCAAATTAAATATGATGATGTCAAGTATTATAACATAAGAAAAGAATTAATATTATATGCAAAAAAGCAATTTAATGAAAAAGTTACTTAATATAAATAAATATAAGCAAGGCCATGTTTTGAAATATGGTGGAGGTGAAGAAGTTTTAGATCCAGCATTATCTAAAACTGTTATTCATGCTGCTGAAAATAATATTAATAAAGGTGTTTCCAAAGATGGCCGTTATTATACAGCTTATTCAGATGGAGTATATAATCCATAGCTTGGTAGGGGTACTATGACACTTGGTGATGGAGTAGCTGAAACTTCAGATGCTCCTAAACATTGGTTTAGTGGAAAACCAATTCCAGCAAAAGAAGTGGATGATTGGACGTATAATAAAATGCAGGAAGGTGTAAAAGCAGTTAAAGACGCTTATAATGAACGTTTTGGAACTAAGTCAAATCCGACTCCAGGTGATACGATTACTCCTTCTGCTTTAGCTGCAGTAGCTTCTACTCGGTATAAACTATATCGTTTAGGTAAGCATACTAATTCTATTCTTGATGCGTTAAAAAGTGGATTACATAGTAAGTTAGAATCTGCGTTATCTGCTGCTAGTGGTCTAAATAGATCTAATAGGATTGTTGAGGCTTTAGGGGGATCTTATTATAAGAGAGCTTCTGGTGGAAGGTTAATTCCAAAGGGACAGGTTGGAACAGTAATAAAATTTTTATCCAAATTACCTAAAGCAAAATTTTATAGATAGGTTACTGCAAAAGCGCTACCATCATATAAGAAGTATGGTGTTATTACTTAGGAAGGATCTGGTTCACGATATTCTGTTCCTATGTTTTCTAAAGGATAGCCATCTACACACCGATTAACAACACAAGTAGATGGGGATATATGGATTGTACCTAAAGAAGATGCTCCTTTAGAATGGGAGACTGTAAAAGGATTAGTTGTAACGCCAAAATATAATGGAGAATATAATAAAGCTCCTATTTCTTAGTTTGATTTTTACAAGTATCACACTGGAAAAGGATATGAAAAACTTTAGGATTTAAATATTTCTCCTACTTCTCATGTTGATTATTTAAAATCTTTAAATAGAGACTAGCAAATAGAATATTTAGTAAAAAATGGTTTAAATGATCAATGGTTATGGACATTAGAGAATAATCCAGATCATTTAGAAAGCGCTCTAAGAGGAGCTGTTATTCCATAATTGATTATGAAAAAATTAGTATAGAAATTTTAGCACAGTGGTAAAATTATTAGACAAAAAGAATATCCAACAACTCCTATTGGTTTAATACGAAGTATATGGGATAAAGCTACTGGCAATGATACTTATGAAGTTAGTGATGAATTAACCGAATTGGAGGGTGAACCATCTATTGATATGCGAACTTCAGACAGAAGAAATTAGGATTATTGGTCTCCTACTGGATTTAGAGATAGATGGATAGCGAGTATGGAAAATAATACCAATCCGCTGGTTGGTATAAAACGAACGTTCGTACCAGCTTTATCCATAGCATTCCCAGTATCAAAAGCTAAGACGGTAGTACAAGGAACTCCAGCAGTGATAAAAGCAATTCCTGGAGCTGTAAAAACTGTTTATAATACAGTACGTACTAATCCATAGCTCATTAAAGATAAAGCATTAGATTTTGGTGCGGCTCTTGTAAAAGGAGCTATAGGAGGAGAAGCAGTTGATAGTGGTATGAAGATTGCTACTGGTAAAAATTTTGGAGAATATGTAGCACCTATGTTTGATATTCCAGAAACAGTAGCTTCGTTTTTTAATCCTGGATTTGCGCTAGGTGCGAAGAATTTTGGACTTAGAGATGCTTTGCGTAAAAGAAGATCTCTTAAAGCTAAGAAAGCTGAATTACAAAAAGAGGAAGACGCTTTAGAAACGATGCAAGACGCATTAAAGGTATAGTCTGCAACGGTACAGGGTAAGATAAATGATTTATATGATAAAATAAATGAAATAGAGAGTGAGAAGATAAAGCTTAATAGAGATAGTAGATCTGTTGATTGGAGAGTTTTGTCTGAACAAAAAAGAGATGCAAAAAGTCGACAAATTACTAGGAGTAAAGTTTATTAGAAATAGTTACCTCCAATTGAGTCCTTCTAGGTATCATTAAAATAGCCAATAATTTTAGACGCCCATTCTGCAAATGATGCGTAGACACTTTCTGTTTTAGGGAAATCTGCTACAGTACAAAGATCTAATCGAACACTGGAGAAAGTTATAAATAAAGCACAATGGCAGCATACTGGAGATATCTCGGCCTTAGAAACTACCAGGACGACAGGTGGGTTTCCGATTATAACTGGAGATACTGCACCTATTTAGGAATCTATTGGTAAATACATTACTGAATTAGAAAATAAAATGGGAGGCGATGGTGTTGTTGCTGGATCTTTGGTAAGTTATAGAAATGGACTTATAAAAGGAAGTTTAGATAAATCTGACAAGTTAATTGGTCCTGCTGATACTGAAATTTACACAACTAGACCACGTCTAGAGTCTTTAAAGAAAAAATTAGAATTCAAATAGTATCGAAATAATAGTATTGGCGGATAGAAAGGAACTTCTCCTTATACATTTAGAGCACATGATTTAGACCATCTCAATGTTGATACTGAAATTAATCTTATTGATGAAAATGCTGATGGCTTTGCTACTGGTAAACTAGCTCATTAGATTTATAGATCTCTATTTCCTGAGGAATATAGTAAATTGGCCTATGATTATACTATGAATCCATCAAACTATAAAGGTCAGTAGTTCTTAATTGATGATCTAGAAAATTTACCATTACCAATTAAAGCTGAAGATTTATTTTAGTTGTTAAGAAATCCAGAAAACATGCAAAGACATTTATTAAGTGATATGGTCTCTGCAGAAACATTTACAAAGCCAGATAATGTGAAGCATAAAATACGATAGTTCAATGTTTTATTAAATACCGATCCGAAAGTTTAGTAGTCCTACTCGTAGGCATTGTAGAATCTAGGTAAAACAAATTTAGGATCTTAGTTTAAATTGGGTACTGAATTATATCCTAATTTAAGTTTTAAAGACTATGAAGCAAATGCAAAATTTTTACAAGAAGTTCTAAATATTAGTGAAGAAGAAGCTAAAAAATTTGCTACAGATGAATAGTTGATGCGTAATGTATTTAATACATACAATTTTGAAATGTCTACTGGAGTAAGGATGGTTGGTAACGATGTAGTAGCAGAAAAAACTGCAAGTGGTTTACCATATCATAATGCTAAAATAGAACTATTTACTGGCGATGGAGCATTTTCTGGAGGAACAGGTTCTGGTGCAGGAATAAATACTGCTTTATTAAACCCATATGGAGGATGGCGTCCAGGGCAAAGCGCAACTGGTTATTACAGAAATGTAGCCGCTATTACTTAGCGTCCATTAACATATAAGCCAGAAAAAATAACGACTCCATATAGTTTGGTTGAATAGGTTAAACATCTTTAGAAAAGCTTGAGCCCAGAATTTTACCATGGAGATTTAGCTGATTTTCCGATTGATAAGACCAACTCAATAACATATAAACATAAAGTAATTGACGATTTAAGAAATAAATCTAAAGAACAGAATGTTCCAGTAACATTATAGATGGGACTGTATGACATGGGATATTCTGGCGGATTTGCAGAACCTATTGCATCGGGTGCTAGAATTGTTTCTCGGAAAAATCATCCAGAATTAGGATCTTTATTAAAAGCAATATCTGAATCGACTGGAAATAATGATAGCGTTCGCCTTATTGAAGCTCCTCCAAGTGTAAAACAAGAAGTGTTATCTAAACTTGAAGCATTATTAGATAGATATCATAAGATTCCAAAAGAACAGTATAGAAAATGGTTAAGAGGAGAGGCTTATTTCATTGATGAACTGAATTAGGATCCATTTCAAACTTTGACTATAAGACGTAGACCATATAGTATGCCGAGTCCATTCCGTTATATCGACGGATATAGCAAATTGACTGAACGCAGATATGACCTGTTAGAACAATTACATTATTTAAGAGCGAATAGCGATAATTATACTTCTGCTGAATTTCTCGAAGAACAGAAAAAAATTTTATCCGAATTAACTGAGATCGGACAAAAAATTAAAAAAGCACATAAAGAAGTATCAACAAAACGATATTTATTATAGAAAAATAGTTCAGATGCAAAAAAATCATTACAGCATTACAAAAAACGCAGAGACGAAATTAGAAAATAGGATAGCGAAACGAGGGATGCTATTAGTGAGAATAATCTCCAGCTAAGTAACAACAATATAGAATCTTGGTATAATCAAAATAAAATTATGAATAAACGATTAGGTTGGGGATTAGCTGGAGTTGGATTAACACTTGCTAATTTTATGGCTTATATGTCTAATAAGAATAAACGAGAAAACATCAAACATTTAGTAGATGAAGGATATGATTTATCAAATCCTACAGTTAGAAATTTAATCGCAGATAAAGATTGGAGAACACTTTATAGATATTATGATCCACGTTATTTAAAAAATCAAGAACAATGAAAAAATTAATTCCAAAACATCAAGCAGGAGCTATCGTACGAAAGGCTGCTCCAATTGTAAGCAAAGAATTGGCACCAACGGCATAGAAGGTAATTAAATATATCCTAGCCCGTGCGTCGAAAACTCCAAAATCAAACAATCCAAAAGCTGTTGTATAGGCAACTGACGCTGTTGTTTCTAAAACTGCTCCATATCAATCATTTCGATATGTAAAATCAATAGAGTAGCCGCAAACTGAAACTTTTGGTATTGTTGGCCCAGTATCTTTGGACAACGATATGGTGTTATTACCATATACAGAAAATCTTTATAAAACATTACGTACAACTCAACTTGATAATGTTCCTGAGTGGATAGATATACCACAAACTGAAATTGGAGATGTTATTCCATTGACTCCAATTTAGCCTTATCCATCATTATAGATCCGGAATGGCTACAAAATACCTAGGTATATATATACAAACCACCCAGAACGCATAAATGACCCAAATGTTGAAATTGATCTTATTCGATAATGAAACACTTAATTCCAAAGAATCAACGCGGTAAAATTATTGGTGAAATCATAAACCGCATTACTCCTAAGGTTGCTAAAGAATTACCAAAGTTAATTAAATCAACTCCTAAGTCAGCTGTAACAAAACAAGTATAGAGTAATGGAAAGATAAGATTATCTTTACCAGGTAGTACTAATGTACAACCAAGATAGATTGTATTAGAACCTCAAGGAAATAATAAGTTCTATGTTCATATAAGAACTTGGGATGATGTGTAGAATAAAGTTCCAGCAACAATTACATAGGAGGAAAAGCAATAGTTATTTGATGCTTTATATGATGAATTACCAGAAGGAGCTGAAATATTATTTCCACAATCTGGTCCTGGTAATTATGCAACAAGAGGAACTGTTGCTGGATTATAGAAGTTAAGTAGAGATCCAAGATTTATACCTGGTAGTAAAGGTGTATTACAATATAAAGATAGTAAGACAGGGGAGATTAGAGAATTTGAAGGAACTAGTTTTATTAAGAAATAATACAAATAAAGCCAGACTATTAATTTAGCCTGGCTTTATTTTTTTTATTTTATTATCTAATTAATAATGACATCCATTAATTATAATGTGATTATAATCTTCAGCTGTTTGATTACTCTACTCAAATTCCTGCCATTTACTTCTAATCTAATCAAAAGATATTTCTTTTTTTAAATATTTACTAATTTCGTGCCTTGTAGGATAGAGACCTTTTAATTTACATTTATATAATATATAAGGTAAAAATTTGTCTAGAATATAATCAGAGTATTTTATCCCATTTAAAAAATATTCTTGTAATTCTTTTTCTAAGTTGTTATTGTATTCTATATAATTAAGTTTAGGAATAAAATTAAAGAAGTGTATTATTTTACTAATTAATTTCATATGTAATAGGATATTTTAAAAGATTAGCATCTTGCCAAAATTTTATTTTTGGTAATAACCTCTTTTTATTTTTCTATTCTGAGACCTCTTTATCCTACAAACGTTTTTGATATGCATCATATGCATTATCTGATAGTTTTTTAATTCCAAATAAAGCTCCTAGTTTTCCAAGTTTTTTCCATGGTAGAAACGCCATTACTAATGGATCTTGTGGAGATAGCGGCTTGTCTTTAGAATATAATCGATGAATATTAGAATTTAAATAAGCGTCATTCCATTCTTTTGAATTATATTTTATATCTTCTTCCATTATGTTATTTTTATAAAATGAGTATTATATTTTAATAAATTCAATTTTAAATATAAATACTTGATTTTTCAAATAATAAGATATATAATGTGTAAAATAAACGATAATGTATTAAATATTTTAAAAATAATACTATGAAAAAATTAATTAGAAAAGGCTATACTGGATTTTTAACTAAGTTAATTCGTAAACCAATTCTTGCATATATGTTTAAAAAGCAATATCCTTATTCTATGATGCGAGTTATTGGAGAAACTAAGTTACCGATTCATAAACGTAATATGCCATTTAATGTAGAATAGTCAAGATTAGCTTCTGGCAATACTTATATACCATATACAGGGCCAACTCATTCAATTTCTGAAATAGTTGACTAGAATGGTATAGTTAATCCATATAAAGTACGATCTATCATGAATGAAGTGGTTAGTGGCTTGTAGACATAGTATGGTAAAACTGGTATATATCCTGCTTAGCTAAGATTAGAAAATCCAGCATGGCATTTTAATGATCCTACGACATGGGATCATTCCAAATTAGTAACAAAACGCGCATTTGCGGTAACATAGCCTAATGGTTATTCTAAGCAAGATGCTGTATCCGCATCATTATTACATGATGCTGGCAAATTATTATCTGGCGACGGGCATGGTCCTATTGGTGCTTCTTTAGTAAGTTAGGTTTTTCCTGATGCTTCAGAAGATGTTATACAGGCTATATATCATCATATGGAAAAGCCGTATGATTTAATGCCATTTGCTAGATATGTTAAAACAATGGATACAGGATTTATAACTCCAGAAAATGTTAAGGAAATGCCTTAGGAAGCTATTGATACAGCAGTAGAACGAGCAAAGAGGAGTGGAAATCAAATTGGTTTACAAAAATTACAAGAAGTATTAGAGCTACGTAATAAATCTTTTTAGAATAAATAATTGCAATATAAATAATGACAAAAATGAAAAAACTAATTAAAAAACATTAGAATCCATCTGGAGTACTTAATATTACAACTTATATTGATCCAAAGTTTAATGCGGAAGAATACCATGATGCAAAAATCGAACCGGCAAATCGTAGTTGGATACGTAGAAAAAGCGACGAATTAGTTGGTTCAATAGGATCTTAGCTTAGTGGCGAATAGCCAGTATCATTACCTTTAGCCACAGCGGGCGCTGCTACTGTAATTGGCTTATTACATCCATTGGGCAGAGGTTTGACTTCTGCGTCTAGTTTAACAAATGGAGTAATGTAGTTAGGGAAAAATATTGGCTGGGTTGCAAAACCTTTAGCTAAAGCTGAAATTCTTGGAGCTGGTGTGGATTCTCTTACAACAAAAGTTACTGGCAAACCATGGAATGAATTTGTTAGCGAACAACTTGATATTAATCCAATCGTTGCAAATTTTACCAATCCAGGAATTTGGATTGCTGGTAAATCTTGGAGAAAAGGATTTAATAATATAGTACGTAATATTAAACAAATTCCATATTATTTAAAACCAACTGTTAAAAATGTAACAGGAAGTAATATTCCAGCCACAGTTATTAGTCCTTCATCTGTTACCTATGGAGGTAGAACAGAATCTTTACGTCCAAGAATTGAAGCTAAAAAGCATGGTGGTCCAATTAATAATTTTAAAAGAAAATATTAGGTTGGTGGTTTGGTACGTAAAGCTGCTGGCGCTGTAACAAAGAAGGGAATGCAAAGAATTGCAGAAAGAGCTACGGAATTACCAGTATTACAAAGACTTGTTGGTCACTTTGATAATTTCCGCAATTGGTTTGGTAATCCTGCTAGGCAAGAAGTATTAGATAATACATCTTTGTCTTTGGCAGAATAGGGATTAAAATAGCCAGTATGGTCTGAATTTATTGCAGAAGATCCAGAAATGATGGAATTAATTGGAAAAGATCCTGCTGCATCAACTGCTTATTTGGATATGATTGGTAGTATTGATGGTAGAAAGCTTATTGGATCTCGGCCAGAACCAATTGTTACGCCTTTAAGAGCTGCTGAAACTCCAGTTACTATTCCTACTTTAGTTCCGAAAACTAATCAAACAAGTGCAATTCCAGTTGGAAGTATTATTGAGCGTAATGGAAAAAAATATGAAGTTTTAAAAGGTCATAAGATAAGACCTTATTTTGGAAATGCATAGGCTGATCCAAATATTAGAGTGATTACTCCTACATAGTAGCAAGTAACAGAAACAACAATGTATACACCTGGTTAGGGAACTGTTAAAGTTGTAGAAACTTCATATAAAGTAAAGCCAGAAGATAAATTTGATGATGATTTACATTTGTAGTCTATAACAAAACAGCGTATTAATAAAGACTTGAAAAATGAAGAAACTGTTTAGAATGCATCAAAGCCAAAAAGAGGAAGACCAGAAGGACTGTCAAATTAGAAAAAATTTGAGTTAATAAGAGAAAATAACCGTCTAACGTCATAGTAGGAAAAAGAATATGTCAATTTAAATAGAAGATAGTGGAAATGGTAGAATTTTAATGGAGATCCTAAAGTAAAAGAATAGTAGTTACAAATAGTTAAAAAAGACTATATGGCTTTTATAAAAAGAATTATTGATGAAAACAGCGATTTTCTTGAGAACATACATTGATTAATCTTTTTTAACAATCATTTTAACAATTCTTAACTATATTAAACTTGCATTTTTTGAAAATTTGTTTATAATTGCATTAGATAAAATAAACAAATTAATAACGTTAAATTTTACTAATATGATACATGAATTAATACAACAGTTAAAACAGTTAAAGCCTGGTAAGGGTTAGTTGGTAGTTGGTGATACTACAATTAATTATGACATTACTGATCATGGATATTCTATTCGGATGACATCTGGATATACTCCTGAAGTATCTGGTTTAAAAGATCAGCCAGAAACATAGAATAGTGCAGAACAAAGAGCTGTAGCAATTAAAAATGCTATTAATGCTCATGTGGAACAGTTTAAGAAAGATATTGATGCTATTAGTGATGAAGTCTTTCAAGAGACTTGTGAATTATATTCAAAACACAGTCCTATTTCTTTAAATGAATTAAGTAAAGCTTTTGATAAGGCGATTGATTTTAAACTTATTAAAAGAGGAACAGATACATTTAAACGATGCGTCAATACAGTAATAGATAATAAAATTGAGGGGTTAAGAAAGCAAATACAAAAAGTTTAATATAGTGATTGGGGTGCAGCATTACGGTTCTCATGCAGCGGGCTCTAACCCCGTGTTAAAGTGGGTTCGACTCCCACTACCCCAACATTAAAAGCTTATGAAATTTAAATATAAAGGGAAAATATATTCTCCAGTACATTTGGAGAAAAAGTTAAGAAAACTTGGAATATCATTAGAAGATGTTGAGATTATTGAGTATGATGAAGATTTAACTCAAAAACCAAAAGAATTAGAAGATATTCCTTATTATTTTTTTAAGAATAAATACACTAATGAAATTATAATATCTATTTATGATAATTTAAATAATATGATTTATAATAATGAATTAGGTATTGGGATAAAAGGTTTTAACATTAATGATTGGATGATTTATGAAAATTGATGATTTAGTACCTTCCGAAATTGTATATAATGGACTAATGTCTTTAACAGATTTTTTAAATTATGCTATTTAGATTGGACATAATGTAAGAGATAATGAGCTACATTGGATTAATGAATATATGGAATATGCGAGCAGTTGGAAACAAAGTAATTAGAAAAATTTTTGACTCCAATACAGGAGAAATTTTAACTCAAGAAATGGTTATGAAGAATGAGCGTGAAGCTAGAGATTTTGTAGCTATTGACATTAGAGAACCAGGAGTGATTTATGTTGAAGAAGATTAAAGAAAAGTATAAACTGATTCGTCGCCGTCATAAGATTAAAATGTTATGTAAGGCATTTAAACGAAGTATAAAAGAAGCTAACTTCATTGATAATTTTGCGAGATAGCTAGAGTTTGAAAATGATCAGCATTTCCTTGATTGGCAGGACGAATTAAATAAAATCAGTGTTAAGTAATATGGAAAATGTTTTAGTGTTAACTTTAGAATAGGCATTAAAGCCTAATGTGGAAGAACTTTATCAGTATAATAAAATTTTTATTCCAAAAGAATTTAAAGACAAAGCAAAGAGTGCAGTAAAAATTTGTTATGCTCCGTTAAATAATGTATATTATTATGAATCATATGGAATTGGAAAATAAAATTTGAAAAACAACTTTCTTCATAATGTCAATTAAATAAAGAACCCCGGCCTCATTTTATTGAAGTCGGGGTTTATTATGTTAATATTGAATGCCTCCACTTATAATTTGTCAATAGGCATCTCTAAATTTACTCATAGTTCTTCGTCTTTAAAATTATTATTTTTAGGTTTATTCCAAATTGCTGTTACAGACTCAATTCCAAGCAATCCCATACAACAGAATAAAAATGTATCAGCTATACTTGGAATTTCAAGTCCATATAATGTTGATAATATAATTAATATTAATATTGTTAACCATCCAAGAATTCCACAAACTCTTTTAGAAGAAATACGATGAGTAATTCCAGAGGATAACAGTTCATTAAAAAACTTTTTCATGATGTATATTTCTTTCTATACTTTGTACTACCTGCTACGAACCAGTCTGGCGCTAAATGTAAATGCGCTCCATATCCAGACCTATTAGTTTCGTCATTGATATTATAATTATTTGCCTTGGCCCATTCTACAAACGCTTCATTAGAAGTAAGTGCATCAAACATCTGTTTGAAATCACCATTTTTAGGAACAATATCATATGCTCCCATATGTCCAGATGCGGAAGCTCTTGATTGTAAATGCCAACTATGTTGAGCTCCTCCCACTTCAGCATTATGTTTATCAGAACGTGTATGACTAGTTATATTTACAATAGAATCCAACCCAGTAACTTGTAAAAGTTTATCGAGTGGCATATTATAATATTGACTTGCTGTATTATACTTTAGAGTCTGCTCTTTTTTTTTATTATCGTCGTTAGTTCCTTCGTCCTCTTCTACGCTCTAAGTACCAAGATTATAAACAGATTCTAATTGAACATTATCATCTTCATCATCAGTACTTGATGTGCTTGTAGAAGATGCAGACTATGTTGAAGTCGAATCATACAATCTTTGACTCATTAAATTTAGGAATCTATCTAATTTATCATTACCATTCAGTGTATTATCAAGAAAACTTTTTTGTGTTCTAACATGTCTTACAGGATCATTTGCTTGCTAGTATACTGAATATGGTACATTTGTATTATTATTATATGAACTAACGATATCCCATGTATTAAATGCCATATTATTTTAATTTTAAAGTTCTAGGATTAATAACTCCAGTATCGTCAAGTACAGATACATGTCCAAATGGTTGATGTACTTTAGGTATTAATCTTTTTTTATTTTTAATTTTTCCACCTTTTTTAGCTGATTGAGCTTGATAAAATTGCATGAATTGCTATAACAAAGCCATTGGATCGTTTTGCTGTTGAGCGAGTTGCTGTGGAGTAAGTTTAATTTGGCGTAATTGTAAAGATCCATCCTAGTTAAACTTCAGCCTAGTTCCTCCAGCTTTAGCATAAGCATCTGCGGCAGTAATTTCTCCAGCTTTATATTTATCTAATAGGCCTTTATTTTTTAGTGTTTCTTCTAATTTTGTTTGATCGGCTTGATTATTAAACTGTTTTGCATTTGCTGCAGCATTAGCAAATGACATTGCAATTTTTTGTCCTCCATCTAATATTGAATTAGTTAATCCTTCAGCTTTTTCGTTATTAGCTTTGCTTATTGCTTGGTCTTCTAATTTCTATGTCTATATGTCAGCTTGTTTTTGAGCCATATTCTAAGCTAGCTATTGATTTATAGCATCAATATCCATTTGTGTAGAATGAGGTTGGCTAGCAGGTAGTCCTGACTTCTAAAAGGTATTATAATCAAACTGCATAGCATCAGCCCACATTAATCCACCAAACTAATGTTTCCATTTTCTACTATTCTAAGCAAAGATAGCCTTCTTTCTAATTTTTGGATCAGGACTATTCTTGCCTCGCTATATACATTTATTAGTAACCTTACCATTACAGTATTTGGTAAAGCTTCCTTTAGTAGATTCTTTTATATGTATTCCACTTCCTTTCTTGTATCGCGGAACGAGTTTTAATGCATGATTTTCGTACATAATTAATTAATTAGATTAAATATTTGATTTTGCTGAATTATAAGATTATAATGTCCGTAATTCAAATTATTTGTAGATTATTTTATTTTATTTAGATTTAATAACAGATATTAACATTAATTAGAGTTTGCATGGAGTAGACTGAATTGCAATTTAAAGCTCAACTGATATCAGCTTCATTGGTGTTGATAGTAGGTTGTTTTTTAATTGTTTTTGGTTTTATTGCTCCTCCATTAGGAATCATAGATAGTTCCGTGCTTGTAGCGTTTGGAGAAGCATTATCTTTTGTTGGTGCAATTCTCGGAATAGATTATCATTATAAATATAAATATAGAGACAAATGATCGCTATGTAATCCGCTCTTTGTGATTACATAGCATGTTAATGAATATGTATTATGGACATCACGAAAAAGAACGGAGATATATGTTACAATGACGAAAATCATTGTTATTGGAATGCTAATGATGAAGATTTAAAATATATATCAGTAACCACTTTGATCCACTCATTTGAACAACCTTTTAATAAAGAATTCTATAGTGCTTTAAAAGCCTTGGAGTTATTAATCCCGAAAGACAGGTGGCAGATGGAGAAAAAGTCGTTACTGTCTTCTAAGCGTTTCGATAAGAAGATTTTGGATCTATATGACATATCGGAGAATGATTTTAATCGAGAACAACAACGAATTTTAGATGAGTGGGAAGAAAGCAACAGGTCCGCACGCGAACGTGGGACAAAAATGCATGCGGACCTCGAGCGTTCTTTCTACGATACCGATATTAATTTAACTAAATTTGGTATTGGCGGTAAATTAACCTATCATAGGGAGAATACTGCCTCAGATTTACAGAATGGAGTTTATCCTGAGTATTTGATAAACTATTCGTCAGACGATAAGATGATTAATATAGCTGGTCAGGCTGATTTGTTAATTAAAGATAATAATGATATTTATATAATAGATCATAAATTCACAAAAGACATAAAGACTAAAGGGTATTACGATCAAGGTTTGCATAATACACAAAAAATGTTATATCCTGTAAACCATTTAGATAATTGCAATTATAATTTGTATCAATTGCAATTGAGTTTTTATGCCTTTATGATAGAGAGTCAAAATGAAGATTATCACATTAAAGACTTAATGATTAATCATTATGATTATAAAGGTAATAATACATTATATCATTGTGATTATTTAAAAGATGATGTAAAAAGAATATTGGATTTCTATAGGAAGAAATTAATCAGAGATCAAAAACGAGAGAGACGAAAACCTATTGTTTATTGAAATATGTATAATGTTGGTCATATTGTAAAAGGAATTGTCAATGACGCACTCGATTTAAATATGGATATTAGTGAAAAGAGAATGTAGATTTGCAGAATCTGTCCTTTATATTCTAAGAAGTTTGACGGAATGTGCAATAGTAAATTATGGTTAAATCCAGAAACGGGTGAAGTTAGTTTAGAAAATTTAGGAGGAATGAAAAGAGGTTGTGGATGTAAATTGTCATGGAAAACGAAAGTTGTTGATGAGGTATGTCCAGCCGGTAAATGGTAATGTTTAACAATTAAAAATGATAATGATTATGGAAAAAGGAAATTTGTAGACATCAAATGAAAAATTAGCCAGAATGGTAACTGGTATTGAGAGTGACGCAAAGCATTTTGAGGTAAATGGCAAATCGAGTCAGGAATTATTTGAAATGGAGGCTCGTGAAAAATTCAATCAGAAAGTAGATGAAATGACCTCTAAACTAGCTGATAATGAAAATGTAGTAAAGAAGTTTTCTGAGAAACTTAATGATATTATGCCAGACCTTGAATTAAAGGTTATTAATAATAATATCTTAGTACGCCCGTTTAAAGAGAATCCTTTCCAAAGGATTAAGAAAAGCGCATCTGGTTTCATTTATGATATTGAAGGTTATAAACCTACATATAAGAGTAATGAAACTGGAGAAACAGAAGAAGAGAAGAGTATTATCACGGTTGCAGAAGTTGTAGAAGTTGGTCCTAAGACTGAGTATATAAGACCTGGTGATACTATTTTTTATACCAACACTTCTATGGTTAACGTTCCATTTTTCAGACAAGGTTTTGAGATGATTAATGAGAATAGAGTTATTGCTGTTGTTAATACTAAATTAACAGAGCGTTTTGAAAGTATTAAAAATTAAATTGATAAGAAATGAATTATACAGAAGAAGATGATAAGATTTATTTTCTCCCTGGTTAGAGAGTAAAATTAAAATAGCAAATAGAGAACTCTCCCACTATGATTGTAGTGTCGAAAGTATCTAATGTCTTTAAACATTAGTCTGACTAGAAAAGTAATGCTTTAAAAGGTATTAAATGTATGTGGTTTAATACTTTAATGGAACTATAGGAGGCAATATTTAATACAAAAGACTTAATTAAAATTGACTGATTATGGCAGATTTTGATTTTAATCAATCATACGATGCGATATTAAATGCTGCTTAGTACAAAGGTAGAAGAAATCGTAAATTTTTACGATAGAGATTAAACGCTTCACCAACTACTGCATATTTTGATGGAGAGAAGTTTAGTTACGCTAATAATCAAAATAATGGTGTAAAGGGATGGGATGGAAGTAACGGATGGTCTAGACGCGAGGTGAAAAACCTTGTTCGTTAGAGTAGAAAAAATTGGGACAAGGCTCGTTCAGAATATGATCCATCTAATATGTCTAATACAGCTAAGAATTAGGCTAAAAAATTTATTTGGGACCAAGCAGCAAAAGGAATTGATACTTATTCTTTAAGTTGGACACCAAATCCATATGCTCAACAAACAATAAGTACATATTTTCCTGAATACGATAGATATTTATATGTAGATCCAGATGATCCAACAAAATTATATGATAACGAACACGACATGTTATTAGGATAGAGTAGTAGTTTTAAACCAGTACATCAACAAGGAGGCCAATTGACTTCTGGTCAGGCTGAATTAGACCAGGATGAACAAGTTGTTTTACTAGGTATGTGTGCATTTATTGGTGCCAATCCAGATAAAACACTTTAGGATGCCTTACAAACAGTTATTCCCGCATACATTCAAGATCCTAATTCTCTTGCAGAATTAGTATAGAATGAATAGTTAGTAAAGAAGGGAGCTAGTATTATTCAGCAAAAAGAGCCATAGGCTTTAGCTTAGTTACAACAGCCAGGTACTATTAAAGGTATTATGCAACAAGCAGCACAACAAACAGCACGAGTTCAAAGTGCTAAACGTGGTGCTAAGTTAGAGTATATTAAAGAGCTCAAGAAGATTTGTCCTGAGGGTTATGAATTAGTTTATATGAAACAAGGCGGAACTATGTGCCCAGTATGTAATAAGGTTCATAAACCAGTATAGGCAAAATGTGGAAAAAAGATCACAAAGAATTGTGGTGGTAGTAAAGTCATGAGTGCCATTAAGGCTTAGATGGCTTGTGGTGGTAAAGTGAAGAAACATCAAGGTGGTGGTACTGCTCAATACACCAAAGCTCAATTAAATGGAGAAGAGCCAGTAAAAACAGTTAATGGTGTTAATTATTACTTCAACGGAGATGGTAAAGTAGTAGCAGATCCTAAAGGTAGACAATCTATAAATACTTGGGATTAGTTGGATTCTATGATCTTAGATTTTAACAAACAACCGACAATGGAAAAATTTAGAAGAATTTAGAAGGCGAATCGGACATTAGCTAGTTTGGGTGAAGACGATTATGAAAGATATAAAAAGAGTAAAGAAACAACGAGTAAAAAAACAACGCCATCACTTAATAGAGACGCCTTAGCAAAGATTGGTATTAAATCTGAATGATTAAATAAATGATTAATGATAATAAGTAAATGAATAGTTTTTTTTCTTATGATGATACAACTGGATAGGTGTAGTTAGAAGATCCTGGTGTACTTTTAATCAAAGAATTTGATGCATTATTAGATGTTAAAAGAAATAAATGTCCAGAAGATAAGACTGGCAAACAGAAATTAAGAGCTTTTCGAGAGTTTAAATATATCTATTTAGCCTTACATTGGCTAAGTCCATACAAAGATATGTTTGAACGCGAACGTCATGAGTATGCCTTATAGGATGCTAATATGACAGAAGAAGAGTTCAATGATCCTGATTTTCGTGCAGCCTGTAGAAAATTCAAAGAATTACAAGAATCAAATAGAAGTATTCGATTACTTCAGGCTGCACAAAGAATGGCCGATAAATTTATAGATTATTTTGATTTTGTTGATCCAACAGAAATAGATGACTAGACAGGAAAACCATTATATGATGTAACAAAATTACAACAACAAATTTCTAATCTTCATAAAGTTCATGAAGAATTATTGATTCTGGAAGATCAAGTTAAAAAGGAAATTAGCGAGAAATCTAGTATTCGTGGTGATGCTGAAGATGGCTATTTACCTGATGATTTGTGATGAATTATGGAATAGTTACCAGAAGAAGTATTGAAGATTCTTTCTGAAATGAAATAGAAAGAAGAAAATGAATTCAAGGAGATTAAAAAACAAGTTGAATAGTTACACAAGGGAGAATGGGATGTTAAAAAAGATGATCCTATCCCATTCTTTGATACTACACTTAGTTATGAAATAACTGGATATAGACCGATCAATCAAGATCATGGACTTGATTTTAATCCATCTTGGTTTACAGAAGCAAGGGATGGTTTCTTAAAAAATGGACATTATACTTTAGCAAAGAAAAATACTAAAGCTTTTAAAGATTTTTGGCATTAGTAGTATGTCTATTGCAGGGATGGAATGACAGTAAATGGATATACTATTACTGGTAATCATTATTTCTTTTTAAATTTTTATTAGTTACCTAATCCAAATGTAGAAAAGGCAGGTACCTCAAGAGCTTTAGTATTCCCTCAATTTTTAGTATATCAATATGAATATTTCCATTACTATGAATTATGTAAGTATTTAAGAAAGAATGTAGCATTAATGAAAAGTCGTGGTATTGGCTTTAGTGAAATTAATGCTGCTGTAATGGCTAACTAGTATAATTCATTTCGTGGAAGTAATACGATTTTGTCTGCAACTACGTAGAATTATGTTGATACTACCATTTAGAAAGTATGGGATGCTTTATCGTTTTTAAATGATAATACAGATGGTGGATTTAAAAAACTAACACAGGTATCTAATTCTAGATATTAGAAACGAGCTTCTTTCTTAAAGAAAGTAAATGGACAGGAAGTTGAGGTTGGTTGGAAATCTTAGATTACAGCTATCGTTGCAGATAGAAGTAGTAAGGTCCGTGGTCAACGTACTGATTTATTTGTAATGGAAGAGGCTGGACATAATAAGGAATTACTTACTTAGTTAGTGAAGGCAACAGCCCTTGTAACTCTTGGTGCTTAGAAGATCGGTTTGATTTCATTAGGAGGTACTGGTGGTGATGAAGGAGCTATGCTAGAAGGATTAAGAGTTGTTTCATTTAATCCAGAAGTATATGATGTATTGCCATTTAAAAATACATATACAGAAGATGGATCTGTGATGTATACTGCATTCTTTATTCCTTGTTATAAAGCTGTATATCAAGAAAACTACATTGACGAAAGAGGATACTGTGACGAAGTAAAAGCAAAGGAATATTACGACAAAGAAAGAGCACAGCGTTCTTCTTCTCCAAAAGCATTATTAGATTATTGTGCTGAGTATTGTTATACTTTGGAAGAAGCATTTTCTAAAGAAGGTGTTAACTAGTTTAATAAAGCTATACTAGCAACTTAGTTAACTAGAATTAGAGCAATGCATCAATGCCCACACATTGATGAAGGAATGTTTAAATTTTAGTATAAGAGTGGCGATCATGAATTTAATTCTGCTAATATTACAGATGTTATTTGGTAGAATATAAGATCTGGTAAAGTATAGATTCTTGAACATCCATTATGGATTCCATAGAAGAGTTTTGTTGTTAACGAGAATGGAGAACGAGAAGAAGTCTAGAAAGAAGTAATACCAATGCAATAGTCATTATATGTTGCCGGTATTGACTCTATTGACTTAGGACAAGAAGATACTAGTTCTGAAACAAGAGATGCATCTTAGTTCTGTATGGTTATTTATAGAAGAGCATATGGAATGAAACCTCCTTAGTTTGTAGCAATGTATAAGGATAGACCAGAAAAATTGAAACAAGCTTTTTAGACTGCAATTGCCTTGGCTATGTATTACAATTGTCAGATTAACTTAGAGGCGACTCGTATTTCATTACTATCTTTTGCTAGATCTAATAAATTCTTAAGATACTTTATGCATCGTCCAAGTGCTACATATCCAGACATAACGAAAAAAAGAACAAACTCATATGGTACCCCTGCCACAACTTCTATTATTAATCATTAGAATGATTTAATAGCAGACTACATTGAAGAGTATGGAGAAAATATGTGGTTTGAAGAAATGATCGAACAACTTAGTTAGTACACTTTTGAATTTAAAAGAAAGTTTGACTGTGTCGCAGCATGTGGTATGGCAATGTTGGCAGACGAAGAATTATCTGGAGTTGTACCTAAAGCTGTAAAGCAAGAAGCCAATAATGATTTTCGTGATATTGGTTTCTATTATGATGAGAATGGAGTAAAACATTGGGGTGCTATTCCGAAGAAGAGAGAAGTTAAAGTTAATTTTACAAACAATTTCAATATGGACGACTATGGATATGGATTAGTTAAGACAAGCGATCCTAGATATTATTTTTAATCAATATAAGAAATGTTATATTGGTCCTTTAAAGATAGTACCTTTGAAAACTGAAGGTTGGGATGTATAGCTTGGTTTAGATTGTGATGAACGTCCAATTCATATTGCTATTGAATTAGATGATGACAAATTTTTAAAGTATTTTCGTGAGGAAATGAGATGGCGTCATTTGGGTGATATTAATTTTTATACCGGTTATAAATATGACGCATTTGATTAGCCTTATCACAGAGAACCTCACAATCACGCGTGTTGTAAATGAATAATGAGAATGAAATACTGGACCTTTTAAGAGAAAATAATTATATGTTAAAACAGATATTAGCTTATATCAGTCAGGGTTCCAGTGATGTTAAAGACTTTGTTATGAATGCCATAGCAAACATAATTACTAATAAGAAATGTTAATGGATGACTTGAATATATTCATCTGTGCTCACAACAAAATTAATAATAAGCTTCCGAAAGGAGATGGGTACATTATTGCTGCGCAGAATGAGAATGTCACAAATACAGAGCTTCCTGTAATATTGTTGGATGATGAATTCACTTAGAAGCACAAGATAGGATATGGCGAATGTTGTCAAATTCGTCATTTATGGAAACATCCTGAAAAGTTGTCTCAGTATGTTGGTTTTTGCCATTATAGAAGATTTTTTGAAGAGTTTATGGATGATACTTCTAATGTAAAGAGTATAATTGATTCTCATGGTGCTATATTTGCTACGCCTTGGAGTAGTGGATTACCTAATCATTTGATAATGAGGTTACAGCATTTTGAAGAATATGTACATGCTTTACTTGCTGTTTTTTAGGAATATTATCCTGATGATGTTGAATTATTAAGAACATTTTTAAATGATAAATACTGTTCGTACTGTAATATGTTCATCATGAAGAAAGAAGATTTCTTAGAAGGCGCCGAATTTGTTTTTGGTGTTTTGGATAAGATTGATGAATATTTTAATGTACATGATGACGAATCATTAAAAAAATTACTTGTTAAAAAACAGAAATTATTTAACTGGAATAAAGATTCTCTTAAGTGGCAAGTCAGGATGGAGGGTTTTATAAGTGAATATCTCTGGGATATATTCAAGCGTAAAAAATTTAAGAACTCTTATGTCGCTCAATTACTTGTATGTGGTGACAGAGATATGAGCTATCAGTCTGAATAATATATACTCGCAAGGTCAGCTATTTCATCATAGTTGACCTTTATTTGTTAATAAAAGTCAATAAATTACAAAACTTTACCAAATAGTTGATAAAAGCGTTAAAATATGTTATAATTCTGCGAAAATAAAAATATGTATAATTATGACTAAAGAACAGGAACGTTTACAGGATCTTACTGATAAAGCGATAACTGAATTAGTATATCCTAAACTCGAGTTATAGAAGGCTTATGATTATTATGCTGGTAAATTAAGAACGGAAGATTACCGTTACCTAGAAGAGAATTGCGGTATAGGAAATGCAACAAAGGTGGAGTTTATACCATTGATTAAGAAACACGTTGATGCTTTAATTGGTGAGTATTTAGGAACTCCTATTCTGCCTAAAGTTTCTTGTAAAGATTCCAGGACTATTTCCAACATAGAACGAGATAAGCAATTAAAAATTACCGAGGAGGTTTTTAAATTCCTTAAAGGTAAATTAAAGAATTCCATTCTTGGTTTCATGGATGGAAAAGACATTGTTGATCATGATATAGAGTAGCAATTAAATAAATTAATTGAAGATATAAATACTAATTTTATATCTGAGTATGAGATTGCTGCTTAGAATGTTATTGAATATATCATGCAGTCTAGAAGTACTGATATTATCAACAAGTTACGTCATTTGTTATTGGATATTCTTATTACTGGTTATAGTTTTTATAAAGTAAAGTCTACGCCGAATAAGAATAATGTTGAAATTGAAGTTTTAAATCCACTTAATACATTTATTGATAGAAATCCTAATTCTCCTTATGTTAGAGATTCTTATAGAGTCGTTTGTAGAAAATGGATGACTAAGAGTCAAATATTAAATGAATATGGTAGAGAATTAAGTAAAGAGGATTTAAAAACTATTGAAGACGAATGGACAGTATCAATGTAGGATTATTCTAGTCATTATATTGTTAACATTCCACACAATGGATTACCTGCTACGAATGGTATTTTAGCTGGACAAGAAGTTGTACCTGGTTATCCAACAGATTTCTAGTTTGATAGATATGCAAAGTTTATACCTGTATACGAAGTTGAATGGTTGGAGACAGATAAGGACTTTGTAATGTTCAGATATAAAACTGTTAGAATTGGAGAATCAATTTACATTTTACATGGAAAGGATGAGGATGTAAGAAGAAGTATTGACAATCCTTCTTATTGTGGATTAAGTGTTAATGGTATTTATTTCTTAAATAGAACAGAATAGCCTTATTCATTAGTATTAGCATGTGCTCCTCTTTAGATGAGATATAATGTATTATTCTTCTTAAGAGATAGTATTATTGCTAATAGTGGTACAGTTGGTGAGTTTTTGGATGTTAGTTTGTTACCGTCGTTCTTAGGTGGTGATTTAACTGAGAGAATTCAAAAATGGATGGCTTACAGAAAAGCTGGCACCGCATTCTTGGATAGTTCGTAGGAAGGACGTGTAGGTAATGGATAGGCTCCATTGAATACTATCTTTAATGGTTATGATGATTCTATTAAAGGTTAGACCATTCAGGCATTTCAAATGGCAATCCAGAGTATTGAAGATACTTGTAGTTCAATTACTGGAGTATTTAGAGAAAGACTTAATGGCATTGAATAGAGAGATGCTGTTACAAATATAAAACAAGGTGTTAATAATTCATTCATTGTTACAAAACAATATTTTGTACAGATGGATTTAATCACAAATGAAATCTTATTAGATGCACTTAATGAAGCGAAAGTTGTTTATAAAAATGGATTAACCGGAACTATTGTTTTAGGTGAAAAGTATTAGAGGATTTTTACTGCTTTGCCAGAACATTTTACATTAAGTGATTATGATATTCACATTACGACTAGTACAGACGTAATGAAAGATATGGAATAGATAAAAGCTGTTATACCTGATTTTATAAGATCTGGATCCTTGGCACCGGATATTATTTTTGAAGCATTAACATGTAAGAGCTTAAGTGATTTGAAATATAAAGTTCAAAAAGCGATGGCTAAACAGAAAGAAGAAAATAATCAAATATAGCAGCTCACACAATAGGGACAATAGATGGAACAATAGCTCAAAGAGGCTCAGAAACAATTACAAGAAGCTCAAAATAAAATTCAATAGCTTAATGAAGCTAAGATGCAACTTGAACAACAAAAACTCAAGATGGACACTGAAATAGCATGGTATAAAGCTAAGACTGAGCGTACTTGGAAAGATCGTGAAATGGATAACGACCAGAAGAGAGTTGATGTTGAGATTATGTAGTTACATGATGGTAATCCCTATAACGATAAAGTAAGATAGTATGAATAATTTATTAAGGATTGAATATGGAATTATCTGTTGAAATCACATAGGATCTTGATGGAACTATTGCCATCACAGATTACACAAAGAATCCTGAGTTTCATAGATATTTGGATGAGGACGCTCCTGAATTCAGCGGAGGATTTGAGACATTCAAATATTCGAAAACTGTTTCAATAACATCATTATTCTATGAATCTAGTAAAGGTGAAGAGGTTGTCAAGACTGTTTATACGAAACATGACAAACTCCCATCTGCTAGCGAAACAGCTGATTCTATTAGGATTCCTATTGATAAAGATGGTTATTATATAGTACATCATTTGATATTGCCTACATTAGATTGGTTGGAGAATGATGTTTATGATGACGAAAATCTTACACAATATAATCATATTTATGTCAGTGACGGATGTGATGTATTTAAGTATAATAGAGAAACTAGTACAGCATATCCAGTTGACATTAAAGAAATTGTAGAATTAAATAATTGTTATTCAGACGATTATAGAGGTACTATTTCAAAAGCTAGTTTTGATGTATTTAGTACTGCTAAATTAAAAGAATGTTACATTAAATTATCTAAAGCATTATTTGATTATTGTCCTGATCGTTGTGAATAGGCTGATAGTCAATTAAGATTTAAAAGAGATTTCGTTTGGATGACTTATAATGTAATATTATTTTATCTACAAGATCATTTATATATAGATGCTTAGAATGTATTAGAACTTACGACTGGGTGTAACTCATTCTGTGAAAACACTAGAGAGCCTGGTCTTAAAAATGCAGATTGTGGATGTCGCCGTTAAAAAGAAAAATAATTCATGAATATAAGAAGATGCTCAAAGCATATTTTAGCGGTTATACATATAATTATGATTATATTTTAGATATGATCAATCTGCTAGATATTAAAGAGTATCTTGATCGCCCTGAATACATTATAGCTAAATACTTAAGCTTATGAAAGATCCACATTGTTATTAGCATGTCTTATTTGAGGATCTGAAGAATTATCTTAGTAGAAAAGATTATCTTGCTGGATTCACTACTATTGAGTAGTCTTATATTAGAAGGAATATAGGAGCTGTTGGTGTTGATGATATAGCAAGAGAGATTTCTAAGCTTGAGGTTAAGACCCATGAAGTTACACATGAAGAGTTCATGGAGTTAATGTTATAGAAGAAATTAGTAATTGGTAATATTTATATTATTAATGATTACTAGACGATATATTCTTCATTTGAATTAAATGGGGCAAATTAGAAAATAACATGGGGTTTGAATAAAAATCCATCTAAAGTGTATCAATTATTCTCTATAGCTATTACTGAAGATCAGATATTACCTTAGGTATATGTTATAGAGAATAATAAGGTACAACCTTGGATAGTTTATTACAACCCATTATATAATATATTAGATGATGGAATAAGAGATAAGGGAGTTATTTATTATATGGAGGATGAAAATGGAAACTCTGCGAATTATGATTTCAAAAATATCCTTTTCGATTATAATGGCAGTTTATATCACACTTTGTCTGATACTAGTGGAAATGATATTTCTACTCAGGTTAGTGGGAATAAAATAAATGGATATAATGTTATTATAAGTATTCCTATAAATAATATCTGGTGTGCTTATTCTGATATAGTTATCAAAGATAACATAGAAGATATGGATGTATATTCCATAAAACAGGTTATAAAGAGAGATGATGAATATTACTTAGATTATTTAGATTTAGAGACATTAACGCATTAGTTTTATGGAATAGTCAAAAATCCACATATCGACGCATAAGGATGGTCTACATGAAAAACCTTGCGAGTTCTTTAAAGTTAATCGATATTTTAGTGAACTGACAACGGATGTAGATAAAGCTCGTGCTAGATATAATTTAGGTATTCCAGACGAATTCTCATTAACATGGGAAGCTATTGCTGGAAAACCAAACATAGACTCATTATTAAACGATTAGAAAAGTAGAATTGTCTCGAGCTACCACTTAGATACTTTAGCATATGATTTACAAACCATAAGATCTAATGTTTTAGAACTTCAAAATATTACTTAGGGTTTAACTTCTGCTAAATTATTAGAAGTTGAAAAACTGTGGAGTGATGTAGCGAGAAATAGTCGAGATATTTTAGCATTACAAGGAGGTGGAGACACTAGTCTTGGAACTAGATTAACAGCCGTAGAAACTTCATTATCTAGTGCGCTTGAAAGAATTAGAGCCTTAGAGAACGGTGGTTCTGGTAGTACATATGATGATACAGAATTAAGCACTAGAATTGGTTCTTTAGAAAGTAGAGTTACAACACTAGAAAATAATTAGCCTGATATGAATAGTATTCTTGTTCGATTAAATGCTATTGAAGCACAACTTCAAACAGATACTATTACAGATATTAGAATTGGAACTGGGGCTTCAACTTTAGAAGTTACAGATTCGGCAGGTAATTAGACGGTAGAGGTTTATGCTATTCATTCTAAGATAGAACCTGTTGTTATTACAAATTTAGTTACAGTAAACACAAATAACGCATCTGTAGCATATTGGGATACAACACTACATTAGATTGTTATTAATAGCGCAGGAACTGCTACTTTAACATTTACTTATGATTCATTCACAAAAACATTAACAGTAAATGTATCTTCAAGTGCTCAACCACAAACTGAAACTACATACTATATTGGTTATGCGCCAGCTGCAGCATTAACTGGTGGATATTTAGTTGGCCGATCTGAATTTGCAATTAAAAATTCAAGTGGTACTATAGATATTACTGGAGATAATATTTATAAATATTCTGGTTGTGATTTAGGAAATGGATAGTTATCATCAAATACATATCTATTTTTCTGTCTACCACAAGGTAAATCATTATAGCATTGGTTTGAAATATCTAATTCGGTATCTACCGCCATGTCGTATCAAACATATAGCAATGGAATTATGTTGGGAGATGTGAAATATAATGTATATTATATCAAGCCAGCATCTTATGACAATTTAAGTTATCAATTTAAAATTAATTAATAATGGAAAAGAATAATAATTATAATTATTAGAAAATATCTAATATTCTCGCTGCTAATTTTGCTACCAGTGATGGATCTAAGGTACTTGCCGTTGCAGAAGACATTGCTTATGATTGGAGTGATACTACTATTGATCCAGAACTTGGAGGATTAGAATTTAAAGTTAATAAAACATTAAAAGAAAAAATACAAGAAGTAGAAAATAATATTTCAAGTTCTGAGGTAATTACTGAAATTCAAAATGATGTAGATAATATCAAGTAGCAAATGACATCTATTAGTACTGATATCCAAACTGCTGAATAGGCTGCAGAAGATGCAAATACTGCTAAAAATGAAGCATAGACAATTGCAAATTCCATATCAGCAGTATCTGATAAAATAGATTCAATTGATGAAATAGCGCAAAATTTAGCAGCAAACCTCAACTATGATGCATCATATGAAATTTTAACCACGACAGCATATAATCAAAAAGTAGCAAATAAACAATTAAATCCTAATACTATTTATTTTTTATATGATGGGACGGATTCATTAAAATATTCTATATATGCAAGACCAATAGATGATAGTATGGGTACTGTAACATATTCTGGAGATCATGTTAATGTATCAAAAGGCACACAAGTAACTATTACTGCAACGCCAAAAGATGGTTATACATTTGCTGCATGGAAATCAGCTTCCAATGGATCTGATTCTATGGATACAGTAAGTACAAATAGTTCATACACTGTTACAATAAATTCAGATAAAGAATATATTGCATGGTTTACCAATCAAAATTAATAAGATATGATAGATTATACTTTTAGTGAGAATAATGAAAAAGCTTCTATTTCTGCCATTTATTATTTAAGATTGCAAATATCGCGAGTGATGTATGGCTTAAAAGTAGTTTGGGAGATGATAACAAGCTGTTTTGGTTCTGGAACTTGGAAAAGTGACAAACCTTGGAGCAATAGTGAATCATGGAAAAATAATTAAATATTATGGAATTACGTAATGATATTAATACAGATTGGGGTTCAGTACCATTTACTGGACAACAAGTTTAGAACGCAATAAAATCACAATTTAATGACATCGTTACTACCGTCAATAAAACTGTTTAGGATATTGTGTTTACACACGAAGAAAATACAGATGAATTTTCTGTCGAAGTAACAAAGGTAGACGGGACAAAAACTCCTTATGATATCAAACTTACACCAAAATCTGAAAAGTTTATAAATTTAACAAGTTTTGTGGTTCCTTCTTATGCTTTTCCTGGAACAGATGTAACAGTTAGATATTCATATAATATTACTGCCGACAACTCTAGAATTAATAACAAACAAGCAAAAGTTAATCTATATGTTAATAATGGATTGATTGCAACTTTTAATGCTCCTGCTACATATTCAAATAGTGATAGATATGGAACATATGTAATTTCTGGTGATTATATTATAGAAGGTAAAAATACTATCAGAATTGATATGTCGTATACTGATAGTGATGGCGCTGCTACTTTTGCACAAAGTGATGGTGTATTACCAACGCAAGATATATTGTCATTTAAACTTAAATTAAATGCAGAATTAACAAATATTAACGATATATCAACAATTGTATAGAGTACAAGTTCTATTTTTGGATTAAATTTAGAATTAACAGATTCTTTAGGAAAAAATATAACATCAGCCACGTATGGTATTCGCGCAAATGATATTACAACAACAATATATTCTGGATTGAATAGTACAGTGAATTCATTTACTGGAACATCTTTAAATAATCTTACGTTAAGTAATATAGTTGGTTCTACTGCAACCAGAAACGAATATCCGTTTTATATATAGAGTGCAATTACGCTAGGAGACACAACAATTGAATCTGATGTTGTTTTATTTTAGTTAATTTCTAATCCTTCTGGCTCAAATCCTCAATTTGCATTTAAAATTATTGGCATGCCTAATGTTAATTAGGCTGAAAATAGAATAGTTGCCACACAATATGATACTATTAATTTAAATTTATATGCATACATCCCAACTGATAGATAGGTTGTTTATAAAGTAAATGAAAAAGAAATAAATACAATTAATATTTCTGGCAAAAGCGATTCTTTATAGAATTTATCTTGGTCTCATTAGTTGTTGCAATCTGATTTAAATACTATAACGGTTTCGGTTGGTAATTATTACTTTACATTATTAGTTGATACGATTGAATTAGCTAACGATTTAATTGTACCATCAAATCCAGTTATTGATTTTATACCAAACGGATAGAGTTCCGCTGTTGATGAAATGAATATCGATGGATATTCTTTCTAGTTTACTGGTTTTGATTGGTCTTCAAATGGATGGTCTAATGATGGAAAAGCCATAATTATTAATAATGGAGCATTAATTAATGCCAATATTCAACCATTAAATATCACAACGCCAAAAGCTATATCATTTAGATTTTCAACTGTGAATGAAAATACAAATGAAACTTTAATTTCTTGTATCAAGAATAATTGTGATGGATTTAAAATAACTTCACAAAGTGCAACGATTTATCAAGGAACACAAAGTGTAACAACATAGTTTTCTAGTGAAAATTCTATAAAAGAAGTTACATTTGTATGGTATGGTAGTAATTATGGTAATGTAGCAATTATTTATGTTAATGGTACTTCTTAGATGATTTTAGGCAGCGGGACTAGTACCGCTAATGATAATAATGTAATTATTACCGCAAATAACACTTCGTTATATTTATATGGTATACAATATTATAATAAAGCAATAACTTTCAGTGAAGTTTAGGCTTTATATAATATTCATAATAATACCAATATTGGTGAATATAGTACTTAGAATAATATTTTCTCAAGTGCCATTTCACTAAATACCAACCATGTTGGTAATGGACAAAAAGTAACTATAGATACATTGCCTGTTGGCTCTGTTTATATGTTAATTCGTGCTCATGAAAATGGAGTGAGAGAACCATGGAAAACTATCAATGAATTACTGGCTCGAGATAATAGCGGTAATGAAACAAAGAGCTGGCGATTATTAGCAGGAGAAACATTCTTAATTAAAAAAATGAATTCTAATTAGACTGCTTATGCTGGTAATTTTTATGCTGATAGAATAGCTCTTTCTGGATAGGGTACTTCTTCAATGAATTATCCTATTAAAAACTTTAGAATTTATTTCCGAAAAAAGCTTACGGATATTGCACCATTTAATACTGGATGGGATAAAACAAATCCAAAAGGCAATACAATTTCTTATACTAAGACGTTTGTTACTGGTTCTAATGTTACAGGAATTAATTTTAATCCTAGTGAATTTATTAATAATGTTACTGATTCAAACCCTGCACAATATTCTCTATTTAACACAAATAGAATTGATGAGACGGGATTGCAAGAAAGTTCTTATAATTCCATGCCTGCCAATATATTCTGTTTGAAAGCAGATTATGCAGAATCTTCAGGTATGCACAATACGGGTTTTGCAAGAATGACTTAGTATGCATTAGAATCTTCTGACTCAATTATCAATAAAGGCGATATTTTGTATAATTAGGAATGCGTTCATTTGCCAATGAATGATGTTGATGAAGCGGCAGAATTTCCATATGAAGTACGTTAGAGCATTGATGGTAGATAGATTTATTTATTTTTCTAGGGCAGGAATGAAGATGGCACACTTGGTAATATAGTATATGCTGGAAAATATAATTTAAATAATGAAAAAGCTTCAGAAGATGTATTTGGTTTTACTAATACATCAGGAAATGAACCAAGTTATTTTGATAATGAAATTGTTCAAAATGAAGCTGATCATTTGAAAGAATTATTTGGTATTACTGATAGTTCATTTGATGACACGCATTCGACATTTACGTCTAGTTCTAATAATACATATGTTAATCCTACAGAATGTTGGGAATTCTCTACAAATAAACCAACAAATATAGAGCATTTAAATTTACTGGGATCAATACGTTGTAATATTGGAGCATTTACTTTTCCTTATATGAAAGAAGGCGATTCTTCATTTGGAAGAGAAATGCCAGATTCTGAGAATGCAACTTATCGTAATTTAAATCCATTTACTGAAAAAACCACAGATGTCGGTTAGCCTTTAGCTTGGTTCTGTCAAGAATAGGCTTGGGAACCAAGATATCCTGATTTTGATAGTGATGATGCTGGATATATAGCTTATTAGAATGGAACGACGCCATATTTATTAAATAGTTTATATAAATGGTTATATAAAAATAATGTATATTTATGGCCATAGAGTCAAAAAGAAAGTCATGCGGCTATTTTTGCTAGGGATTTACATTTATATTTTAATGTAAATTATATCTTAAAATATTATGTCTTAACAAAAATGTTCGTTAATGCAGATCAGCGTATTAAAAATTGTATGTTAGGATTTTATTGCGATCCTAAAGTTTCTGATAACGACGGATCTAATGGTAATTATCCAATGGGTCACATGCGAGCTTTCTATATTTTCTATGACAATGACACAATTCTTGGTATAGCTAACACTGGTTTATTAGAGCTTCCTTGGGATGCTGATGAAACAAGTGGAGTATACAATGGTATAGATTCGAATAATGTTTCGTATCATGCAATTTGGGGTAATATCGAATATTGCTATGATGCATATATACATAATACTACTAGTAATTAGTATGTATTAGGCCTTGGTAAATTAGTAGAAGTAACATATTAGAAATTACGCACAGTATTAACCGATAATGTTATTGCTGGATATTTAAACAGTAAAATGCCTGATGCTGCAGATAATATCGATGCAGAAGTTAAATATATGTATCCTACTGTGCTTAATACAAGTACTAATGTCGTTAATTACGATGTAAATAATTTGGCAAAATATCAAGGAAATAGAAAGTATCATAGAGAATGGTTCTTATCTAAACGAACAAAATGGTTTGATGCTTTATATGGAGCCGAATCAATTAGAAATTATAAATTTGGTTTTAAATTTGCAAATGACATCTCAAAGTTAGCACATAATACAATTAGTATCGAATCGGCATTTAATAAATGGAGATTTTATTATGATGCAGAATCTAGGTCTTATACTCCAACAAAATTATTAACACTTACAGATAATCCGTCAGATAGAATAGGTTAGCTTAATGTTGAATATACTGCAAATTCAAATGAAAATGACTTATTTGGATTGTATGGAGCAACTAGTATTGATTTTTCTAATTTCTATGGAAATTAGTATAATACTAGATTAGTATAGTTTGCATATGATAATAGCCTTCCATATTTAACAAAATTTATACTCGGATCTTCTGCAGGAAATTTATATGTTGATAATTTGGACTTTCTTAAGAATGCTTTTATTCCGAATATTGAAGAATTATAGTTAATAAATTTAAATAAAAACATAGAGAGTGCTTTATCATGTGACTTAAGTACCTTATCTATGTTGAGAACATTAGATTCAACTGATTCTTATTTAGATATCACATTGCCACAAGGATCGAAACTACAAGACGTTATATTATATAAACCAATTAAACTTGATTTCACCAATAATATTGCATTGGCTAATCTGACAATTCAAAATTCATCGTAGATTGATACTATTTCTATTAATCATTGTAGTGATTATTTATATAATACAATTCTTGATTTAATTATTGATCATTATAGTTAGTTCTCTAACGTAGAGATTATTATTGGATAGGGTGATAATCCAGATGATTTAAGTGCATCTACAATATCTAAATTAGTTACGTTAGCTACGTTAATTACTAATTATAATATAGAAAATATTGCCATTTCTGGTACTGGAAGAAATTTAACTATTACAGATGAGCAAAAGGCTATATTATTTAATGCATTTGGATCGGCGTTAACGATTATTAATATGGACTCTGATGAATTTAGGATTACATTAACTAGCTAGTATTTGCGAGAGAATGGAGATCCTATACAAATTAATACTAATCGATTGGCTAAATTCACTATGTAGATTTCTGGAGATAATGCCACAGAATTACAACCATATATTAATCTTAATACGAGCGAATCAGATTCATATATGGCAACGTTAACCGCTTTGCCTATATCTAATAATGAAAGCAAATCTTGTGTGGTAACTATTACTGCAACACCGGTTAGTGGTGAACCTGCAGTTTCGAATCCAATTACTGTTTAGTATATTCCTATTACATCAGTTGTTGCTTCAGTTGTTGGAAATGAATATGATATAGTGAATCAAGATGGTAGTATTATTTCTTTAAATGTAGATTCTGCAAGTACTAAATAGCATTTATTCAATGATACTCAAATTGGAACAAATGTGCTTATTTCTGTGACTTCAGGAAGTTTGGAATATTCTTATGATTCTACAACGCATATACTTACTACATTAAGATATATTCCAGATTCATAGACACCAGATGATTGTACGTTGAATATTGTATTATATGGCAAAAATGTATGTAGTAAAATACTATATTATGATAAAGTGGTATGTAATATAGATGAGTTTACACCAGGTACAACATCTTACAATCCAGAATTGAAATGGTTAAATGATTTATTTGCTGGTGGTGTCTTAGATAATTTAGGTGATACGCAATTAAAAAGATCTCATTTTGTTAAGTATACAATTTCTACTGGCAATAATACTATTTAGTGTAGTGCAGGCACAGGAACGTCTATTTTATCACAATCAGATACAGATAGCGCTGTTTACGATTTGACTTATTTATAGTATTTTAGAGTAAGTAATACTCTATTTACTGTGCCAACATCATTTAAATTTAAAAATTTAGTTTTACCAGAACGTATTTCTGAATTTTTATGGACGTCAATATATTCTAACTATTATGGTTATGGCTAGATTGTATTGCCTTCAACATTAAATTCTGCTGTTGTGAACCTGAGTAGTCTAACTTCTTTACTATCGAATTTGCAATTTGATCTTACTAAATGTACGAAAATAAAGAAAATTTTTAATAATGGAACATCTTAGTCAGCTGGAATATTTAGTTTATCTTTAACGGTTGAAATGAATTTATCGACAGGCGTAGATAATCCATTATTTCTTTATCCAGCAAATACTATTGAACAAATAGGAAATATTGTTACTAATATAGGAGGGTCTTTATTAATTAGTGATTCTAGTACAAATGCATTTTGGGGTTATTCGATGTTTAATGTTACATTAGGTGGAGGACAATGGAGTTATGCAAATGCTGGCGCTCCTATGTATAAATTAGGAGCTCCGATAAATAGTAAAAACTTGACTATTGGATATGTTTCAAGTTACAAACTTAATAGTCCTTGCTTCGATTGGAGTACACTCGCTCCATATGTTAAGAAATTATCATATACCTTCTATAAAGCTAGTGGAATACCACCAGCAAATGATAACACTATTACATTTGATAATATTGAAGAAATTGGCGACGGAAGTTTCTATTGCGATTCAACTTATTCTTGGGGGAATATAAAAATTGGGCAATCGTGTTCAAAAATCGGAACTAGTGCTTTTAATAATTTTAATGCACCTTTAAGGGCAGGTGGAGTTAATGACGGAGGGGTTACGTTTAATAATGTAACACATATTTATGCTTCAGCTTTTTCGCAGCTCACACGTTCTCACGAATTTTATTTTACTAACTTATAGTATATTGGAGCTAATGCATTTATTTCTTATGAAAACAGTGGACATATTATCCATATTAATACCGATGTTGTTCCAACAACAATTTCGCCTACAACACCTTTTGGTTCAAATAGAAGAAATGCGTTATATTTAACTACAAATACTTAGTCTGTTAAAGATGCTTTCTTGGCATACAAGAATGATGTTAGATTATACATTAATGACATACTTCAAAATTAATATGTATTATGATAAAAACTAAAAAATCTTTAAAGGCTTCTGATGGACATATATTAAAAACAAAATATGGTTTGTTAGAAGAAGTGACATTAGGACCTTCTACCATGGTTCAAAACGGAAAGGTAATATCGATTGCATTTAATGAAGATGAAATAGAAGAAGTGTTACCGGTTTTTATCAATGGTGATATATATTATATTTCTTCTACTAATTACGAAAATGCTGTTTCCGAATTAATTCGTTAGAAGTATTCAATAGATGACGAGTTGGCTTTATTGGCAAATGCTAGACTTGGTAATCATGAAGATGAAGAGCGTGAATTTCAATTATGGAGATCACAATGTAAATAGATTGCAAAATAGATTTTCAAATGAATAAGAATATATCAGTTTGGAGGGGAGTCACTTCCCCTCCAACATATTCACATGTTTGGATTAAGAATGATAAAGAAATTCTTATATACAAATACAACAAATGGGCTCCTCTAATAGAAGATGCCACTGAAGAATAGTCTGGATTAATGTCTAAGACTGATAAATAGATATTAGATTTATTAAACAAAAATTTACACTGGAATTAATATGGCTTTAGATATAAAAGATTTAGGTGTAAAGTTTTATGCAAGTAAAACAAAGGCTGAAGCCTTAGCTTTAGCTACACTTCCAGAAGATGCAGAACCAGGGGCAATATGTTTTGTATCAGATAATACTGGTAATTACATTATCGTTGATGGTAAAATCTTTGGCGATGGAACCACTGGAGGCGGTGGCGGTTCTGGAGGTGGAGGAGCAGTTGATTCTGTAAATGGAAAAACGGGTGTAGTTGTTTTAAATCTTGGAGATTTCCCTGTTGTTATTAATTAGAGTGGTACAATTCTAAAGACTCTTGCTGATTATTTTTCGGCAGATGGCAGTGTCGTTACTGAAAGTATTCTTGTATAGGATGATTAGGGTAATAATGTTATCACAATTGATTCTAATGGAATAAAGACAGGTAATATATATTATGCCACAGAGGAATATGTAACAACTTCAATTTCAGCTAATAATACTTATTTGGAAGGAGTTGCTTAGGATAAAGCCGACGCCGCAGAGACGGCAGCAAAATCTTATGCGGATTCTTTAATTGCTTCAGTATATAGAGTTAAAGGTAGTGTTCAAAATCAAAACGCTTTACAACAAATTGAAGATCCAACTATAGGTGATGTATATAATGTAATTACCACTGGTATGAATTATGTATACACATCAGATGGTTGGGATGCCTTAGGCGGTTCTATTGACTTATCAAATTACAAAACAAGAAGTGAGTCAGATAAAGATATAGCAGATGCTCTCAACGCTGCAAAAGCTTATACTGACACGACTGTCTCTGGTATGAATACTGCAATAGGCATGAATACTTCTGCAATTTCTGCATTGTCAAATACAGTATAGTAGCATACTACTAGTATTTCCACTAACACAACCAATATTTCTCAAAATACAACAAATATTAATAACATAGCTACTCAATTAACATGGCAGTAATAGACAACATAAGTGCAACTTTATCATCCTTTAAAATTAATGGTAGTTCTACTGCTTTAACGAAGCTGTCTGGCACTTATAATACTGCTGAAATATTGAATGGTGGTGAAACATTAGAAAACGAATTAGAGTACACATTTAGAGTAACTGGTTTATAGAATCATACTATAGGTACTATTTTAACCAAGACTTTACTATTAACTAGTACTGGTGACTTATGTTCTTAGCGTAATTTGCGATTAGAAGTAAATTCAGTATCATTTTCTGGTACTATATAGGCTAAGGATAATGTCAAGACTTTAATTTCTACTCCATTCGTAGTTAATGAAGAACAAACGCAGAATTCATATGATATAGTATTAAAAGTAACAAGTAATGATTTAGAAAGTTGTTATTATGGATTATAGAGCGTATTAATACAGTTATCTGATATTCCGTATCAAGTTTAGTTACTTTTTACTGGGCCTAAAAATAATAGAACTGCCAATAACATAGAAGTAAATGCTTCTATCATCAAGAAAGGTGAGATTCCTGTCACTTTTGCTAAAGATATTACTTAGGTTTTTGATAGAGATACTCACAATGAAGAAGGAAGAGTTTACTTTTTACAGGATGGTATTTTTGTAGACGGTTATTAGCATGGAGTAAACGCTCCTGCAACAAATATTAAAGCAGGTATCGTAAAATTATAGGATGAATTTGAAACTGATGAGAATGGTGGTATTATAGCTCCAGAGGAAACTGGAGTTGCCGCCAGTCCTCAATTAGTCTATAATATGGTATAGCCTGCTACAACAGAGATTAGAGGAACAGTAATACTCCAAAATACATTTGAAACAGATGGTGGAGCTATTATTGCTCCAGAAGGAGATGGAATTGCTGCTAGTCCTTAGTTGGTATATAATACCTTGGCAACAGCTAAGAACTATGTAGATACTAGAATTGCTGGCATTCCTGCTCCTGTAAAGATTGAAATAGAAGAAGATGATGATACAATATCTGCCATAGACGATACTCTTACAATTAGTAAAGACTTCAAGTTTGATGGCACAGACAAGAAGATGTTGTATATTAATTGGTTAGAAATTGTTAAATAAAAATTATGGCAAACGTATAGAAATTAGTATATATAGGAAAAAATCTTAATTCTTCGAAGAAATGGTTAAAAGATAACTCTAATGATAAAGAGTGGAATAATAGCTCAAATGATTTTTATCGCTCTTTAGTATTTACTGGTGATGGCCATTTACTTACTCATGGGTTAGATTTTTCTTCTGCTGCGTCATATGGACTTGGATTAATATATAATAGTACAGCCGGCAATACAACCAGCGCAAAGCCACTGTCAACAGATGGAGCTTCTATCCCAGTATTAACAAACAATGCAGATACTACAATTTCTGTTACATGGACGAAATTGACAGATCTTGTCACAGAAAACGAGTTAAGCAACTGGACTGGTTCTACTAAAATTACTACTTTAGGTACAATTGGAACTGGAAAATGGAATGGTACTAAAATTGATGTATAGTATGGTGGTACTGGTAAAGATAGTTTAGCAGTAGGTGAAGTATTAATTGGAAATGGTACTGACGCGGTTGAAACAAAGAAAATTGACAGTACTGTGACTGAAAATAGTTCTAATTTAATTACTTCTGGAGCAGTCAAAACAGCAATAGATGATATTCTTGGCGCTAGTAATGCCATGGTATTTAAAGGTGTTTTAATAGTTGGTGACACTTTGGATAAAAGTGCTTATTCAGCAGGATGGACGTATAGAGTTAATGAGGCTGGATGGATTACTAGTGCTGGTAAACTTGTTTCTACAAAACCGAGTGGAAGTTCCATACACGTTGAAGTTGGAGATCTAATCATTGCTATTTCTGATGCAACAACCAGCCAGTCATCCCAGCCATCGTATCAAAGTTCACATTGGACTGTTGCTCAAGCTAACATAGATGGTGCAGTTACTGCTTCAGATGTATTAACCAATAATACATTAATTTTAGGAGCAGATGGATAGGCTATTAAATCATTGGCTAACGGATCTAATGATCAGTATTTAGCAATAAGATCTTCATCTCCTACTTGGGCTAGTTTTTAGTCATTAACTATTCAGGATACAAAAGACACTCCAACAAGTTTAACATACAATCCAAGTGCTGCTAAAACATTAGTATTTACAGGCAGCACAACAATATCTGGAACAAGCGATGATACAATAACCGTAACAACTACTAATAATAAATATTCATTAATAACTGCTACAGCAAATAATTCAACATCATATAATTCTTCTGGCACTGGAAAATATATAAATTTACTCACATAGGCAAACGGTGGAGCTTTTAGTGCTGTATCACATATTTAGTTAGCTACAACTGGTGATGCGACTATTACATTAGCAGATCAAAAAATTACCATTGGAAGTACTCCTTATACAGCTGCAGACGGTTTAGATTTAAGCAATCATGTATTTAGTTTGAATGTATTAGGTGAAAATGAAACTTTAAGTGGAAATGGCGTTACAGGTAAAGCTTATGCCGTTGCATTGGATGATAATGGTGTTCCTTATGTCAATGTTCCTTGGACTGATACTAATACTTGGCGTCCAGTAAATGCTTATTAGCTTGCATCTTAGGGAGCGACAAGTACAACTGCTGCAAAGATATGGGATTCTGGTATAAGGACAAATTCGTTATGTTTTGGCTCTGAATTTGTCGCAATTAACATCGATAATAATTCCAATATGGATGGTTCCGAAATACATCTCGTTTGGGCTGAAGTTGATGATGAAGGTATTAAATATTATGCTTAATCTTATTAAAAATCAATATAAAAGCGGGGAAAATCATTCTCCGCTTTATTTATTTAAAATAATTTGATTTTTCGCATTTTATATATTATAATAAACGAAAAATTAATTTAACAGGAATATTATGGCAGGAAAAATATAGTCTAAGTTTATAACAGTTGATACGTTAGCGATTTTCTAGGGTGCTAATTATTTAAATAGCACTTCGGAAACTACTACGGCTACTAATGGTTATGTAGGAAATATCCCTTATAATTCTATTGTATTTATAAAGGATTAGGGTATACTATGGTCTCATGGAAAGTATTTTGGAAAGAAACCAACAGCTTTTAATATTTCTGCTTCTGCTACATCTTAGTATTGGAAATTAACTGGAACTGGTGGTTCAAATTCTGTTTCATATACTTTAGCTCCTTATGATAGTAAATAGACTGGAGCGAGTTTTTATACTGGGACTACTGAACCAAATGGAGACACTCGTTTAAACTATAATGGTTATTTATATGCTACTGCATTTTCTGGTAAATATTTTGTTAAGGCGGGGAGCACATGGACATCGAGTGATAGAACTATTCCATTTAGTGCAAGTGGTGCCGATACTACAATATAGTATGTAAATGCTAATACAAGTACTGGATTGACATATAATCCAAGTACAGGCGCTTTAAAAGCTGGAAGTTTTGTTAAAAGAGGAGGTACATCGTCTCAATTTTTAAAAGCAGATGGAACTGTTGATTCAACTGCTTATGCAAGTCAACAGGAATTATAGACTGCTATTGCTGACAAAAAGGTGCATGTGTACTATATAACTGAATATACACAAGGAGAAGCTATCCAAGGTATTACACCAAGTGAATTGCGGACAGATATGCAAAATGGGGTCGTCCCAATAATATGTTATGATAATTCGGGATCCCATGGGTGGATGTTATATTTTATTGGTAGTGTGTCACTGGGCGACGAAGACGACGTTATTCTAGATACTAATGCTATTATAGATGCTGGCGCGTTCGGAACGACTGGAGCAGTAAAAGTTTCTCTTAATTTAAAGGCAGAAGGCGATATAATGAAAGTATATTCTGTGAGTGAGACTGCATTAGCTCCATTAGACTCTCCAGAATTTACAGGTACACCAAAGGCTCCTACTGCATCAGCTGGTACTAGTACTACATAGATAGCTACTACTGCATTTGTATAGAATGCTATTTCCAATTCTGTCGCCACATTAAATGGCGCATTACAATATGTTGGTTTATATACTCCTACTGCATCTGGCACAAATACAGCTCCTGTTGTTGATTCTTCATTACAACCAACATTAGGAACAACTTTAAAGAAAGGATATACTTGGATTGTTGGTAGTTATTCTAGTACATCTAATACATATTTTCTTGGAACATATGTAGAACCAGGAGATATGATTATTGCTTTAGTTGATAATCCTGGAACTACGATTGGTAATTATAATGTAATATAGAAGAATTTAAATGTAAATGATTATCTTCCTACTGCCGGTGGTACTATGTTAGGCCAATTAAAATGGAAAGATAATACAGCACTTCCAGAAAATACTAGTCCTTAGTATTTTTTAACAATTGACTCTTTTGCTTCTGGCGGAACAACAAAATGGGCTGGTTTATGGAGTGTTAAGACGGCATTAGGTATCAGTAATTTAGATGATACATATTTAAAATTGAGTTCTACTGAACAAACAGTTACTTCTACAATTTCTAGTTATTCTAAAGGTATTGTAGAATTCTATAGAAGTTCTGGAGATCACATTGCTTTCATTAGTTTTGCCAATAAAGATTCTAGTGGCAATAAACGTTCATTAGGTGCTATAGGATTTTATTCTGGTGGTGTAGGAAAACTACAGTATAGAGATACTGGCGGTAATTTTTATAATATTTTACATGCAGGAAATTCATCTGTGACTGGTGGCGGATCTACATGGGGTAGTTCTTTAACTGTAAATATTAATGGAGTTGAAAAGACGTTGACTATTCCTTCTAATCCGAATACTAACACCTGGAGAAATATATATACAAGTGGTACAAGTAGAGTTGGAACAGCTAATAGTACAAAAGCTATAAACTTTGCAGCAGAATCTCCTTTATCTGTTTCGTATTTAGCGGCAGGCACAGGAAGTGGACAAAGTGGTAGTGCTGATTATTTTACAATAAAATTAGGTGCAAGTTAGAATAGCTCTGGTTCAGCTGGATTCCTTCCTGCTCCTCCAGCAGATACAAATAATAATATTTGGATGACTAATACATCTGAGATGCCATCATGGAAAGCTGTCACTGGTAATAGCCCAACTTTAACATGGGGCGAAACAGTTGAAATAGGTAGTGTGGGTGATGTGGTATTTGAAGTTACAATGCCTTCTAATCCAAATACTGATTCTAAAGTAGCATAGTAGAATACTACTACAACTGATTATAGAGCATTGCTATTAAGCTATAATCATGGTTCTGGAACTATTAGCACTGGTAGTGCTACATAGCCTGTTTATTTTAATACAGGAATATATGCTTAGCCGTCAACTGCATCTTTATATGCTACAAAGTTCGTCACTAATAATGGAACTTCAGTGCAATTCGTAAAGGGAGATGGCTCTTTAGATTCAAATACGTATTAGACAACTATTGAAATACTTGATTTAACATAATGAACTATGAAATATAATTTAACGCAAGATAGAGTAGCTATAAATGGTGATGATTCAAACTTTCCTTATCCTTTAAAATTATGGTACGATGATGAAAATATTTATGTGAAAGTTATAAGAATTCCTAAATATTACGAATTAAAATAGAGTAAATTTGCCATGAAATTAAAAGACATGATTACAAACGGTGATCATGATGATTATAAATCAGAAACTGCTATAGCAAAACATATGAGTAATAATGCTTATTTAAATCATTTAAGTATTTTTATTGAAACCAAACAAACATCTATTGGACATTGTGCATATTCTCGATGCAAAAAGATTGGTAATGCAAATGTTGTAAAACATAAATTTTGTGGATAGTCATTGGATATTGAATAGATTCAAGTCGGAATGGTATATTCTATTCAAATTCATAACGTATTAACATCTAAATAGCGTTATATAATTTGGAAAAAGCATAAGGTTAATGTAACTGTCAGAGCAACTTTTAGATATAATGTAAATAATGAAAGAACAGGAGTAAATTCTAATTTAGCGACAATAACATATTATGAATAATAAACGAGCCAGGGTCTATGGCAACTGTGTTTTCTCGTCCTTTTTTAATTATTATTATGGCAAATTTAAATAAAATAGTAAAAATAAAGCAAAAAGATTATTCTACTTTAATTTCTGCTGGATCTGTAACTATAGATGGTGTGACATATAATTATGATGCTAATAATTTATATGTTGTTTAGGATCCAGAAGTACCAGAATATGCCGAAACTGCTGGATATGCCGATTATGCAGGATAGGCATAGTCTGCAGAAAGGGATAATCCTTTGATTATTGAAATAAATGAAGATGACAATGGACAAGTTCTTCCTGGACATCCATATTCTGAAATTACCACTGCTTTATCTGTAAATAGAAGAGTATTGTTGAAGTACAATGATGTAGGTGCTTATTACTATCTCCCATTATCATATGGATAGAGTGGCGATTATTATGAATTTTGTAGTATATATGGCGATGATATAAAACGTGCTCTTATTTATGATGACGACACGTGTGAGTTTATAACTCGGTCTTCTGATACTAAAGTCACTCAAACAAAAACAACATCAGGTAATACTTCTTGGAGACCTTTACTGTTAGGTTATTCTTACAGTGATGATGCAACATTTAATCTAGAATCAGTTATCAATACTACTTATGCAACTCATTTAGCAAAATTTAAACCAAGTACTGGAGTATTAGGTATTGTTGGTTTAAATAAAATGACCACTTCTGGTACAGTTGAAACTGGTAGTAATTCTAAAGTATGGAATACCAATGGTACAACGACAACATTGAGTTCTTATGCTACCGCAAGTGCATTATATTGGGCAAATTTAGCAATAGGTACTTCTACAAATTATATTACAGAACCAGAAGTAAAATCGATTAAGATTAATGGCAGTACTACTAATTCAGCCTCTAGTACTAATTGTTAGTTGTAGTATGATACAACAAATAAATGTTTAAATTTTGTATTTAATTAATTATGGCATTACAGGTTTGGCTTCCACTTAATGGGACGTTAGAAAATAAAGGATTAAGCGATATAAATATCACAGTAACAGGTACTACATCATATACTACCGGTAAAATAGGCAATGGATTAAATTGTAACGGATCAAGTTACTGGATTATCAAACCAGTTATATTAACAAATAATTGCTCATTTTGTTTTTGGAGCAAAACTTCAGATGCAAATGCGATGTTTTTTGTTGTTAATTCTGTTACATATGCCTTTTTAAATTTTTGGTTATATAATGGCAAATATTATTTAAATGTTGGAGATTCTTTGAAGAATCCATTTCAAAATGATGGTACAGATGTTACTGCACATTCTGATAATATTTGGCACCATTACACTATAACATTTGATGGTACTCAATGTTTATTATATATTGATGGTAATTATTATGGAAAAGCTAAAACTTATAGAAATCCTACAACAACATCAGCAAATGAAATTAAAATTGCAGGAGGATTTTCAAATGGTCATAGTTATGATTTAGTAGGTATATTAAATGATTTTCGCATCTACGATCATTGTTTATCACCTAAAGAAGTACATGATTTAGCATAGGGATTAGTATTACATTATAAGTTAGATGATCCTTATGTAGAATCGACAACAAATTTACTTGGTACTAAAAGTAACTACTTTACTACTGGTTGGTCTTCTTATGGCTTTGGAAGTTATGGTGTAAAAAGTATAGCCGATGAAATTCCAGCTGTATCTGGTTAGGTATGCAGAGTTACAAGTAAGAGTACTACAGTGAATCGCCAAATAGAAATGGCTACTTCATCTTCTTTAGGTACAGCATTATCCAAAGGTGATAAAATCGTAGGTTCAGTCTATGTTAAAGGAGAGGGGGCAACTATTGGTAAAACAGGGATACTCTATATATATAGTACAAATGGCACCAATACTCAAGGTAATATCATTAAAACTTTTACATTTACTTCTGAATGGCAACGAGTAAACGGAGTTTATACTTGGAACTACGATACGCCATCTGGCTCCGTGTTTAATATATACGTAGTTGGTTATATTAGTGAAGGAGAGAGTTTTCTCTTTTCAAATGTGCAAGTAGAACGCAAAGATCACGTAACTCCATTTGTTGTAAATTCAAGAAATGAGACTAATGTTTATGACACCTCTGGTTACCAAAATAATGGTAGCATTATAGGAAGTCTGACTATATAGAGTGATGCAGCAAGATACGCTAATAGTACGTCATTCGATGGAAATACAAGTGGTATACTAATTCAAAATTTCAATTTGAGTAATATTATTAATACTGCTTTAACTTATTCATTTTGGATAAAACCAAATGGTGAAAATGGTGCGAGATCTGTTTATTTTGGAAGTTATTCAAATACTTCATTTTCTATTGAAAAAACAGCTACAAATAAATTAAGATTATGGTGGAATGGCTCTCCGGATTTAACTTCTACATTAACAATTGTGGATGATCAATGGTAGCATATAGCAATCACAAAAAGTGGAAACACAGAAATTAAAGCATATTTAAATGGAGCTTTAATTCAGACTTTTACACAAACATTTAATAATTTAACATTTCCTACAACATATCGTATAGGACGCGATTCTAGAGACGGAGCAACTTCTTATCATGGTTTAATGTCTGATTTTAGAATATACACTACTGTATTATCTGATGATGATATATTAGATTTGTATAAAGTTGGAGCAAGTGTTGATAACAAGTAGAATTTTTATACTTATGAAATTGAAGAGAATGGTATAGGGTGTATTGGAAAAAATGGAGTAAGTCAATTTGATGTACTAGAATCTAATAATGAATGTAAAATTTATAAATATGTTAATTCTAATTTATTCTTAGAAGAACCGCGTTCTGTAACGCCTACTGGTTATATGGCTTATTAGTTAGATATGTCAGAAAATCTTATTGCTGATGAAACGTATACAATGTAGTTATGGGATGTAGATATTGCTGGTAGTGCATCATCTCGATTAATGGTTTATTGGGGTGGTGGTAGTACATCATTATTTAGTTGGTATGTTTCATCTGATTTTACTAATAGCCATGCAGATCATTTGGTTAAAACATTTACAGTAACATCATCACAAGCAAGTGGTATTGGAGCGCAAAATTTATGGTTAAATTTATATAATTATCCATCATCATCTACAGATAAAAATATGCATATTGGTGCTTGGAAGTTAGAAAAAGGATCAGCAGCGACACCATTGCTTGCAGAAGATAGATAGTATGATACCACGGTACAATGTAATCAATTAATAGAAATATAATTATGGCAATTTTAAAAGACTTAATTGTTAATGGAGCAGCTCGTTTTATTGGAGATGCATATTTTAATACAATAAAAGCTGGAACATGGAATGGTAATGCAATTTCAGTTACATATGGAGGTACTGGTTTAACCTCTGTAGCATCTAATAAAGTATTAGTTGGTTAGGGTTCAGCTACTTTAACTACCCGTGATATTGCAACATCTGTTACTTCTGGTAGTACTGGATTAGTAACATCTGGAGCTGTGTATACAGCCTTGAATAATTCATATGTAACATTAAATACTAATTAGACTATTTCTGGTGAGAAAACATTTAGTAAAGATGTATTATTTGAGAGTGGAGCCAAATTAGTAATGACTAATTTTAATGTTAATTATACAGCTAGTGATATTAATAATGCAATATCTGGCACAATGGTTAGTCATTCTGTTGATGCTAATCAGTATTCTATTACATTATTAAGCAGTTCTTCTTCGTCATATGGAACACAGTTCGTATTTGATTGCAACGGTTTTGTATCTGTGCCAAAATTAAGAGTATGTGGAGTAGATACTCTTGGAAGGGCTACTTATCAACCACTTTGCTTAAGTTATGGCTAGTTTGCGACATTAGATACGTTAAAGGATATGATATTCACTGGAACGTGTGTAGCAAATGGTACATTGAAAATGACTGGTACATTTAAATCAACTGGTACTTTTCAAACCAAAGGTGTTAATTTACTGAATTCTTCAGGATAGGCTATGTCTGGCAACAATATACTTCTTGGTAATGGAAGTTATATTGATGCATCTTCCACAAATTCAGCACATATTTCTGATTCATATTATGTCCTTGGTAAATCAGGGGCAAGCGGTACTCCAGGTTGGTATAAAGGTCATAGTGTAGTAACCTATTCTGCAAATGGATTAGCACCTTCTGTTAATGGTAATTATACAGGAAGCACTGATGAGGGAAAATTACAAAATGGAGATTATGTATTATCTTCTAACGGTTCTGGATCTATTAAATGGAGACCTTATTTACCAAGTACTAGCGCTATATCTGTTACTACAGTTACTGGCTGGCTACCAGGGGATGTAGATGGTAATGGTATATGTGATTCCTTGGATCTTTCTGCTATTATGAGTACATGGTTAAATACATCTAATAGTACTGCTGATGTAAATCGTGATGGGACTGTCACTATAACTGATTATGGTATTTTGCAAGACATGGTTGATAGGAATAACTATACTCAGGATGTCTATCCAATTAAATTAGACACCAATCCATATACATCTATTAATTCTGATTATAATAATTCTAAGATACCAGTATTAAGAGTTAATCTAACAAATTACACGGGTTCGTTAGTTGTAACTTTACAAAAAGATGGTGATACTTATATTGGTATTACTAAACATGTAACAGAAGGCTATCTAGCTTAGTTTTATATTAGTAGTAGTGTATCTTACGGTAAATATATACCGCTACCAACTCAAGAATAGGTGAATTCATGGAATAATAAATAGAATAAATTGACGTTTGATACTACACCTACAGCAAATAGTACTAATCCTGTTACTAGTGGAGGAATTAAGACGTATGTAGATAATATTGCGGCGGATTTGAAGATAGTAGCTTGTGATAGCTCTTTGGTTGCTGGTCGTAGAATGAGAATGCACTGGGAAGATTTTCAACCATTTGCTGATGGAGAGCATTGTCTATTTTTTAATAATGACCAGATATACTTTTATATGGGTTGTCATGAAGATGAAGATGATGGTGATACTAATATGAAATTTATCAGTACCCCATACTATAATAATGAGGATCTAAGTGATGATAATTTATATTATTGTATACTTACGATTTGTACATATAACTCTTCTACCGAAGAAGTAAAATGCAAATCTCTTGAGGAATATTGTATTCCAATGTCATTAGAACCCTTTACAGAAGCAGAAATTGATGAAATATTAGGTGAAGCAGAAGATAATGCTGCCGCGTATGGATCTTATAGTTCTTATTGATATGAATTTTTTAACAATACATTATAATACACCAGAATTAACGGAGGCATTAATCAAAAGTCTTGATAAATATGTTAAGAAATTCACATTATATGTTTTTGATAATTCTGATCAGAAGCCGTTAGTTACAGATAATAAGAATGTTATTATCTTAGATAATACAAAAGGTTAGATATGTAACCTTGATGCTTGGCTTGATAAATTTCCTAATAAACAATAGTTTTTAGGAGCGACTAATAGATGGGGTAGTGCTAGACATATAAAAAGTGTAGACATTTGTTTCGATCTAATTCCAGAAGGATTCATATTATTAGATAGTGATACGTTACTAGAGAAGAATCCAAAAGCATTATGGGATGAAACGAAAGTGTTTTCTGGACAAATTGATTAGATATATGCAGGAGAAGTTATCAAACGAGTAAATCCACTTTTGTGCTATATAAACGTCCCAATGTGTAAAGAAAATAATATACGTTTTTGCAATGAAGATTATACATGGATGATAACCGATAAAGATCCAAATAAATGGTATGATACAGGTGCTTGGTTTTATAAAGCATGTGTTGATGCTAATTTACCATTTAAAGAAATTAATAGAAGGGAATATATCTTACATTATGGTAGTGCAAGTTGGAATCCTAAGAAAACAGATATAGAGAAGTAGAAAGAATGGTTATATAAACACCGTCGCGTGTTAGAATGAATAAAATGTAAATAATATGGCAAAATATTTAGACAGAGCTAAACTCACTTATCTTTTAGAGAATTTTATTATAAAATTAAAGGGCATGTTTTCTAGTAAGCGATTAGAAGAATGTGTGCCTCCATGTGTTGTCGAGGGTGATAGTAACTTTCATACTTATACTCATACTTGCACTGCAAATGATACTGCAAATGGATATCTTTATTTCTTAAATGTTCATTGTACTTCTAGTTGGTATGTGCCTTGGGAAGTCCATTATAGACTTAAAATCACAACTACACATAATAGATGCTAGGGCATTTACGATGTGAGAATTAGTAGATCTGGCACTACAGAATGTTCTGCTATATTAAATTAGTTTAATTCTACTTCATATTATCCAATTTATTAGCATGTAGTATTAGACTATGATACTGAGGCTAAATTTAATACATATTATCAAACTGACCCTATAAAATGTGGAGTTAGAGTATATTCAGCATATACATCAACTACTCTAGCTAGAACTTATGAAATCCAAGTTTTAAGTACTACGAATTGTACTGTTAGTTTTCCTGAAACAATTGAAACATATGGTACTGTATATAACGCAAGTAAATATGCCTCTTATGCTTATAATGCCACAACTGTAGGTTTACAAGAGACGAGTGATAGTAATGATACAACGACTTTGCAAATATATTATTCACGTCTTTTAGCTGGTTCTAATGGAATAAAACTATAGAGTCTTATTATGTAGAAAAAAGATGGGACATGGGAATCATTTACGACAACATCTGGAACAGCAGTTACTAAAACAAAAAATCCATCGCAATTTATTGCTGGTTCAAAAATTTATTATTATTCTGGTACTGGTGATGTTAGTGGTGGTTATACAGCACACGGTACAATTAAACAAAATATATCGTTGGTTGATTTAAGATATTCTTTAAATATTAACACCACTGCTGGTCATACTGGTAATTTATTACCTAGAAAACCAGTATATATAGTAGGAACTATTGATAGTAGTGGCTATTTTGTTTTAGCAGATACATGGTGGACTCAAACAGAACCAACCTCTGCAGATGGTAAAGTCTATATTAAAGTTGCAGAGTCTGTATATGCAGATTATGAAAATGATAGATGTTATCGAGCTGATTTAGTATCAGATGGTACTATGTATGCTTATAGAAATGGTGGTTTTAGAAAATTGTCTGGTGATACTTCTTCAATTGAAATCACTTCCACTACTCCTTCTTCATTTGATTCTAATACTATTTACTTTATAACTCAATAATTATGCCTTCATATAGAACGATACCAAAATTATTATAGACATCTACTTGTTAGGAGAGTTTGATTGAAAGAGGTTCTTATGAGTAGGATGTTAATTTTAGTTATAGACAAACCGCTGATGCTCATGATTCACAGACTACGACTAATGCAACTATGGCACTTATTAAGAGTTTAAAGGGAAGAAGTATTGTGTGGAATTAGCAAGCATATCCAGTGGAAGCAACCTATTGGACTAAAAACTTAGGAACACAGGACTTTGAGTATGGAGTATGTCATTTAACCCATACGTCAACTCCTGGTACTTCAGCTCAGCCTAACTTTTTCATGAAAACCGCTTACCAAACAGCACCCATAAAAGGTCACACTTATTACGTATCTTATGATTACAAAACAGGTTCATCACAAACAAATGCGACTCTCAATGGCCGATATGGGAATAACTCCAACCTAAATGTTGTAGGATTATCTGCAAATATACCTTGGACTACAAAGAATAGTATCATCAGCGTAACTGCAAATTCCCCATTATCTTTTCTGTTATGGTTTTACACCGCATCCTCCGCGACCACGTCAACTGTTGTTGACATATATTTCAGAAAAGTATTCATTATAGATCTAACTCTTCTTTATGGCTCTGGTAACGAACCTACTACTGCAGAACAATTTGAAACTGACTATCAAAATTGGTTTGGTAAAAAACTAACTTATGAACCATATAGTGCAGGAGAAATTAGAAACTTTTCTATGTCTGGTATTAAAACTACAGGATTTAATTAGTGTGTGTATCCTGCAAAATATTATGCTTCACCTCCATCATTTAGTGAGACATATTATACCAAAGTAATTGGTGGAGTTCCTTATCATGTCTCATTTAATATAAGTGGAGCTACTTCATGGAGAACAAATATGAGAGCATATGACTTATATGGAACTTTAATAACAGAGTATTCTGATGTTCGAGAATCATCAACTATGTCCTGGTATTATAATTCTGGCGCCAAAGCCTTTCTAAATCATGGTAATAATACGACTACATCATTTGACATTACTTTTGCATAGGATTTATATGTCTTATTCTTTATTACACACGGAGATACATCCTCTTCTACAACTATTTCTAATTTTACTTTGAATTTCAAAAGAAATGGTGTTAGAGATGGTGATTACGAAGCTCATGTGGAATAGACTGGTGGACCTAATATAACATTACTAACAGGTAAATTAAACGGTACTGGTAGTAGTGTTAGTATATGTCCAAATGGAATGTTGCAAGCTGGTGATGTGAGGGATGAAATCTATATATAGGATGGAAAAAGATGGTATGCGAAAAGAGTTGGAACTGTTGATTTAGGAACACTTACTTGGGGAGGTTCGCAAGCTCCAGCTAATTCTGGTTATATTAGATTTCAGGCATTATTATCAAATGTGAAAGCTACATCTTATGTACCGAATATTTTAAGTTCATATGGATTCTATGGTTCAATAAGCCCTATTGCTCCGAAATATGCAGAAAAAGCAATGGCATATTATAATGGTAGTTTATATACATATGTTGCTGCTTATACTACTTCGTCTGCTTTTAAAACAGCAATGTCTGGAGTATATCTTAACTACGAATTATCTTCTACAGAATATTATTTATTGGACGATGAATGGCAGGCTGACAGCGCGTGGAGCTACAATGTTAACGACTGGGGGACGGAAGAAGTGGTTAATAGTTCAATTGGTGTATCAACTCCTATAGAAGGAACTATCAAATATTACAATCCATTAAGATAGTATTCATACGGATTACGTCAAAACGAAATAGCATGTGTACATGACGCACAAGTTGTTAAAGAAATGTATAAAGATGGATCTTTATATTTAAAAAACATTATTTGGGATTTTTTCCCTGTAAATATAGCTTTATCTGATAATGGTAAAGAAAGATATTTTAGAGTATATTCTACTATTGAAGGAAAAGCAAGTCAACCGAGTATTACGAATGTAGGTTCTCGAATATCATCAGCTAGGATTGTTGACAAATCTAATGATGGAAATTATATTATTTGTGTTAAGACTGATGGTACATCTTACTATAATGCAGATCCATATGCAGTAACACTTAGTAATAATTATGGCGTATCCTTTAATATATATTTATTACCACCTGCTTACTGGTCTATAGGAGAAATAACATTTGCAAATGCGATAATGTTATGTGAGTATTTTTTTATTGGATCTCCGACTCCTTTATCTGAGAATTCATTAGATCCTGGCTATATTTTTAGAGCACCAAGGTTATAGGGCTATAACTTTTCTAGACTAGCTACTTATTCTAACCCAGCATATGGATTTCCAGCATCATCTATGGTAACTTTTACCTATCCAACATCAACTGTTGAATCTTTATATTCTCCTATCCATATATGTCATTATGATTTATCTGATACTTCATTAGATGGAGTGTATACTCCTATGTATAACTATAATGGTATAGCAAAGGGGAGTACTAGTGCACATCCATCTAATTTCGTTACAGGATAGTATATTTATATTGTAAAAAGAACAGGTAAACTATTAACTGTTTAGAATAACAATTCTTCTAATAATGGATTTACAATTTATTCTAATACTGGCGTACCTGAATATTCTAAAGTAACGATTAATTTAGCTGGTCACGTTCCTTCTAGTGAAGAAACTATTGTTGAAACGCCAAATACAATATTAGGTTTGGTTTCAGATCCTGCTATCAAATTTAATATCTTTTTTAATGGCAAGGATATTACATATTTACCGACCTCTTCTAAGAGAGCGTGTATTATGATAAAAATAAGTGATAAGTTTCCAGCTTTACCATTTGAATATTTATATCATAAAGATGGTAGTGATACTAACAAAGGAGGATTAAATTCATCTGAAGCTTTATTTATACGCAATAATGTACTAACAGAATATACTGAAATTGGTGGCACTGATGTTAAAGCGTTTATTCTTCGAATGGTGTCAACTTCAAGAGTTACTCATTTTTCATCTGGGATACTTTGGCCTCCAGATAATCCTGTAGCAGATGTATCTTGGCGCATAACAGAGTTTGCTTGGACATGGACTATTGGCCCAGCTACAAGTGTACATGATGTATCATAGCTTTCCACGTATAATGCAAGTAATAAATATTATCTTATTGCTAATTTCAAAAAAAATTCTGACCAAACATTTAGTGTTGCTCCAGTATATAGAGAAGATTTTGATGTAATTATTGTACCAAATACTTGGGATATAAAGACTGTACTTTCGGTTAGAATATTTCAAAATTATTTTAATGTAACGAATCAATGGGCAGGAGGAATGGCAATTTATGGCGAATATCTTGTACAATTCTTTACAAGTGGACGAGTACTTATTCTTTAGAAGAAAAATATGAATGTAATAGCAAGTGGCGCTATGGAAGGAGCTACGAGTACATATGCTATGCATTGTAATGCAATATCATTCTCAAGTACCATTCCACAAGGAGGCAGTTTTCCATATATTTATATTAGCGAATGGACATCTGGTAGTTGTAATTGTCACGTTGAAACAATGTCAATTTCTGGTACAAATGTAACTATGAGTCGTGTTCAAAAGATTAGTTATAATGGTTCTAAATTTAACACTTCATTAAATTGGGATTGGTCGGTCGATGCTAAGACTGGTTATCTTTGGTGTTATGGTTATGCCGCATCTGCCAGTGATAGATATGGAGCTAAAATTGCTCTTAAATTTCCTTTGCCAAATCCAACGTCTGGAAATGTTACATATACAGATAGTAACATTATTGATCAATTTTCATTTACATTTGAGGGAGCTCAACAAGATGTTCATATTGAAAACGACATGATGTTTTATGAATTTTCATATAATGTGACAGGCGGTCGTGGTGGAATATTATTAATTAATCTGAAAACAAAATAGATATATACTAATTACATTATTTCTTTAGAGGATATTGAACGTGAACCAGAAGGTATATGCAGAGATGATTCCATTCTGTATGTATCAAGTCATTCTGGTGCTAATAATTTTGATTTAGCAGTACATAAAATAGATTTATTACAATCTAATTTTGATAAATAATAATTTACATATTTGATACATACTACATTAGCATGAAAATAGGAATAATTTCAATTATTGATTCAGAAGACAATATTCAAGAATGGAAAGAATATCATGATAAGTTAGGTGTTACTGATTATATATTTATTAGCGATACTTTAAAAGAATATCCTTCCATAGCAGATATTGTTGGTTATACATATGATAATCCAAATAAAATATAGGATTTATATGAAATGTTGTTAGCGATACATCGAAATGAATATGATTATCTGATATTATTAAATCCTGGTGAGTATATAGAAATAACTGATAATAAGACATTACCAGAAGTACTTAATGGTAATTCTTGTGTTATATTTCCATCGGATTTAAATGATTATAAGTTAAATTGTTTTAGATCTATTATTGATTGTTCTAAAGTACATAAATTAGTCAACACTTATATTGTATTAGATGGAGAGTTTTTCCCAGAAAAGCTTAAATTAGTATATAAAAATACATAATATAAATTTTCTTTAATTTTATTTGATTTCTTCTAAAATTGTAGTATAATTGTAGAAGATTATGATTTATGTTTAATTTTTAATGTTTATAAGAAAATGACTACAAACGAAGTATTAGCAAAACACAACTTTATCACAAAAGTTGCATTTAAAGATGGAGATTCACAATTAAGTAAAGACCTCAAGGTTAAAATTATGGCAATGCGTATTGAGTATGGAAAAGTACGCAAGTCATTTGATGCTGATATTCAAGAGTTTACTAAAGAATTAATTCCTGCAGAATTTACTGAATTACAGCAAAAATCTGATAGAACCGAAGAGGAAGATAAACGTTTAAAAGAACTAACAGACCAAATTAATGAAGAGTATAACGCTTATGTTTCTAAGCGTGGTCAGGAGGAAGTGACTATTAATCATGCAACATTAACAGAGGATGAATATAATGAAATCGTCGAAGTTAATGCTGGTAATGATGTAGAGATTAATGGTCAGCACGTTGATTCTGCTGATTTTCTTGAGATCCTCTATTCATTATTTGTCGAGTAATAATAAGGCTCTCTACGGAGGGCCTTTTGTGTTTTATGAAATTTATTGATAAAATATTAGCGTAGTATTTAAGGGATAGTGCTTATAAGATAGAGCATAATTAGTGTGAATTAACTAGTGAAGAGAAAGAATAGTTAATTCATTTATTAGGTAGGACTCCTATGAGTAAAACTTAGGCTTTTCAATTTCTTGGTATTTCTAGAAGTAAATTTGATTATTTATTAAGATGTGATAGAATACCACAAGGAAGAAAGCGTTTTGGTTTTAATGAATTAGTATGGTATAAAGATGAATTAGAAGAATACAAATAGAAGATGTAGGAAGATAAGGACTTTTTTAAAATAAAGAAAGACAATGAATGACGAAGAAGTATTAGTAAATTAGCAATAGACTACTAACGATAATGAAACTCGACAGTCTAATGCTATATGGGAAGCTTTACATAAAAGATTTGCGGATGCTGCCAATAATTTATTTTCTCTTATTAAAAAGACGGATAAGAAAGTTGAGGAGAAGGGAGAATAGGTTAGAGAATAGATACCTTAGTAGTTAATATATAAAGGTCCTCATAAAGAAAGAACAACTGCTGCACCAAGATTGGGTTCAGTATCAAGATATTATTCTGAAAAAGAGGGTGGTAAGTTATGATATCTTCATCATTGTTAAATCGATTAACTTATTGTACAAGATTTCTTCCAATTATAAGTGCTTCGATATGTATATTATATACAGTGTTTGAATTCTTCCATATTCATCTACATTTTCTAGCATTTATAGGAAGTGCTAGCTTTGTTTATCTTTACGCATTATATATTCTTTCTTATCTTTTACATTTCTGTTGGAAACATAGGTTGTGTATCCATTTCTTATCTATATACTATATTTTATCATTAATAGATTCTTATTTTAAATTACCAATTTCTGATGCTAGCTACACTTTGTTAATATTGCTGATAGCTTGTATGTTTATTATTTATTATTTTATGCGAATGTTTTATGGAAAAACAATTGATCATTTCATTAACAAGTTGGCCACCAAGAATCAAGACTCTTCCATTTAATTTAATTTCTATTCTTAATTAGATGTCTGATTAGAAATTAGTATTAGTATTAAGTGAAGAAGAGTTTCCAGATAAAGAGACACCAAGGATTATTAGTTCTTTAGTTACTGGATGTGACATTGAAATACTTTGGGATAAAGGTAATATTAGATCTCATAAGAAATTAGTTCCAGTATTAGAAAAATATCCTGATCATCCAGTATTGATATTGGACGATGATAAAATGTATCCGAAAGGATTGATTAATCATTTTATTAATAGTCATAATAAATATCCTGACGATGTAATTATAGGAGGTTCTTTCTTTGGATTATATCCAGAAAATGGTAATATAAAATGTGAATTATTATCAGGTGTGCCAGAATTAATTAATAAATTAGTTCCAGATGAGGAAATAACAATATAGAAACCTGCTAGTGGATGTTTTGGAATGTTATTTCCAGCTCATACATTTACAGATCCACGATTCTTTGATAGGGATTTATTTATGCGATTAGTTCCTAATTGTGATGAGAGTTGGTATTATTTATTCTGTGTTTTAGAAAATAGGAGAATGCGAGCACTGGAACATATATACGAAATTATTCCAAATATCATTATGACACAGGAACATGCTTTAAAAAATAGTAATGGAAAAGAAGTGTATACTGAGTATTACAATAATATTTTAAAAGAATTTCCTGAATTTTACGATAAATTAGTTCATAAATATGAACAATATAAATTGACTCATTAAAATTAATATTGAGTTCACAAAGGTCAGCCCAAAAAGCTGGCCTTTTTTCGTTATATATCTTTGACTTTTTCTACTTAAAATTATTTTTGAATATCGTTTACGTAACTACTTTTGCGAGGCTATAATTGCATTGTCATCGATGATAATAGTGAATTTAAGTATTAACATTTAAAAATTAAATTATGGCAGACAGCAAAGTATTTATGCTCCCAGATTCTATATCTGGTAATAGTTTAGATCCAAATTTACTTTACACTACAATGTTGAACAACAATGGTTTTGGTGGTAATGGTAATTGGATATGGATTTTATTCTTGTGGATGATCTTTGGTTGGGGTGGCAATGGTTTTGGCGGTTATGGAAATAACGGCGCAGCTGGTTTCCTTTCTAATCAAATGAGCAATGACACAGGTCGTGAATTGCTTATGAATGCAATTCAAGGTAATGGTTCTGCTATAAGTCAGTTAGCAAGTCTTTTGAATACAGAAGTATAGACCGTTTAGAACGGTATCTTCACTTTAAATAATGCTATTACTAGCGTTGGTTCTCAAGTTGGTATGACTGGTTTATAGACAATCAATGCAATTCAGAGTGGAAACGCCGCATTAGCACATCAATTGTGTGAATGCTGCTGCGAGAATCGTCTTTTAACAACTCAGTAGGGTTATGAATCAAGAATCTAGACCATCGAGCAAACAAATCAACTGGGGTCTCAGGCTGATCGTAATACCAATAGTGTCGTTGGCGCTATTAATGCTAATGGTCGGGCTACAACTGACGCTATCGCTGCTCTTCAAACTAATATTACTAAAGAGTTCTGTGATATTAGAGAGCGTGAGATGCAGTCTAAGATTGACACCCAGAGTGATATCATTACTCAGTTAAGAGGTCAGTTAGACAATGATCGTCAGACTAGCTAGTTATATAGTTTGATCACCCCTCTTTAGGCAAAGGTAAATGAGATTGCTAACAAACAACCAAATACAGTACCAGTTCAGTGGCCTAATCTTACAGCTGTAAACACCACTCCTTATGTAGGAATGGGTTTATATCCTGGCTATGGTTATGGTTATGGCTATGGTAATGGTTTTTGGTCTTAATTGATGTGATTATGGCAAATGTACTTATTGGCAATCGTGGAGGAATTCCTACGGTAAGAGCAACTCAGTCAAGTGTTGGAAGTGCAACTGCTGATGCTAGTTATACTTTACCTGATCACACTTTTAGATTTGTTGGTCCAGCAGGACTTGTTATTGTAACCTTTAGTGATGCAGTAACTGGTGTGCTTGGCATTGATCTTGTTGTTAATGAATCTACTTTAGCATTAACTGATGCTGAAGGTGATCCTTTAACAGAAATTACCGCAGGTGATCATTTGATTACGTTTAATAAAGTTTCTAACACAATTAAATTGGTAGCTTGATATGTTTAGTTCATTGTAGCAAGGAGGCTTGATCTATATCCTAGATAAAACAGATGCTCCAAAATTAAAGATTGGCGAAGTAGTTAGCGTGAGTGCTCCTCATGCTAACGCTTTTGTCAACAATTCATTTGGAAGCACTATGTATGTAGATCTTAAAGTTAATATAGATGGTAGTATTTATGATTATAATTCTATCCCAAGTTCGTATTCTATTGTTACTTATAACAATGGAAAGGTTACATTGAGTGAAACTAAACAAGGGTTACAATCAGAAGTAGAAACTATCATATCTAATAGCAAACAAGTCTTAAATAATATTGATACTTATAAAAAGAATATTGAAGAAGGCGAGAAGATTCTAAAAGAACTGAGTCCTCAGTTTGCTAAGGATAAAGAACGTGATGATCGTTTAAATACGCTTGAATCAAAGTTTGAAGGCGTAGAGAATAAGATAGATAAAATATTAACCGCATTAACCACTAAAGAAAAATGATAGTAGTAGAATATAGCACAGACGATTACGGCAAAGTAATGGAATATGCTTCTTGCATTGAAAAGAAAGCTAAAGCTATTCGCGAGATTCTCGAAGAGGATACTATGAATCAGAGAGCTCATCGCAAATAGTACGACGATGAAGAAGATTACTATGATGCACGTTATAACATGCGTGGTGGAAAAAGAATGAGTAGATACGTATGATGAGGAATAGCTTGGACCAATATGATGAGAGACCAAAAGACATGATTAAGTATCTGTCTAATTATGGTTGGCATTTTACTCGCAAGATGTGTGAATTTGCAACACATTATATGATGAAAGGTGGAAAGCGATTAAATGCCCTTGATAAGGATAAGGTTGATACTATATTGAAGAATGCTGGAATCACTCTAGAAAACAATCAATTATATGATTATGTCTACGTAGCTAATATGGCTTACGCTGATTTCTATGGTTCAAGCATTACCAATGATGCTCAACTCGCAAAATACATTAAAGATGTAATAGAAGATGAAGACGGCTATGATGGTCTTGTATTTAATCGGTGGTACGCCGATACATGCAAACTCGGAATAGCTATAGATTGGGAAGAGATGTTATGAAAAAGTAGACGTATGAATTAGATGGATGGACAGTCTAGATATTTTATAGTATTAATAGCGAGGATTTTCCCGAAATAAAGAATGCTTTAGAGGACATAGACTGTCCTGTTTCCTTAATCGAAAAAGCAAGGAAACAGATTTAGTATGATGATTTGGATATTGGCTTTACATATTCTAATTTTATGTTAGAAGAAAGCGTAATTGGAATTGGTGAAGTTTCATCATCATCGGAATTAATGAATACATTAGTACATGAATGTTATCATTTAATAGATCACATAAGTACTGTTAGAGACTATGAACCAGAGGAATCTGCCACTATGTTGGGAGACTTTATTTAGGTGATATTTAACAATATCATACAAGTTTTTAACAGAATTTAACGAAAACAACAAATAATTTGAATTATCAATAACGCATTGTTATAATTGCGACAGTAATAAATGATTTAGATGAAATGACCACAATTTGCACAAAAATTAAGGTTAGGGGTGTAGCGGTAAATAAGACTACACAAATGTAAATATGTATAGTAGAATATGTTGGTTAATCTCATTGATAATTTGAATTTATTTATATCGAATAATATTTTCTTCATCAGGAGATTTTACGCCCGTAAAATCTCCTTTTTTTTTATTATTAACTTTTTTAATTAATGTATTATGGCAATAAGTATTGATGACATTGACATCGACGATGTAGTTGATGTAAGCGTAAGTGAAACGGATCCTGCGCAATAGACTGTGGAGGAACCAACTTAGACAGGAGAAGAAGAACTAGTAGTTGAAGATAATCAACCTGAAGAGCCAGATGAACAGATCGACGTCATTGCTTCTTTATTGAAGCAGAAAGGTATTGACGATCCTACGAAGATTAAGTTCTTAGATGATAATGATCAGGTGTAGGAAAAGAACTGGAATGATTTGACTTCACGTGAACAACTCAACATACTTCAAAATAATGAATAGCCTGTAGATGATAACACTCAATTAGATGATTCTGAAATAGATCTTATTAATAGATTGAGACTCAGTAATATGACTCCCGAGGAATTTGTTGCAACTATTAAACAGCAGGGTGTAGCAGAATATATGTAGTAGTAGGGAGCTCCTGAACCAACGTATTCTATAGATGACCTTACGGATGAAGAGCTTTATGTGTTAGATCTACAAGCACGTATTGGACAAGATAAGATTACTGAGGAGGAATTACAAGAGGCTTTAGATAGAGCCAAATCTAATGAAGCATTATTTGCCAAGGAAATTGCTGGACTTAGAGACGAATATCATAGACTTGAAGATGAAAAGAATCAGAAAGATGCTGCTTACTAGCAACAACTTGCACAAGACAACTTCGATCGTTATGCATATGGTGTTGTAAATGCAATCAACAATTTTGACTCTCTTGGAGAGCTTAGTGTTGATATGGATGATGATGACAAAAATGAAATTTATACATTTTTAACTGGAACTGACAATGCTGGTATTAGTTATTTACAGAAAGCATTGAATGATCCTGAGACTCTTGTGCAGATGGCGTGGTTTGCGTTAAAGGGTGAGGATGTTATTAATAGTGTTTCTGACTATTATAAGGCAGAGATCACTAAAGCTCACCGAGCTGGCTATGAAGAAGGAGTTAAAAAAGCTTCTAGTAATAAATAGCCCGCAGATCCTAAAGTTGTTGTAAAGAGGCCTGAGAATAAAGAGGTAAAGAAACGTATGTCAATCGATGATATCGATTGGTAAGATTAACAACTAAAAAAATATTATTTTATGCAAGTAGCAACAATGGTAAATTTGCATCCGGCAATGTCCGAGACTGCAACATATGAAGACTTTAGTAAGTGGATTGGTACTAATCCTACTCGTTTTGGTATCGTATCTCGTATGTATGAAGATATGACCGCTTCTTATTTAACTGAATCGTTGAGAAATATCTTCTACAATGATGCTAAGGCATCCAACAAATTCTAGAGCATTAATTCGATGTATTTCGAGTGGGAGATTTCCACTAATAATATCAAGCGTATTGAATTCGCTGACGTTCCTACTGAGGATGGCGCTAATGGTACTGAGATTACCATGGCTTTCAAAGAAAGATATTATGAGAAATATGATATCTTTAGAATTGACGCAACTGGTCAGTAGTGCATGGTTGTTTCGAAGCCTATTCGTAAACGTGACAACTACTGGGAAGTACAGGTTCGTTTGATCGACAACGATTACAGTTCTGTACTTGACGTTACTGGTTGCAACATTGGTGATACCACCATGTTCTTAAGCAACGCTATGCCTGAGCTCCATGAAGAGGGTTATGTTAAGTATCAGAGCAACGTTAGCAAGATGCGTAACGTTATCCAGACCTTCCGTAACGATATTTCTCGTTCTGCTCTCTTTGCTGCTCACGAGGATGTATTCATCAAGATTGCATCTGGTAAGGGTAATGGCGACATGAGCGAAGTTATTTATCGTATGGACAAACAAGAGAAGATCTTGCTTGATAACTTCATGTACGCTCGTAACACTGGTCTGTTGTTTAATAAGGGTAATGTAGACGCTAATGGTAAGGCTTCTATCGTTGATCCCGATACTAATAGACCTGTTTACATTACCGAGGGTCTTATTCCTCAGGTTGAGAGATTTGCATCCAAGTATGCATACAACCGTCTATCTATGGAAGTATTCCAGACCGCTCTCGCTATGTTGGGTGAGAAGGCTGCCACTCCTACTGGTAACCACTACACCTTCATCTGCAACGAACGCTTCTGGCAGAACCTCCAGCTCGTACTTGGTGACTACCTCGTACAGGCTAAGACCGATGGTTCTTATTTGTGGTCTCAGGCCGCAAATGATTATGTAAAGGTTGGTGCTACCTATAATTCTTATGAATTTGCTGGTAATACTGTTACCTTCAAGGTTGAGAGAGCTCTTAGCCGTGAGTACGGTTCGGAGAAGGGCTATTGCCTCTGTCTCGACTTAACTGCTGACAAGACATCTGCACAGCCTCCTATTGCTTGCTTCACTCTTAAGGGTGGTGAGTATTTGACTAACCAGATTGTTGGTGTTGGTGGTCTTGACGGCCTCTCCAGTGGTCAGGTTTCTACTCCTGTTGCTGGTAGCAAGCTCGTCGCTTGGGGTTATGCTGGTATCGCAGTATTTAATCCTTATCGTTCGTTCATCATTCGTGAGATCTGATAAATGAATGAGATTGTTTAGATAATAAAATAACCTATAGATTTTTCTGGGAGAGCATTAAAACCCTCTCCCAGAATATTTTCATATATTATAATTAACAAAAAAATTTATGGCTACTAAAAGTACTAAGAATAGTGATATATAGAGTAATGTTGTTGTGCTAAGAAGTGTTTATGGTAAGGTTGGAATGAAGTATTTTATTTAGCCTTGTAAGGATCCTGAAACTGGTGAATTTCCTGATTGTGTACGTAGAGTTGATTCTCACGGAGACATGATTCTTTCTGATAAAGATCGGAATAGTGGTAATGTATTTTTGCCTGAGAATTCTATGTTCACCATTGTTGACGGACAGACTTTCAACTTAGATAACCCAAGAGATAAGGCTATCTGGGAAGCTATTAAGCATAATCGAATGATTGCACCTGAGCGTTGGTCTAAGGACAAACAGGGTAATTATCTTATTGATGGCACAATGGGATATAGAAACACCACTCCTCGTTACGGAACTGCCGAATTGTATGTAGACCGTCCTGGTTTGGAATCTCAGCAGAGAGTAAGTAAGAAGTCGAAGTATCGTGAAGCGTTGAATTACATTTTTGAAGACGAGCGCGGGTATGAAGGTCGCTTAACAAAAGCTAGATTGTTAGGCAGAAGAATGGAGAACATGCCTGATACTGATGTAATTGATTTCTTGGATTAGGTTGCTGAGAAGAGTCCTGATAAGATTATTAATTTGTATAGAGGTGAAGATATCTCATTAAGATTGTTGTTTGCTGACGCCAAAGATAAGAAGATTATCATTTACAAGAACAAGCTATACGTTTACGGTGATAACATTATTCTTGGTGCTACGGATGATGCTGTAATTAATTGGATGCAGCATCCTTAGAACAAGAATGTATTAGAATTGATTCGTAAGGATGTTTATCCCGAATTGTTTGCGGACAAGAAACCGTCCAAGTAATGATACTCAAGCCTTGTGTTACTCACCGTTGTTTGAGTAATGCAAGGCTTTAATTGTTTTTAGATAATAGTTATTTATATTTTATATACGTTTAATTATGGCATACACAGCGCGTAAAATTATGGAGGCTGTATTAACTGAATTAAATAAGGTGAATGCTCCCTCTGTATTATTAGACGATTTTAATTATTTTTTCAATAAGGCTATTTAGCAATTTGTAAATAAATAGTATAATATTTACGATGTTAATTAGCAGACTACAGACAATATGCGCGTATTAAAAGCCGGCGCATTATTAAAGCCACACAAGGCATATGAATACGCTGACTTCGAAGGCGGTGCTAGTGGAGTTGTTGGTGATGACGTTAAAATGATAGATAGTGTATATGGTGCCACTTATGAAGTTGATTTACCAGATGATTATTTCCATCTTTTAAATTGCGTATGTATTTACAAATTGAAGAAACGTGATGGTTGTCATAATGCTGGTGATTACTGGAGTGTTGCAGCATAGAGGCTTACTGCAGATTTATGGGCTGGTATATTGAATAATTTATATGCTCGTCCATTACCTCGTAGACCTTACTATTATATTCATAATGTCAATACTTCTGTTGATCGTCCTACTAATCCAATAGAATTGGATGATGATGGTTAGATTATTAAAGGTACCGATGTGACTCCAAATACTACTTATGTATTCTTACTTGATAAGTTTACAAATGAATTTGAAGCTGCTGGTGGTCAATTACCTGTTACTGTTACGAGTACGAAGAAGATCAACAATGAAAGTCCTGCTATATAGGGTTATACTTATAAAGTAAGGAATGCTGATTGGTTGGACTTTGATGGCACAAATGTCATTGCTAATGATAATACAACTCCTAATCTTAGATATGGATATATTGATTTTACCTAGAATGAATCCAATAACACATTGACATTTACTGCCATTTAGAAGGGTGCTACGCAATATACTCCTGGTGGTTATATATATACTGGTAAGAATGAAATTCCAGCAATGGAAATAGATATTACTGATCCAACTAATAATAGATTATTTGTAACATCTTCTAAATATAGATTTAATCTTGATGGAGCATAGACCAAGGTGGTATGGTTTGCATTTAAGACAAATGATTTTAATGTAACTACTATTACTGAAAAGACCTTTAACACTGAGTTATGGGGCTAGACAAATCATTCTGGATGGAAATCTATTACTGTTGGTGAATATACTGTAGTATATTATGGAGATTCTACAGTTGGTGCATATTAGAACAACTCGTATGAGGTTGTTGTCACAAAGGTATAATAATAATTAATAATTATTTATTATGGCAAATACAGACCAAATATATTATCGTGGATTGCCGTTTCAAATGCAATCGCTAAGAGACGGCATCCCACAGCCATCTAATGACATTTATTATGGACCTTGGGATGTTAGTGAAGATTAGATTATTTCTACACTACAAGAAACATTAGGTGTTTCTTCTCTTCCTGATGGTGCTACTGTTGCTAGATGGGTGAATGGGACTAGAAGTTCTATTCAGGAATATCACATAATCGATAATTAGTTGGTTGCTAAAAGCGGAGGTGCAGCTTAGTCTAACGATATTCGAGCCATCTTCGCTTATTTAGTAAATAGTGAGACTGATTAGAGTAAGATTGCTATTCCTACAATTACTAGAGCAAATAGTTTCCAAGAATTAATAAGGGCTATAAACAACACAGAATGGACTGCATCTTTCAATGTTGAAGTTGATTATGATAGACAGGTAATCTGGGCTTGTTATGGTCTTTTTAAAGTTGAATAGAATGGAAATTATACACTTTATGGCCTTGATGGTACTACTAATAATGCTTAGTGGTCCAAACCATTCTTATTGAGTGGTGGTGGAGTATCGTCAAGTACAAGTGTAAGTAATGATATTTATCGTTGTAGTTTATCAAATTATAACGTATCCATACCTAAAAGTATTGATGGAAAAGTTTCTAATAAAGCATTAAAAGAAGCTTCTTATACTATTTTATAGGTATTTTATAATGGAGAACCAGTTGCTAGTAATAATATTAGTTCGATAGCTTTACAGGATTCTTTTGCTCCAATTACAGATGGTAATGGAAATGGATTCAGAGTTCGTACAGGGCAAGATATTACTACTATTAATGGTATAGAAGTTCCTGCCAAAGTATATTGGTTAGAATGGGCTGATACAGATCATGATAAATTATCAACTGATGAGGTTTTGGCTTATACTAAATCAGTCGATGATGATTCGGTGTTAAGTAAAGTTAATTCTGAGACATTCTTTGCTGTTGGATTCTTAGTATCTGTTGGTGCTTAGAATATGACCATTATGCAACAGATGCGTTTTACTAGTAAAGAATATTCTTATAAAATAACAGTAGCACCTGGTGTTATTAATATTCCTAGTACTAATTTAGCTCCTGCTATTACATGTACTGCCAATAAATTATATTGGGATGGTACGATATAGAAATATGCAGTAGATACTACTAACGCACATTATTTTAAATTATCATTTACCAATGGTAATACAGTAAGAGAAATTTGGAGTGAAGACGAGAATTCTGAACCTATTACTACTACAAATGGTAGTTGGACATTCTCTTAGGATGTAATGTAGCAATTCTTGAGTGGTGGTGATAATGTAAACGATTACATTGAAGCCTACATCTTATCTCCTGATAAAGAGATTGAAGACCACTAGGCGATAGCTGTATTCTATTAGTCTAAATTACGTACTGAATCTTTCTCTGATTTTGATTGTGATTTAATTAATGAAAATGTATTAGTAAATCAGACTTTATTAGGTAATAATTTATCGGATGAAGCAAAAGCTACTTTAAAGAAAACATCTTATGCCACATTAACTATTACATATCATGGTTAGCCGTTAAGTGGTAATTAGTATAGAATTACAGAAGTAAAAGAAATAGGTCGCACTCCTGGTGAATAGACTACAGCTGAATTTAAATTAGTAGACGGAAATACGGAATTAGACTCTGGGTATACAGATAGCAATTATTATCCAAAGTCATTCTATTGTACTAAAGTCTTTGGCGATACTGGAGTAGAAGTAGATTTTGAATATGTAGATCCAAATGATTCATCTGTTACATATACAGGGTAGTAGAGTTAGAAGATTATAGTATTAGATTCTAATGAATTCTATGATATTAAAGTATTCCCATCTTAGATTCGTTTAAAGAAAGATCGCACCTACGTATATGGAAATAGTGCTTAGTTAAGTATTAATCATTATATTGGAGCTACTACATAGCAAGTAACTAATTTTAGTGACTTCAATGTTTAGCTTACTTTATATACAAATAACAGAACTGTACTTAGTTCTGTAACTTATCATGGAACAGGTGAACAACCTTTAATCGGAGAAAACGGAATAATTCAACTGCCTGATATTACTGGTAATGATTTTGCCAATTTGGATTACGCTGTATTTACATTAAAAAAGAACGAAGAATATCTAGCATAGGAGGATTGTGATGTATACATCATGCCAGAAGATGGTAAAGATGGATACTCTCCATATGTATTAAATTTTCAACATTCTCTTGTAATTGATGATGATACTACTGCTTCAAGCTTAAAAAATGCTTCTTATTTTGTACCAGAATTAAAATACGAAGATGTTGTACAAGAGATGGGAACATATTTAATAGATATTGTTTCCTAGTCTATATATGACGAAAATGATCAATTGGTAGAACCAGGATTATTTGCAATGTTGGCAGATAATTAGAATAATAAACCTGTCGGATTTTATTTAATTCCAAATCCAGAAAAGTTTGATTCAACTGTTCAATATCCATTTAAAGATCATCAATATTATGGTACTATTACATATGCAGCTTATGTTGATGCTGGTTCTGGTGTTGTGGCTACATTACAATAGAATATTCGTATATAGAATTACTCTGATGGTAGAAATTACGTATTAAATGTAACACCAAACGTATTATATAAAGATGTTCTTGGAACATTACAAACTAATAAAAATACTGTAATTACATTTAATGCAATTGAAAGTATCGGTGATTAGGTTAGTAATTTAGTATTAGATGCAGATGATACTGTTAATAAAAATTATATTTTATTATCATTTGTCGGAGCTGATTATACTTATAAAATAACTAGGAAACAAGTTCAATTAGGTACCATTGCAATTGATTTTAGTAATTCTGCATTTCTTGATTATGTTAATAGTTCAACAATTATAAATTGTAAACTGTTTGTTAATGGATTTGAATGGGATACTGAACCAATTTCCTTCTCTTACCAAGGAGAGACAGGAGAGAGTGTTAGTTCTAATTATGCTTTAACACTTGATAATGATTATATTATAATTGATGATGATACTGTTTCTGGTGATTTGGAAGTCGTTTCTCAGACATAGGCTAGTATCTATTATGAAGGACAGCAAGTAAATGTATCTGATAATAATCCGTTAATAAATGTAACAGTTTCTAGTAATCTTAATAACATCTTTGAGCCAGTTACTGATCAGAGTAATTTATCATATCATCTCACATTTAAACCAAATGCTTCTGTAGTAGAAACATCTGGTACTGTAAATGTATCTATTACATTTGATGATGAAAATAATAATACTGTTGTTCTTAGTAAGTCTCAAAAGGTTCTTATCAAGGATATTGGTAATGGTGAAGTTTACAAATTAGTAGTTAGTCCTAATTCTATATCTATTAATTCTAATGGTATTGCAAATTCATCAAGTGCTTCTATTTCTGTTAATATGATTAAGAATGGAGAAGTAACTAGATAGAATTTGAATGATAATAGTATTCAAATACAATTTATAGGGTATGTAAATTCTCAAAATGACAGTGAAAGTTAGCCAATGAATATTAGTATTGCTAATATGGATACTACTTAGCAATAGGGTTATGAGTATAAAATTAATTTAACTGGCACTGCAACTGGAAATGCTGGAATACCATATACAATACTAACTGATTTTAGTGCATTAGAAGTTCAGGCTGTAAAAAATGATTTAATTATTGACTCTGAAACAATTCAGTTTGTTAAAGATGGTTAGGATGGAAATGGCGTTGAATATGTTTATTTATTAAGTGATACAATCAATCCAAATTTAACTATTGCTTATGATTGCAGAGGTTATGTAAAGGTTGGCAATAAATATCAAATTGTATAGCAAACAAACAGTGTTGCTAAAACAAATGATGATTTCTTACCTATCATAGAACCCGTGCTTTCTGAAGATTACGATAAGCTTGTTAATGATACTAGAAAATATAAGCATTGGTCTGACGATTTATTATAGCCAACAGAAACATCAAAATATGTTTATTGGGCTCAAAGAAAATGGAATTCTTTAAATCATCGTTGGAATAATTTTGGTGATCCTGTTTTAATGTATCAACACACGACCGACGGTACATCTCCTTATCTTTTAACAATTGATAATGACGTTGTGGTATTAGATGATAATGCTACTAATGGTGTTATAGAACAAGTATCAAAAGCTAATATCAAATTATTGAAGGGCGTTGAAGATGTAACCAATTAGTGTTTTATCACTTCAGAAAATTCATCTGAAACAACTAAACCATATATTGTTACTATTAGCGAAGAAGGTGGTTAGTATGATTTGTTTGATGTAGTAATAAGTAATAACACTTTCTATTTATAGTTAAAAGAAAATACTTATTTATCGGCAGATGATCCATATCGGACGATTCATATTCGTGCTGAATATGAAGGAAATATTATTGCTGAAACTGTACAAAAAGTAAAAGTCTTTGATATTTCCGAGGATGGTAGTTCGTATAAATTAATGTTATCAAATGATGTACTTTATAGAAGATATAATGGCCAAATATTAGAAGCTGGTTTTGATGAAAATATTGAAGTAAAGCTATAGAAAATTTCTGGTGATTTAGCAGAAATTAAATATGAGACTATAAATACTGTAGCATCTAGAGTACACGTAATGTTACGTGTAATGAAAGATAATAATCCAGATAATGACGAAGTTCAATATTACACCAGCAGTGACGGAGAAACAGTTGTCTTTCCAGCTAACGCATTAAATAGATATAATCAAACAAATTGTAAAGGCATCTATGTTGAAGCTTATGCAGTTAACAATAGTGGATATAATTTAGTCTTATTTGATCGTGAATAGATTACATTTAGTATAGCTGGAGAACAAGGAAGTAGCGGTATTACAGCTTCATTAACTAATGATACTATCATTGTTGATGACAATATTACTAATAACCTTTTAAAAGGTGTATCAACAGGACTTATTTAGGTATTTAAAGGCACTGAAAAATTAACCTATAAAGCACAAGATTCTGATTATAGTGTTGATATTGCTCTTCCTGACGGATCTAATATTAAAGCTGATTCCTCTAATACAAAAAATGGAGATTGTTAGGTTATATTATCTAAAATCAACGAAAATGCAGACTTAATTGCAGGTGAAACATATACTATCACTTATACAATTACAGTTGGTACAACAGTATTGTATAAATACCAAAAATTAAAAGTTGTTGATGTATCTGAAGATGGTAGTTCTTATCGTTTGCTTTTGACTCCAGATGTTATTACCGCAACAAATAATGATAAAGCAGATGTTGCATAGACAATAACGATTGGTGCACAAGAAATTTCTCCTAATGGAATTAATTCTGTAATTGGCGTAGAAGGTTATGGTATTACTGCAAAGGATGATACTGGAACCTAGTTTACAATTGAAAATAATACAATTCACTATGATGCAGATGCTAATTTACCTAAATATATTGTAGTCCAATTGACAAAGAAGGTAAATAATGAAGATGTCATAGTGGATCAAGAAACAATTTCTATTGTAAAGGAAGGTAAACAAGGAGATTCTGGACAACGTGGTGCTACAATTCGTACATTCTATAAAAGTCTTAAGCATCCTATGGTTGATTTCTAGTATAAAGATGGTACTGATGACTTTATTGATTTTATTATAATTGATGAAGGTGATTAGCCATATGCCGTTTACTAGTGTAAATCTTCCATTAAATATACTTCAACTGTGCCAAATAATTGGTATGAAGACTCCGAACATTGGATGTAGATTCAATCCGAATAGTCTGCTTATTACTAGAACTTATTGGCTGCTAATGCTAAGATTGATAGTCTGGCAACAAGATCTGTAACATTAAAAGATGGCAGCACTTCTTATGGATAGTTTACTGTTGTAGAAAAGAGTGAAACAACTCCTAAATATCCATTATGGCTTGGAGATAAGGATAATCCTAATTTCTATGTTGATAAAGATGGTAATTTAACTTGTAAATCTACTAGTGCAAGATTCTCGGGAACTGCAATAGCTGGTGAATAGACAGTTGAATTAGCTGATATTGACAAGAAATATATACATTGTATAGTTTCTGAAGATGAAACCCATTAGTTAACTATTAAATATTATTTTAATCCATTACAATATGGCACTAATATAAAATTATAGCATACACAAACTATATGGACAGAAGATGTATAGGCAATGGTTAAAGAAGCTTATGATGATACAGTTAATAATGATGATGGATATGCTGATTGGTTGAGTAGATATGGATTTAGTAATCTGGATTCAGAAAATAATGCCTTTATTGAGGTATATATTGATTTTCCTGCTTATTATTTTGAAGTAAGAAATGATAATGATGTGTCATATATTAATTCTTTTGATACAAGGGGAATCACATATGAATATACTTCATATCCGAATCCAGCATTAACAAATTGTAAAGACGCAATTGCATATATGCGTTACGCAGACTCTTTTGTGGGTGAAAAATTGATTTTGACTGTAAATTTACATAGAGAACTTGTGTATTATAGAGGATGCATTATAGCCACAAGTTATCCTGTTATGGAATTATGGAGGGCTCTTTGGGAATCAAATCAAAATGATGGTTCATTAGATGCATTTACATAGATAGAATCTTCTGAAGATTATGGGACTTTTTTGCCTTGTTCTAAATATTTAGACAAAGGTGTTGATTATTTAAATTGTACCACTAAATGTACAAGTATAATTTTTACATGTAATAAATTCCCAGAACAAATGTATACATCAATTGCGCCAGCTGCCGGCTAGGATGCAAGTACAAGTCAGTATTAGACATTTAAAAATGGAACTTATTGGATATCTGATTATGCATATAACAATCCTGGAGAAGGGTTAATTACTGCGGATTATTATTATGGGACGGATGCCAAAGATGTGATTAGTGGTGCTAATGCATTTAATTGGAATGTTATTGTAGACAAGTATGCTCTTAATTCTACAGATGAAAACAATTAATCTGCTTAATATTCAGTTATAAAACATCTATTTTTCAATAAACATTCGCAATAATTGATTTTTATAATTAGATATATTATAATTACCAACATGAATTAAAAATATAAAATTATGCCAGAAATAGTTAAATTTCCTAGTGAATTTCCTAGGACTACAAAAATTGGTGGCCAAACTATTGATCTAGTATAGCCTGATGCTCAGCATCGTTATGGAAATACAAGTAAAGTTAGGTTGGAAATAAGATATGGCAATGATGATTCGGTCTATGAATTAGCCGGTGTTCATGTTGATTATCTTAAGACACCTCAATACATAAGATTAACCCAAGAACAAATTGACAAAACTGAGGATACGTCGCAAATTATGGAATATCCTGATTATATTTGTCAAGAGATTATTAATGAATTAGTTCATATTATTATGGAGAACGCCACGGATCAAAGAGTTCAAACTCATGTTCCTTTGTCGCAATCCATAGCTAATCCTGCACAACAAGCATCGCAGGCTGCTAGCTAAGATTAATGAGTTTATAGATAATATTTATTAACATTACGAAGAGTAATTTAAATTGATTTAATTATTATGTTTTAGTTTACTACAACTACTTTAGTAAATAGTCTTAAGGACTATAGCACCGGTCTCCCCTTGATCGAGAAGAAGGGTGAGGTTGTTTATGTAAAGCATCAGGGTCTTTACAAAATGGATGAAACTCATAAGATTTGTGCTTACAAGACCGAGGGTCATGACGCTTGGCTTGATACAATTGATTTGAGCAAACTTCCTTAGATTACTGCAGGTGAAAAAGATAGTACTGGTGAAGATCAGATCTATCGTTTGGCTCTCTACATTCGTTCGATTGGTAATGCAGATCCTCTGTTCTCCAATGATTTCGTATTTAAGGGCAAACCTTTCTATGTAGAGTTTACTGTTCCAACAGGCAAGACAGCAAAGGTAGAACTTGCTAAGAATCTTAACAAGTACATGAATATTACCCTTGACAAGCCCGTTTTGAAACCCGCTAAGGAAGTGGATAGTACAGAGCGTGTTTCTGCTATTAAGACTCCTGCCGCTAAGGATATGAGTGATGTTGCTTATCTCGTTGCTGCTAATGAGTATATGAGAATTACCAAACTCGCTGTTGAGAAGTTTGTTCCTGCTGCCGCCGGTGTCGCAGAACGCTGGGTTCTCGTTGCTGATATGACAGAAACTGAAGGCGCTGTTATCGGTGGAGCTGAAGGCTTTGGTACTTTCGCTCATCTCGAGAAAGACTTCCGTCTTCCTACCGCTGCAAATCTTCGCTGGAAGAGACCTATGGCAGACGAAATGCCCGCTGCTGGTGCTATTTACGACGAATACATCCTCCACTATATTGTGGATCGTGGTCAGGTAGCTGGTCTTGGTGGTGTTGGCGAACAGATTACTTCTGAGACAACTCATGTATTCTGGGTACAGCACGGCCTCGCAGAGGATTTTGAAAGCGCTCTCACTGAAATTGGTGTTGAGTTTGTTGACATGACATCTTATGGTATTTAGGGCCCTAAGAGCAACGAATAAAATTAAGAGCTTTTTTGATATTAAAAACTTTCATAATGTAAATTAAAAAAAAGAAGGCGGAGGCAATTGTAGCCTTCGCCTTTAATTATTTATAATAATATGGTGTACGATAAATTAGCTTCACGTATCTAGATGGATGTTGTATCTGGATTACGTGGACTACACAATAATATGAGTCTTCCGATGGAATTGATAGAAGACTCGATAGTTTCTACACGATTACAGATAGTTAAAGAGAGTTAGCTAAAAGGAATATTGCCAATTAATGATTTACTCTTAGCGATCAATTGTATAGAAGTTGATTGTAAGGATTTGGAAAGATGTTCTATATGTAATCCAAATTCTAATATTGGAACACCTACAATGCATTTTGAAATACCTCAAATCATTACTGATTTTGGAAGTAGATCTATTGCATATATAGGGAGTCCTGATAGGTAGAATCCTTTTGTGTTTTATCTATCATCATAGAAATGGCAATACTACCACAAATATAGAAGGAGAAATAAAGACAAACCGTATGTATACATTGATATTACTCCAAATGAGAATGGAATGTATGATTGCTTTATATTTAATGCTCCTTTAATGAAGACAATATCTGTAGTTGCTGTATTTAAAGATCCAAGACAACTTGAACAGTTTAATTGCTGTCAAGAGTTGTCAAATTAGCAATATACATGGTTAGATAATGAAATAGCTAATAGACTGGTTAAGTATTATGTTGATTTGTATAGAAGAATGGCTGCTCCTATTACTCCTAATACATAGCAACATGCTCCAGGTTAATTGATTATATATGGCATTAAATAATTTTAATACAGCAATGTTCTAGGCCAACTTATTGTACGGTACAGACTTTAATGATAGTTCTGATTTTGAGGAAATGGGCTTAATAGCTCATTCATTAATTGGTACCAAACATTTAAGATTCTACAGATATGTAGGTAAAGTTGACCCAGTAACATTGAGCATAGACCTTCCATGTAATTGTGATGAGATAGAAGCTGTTACCATTCCGCCAGAAGATTGGACTTATGCTGATGGCATTCATTGGAATGGTGATATCATTAGTTCTTTTAACGAAGAATACAGTGAAGCAAGAAAACACTTCAAAGATCCTTTATATTTAAGAGGAAAATATATTCATTACGAAAGAATTGGAGATAAAATATATGTACAGCATCCATTTCCCAAAGTATTAATTCTATACGAAGGAGAAATGTTAGATGATGAAGGTCTACCATTTTTAAATGATAGAGAAGTACAAGCCATTGCATGTTATGTTGCATATGTTATGAAATTTAAAGAAGGTTTAGCAACCAATAACACTGCAATAATACAATAGGCTTAGTTTTTAAAGAATGAATGGAATAGATTTTGTGATGCTGCCAGAGTTCCTGAACATCTTGATCAGAATGACGCAAATGATATCTTAGACGTTAAGAGTTCGTTTATGAGGAAGACTTATGGCAGATCATTTAAACCAGCAATGAAATAATAATACAATGAAAAAATATTGTGATTTCTATTTCGGACATTGTTTGAATGCTACATAGTTATTTTTAACTTTCCCATTGAAAAAATTAAGGTTTAAATTTAGAGATTTAATTGAGGATCCGGATATAAAGGAATTTTAGCGTAGATAGTTATGCGCTAATATCTTTAGAGAATCAGTAAAACTTGTTATTAATGATATAGTTGACAATGATGCTCAATTTCTTTTGCCTGGAGAATTATATAAATCTTATTTAAAAATGAAGGTCTTTGAGAAAAAAGACTTTTTGAGAGTCAGATCTAAATATTCCAAATTTTCTAACATAGATCCTTATGCATCTAATTTTAGAGGATATTAGATCTATCTTTTTATGAAAAAAGGTGAAAGAACAATTGAAAAACCAATTTATGTTTCTCATACAATCCGAGATAAAATAGTGGAATATACGAATAATGGAAAATAGTATACAGCATGAAAATTACTACTATTGCTGATTATGTTGACAAGGTACATGAAAAATATCCGAATGTACCTTTATCTGATATAAAGAAAATTTTAAGATATGGATGGAATCAGTTTCTATCCTATAATAGATTGGGATGCGATATTAATATATGCACGGATGAGTTTTATTTATTAAGTGGTCGCATCCCAATTAAAAGATTGAAACAATATAAATTATATCAACATAAATTAGCTCGTAAGTTACGAGTTATGTTTATGAAAAAGCACATGAAGTGGGATGGATATTACTACTTCTGTATTAATAGAAGAGAATACGAAGAGGAATATTTACCTCAAGTTAAGAAACCAGAAGGAATTCATGAACGCATCACTTTTCATAATGTAAAATTATATAAGTTACAAGATGAGTGTAAAGCACAGCATACATATCCTAAATATATGTTTAGAGTGCCTTATATTGCAGATTTTGGATATTGTTTATTTTTAAAAGAATATACTCCTGCGAAGTGTGAATTACTTGGGTTTATTCCGGCATGGAAATTTCATGATTTGTTGATAACAAGAAACCAATACGAAATATTAAATGGAAACTACGCAAAACACGTTTGAAGGTGGATTAATTCTTGACAGCAATATAGCCACAACACCTAAAAATGTCTTATCGAATGCTTTGAATGCTACAATTAGTACCTTTAACGGTAATGAGTAGATTCTATAGAATGATATGGGAAATGTTAGAATTCCATATCACTTAGACAATGGTGAAACATCATATGCATGCTTAACCGAAACTTTTGTTCCAATCGGATTGAAAGTATTCGGTAATATCATGTATATTATATCATATAGTAAAGAAAGAGGATTAGGAGAAGTTGGGTGTTTCCCTAGTCCTGATTGGGATGCCAAAAAAGGAAAACTAATTTATAAATATAGCCCATTAAAGATTGGAATTACTGAAAATGGTTCATTGTATGATTTAAGATCTGAATATTTTAATTTTGATTTAAATCATCCAGTAGAAGTGTTAGCAGAGGATTCTTATGATGGTTCGGTAAATCTAATCTTTACTGATAATAAAAATAATCCTAAATTAATTAACACTGGTTTCTAGGCAAGAGAAAATGGAGAATATTATATAATTGATAGAATTGGTGATGATTCAGTTCATACTAATAGATATCGATTAGATGATAAAACTTTATTCAATTTGCAAACTTCGTTGTATAGAGATTCTCATAAGATTCCTAAAATACAGTTTAATGGATTACAAACTGGTGGTTAGTTAAAAGTAGGAACATATACAATATATGTCATCGCGTGTGACAAAGATGGCAATGAATCTGATATTATATGTGAATCTGGTGTAATTCCTGTATTTTTAGGAACAGATGGAGATCCTTTTAGTGTAAATGGAGGATCTGAAAATCAAGTATCAGACAAATCAATAGACTTAACGATTACAAATATAGATAGTGCATATCATTACGTAAAGTTATGTTACACTAGAACTGCTGCTGCTAATAATTAGAATGCAAGTACTTTAGCTTATAAAGTATAGACATTATTCCCTGTAACAAAAGATGGTGGAAATAGTATTATTCACATTATCTTTACAGGTTTTGAGGATGAAGTAGCAATGGCAATTACTGATCTTAATATAAGATATTTCAATGCAGATACAGTTAAAACATAGTGTTTAACATAGAACATGTTGTTTTAGGGTAATATAGCTGAGAATTACAAAAATGATAATGAGTATGATGAATTGAGAACTATTAGTCTTTAGGTGTATCCAATGTTGGATGCCAGTAAAAGAGTTAATTTAAGTTCTAGCTATGAATACGATGAAGGTGAAGAATAGAATTCGTATTATAATTCTAAGTTCTGTTACGAATCTACTGGTTATCATATTGGAGAGTTCTATAGATTTGGTATTGTTTATATAAGACAAGATAATTCATTAACGAGTGTCTTTGATGTATTAGGTGTTAATGAATTGACAGAAAAAACTAGCCAAGATACTTTAAAAGCAATAAAACTTGTTTCTCAATCTCAAATTGATTATAATAACGAATCTTCTTTATCAGATCAGCATTGCAATATATTTGGTGTTTCAAGAATTAATCAAGGAACTGATTGGGATTAGATGACTGTTGTTGGTATTAAGTTCAATATCGAAGCTTTGTAGAATACTTATATTCAAGAAAACTATAAAGGTTACTTCTTTGTAAGACAGAAGAGAATTCCAACTCTTTTAGCATAGGCTTATACTACTAATGTATGTGAAGATGCTTATGTTCCTAGCATTAATTTATAGTCTGACATTAATGGTGAAGCAAGATACTTGTATGAATCTTTTATGGGTGGTAGTTTTTATGAATTACCAAATGACATTGATTCTGCTTTTTATCCTAAAAATATTTCGCACGAAAACAAACCTAGGCTATTTAATGCTTACAGTCGTAGATTATTCTCTTTAACTGATCACACTCGTATTTATAGAGACAAAAAAGTATTAGGTAATGTATCTTATAATGCCTTTGTTAAAGAATATGGACAGTCTATACGTAATAACAAAGAATTTTGGTACTCCGGTTATCGAGTATGGCAAAAGGAGGATAGTGATTTTATTGGTATTTTTGCTAATAATGTAAATACATTAAATTACGATAACGATCGTCATTTTTGGTGTTATGCTTTATTCGCCACTAAAATAAGTAGTGAAGAAGCTGCTGAACTAGATAGTATTGGAAGTAATTATGTTGCAAAAGAATGTTCTCCAACTGAAAATTAGAAGTTTACAGCATAGGGCTATGTCCCAATTGATTTTGCTAGTGGAGGTAAAGAACCTACTAGAGTTACAAATGTAAGAGAAGGATTATATCAAAAGTACTGGTATGATAAAGGATTTGATAATGTTAATAAAACATTAAAAGATTATACTCCAGTGTGCCGTTATGTTAAATTTAATGGTATTACATACCGAGTTGATGCTGAAGGTTATGGATAGAATGCACAAAATCAGTCAAATGTAATAAATATTTTGACATAGTTTATTAATAAGTGTATTAACAAAGAATATACTCCATCTAGTTATAAAGATTTTCATTTTACTTATATTCGAGAAATAGTTGTTGATCCAAATGATACTGGAATTATTGAAGAAACTGTATATGATAATAAAGAAGACATTTCTACGTATGATGGTAAATATGAATATCCAAAATCATATGAAGATAGCGATGAATATTCTTTGTATTTTCATCCAATGGAATTTAATTCTTATGCTGCATTTTGTCCAGAATATGATTTATACAAAGCACATTACAACAACTTTTTCACTGGTGGTAACTTAGTTGCGAAATTCGCTACAACTGAAGCCTTCTTGAATACAAGTGAAAATTCTAGAAGATATACATACGAAAATCAAGAATTAGAAAAAACTCAAAACAAGACATATACTACAAAGATTTTAGGAGTTGAAGAGGATATTACTATTTGTTCTATCAATTTAGGAATGAACAATCCAGTTGAAGTTGGCAAATCTTATCTTCGTCATAATGAAGCGGCTTACTTCTCTACGAAATGTGGTAGTGATAAAGATTTTACATTTAGATTTGCTGGAGCTAAATTCTTAGGATATGTTTTTCCTGATGAAAAATCGGCCAAAATTGATATAAGTAAGCCTAACACATATCAAACTACCATTAATCGGGATGATAGAATTTATATGTTAAATTAGCACGTACCATTTAATGTATTACGTGGAAAATATGGTCCTTATTTAGGTTGTTATCCAATTGAGGAATATGTATATAATACAGAAGGTGATACAAAGAAACGCGCAGTAAAAGATTTTGCTAATAGAATAGTAAATATATATATTCCTAATTATTCTACGGATTAGTTTGAATAGTATAGAGAATTAAGATATCATGACAAATCTGAATACTATGCTATTAGTGATAGAATGGAAATGTCTACTAATCTAGTAGAAACAGATTCATTATATAGAGGAGATTGCTTTATAGGCTGGTTCACCCATAGAGTAAATAGAAATTTCAACGACGCAACAGCGCCTTATAATGATGAGATATTATCCCCATCTAGTGTAGAATCATTATTTAGTAAAGATATATTTGATGTTGAATATCGAAGAATAGAAGCTTCTACTGGTAATGATTCTAGTGGTTCTTCAGATCCAGCAGGCGCAAAAGCAGCTTTAAAAATCAATGTTGGCGACTTGAATGCTGTTTAGATGGGTAGTTGGGTTACTTTCCCAGTGCGTTCATCAATGAATATTTCTATTAGAAGTACAGATGAATCTTGGACTGACGAGAAACATTAGAGTGGAAATAGTAGATCGTTCTATCCATTGCACTCTGTTGACGCATCTGGTTCATACAAAATGCCAGAATCCGATAATTATAATTCTGCATTTAGTAAATCTGGAAGTGATAGATAGTATTGGAATTAGAATAATACCATTTTTGATAATTCATATTATAAGAATAGAATTACCTATTCTAATATAATGGTTAATGGATCTTTTGAAAATGGCAACAGAACATTCCTTGCAACTCATTTTAGAGATTATACAGATCAATATGGAGCTATTGTTAAAATACTTACATTAAGTGGAGACTTATTAGTTGTTTGCGAACATGGTATTTTAGCATTAGCAGTAAAAGAAAGAGTATAGGCTGGTAATGGTAATAATGGATTAGTCTTCATTAATAGTCCAAATGTGTTACCAGAAAATTCTGTAATCATTTCTGATACTTATGGTTCTACTTGGCCTGAAAGTATTATTCAAACTCCTTATGGAGTATTTGGAGTAGATGCCGTAGCAAAGAAAATTTGGTATACAAATGGTACTACACATGGATTCCAATTGATATCTGACTTTAGAATATAGTCCTTCTTGAATAAAGGATTATCAATGTGGAATAAAGAATTAGAGTTAAATAAAACAAATATTAAATCACATTACAATGCATTTAAAAATGATGTAATGTTCACTGCTTACGATTACAACAATGTAGATGTTGTAGGCAGGGATTATAATGAAGATGTAATGTGGAATATTTGTTATAATTTAAACTCGGCTCATTCTGGTAATGGATGGTAGACTTTCTATTCATGGATTCCTTCATTCTCTGGTAATATTGGTAATAATTTTATCACGTTTAATCATGAAACGGATAAGAAGATTATCGATGATGTAGATGATACAAGGTTTACTTATTTATGGAAACATGGTTAGTCTGACTTTGTACCAGATATGGAAAGAATATTACCAACTAAATGGTATGGAGAACAACATCCATTTGAATTTGAGTTTGTAGTAAATAATAATCCTATAAATCACAAGATATTTAATGATTTGAGGATTATTTCTAATAAAGCAGCTCCAGAATCATTCCATTATGAAGTAATTGGATAGTGCTATGATCTTGATCACATTAAAATGCCACCAGGATCATTCAAAGAACAAATTAGTGATAAACCTAATATGTATTATAGATAGGAGTTAACAAAGGCATTCTATCAAATATGTATGGGTTCTAATATAAAATACAATAAGAACTTTAAAGATGTAGTACCTGTAGAGGTATTTAAATCAACAATGTTCCCACTTTATTATAGTAGAAAGGGGAATTACAATAAGATATATGATTCATATTAGGCTCTAACCGCTAATGGTTATGAATATCAGAATTTATCAGGCGGTGAAATTATATATGATCAGTTATTAAATGAATTTAAGATTTGCAATCATGTCTAGGGTGTTGATATTACAAAGAATGGTAGATTAAGAGGTAATATGCATTATAAAGAAGATATTTGGTATGTATAGATTCCTTCTATTAATTATGTGTAGAAGAATGAATATCTTAACTCACATTTAGATGATAATAACCCGAAGTTAAAACTTGCTTTAGGTAATAATCCAGTACCAGAAGATATTAAGGACTTCCCAGAAGAACTAAATATTGATCCATTGAATACTAGATTGTAGTTAAATTATACTGGTAATGACATTACATTTGATAAATGGGATGCTGGAAGACATGAGATGAGAATAAAAGATAAATATTTACGAATTAAGGTTAGATATTCTGGTGAGGACTTAGCTGTTATTTCTGGAATATTAACTTTATATACTAATAGTTATTCATAATATGAATGGAAATATTGGTAGTGGTGTCATTAGTGGCCCCACATATGGAACTGGCGGAGGAGGCATGCCTTTTGCCTCCAATGCTGGTAGCTTTTTCTCTGCGTTGTCTACCTCTGGTCCCAAAACTTAGGCGGCCGGAGGTTGGGCTTCAGCAGTAGGTCAAGCAGCTGATTTTGCTGGCGCTTTTATAAAACCAAAGAATGAATACGATGGTGAATATGGAAACATCACCGCTGGTATGGATGCTGCTTATGATAAAGTCAGTGATACACTTATGAATATTCCAGGTTGGGGATAGATAGCAGGAGGAGCAATGAAGGGTATGGAATTACTCGGAAAAGGGCTTGGTAGATTAGGTGGTGGAACTGATGGAAAAACCAGAAAAGATGCTATCTTAGGTTCTAATTTCTTTAACTGGAATATAGGTCTTATCAATGGATTTGGAGGTAAAAAGACTATTTCTATTGATAGAGATTATAGAACTTGGGCATTAGCTGGAAATTCTTATAATGGATCTGAAGGGGATTTTAATAGTGCCATGGGTAGGATTGGCAAATATGGTGCTTGGTCTTCTAAACAAAGAAGAAGAGCCAATGAATTAATTTCAGATGCTGGTAGAACACAAAACGAATTAAATACAATTATGGATTATAATCAAATGCGATTACAATCATTAGCATAGCAACAAGATATGAATAATCAAGAATACATGAACTTAATGAATGGTGGTTACGATCAAGGAGCAATTCACGCGGCAAAAAAAGGTGGTATTTTAAGTAATCTTAAAGCTTTTTAGATTGCACATAGAGTTGCTTATAGATCTTAGCATCAAGCAGAACCCGATTTTTCTGGACTTGACATTTAGTTAGTAGGAGATGTGGATAAATTCTAGAATGGAGGTTAGATGAACCTTATTCCAGAAGGAGCATTACATGCAAGAAAACACAATCTCGAAGAGGTTAATCCAGAATTAAAGGGAGAGATTACTCATAAAGGAATACCTGTTGTATCTTCTGAATCAGGTGAATAGCAAGCAGAAATTGAGCTTAATGAAATCATCTTAAATAAAGAATTAACAGATGAAATCGAAGAGTTGCGTAAATAGTATCATGAAGCAGAAACACAGAAGGATAAAGACGAAATTGCTAGAAAAGCTGGTGAATTATTAGCAATTGATATTATAGAGAATACTGATGACAGAACTGGATTGTTAAAAGAAATAAAAGTGTGAATAATATATTATGTCAATCACTAATTACTGAAATTTTCAAAAATAAACATTATAAAGCTATTCCTTTATTGTTAAAATATTTTTGTTTAAATGAATTATGATAAACACGAAATTGATGAATACCCAGATAATTATAAGGAAGCGATATAGAATTGCGTAAATTATATAATGAATTATAAATAATTATGAATAAAGAACGAATAAAGGCAGTTGGATTTGGTATAGAAAAATCAGCTGATAAATTTAAAGAAATACATTTTACCCGAAGACCTCTTGATGAATACGATATCTTAATTGAAATACTTTATGCTGGAATTTGTCACAGTGATTTACATACTGTTAAAAATCACTGGGGTAATGTTGAAAATTTCCCTTTGATTCCTGGTCATGAAATTTTAGGCAGAGTAAAAGAAGTTGGCTCTTAGGTTACAAGATTTAAAGTTGGAGATTACTGTGGAGTCGGCTGTATGGTTGATAGCTGCATGAATTGTCCAGCATGTAGAAATAAAAGAGAACAAGATTGCAAACATGTAGTTTTAACATACGCATCAAAAGACTGGAGACATGATAATGAAATCACACAAGGAGGTTATTCTAATTTATATGTATTAAATGAGAATTTTGGAATTAAAATTCCAGAAAACGCTGACTTAAAGAAATGTCCTTCTTTAATGTGTGCTGGCATTACAACATTCTCTCCCATTCATCAAGCTAATGTTTCAGAAGATAGTGTTTGTGGAGTCTTAGGATTAGGAGGTCTTGGTCATATGGCAGTTAAATATCTAAAAGCATTAGGCTGTGATATTACTGCTTTTGATAAAGAAGATAAAGCTGATTTTGCAAAAGAATTAGGTATTAAATTTGTACAGGTTGATGATAAATTTCATACTGATGAAGACTTGACTAAATCTTTTGACTTTATTATTTCGACAATTCCATATCAATATGATTTGAACACTTATTTGCCATTAATGAAATATAATGGTGATTTTGCTATTGTTGGACTACCTCCATATGAAGAGTGTAAAGACATAAATGTTAATATTAAAGATATGATATTGAATTATCCTGGAGTTAAGATCTGGGGATCTCAGATTGGTGGTATTCCTGAAACTGAGCTATGTGCTAAATTTAGCATTAGAAACGATATATACCCAGAAGTTGAAGAGTTAGAACCAACTCCAGAGGCCATTAATAAAGCATATGAACGTATGTTAAATGGAGATATTGATGGAAGATTTGTTATAGATATGACTAAATTAAAATCTAAAGACGATGAGTAAGACATTTAAAGACTTGATTAGTGAATATAACGAAGAGGTAGAAGAGAGATTAGAGCCTACGACAAGACGTGAAACAGAAATCGATGATAAACAAGAAGTCGAACAAGATGATCTCGAATGTCTGTTATGTGCTATTATGGAATCTCTTGGTCATCCTAAGCATATCTTAAGGGATTATAAACCAGAAAAGTTGGCTGATTTATTTGGTGGTGAAACTGAAGTTATTATATCTTTAGGTGGTCCAGAAAAGGCTTATGAGGAGGATAGTTTCGTTGATATGATGAAAGATATTCTTGGCATGATTTCTATTGATAAGAAATACACTAAAGATGACATTAAAAAGATCCGTGAAGAAAAACAGAAACAAGGATCATCTTTAAAGAAATTATTCGCTTTAATGGACGATGATCATATTGAAAAAGCATTTCACGGAATGCAGTTGTTTAAAAATGGTGGTGATATTGAATTTGATGAAGCTGGTAATAAAATTAATCCTGAACGCAAAGTTAGAGAAGCTATCTCTGGTGAAATTGTAATCTTACCTAATGATTTGGATAAGAATGATATTAGTGGAAAGAATGTAGTCCATACTATGAAAGGTGATGGCAGATTCTTTAAAGGTAAATTCTATTTTACAAAGAACTTACCAGTAGAAGCTGGTGGTATCAAAAAAGATGCTGAAGGTGATGAAGTTAAAGAGCCAGAAGAAGTACCTACAAGCGAATTGAAAGAGAATCAAATTGCAGCTCAAATTGGTGGTAAGGAATATCATTTATGGGAAGCCAAAACACCAGAAGAAAAAGAAAAAGGATTACAGGGAATTAAAGAATTAGAACCTAATGAAGGTATGATCTTCTATTACGATCGTCCTCAATCGGTTGACTACTGGGGTAAAGATACATTAATTCCTTTAACTATAGCATTCTTTGATGATGATGAAGAATGTATCTCTGTAAAACGAATCGAACCAATGAACGAAACATTAGTTCATGAAGACAATGTAATGTTTGTTGTAGAATTAGATAAAGATGCAGATGTTCAACCTGGTGATGATTTGGATTTACCAGGAGATGATGATGAATATGTAATGTCTGTTCTTGGTAGTGACGGACAATCACAATATGAATTAAAATCTGGCCAGAGAATATTTAGTAGAACATCTACACGAGTTATTATCCGTAAAGCAAAGAAGGCTTATAAGAATAGAAAAAACGAGAAGTTTGATAATTATTGTAGGTCTTTAGGTAAGTATGTATTCAAGGAATTAGATGCTCAAGATTCTCGTGATGCTGAGTATGTTAGTCTTGATAACAATAAGGATAATGGCTAATTTTCAGGTTTTAAGAAAGAAATTTGAATTAATACATTCAATATATTATAATTGTGTATCTTAATAATTACAGAAAATTCAACATATTTATTAACGTTAAAAATATATTAAAAACATGAAACTTAAATTACGTAAAATTAATTATCTTTAGGAAGGCGGACAAATTCCCGCTGAAGAGCCCATGGAAGAAGAAGTACCAGTTGGACAGCCTCAAGAAGCAGCTCCTCAAGAGCAAGATCCAATGATGGTTATGGCACAATTAGCTATGCAAGCAATTCAAAATAATGATTGTCAGAGTGCCATGGAGGTATGCAACATGTTTATTCAGCTTATTCAGGAAGCACAACAGGGTGGTAGAGCTCCTCAGGAAGAGCCTCAAGGTGAACCCGTTTATCGTGCAGGTGGGAAAATCGCATATCGTATTAGAAAATAATTAGATTAACTTATAATGTTTTAAGGTGGAGGAGGTGTAAATTATTTTATACCTCCTTTTTTAATATATGACATATGGCACAATATATAAAGAAATTAGCAAGTGGCGGTACTGCCGATGAACCTGAATTACAAGTAAGAACATAGTATGGTAATTACGACGCTGAAAGATTATTAGCAAATCTTGATAATCCACATAATGAAGAAGTATTCTTAAATCAGTTTACTCGTCGCAAAGATAGAGAACATGCTATGGCTGCTTATACTGCAGTTAAATAGGCTGTCGCTGATGGTAGTCTTCATCAAGATAAAGATACTCGTTGGTATGGCAATGGTATTTCTGATGATCGTTTTATTGGGTATGCAATTAATTTTACTAAGTAGATTTATAATTAGATGACTCCTATAAAACGTAATACTACTACGACTGAAAAGGAAGAAGAAAAAGCAAAAACTAAGTTTAATGCCGATTCTGAATTTGGAAAATACTTTGCTTAGACTATTTTTGGAGGTGATAAATTAACCAGTCAGATGAAATTAGATTGGCAATAGTAGGATGATATAGATCCAAATAACAGAAAAGTTCGTAGTAATACTAATCGTCTAGCATGGCTTAAAGAATATTTACCAAAATACAGGGATTATTTAAATGAATCAACAACAGATTACGACTGGGGAATTCATAAAAATAAGGAATCGTATATTGCAAAACTAGACAAAGCTATTCAGGACCTTAATACTATTGGCCCTGAATATGGTGAAACAGAACAAAATACTTTGAAGAGTATTTTCAATAATCTAGGAATGGCTGGAAATAGAAAACTTTTTGATGTTACTAATATTAGTGGAGAAAGTGAATAGTCATAGAGGTTATAGGATATGGATCCAAAAGATGTTCAGGATTTATACTTTGATAGGTGGTTAGAAGCTCATCCAGAATGGATGGGACAAATGGACGCCATAGATGTATACAAGGCTCAAATGCAATAGTCATTACAATCAACAAGAGATTAGCTTAAGAATTAGGAGAATCTTTAGAAGTGGAATGAAGAGTAGAATAGGATATTCAATACTCCTTTCTATGAAAAAACTGTTTATACGTTATCGGATCCTGATTATAAAGAAATTAAAGGCTGGACTCCAGAGGAATTTTAGAAAAAATGGAATGATTTCAATAATAAATATCATGATATACTAGATTTAACGAACTTTGAAAAGATGTTCCAAAATTCACAACTGTTAAATTTAAGGCCAAATCTATCTAAAGAATTTTCACAATTCTTATATTTAATGGTTGACCAATTTAATGATTAGCAGAATGATGAATTTACTAAACTAAATGAGAATGAATATTTAATTAATGCTTCTTTTGATCCTAAAACTGGTATTATAACTAAATTTAATACTACAAAAGGCACTTTATCAAAAGTACGTATAGATCCAGAATAGCACACAAAACTTCTTGAAAAAATGCGAAAAGATTTTTATAACAGAAATAAATTTAAGTATGTTCCTAAAAATCAAATTGGTGGCATTTTAACAAATATACAGAAATTTCAAAAATCCGGTCAAATAACGACTAAACAACAAACCCCTAAAAAACCATGGAACAATAAAGATGCAGCATAGAGAATAGCAGAGTTACGAGGGAACACGTTACCTATAGAGCCAGAAAAATATCAATATAAGTAGAGTGAAACTGAAAAAAGTCCATTTTTACCTTTTAATTTTATTAGAGAATAGAATATCAGGTCGGATGAAGCTCTTGAAGCTGGTGCGCAAAAACTTACTTATGATGATTATTCTAGAATGGCAGAAGCTGCGCTTGGTTTAACAGGAGCTCTTGCTATGTATAAATATCCAGCCGCTGGATGGGCTTTAAGTGCTCTTAGTTCTGGAACTGGACTTGGAAACGACTTATGGGACCCATATGTCTCAAAGTCTGAAGCGTTGAAATATGCTGGATTAAATTTAGGAACCGCATTTATTGCTGGTATTCCTATTCTTGGTAAGAAATTCAAAGATAAACACCTTATCAATACGGCTACAAGATTCGCGCCATAGTTAAAATGGTTAGGTCGTTATATGATGGCTTCTTCAGTTCCAGAGGTTGTGTCTGCAGGAAAGTTATTAATTAATCGTGCAGGCTCTTTACCAGATCTTACTAAGGATGAAATGGTATAGTTATTGCGTGGATTACATGCTGTTGCAAATATCGGCTTGGGATTGAAAGGTGAAGGAATTCGTCGCAATAATATTAAAAGTACAGAAACAACAAACTTAAATGTCAAAGATGGATCTGGTAAATCTGGGCAAATTCAAGGGGTCGATGATACTTTAATCAAAAATATTTAGTCTGCTTCTACAATAGAATCTCAAAATGAAGCATTGAGACAATGGGCTCAATCTCATCCAAGTCAGGTTGAGGGATTTGATCCTGCTACATTAGAAGTTCAAAAACAATATATGCCAAGAACGGCATTTACACGGACACGTCCATAGAGATGGCATTTTGAACAAAGTCCATTTGAAACAACGACTACTAGATCATGGGATAATTTTATTGATGATAAAACATTTATGAAAGAATATCTAAAACCAGGAGGCTTATACGAACAAGCAAGAGCGGCGGCTGCGCGCGGCAGAATGACAGATATTTAGCAAGAAAATGTTAATAGATATCATAAATTAAACCCGAATGCTCCTGATGCTAATGAATTTTTAAATATTAATAAAGGAACAAATGTAGAATCTCCTAAAGATATTATAGTATTCTAGTTAGAAAATGGAAAAGTAACACCAAATTATAAATGGGTAGTTAAAACAGCAGATGGAAAATTTGAATTAGTGCAAAGTTTAACATAGCCATCAAATGCAATTACCAACAAAGTTACAAATCAATCTCAAAAAGATGCTATTGATAAGCTATTTAAATTGGAGATCGCGAAACAGAAAAGTCTAGGTTTCTCACCGGAACGTATTTCTGAGCAAGAATCATATTTTAATAATTTTATAGAAAATCTTAAAATAACAAGACAATCAAAACCAAAAACAACAAAGCCAAAAACCAAACCAGCTACTACTGAAACTCCTGCTGCAGGAACTCCTGCAGAACCAATAGAAGGAGCTACTCCTACAGAAAGACAAGGTGGTAAATTAGAACGTCTTTTAGCACTCAAAAAAAATGGAGGAATTGTTAAAGCGAAACCAGGTACTACATTAGAAAGAATAACTCCTGCAAAAGAAACTTGGTATACAATGCGATATCCACAACTAGTCTTAAGAGGATTTCCTGATCAATATGAAAGAAAATAGTATGCTAATGATAAGTTGTTAAATGCACATAATAGAGGAAAGACCGACGAAGAAATACAAAGTATTTGGAACTTAGCTAGTCCAGAAGCTTTTAATACAGCTTATACTAACAATTAGGATTTAGTTGGACGAGATTTAAATACGTATTATAATGATGCGTATAATGGCAAATCTCTTGAAGAATATGTTGCCGGATACAATCAAAACGCAGCTAAAATTAGAGGTTTTTGGCATTATGGTTAGCAAGATAATCCAACAAAGTATATTGCAAATACACCTGAAGTTGCATTAGACCATAATAGGTTATTTAAACAAATGTTTGCAAATAGAAGTCAAACAGAAACTAATGATACAAATAGAGCATATAATATTGGTTATCAAGACGACGATATAGAAAGCTGGATGGGTACTAGTACATGGAAGCGAAGAATGGATTAGTACGAAAAAGAGTTTGAGGAATTAACTCCTGAAGAGAAAAAAAAACGAGTCCATAAGATTGGAGATCTTGGATGGGTTTACAAAAAAGCAAATGGTGACATAGCAATTTTAAGTCCACAAGATATACAAGATCTTGGATTAGAAAATCCAGCACAGCCACAAACTTCTCAGACAGAACAAGCTCCTGCTCCTGCTACAGAAGGAGAAAAACCAGGGCAACAAGGCACACCACAAGAAGGAGCTAAACAACAACCGCAAAAAATAGGTGTTGGTTCTGGTGTAATAAGTGGAATTCCTGGAAGAAGTGATAAATGGAAAGAATGGATTAAAAATTTCCCAGACTTCAGACCAGAGATTTTGGATATTGCAAGACTAATGGCAAATCTTCGTGGCAATAGTAAAATGTATGATCTTGCAAAGCAACTTAGAACTCCATTAAAGAATCCTATGGTTGCTCATCGAAATGTCTATACTGGTTTTGATATTGAATAGGCAGCTAATCAACAAGCTAATCAATTATTGGCAAATGCTGGTTAGGCTAAAACTTCTGATGCTTCAATTAATGAAGCTATAGCCCAAGAAGCTCAATATAAAGGTTAGAATATAACTCGTGAAGGTCAATTAAAATCTGATCAAATTCTTAGAGATACAGCTGAAAAACAATGGGCTGTAGATAGAGAAGTAGATAAATATAATTTAGGAGTAGCTGACTTCAATAATGCCGCTTTACATGAATTATATAATCAAGAAATCAAGGCTCATATGGGTAAAATTAGATCTAATATGGATTCTATTAACAATTACCTTATGGCTAATGAATCTCGTCTGAGATAGAGAATGGATGACTTGAGAGACAAGCGTGAAAGATATCAAGATAAAGCTGAAGAAGCATGGTTAGCACATTAGATAGCTAATGATGAAACTGTTAGAAGTGCAAGACAAAATTGGCTTGATGTATCTCACAGAACAGGAGTGACCTGGCCAGAATTATACTAGGCTCAATATCAATATCAAGATGCACAATAGGCTGCTACTTGGAAATATACATTAGAGTATCTTAAAAATAAAGGCGTTGATATTAGTCATTATGAAAATAATCAAGCACGTGCAGCTAAGAAAGGTGGCACTCTTGATGATACTCAAGTTAAGAAGAGAAGCAAAGACAATGATCGTTTAATTAAACAAATCATTGCTGGACTAAGAGAAAACTCAAAAGCTCTTGATAGATTATCAAAAGCTTAGCTGTTATCAATAAGAAGTATATTAAAATAATTATGAAATTACAAATTATGCAATAGGGTGGTTTTATGCCACCATATACCGTATATTAGCCAGTAATGGTGAATAGTGGCACTGCAAGATAGAGAGCTGGATCTTATGAGTCCAGCTCTTCTGGCAGTTCATCTAAGTCTAGTTCAAGTTCTGATAAGGATGATCTTACCATGAAAGATATTATCTAGATGGCAGAAAAGATGGATGGTCTTCCTAGTGATCTTGCTCATATTACACAATAGTTGACGTAGCTGTCTTAGATTGCTTCTATTCCAGGTATGGCAAATTCATCTACATTAGCGACATACTATTTTACTACTCTTGCTGAAATTAAAAATGCAAAGTATTATAAAGAAAGATATGATAAGGCATTTGAGGATATAAATAAGAAACAAGCATTAAATGAAGTCGCAATTTCACCAGATGGCAAACTTATGTTTTTTGATGAAAATAGACAAGTACAGTATGTATCTGTTGAGGATTATAAATAGAATTCTGAAGATTATGCTGGTTATACACCAATAAGAAACTCTGAAATTTTACAATTAAGGGCGCAAGCGAATCCAATGGATAGTACATACATTACAGCATTATCTAATGCTACAAGTTAGCCTGAAATTGATAAATTGATTTCATAGTATATAGGTTCTTTGGGTACTTATGAAACAAAAACTAGTACTTATGAAAAAAGAAAAGCACAAACAGTTTTAAATGGTGTTGCATAGTTATAGCAAGCTTCACAACAGGATGATTTTGTTTCTGAGGCTGGTATCGATGGTTTATATAATGTATCACATCTTGAAAAAGATAATATTACACAAATTAGATCTGCTTTAAAGTACATTTATTAGCAATTACCGGAAAATGCTAAAACTTTATTAAAATATCATAGTGATGGAACTGATGAAGGTGCTATGAATATTATAATGAGTAGATTAACTCAACAACATTCGAAAACTGACCATAAAGATGAGATACTAAAATTTGATATAAATGGGAAAAAATTAGGATCAAAAAGCGGGTCTGGTTCTGGAAGTTCCACAGAAGAGTATGCAGATTTGTTTACTAATATTTCTACAGCGCAAGGCGCAAATAATACTAGATATACATTAAAAGATCGTAATGGCAATGTTTACTAGATTAATGGACAAAATTATCCCAATTTATCGTATGATCCTTCACATAGAATAACTGGAAATGGTAGCTTACAGTTTCTTATGGATTATGGATATAATAGCGTCACCAAGGGTGGTGATTATGCTATAACATTTGAAGACTAGGTTCTCAATCCAGAAGATTTTAAAGATGTCGCGTTTATGAATGATAGATAGGCTACTAGAGTTATATTACCTATTACTCGTGACGAATCTAGTGGAAAAATCGTACCGGATTTAGATTTTATGTCTAAGCATAAAGAACTAATAGATTTAATCAATGTAAAAGGCATGGATAGTAAAGAAGTAATACAGAAAATGAAAGAAGAAGGTTTAATTGATCCTTATTCTGGACTTCCAGATACTTCAAAATTCGAACCATATTTATGTCTTAATGGATTATCTACTAGCAAAATTATCACGACCGATATGGCATAGAGAATTTCGGGTTCAGAAGAAGATACATACAAAGATGTTTTTCTTAATGCAGTATTTCATAAAGATGCAGAATCTGGCAAAGATTACAAATATGATTGGGATGATTATTCTATTTTAAATCCATTTGATTGGGGTTAGAATTTTGACAGACTTTATAAAGGCACAATTTTTATTCCTGTTACATAGAATCTTGCGCAAACAAAAATTGGTGCAGGAACAAATACAAAGGTGTCTATTCAAGATGCATTATAGGAAATGTATAATATTGGCGATTTTAGACGTAGCACAGGCTTTACAGAAGGATCTGCAAGTTTATTAAATAATTAATATGGAAAACGATTTTTTATTATCAAGCCTATTAAATCCAACGTATGATACTGGTATGTTAAGAGCTGCTGGATTAAATATGGATAATACATAGCTTTTATCAAAATAGGAATATTTATCAAGTAATTTTATTAAAGATAATGACGCATTTAAAAATGAAGATGGCGTCTTTTCATAGGCTAAATTTGACGAATTTTATAATTAGGTATCATAGCAATGGAAAATATTTACAGGCATTCCAAACGGATTGTAGTACGATCTTTTTGACTATAGAAGATATGACAAAGATAATGCTCGTGTAACAAATCCAAATTTAACTTTATTTAAAGTTGATAATCCAGAAGAATCCACTATTGGGTATGGGTGGATTAATGAAACTCAAGAATCTCCATTTTCTAGTAGAGAATTAGCTTAGAGAAATTCTGTATATGATACCAAAACTGGCACCTATCTAGAATATTCACCAAATGATCATGCGCTATTTTCAAATCCATTATAGTGGTTTAAAGATATTTTTAAAGAGCCACTTGTTCTTGCAGCATATGATGAAGACGAAGAATATCTTGACCCAATTGACAATACAGTTAAAATACATAAGAAAGGAGATCTGAAATTAAATGATGATGGTAAATATTACTATGAAACATTAAATGGAAGAAGTCTTGCTGGTAAACAAGTTTTATCTGGTTTTGATTAGCTAACAGTAGATGGTTCTGGTTTAAATTAGTATGACTTTCTTGACTCTGATGATAAGAAGAAAAGTATAGGTGGAACGTTAATGAAAAGTGCAGCAGCTATTCTTCCATTATTTATAGGAGGTCCAGTTGCTACAGTATATGCATCAGCTTTAACTTTACGAGAATTAATCAAAACACTACCAATGATTGATGGTGTATTTGGTGCTGTAGAAAATACTGACACCCCATTTACTAGATTGGCAAACAATTTGGCAGGAAAAGCTGTGGCTGCTTCTTCTAGTACATCTGATTATGCATAGAATTCTTAGTTAAATTTAGAAAACGTCGCTAATTTAATGATGGATGTTGCATTGTAGTGGAGTTAGTAGAAAATAATTGCTAAAGCCATTCAAGAATTAAATGGAGTTAAAAAAATCAATACATCAGCTGAGTTAGCAGCTAAACGATTATACGATACGGAATCAGTAACATTTAAGACGAATGCTTTAAAATAGGCTGAATCATTAAGGGCCGCAGGTCGTGTAGATGATGCAGTAGCTATTGAACAAAATTTATCTAAAACTGTTGGTGACGCAGCCAAGTGGAAAGAAAGCGTAATGGGATAGGCATATTTACAAAATGCTTATAAGGATGTTGCTGGATAGATTGAAAACATTAATAGACTAGGTGCAGACGCATCTTTAATATATATGGCGTTAGTATCTAATACTGATGTTTATGAAGATTTAATAGATAGGGGTCTAACTAAACGGGAAGCTATGAGCGTGGCTTTTGGTAGCACACTTGGTATGTTTATGGTTGATAGAAAAGGACTCGGAGAAGTATTTTTCAATGAACTAACATCAAATGGAGAACGTGCCATAAGAGCTACTTTAAAAAATAGTCGTAAAGATTGGGTTGAGTCTTTTGCTTCTGGAATTTTATCTTAGGCAAATGCAACTGCTCGTAGAGAACTTGCCCCAAACATGTTGAAAAAATACATTACAGCTGGAAAAGAGTTAGGAAATAAAGTATTTAATGAGTTTTGGGATGACATCAAACACCATTCAGGTGGCTTTCTAACCAAAGCAATGGGTGAAGGTTTAGAAGAGGTATCTGAAGAAGTGATGGCAGATGTTTCAAAACAATTATACGAACTAGCTCATGATATTAAACCAATTGATAATTTATTTGGTAATTTAACGACTAACAACATTAATGCTTTTGACAATATAGGAGAAGATCCAGCAAAAGCGCTTAAATCTTTAGCTGCTAGATATGGAATGAATTTCTTTGGAGGATTTCTTGGTGGTGGAATTTTTTATGGAGTTGAAAGATTTTAGAGCAAGGATTGGAAAAGAAATACAGATCGTGATAACCTGGTTGACATAGTGCATGATTATGGTAAGGATGAGGCTATACGTCAGTTAAATGATTTAAAAGAACATGACGAACTTCCTGGAAGTTCTCAGTTAAGTGCTGACTTTACAGAAGACAATGATGGTAATATTATTTTTCTATCTGCTGATAAAGATCACATTAGTCAAAAGGATTTTATCTATAATCAAATTAAATGGGAAATTGAAACTATTGATAAAATAATTCACGAATCACATTTAGCCATGAGTGATGGTTAGTTATTTGACTAGTTAACGCTTAGCGATATGCGCTATCAAAGATTAAAACAATTAATGCCTGATGCAGAATATCAATCTGGTTATAAATAGAAATGGCTTGATTTAGTAAATGAATATGTTTCATATTAGCAATAGATAGATGGATTAAATAACACTCCAACAGGAACTAGTGACAGCGATATTGCTGCACGAAAACAAAAAGAAGAATCCATTAATAAATTAACACAATTAAGAGATTAGACCCTACAAAAAATAGAGCAATTTAAATCCGGAGAAACAGCAGTTGATTATATGGGTAAGTTGGTATTTGAAATGGACCCGTCTACCAATTCTTCATTTTATGTTGCTACATTTGACTATTGGTTAAAATTAAATCATCAAATGACTATAGAAGATTTTGATAAATAGTCAGTTGATGAACAAAATAAATTAAAATCGGACTATTTAAAATACAAAGAATCAAAATAGCGACTCGATGCTGATTAGGCTTGGGAAAATTTTAAATTCTTTGGAGATAAAATTAAAACTGAATTAACAGGTATATAGGATCGTGTTACTGAATATCAAGAATATCTAAAAGAAACAGATAAGCTTTTTAATCCTCAAAATGGTATTCTTGCAAAAATTGTTACAGTTGAACCTGAGGATTTTACAGAAGATAATAAAAATGAAGAATTTAAACTATCTTATGATGAGAGATTAAATAACGAAACAAAAGAAGAATATGATGATAGAAATCAGAGAGATGGGGAATCAGATGCAGATTTTGCAAAAAGAAAAGCTGAAAGATATTCTCAACTGCAAATTCAAGCTGCAAGAAACTATAATGATGAAGTGACATTATAGAGACTAAATGCAATTCGAGATTTTATCAGAAATTCTTATGGTTTATTAGATCCATAGACTAAAAGACATCTTTTATTACAAATAGGATTAAGGCAACAAGATGTTGTTTAGCACTATATTCAATAGCATAAAGTTGCATAGTTAAATAATGGGAAATTATCTTCTGAATTTGATACTATTTTATCATCTGTTAAGACTCTAGAAGATTTAAAAGAAGCTAAAGATAAAATGTTGAAATCCGCTTTATCTGAAGAACAAGCTGAAATAGAAAAAGCTATTGATAAATTTCAAAAATTATCAATAATATTTATAGAGGATTTTGATTATTTGCAAAAACCACAGTAGATTGAATATGAATAGATTGTATAGCGTCTAAATCATGAAGCAGAACAAATTAGAAATGTTATATAGAGCTTACAAGATAAATCTATTTTAAATGATGATTATACAATCAATAAAGAACAATTATAGCAATAGGAACCTAGTTTAGGTTTTTTGGAAAAATATTATTTAAATTTTATAGACGATTTCTCTATTTTTAGTGGAGATCCAGCAAATGATAATTTTGATACTGAAAATTCTAAAGCTAGACAAAAAATTTTATAGGTTCTATTAAATGATGATTCTATTGTTGCACAATTATCACAAACTAAAGATGGTAAATTAGATATAGGTGCTATTGTTGATTCTATAAATTAGTATAATGGCCAAGATATCACCAACTTTATTTAGATCTCAGATTATCAAGATGAAGACACTGGTGATGTTCGTAATACTTACAATTATCTAGGAGGTTCATTAAATAATTCTAATTTATCAAAACAAATTGAATAGCAAATTGTATCTACCCTAAGCCAAGTTGAAGCAAGTATTCTTGCTAATGGTATTTATTCTTCAATAGAAGCCATTAAACATGCTAAGCCAATAGAAAATCCAATTATAAGAATTGTACATAAATTAGGTTTAGCTTTTAATAGAGATGTTAAATCAATAGATGCCCTTTTAGAATCTTTGATGGATTCGATGGATAGGGAAGGATTTAAAACTTTTACTTTGTCAGAATAGTAGAAATAGACATTGTAGGAAGCTGAAGATTTATTAAACATGGCATTAAATTATATGGTTTCTGCATATAATAGTAGAAATTTATCTACATTATATCCACATAACCAATTAATGAACGAGATCATTAAAGACCATAAATTAAATATGGAATTAATGCCTGTAATAGATGATAATATTGCTCCATTGTATTCATAGCAAATAAATAATTTGTTATAGGAAATAGAGCATTGGAGATATTATGACACATTAAATGCCGTTAATAAATCGCAACAATTCATTAATACTGATATAAAATTTACTAAAGCAAAATTAAAGTTTTTTGATGATCATAAATTAGCGTTTTCAAAAGTATCTGTTGCTGACAAAGATGGAAATACGCATGAATACGATTTATTAGAAGGCTATGAAACAATTAATGATTCAGATGAATTTGTAAAACTAACTAAAATTGAATAGCTGTTTTATAACAATATTTAGAAGGCTATGTATGAAACATAGAAAACTTTTAAAGAAGTTATGGAATAGTCTGGTTTAAATAACGTTATTTTCACCAACAATGATACATTAATAGAACAAACTACATGTGAATTAAATTAGGAGATTAGTGCTCATAAATTTACACCAATGGACATTGGCATGTATTTAACTACATTAGCATGTCTATCTCCAAATGAATATTATGAATACATGTAGAGTGTTAAATTATATGAAAATGAAGATCTTGCGCCATTGTCTATATAGTAGTATGTATCACGTATTGGTATGGCATATACAAAAAATGTTGCAATATATCGTAGCGGATTACAATGGATCGCAAGTCATGCACAATATAAATAGACCGATAGTGGAAAGACTCCAAATCCTTTTTTATTAGAAGGATTATTTATCTCAGGAAATGGTGGTGCAGGAAAAACAGAAGTTGTTTTAAGAACAATTTCAAGTTTTATGTAGGATCATTTGAAAATTAAAAAGGATAGTTTGTGGGTTTGTGCACCAAAACCACAGTAGTACAACAAAATGGGTACTATTACTGGTGGAAAAACGTTTTCTCCAGATGATTTATGCAAACAGTTAATTGGTGAAACTACATATAATAATTTAAAGACTGGTGTAAATACTTCCAATTTTATTGACAGTCGTACTGGTGTAGATGAAAAATCATTTTAGACAGCATCAAAGAATTTAATATATACATTAACTACATCAAAGCCATCTGCAATCATTTTGGACGAAGCTACACATTTTTCTACTTTATAGTTATCAATTATAAGTTAGTATTGTGCAAAAGAAAATATTCCATTTATCCTATTGGGAGATGATTATCAGTCTGGATATAAAAATACTGATGGTATAGATGAAAATCTCAATCAAGAAAAATGTTTTGTTGGAAAAACACCGAGAATATCATTAACATTACGTGATTCTAATTATCAAAGTTAGTAGAATGTGTATCAATTGGTATCATTGATTAGAATGTTTAATGATATACCTGATTCAGCGACTAGAAATGTTTTAATTTAGCAAGCTCTAGAAGCTTTCAAACAGTTAAAAATTGCATACTATGATAATACAGATTTGAATGGTGATTTAATAACAAAATCAATTTCTAAAGAATTAGTTGATCATTTACCAAAATAGATACGAGATAAAAAAATAACGGTTGGATTATTAGGATCTGAATCTACTTCTGGATATGATGTATTAAAAGCAAAATTTGGAGATAATTTAATTGTTATTGATAATGAAGTTGCCTTATAGGGACAAGAATTCGATTATATAATAATTAATACTAAATGGGAACCAATTAGTACAAAAGATCTTTAGATACAACATGCAAATACATTAGATTTTTTGAAGCGTTTTTATACATTAAAAACACGAGGAAAAATTGGTTCTATATTTATTGATGATGGTGTTCTTTCTACTATAATTACTAATAACGAACATCAAAGATTTTAGAATACATCTACAAATTTTGGCAAGGATGCTAAAAATAAATTTAGAAAACATTTTAAAGCTTAGATGGCATCTTTAAAGATTGTGCCGACAACTACCGTATAGTAGTAGCAAGCAGAAGAAAAACCACAGTAGACAACTAATAATGTTGCTCCACATGCTGATGTTGGAGATGATTTTCTTGATTTAATTGCACTTGATTCAATGGAAGATGATTTAATGCCAGATTTAACTTCTCCAACATTGGATTTTGATTAGACAGCTGTTACAGAACTACATAATGAGCAAGCAAACGAAGAAATAAATACTAATAGTACTGAAGATGAATTTGATTCTGATGAAGGTTTGGCATTTGGTGAATCTCACATGCTTGGCATTCCTTATGAAAAAAATGTAACTACAGATCAGCAAGGATAGACTAAAGAAACAATTGAATGGATTTTACCAGATAGAACTGATGGACATGTATTAAATGATATAGAAGCTTTTGTAACTCCATAGATGTTGCAAAAAAGCTCAAAAATTAATGATGGAATCACAAAAGATAAATTAGTTAATTCATTACTTGTTTTTAAGAGTATATTATTGTATAATATATATCCTGAATCGGATCAATTCCAATCAGCTTATGCAACTAGTGGACTAGAAGATGTTGTTTCACAAGAAGAAATAAAAAATATACTTAAAAATAAAAAGTATAAATTAGTTGTATCTAAGTTAGATAAAAATAAACACTCGTTTGTAGGATATTCTGATCTATTGCTATCTAAGGCTGCTATTAACGGTGATGGAAATCACGATGCTCTAGTATATAGAATTGTAGTAGAATTTACTACAAAAAATGGCGAATAGGCTCGTGTAACTTTAGGCCAACTTTAGAATCCTGATAATTTCGATTTGAGAAAACAGGAAATATTACAAGCAATAAATCATAGAATTAAAAAACTAGAAAGCAGCTCGAATCCTCTTGCACAAAATATAATTTCTAAATTACAAAATTTTATTAATAATTTCGAAACTGTCAAAACTTCATATAAACGAAATTTAGACGAAGCTAGGGCTGCATTTGAAAATAGATCTGATCAAAATAGCGATGAAGTTTCATTAGAGATAGGGGATGTTACTTTCAATGGAAATACCGTATTGAGAACTATACAAAATGCTCTATGGTTAAAAGAAACTGATGAAAATGGTAATACTATTATACCATTTGAACAAGTTGCACAAATGCGATTAGATTCATTTGAAAAAGACGATAAATTATTACAAAAATAGACTAATTTTAGACGTAAAAATCCATATCTAAGAATATCTCCAGTATATATTTATAAGTATACACAATCTGATGATGAAAATAGTGGGATGCAAAGCATTCGTGGTAAAGCGGTTATTTTTGTATCTAGAAATATGGCATTAGATTCAAACACACTTTTACAGACATGGTTAAGTGAAAGAAAATCTGTCACTTCAAATAGAAGTGTTCGTATGATTATATTAGATAATGCTGGTTGTACATTATCAGATCTATGTAATAATGATTATGATGAAATTTTCAGAACTAAAGCTAGTATGGGAGGTGCAAAATACAATAAACTTCCCTTTGAAAATGATTATATGGGTCAAAGACAATTAATAGCATTACACAATTTCAGGGCAAATTTATTATTATTCTCTGATTATCTAAATAAATGGAAAAAACATTATAATCTATCAGATACAGATATAGATACTACTTTACAATATTTACATAAACAGTATTAGGAGTATTCAGAAACTACTGAAAATCCAACAGAAAATGGATTTAGAAATTATGTAAAAAAATAGTAGCCAGATAATATATCTTTGTGCGAATAGATATGGGAAATTAATGACAATTGTGATCAAAATAGAATTAAACAATTTAGATTGGGTGTAGGAAATGATAATAATTGGCAAATTCGCATGTATGATGTAGAACCTGGTTTAACATATATGCCAGAATAGATTAGGATTGCTCAAAAAGCAAAGAAAAATCAATCATATAGAAATGCTATTAATTTTATTTGTACCAATACAAAAGGATTATAGTAGATGATCGATATTATCGATGATATTTACCATAGCTTTACGGATCCATTGGGAATACAAATACGCGATAATAGAGATAATAGCATTATACCATAGGACGTACGTGTTAATATAAAAGATCATTCAATTCTTAAATCTTTAAATGAAATTAGTGGAAACACATCTGCATTTAGTATTGTTCATGGTAATACTGATAGCGCATAGGATACAAGATTAACTAAATTTATCCCTATGATATTAGTAAAAATAGCTAGCAGAGCTATGGCTTATAGCAAACTTGATGAAAATGGTTTCTTACAAGCACGTGGTGATAAACCAGCTAGAGAATGGGATTGGAACATGTCGTCTGTTATTAAAATTAAAGAATATGATCATTCTCAAGATTCGGAGAAAGCTACATTATTAGCAACGCATGTTTTATAGGTAAGAGATATTATAGAAAAATATGGTGGATTAATCCCTAAAGTTCTTGACTTATGTTTCCATGGGACATCTAATACAAAAGGTTTAATTGATAGTAAGTTATATGGAAAACTACAAACCAAAGTTAGTAATGGCCAAAAATATAATAGTAAAGTAGAGCCACAATCTAGCGATGCTTATTTCCCGAATGGATTTTTTATAGATCCACAAGCTGAAATTCAAGGCTTTTAGAATGGTGTAAATGTAGAAAATTTTGGACTATTTGCAGAATGTCAGTCTTCAATGAATCCGTTATTTCTTGTTAGAACGGCAGTAGATATGCCTAGATTTACTTTTAAATTTCATAAAACATAGTCTGAAGTATAGGGAGCTCAAGAAGCTTCTAGTGCTGCGACTGGAAATGCGGTAATTGATAACGATGAAAGATTTAAGCGTTTATCAATATCAGAACAAGTCTCATATTTGCAAAATAAATCATTTGAACAAATTCCAAATATGATTTAGTTCATTATACAAAATTATGATCTTAAATCAGAAAATTTAACTTATACATAGAATTTTAATAATATAATCATTAGTGATGGCAATAAATCAATTTCTTATAATCCTGGTTCTAATAATGTTACAATTGTAGATACAGGTAATAACGAAGAGGATTAGTTATTAGCTAGATTACAACAGTATATGGCAAATGATGATTATATTCAACAATTTATTGTAAATTATTTTAAAGATCAAGAAGTTATAATAGAAGAAAATGGTAAGCTTAAATTTGGAGAAGGCGTAACTCATGAAACAATATATGCAGAATATAGTAACTTACTCATGGCAGTGTTAGATGATAATGAAGATAATAGAGATCGATTCGAAGACTCTTGGAATAATTTAATTATTACAAATTGTGATTAATATGGCTTGTCAAATTACTTTAAAATTCGACGATGTAACGGGAATATATGAAAATGGGTCTGAATATGATTCATTAGAAAAAGTTACAAATAAAATTCTTGAATAGATCGGAAGACAGGATGATAAATTAAGATTATTATAGGAATGGTTTGAAAGTGAAGATGGAATAACATCTTTAGAAAATATTAGGGCTCATGCAACATGGGCCCAAAACCATTCAATTAATGAAATAAAATCAATGATTTCTGATCTAGTATCAGCATAGAATGAAGCTGAAAATCAAGAATCTGAAATTCTAGATTTAGATGACGATTATATGGAATTATTTTCTGGGAATGCTTTATTAGAAGTATATAGATTAAATATATTTCGTAGACGTATCTTTAAATCTTTAATTATTAGACATAATTTTTATACGGAGTCTCTTTAGAATAAATATGAAAGGTTACAAAAATTAATGCCTCCAGAAAAAGATTATGATGATGCTAGTGCGTATATTCAAGATTGTTGGCAAAAATTAGCTAGTAGCGAACAATTACAATTCTCTAGAGAACAAAAAAATGAAGCATTAGAACTCATTAAAGATCTTACACAGCAAGATATTATTGTAACAGATAACGCAAGCTTAAATGCTTCTATTGCCGCATATAAAAATAGTTAGTATAGATTGCTTGGAAATTTTATTAAAAAATATATTGATAAAAATTTCACAGTTGAGCGTTCGTATAGAGATGCTAATGGTAAAGTAAAACAAACATATATTGATTCTCTATTATAGAAATTCAGATAGTATATCAGAACATCATAGGCAGAAATATCATTAGATATTGCACTTGAATAGTATTTAGCGGATGGTATACTTAATGAAAGACTAGAGGCTATATATGCATATTTAAATGTAAGTCATTTTGATGAAACTATAGAACAAGAATTTGGTGATATTATTCAAATAGATCATACATTACCACAAGAGCCTTCTTAGTATTCATCAGATGGGAAATAGGAACTAATCAAATATGCAATTGGAAAAGACACTAGTTCTGCAGTAAAAGATTGGAGAGCTGGAGAAATTAGAGATGCTATTAAGTTAACAACGAAATTTGAAAAAGTTTTAATTGGCTCTCTAATATTATACGATAGAAAAAATGGCACGCAATTAGAAAGTAAAATTGATTAGACTGCAATATCTAGCGCATGGGGTAATTTAGTTTAGACAACGTGTAAACTAGTAACACAACAAGAAGAAGAAACGGTATTTAAACAAGATGTCTTATTAGCTCATGATAATTTAAATAAATACATTCCAATTATATTTTAGTTATTATTTGATAGAGCCAATTCTTCTTTATAGACAAAATTATTATCTGTACAAGGAGGGCTATTAAGTGAGTCTGATTTAGATGTTTTATATTCTATTTATGCGCAATTAATATCTAAATAGCCTAGAGATATATAGCGAATAAAATCATAGTCCATTAAAAGTATAGAAGATGAGAGTATATAGTAGGGACTTACTCCGACTGGAAAATACTTATTGCAAGATGTGATTTATGGTATTTTTGATAGAAATCAACCGGCAGTATATGCTAGAACTAAATATGAAGGTGGATAGGCTATTACTGAAAATATTTCTAAACATGGGTCATTACAAGTACAAACTCACGATTTGATTAATTCATTAAATATAGGTTTAGAAAGAAGTTCATATGATTCTAGATTTAGAGTCTTGGATAAATACAATATTCATATTGAAAATGCTTCAACATTATATATTACGTTAAATAAAGATACTGAATTAGAACGTTAGTATAAAATTATTGCTACTCAATCTAACAATAGTTCTGGTATTAGTACTTTTGTTAATGACAAAAATATTGGAATCTCTATGGTTCCAATATTAAATGAAAATGAAATATAGTTTTTAAGTAATTTAGATGCTATGTTTTCTAATTTAAATCAAGATCAAGAAGCTCTGATTATTCAAGCAATTGAAAATCCTTTTGTAGATGAGCAAAAAAGAACTTAGATTGTGTAGTTGCTTGAAGAAATGATGAAATAGCTTTCGAATGAGCAAGATAAATAGATGATTCAAAATATAATTAATACTTTGAATTATAACTATTTAAAAAATTTAACTAAAAACTTTGGAGCGCAAATTCAAAAAGATATTTTAGCAAAGAATCCAGCGTATCAACAAACAACAGAATTACTAGAATTTATAGATGATTTTCTAAAATTACGTCTACTTACACCTGATGGGATGAAAACATTAGGTTATTTTAAAATTAATGGTGGTTCTGTAAGAAATATGTTTATTCATGCACTACAAATTGCTTATAAATAGCAATTTATGTCTGATTTTGATTTTCAAGATGAAGTATAGAACTTTACTCAATATCTTCAGCAACATGATATTAATGCTTATAATCTGTTGATAAAAAATAAGCGTACTGCAATTAAAAGACGAAATGGAAAGGCTGTTTTTGTAGCTGCCAGCAAAGAAGATTGGATTGATCCATGGTGTATTGCACAAAATATTTTAAATGGTCGTGCAATAGATTCTTCTACACGTGGTTTAGATGGTAATGCTAGACCTAACTATAGACCAGCTTCTCTCGGATCATTACAACAGACTTAGTATAATTTATATAAGTTATCAAAGGAAACAAATAGCCCAACAAAATCAACATTATTTGTTAGAGATCCATATTTTATTGAAGACGTGGTTTATGGAACTGAATTAAGTAGCTGGGATCAACATGAACAAATGGTTAAAGATTCTAATACTGGAGAATTGTTATATAATGCCATAGCTCATGATTTCTTTAATAAACTTCTTTCGTCTAAATAGGTTCAAATCATGCCAACTGTATATTCAGATAAAACTAGTTTTGCATTATTTACAATTAGCATGCAAAAGTTATTGGATAAATTTGGAGATGAATTTAAAAACCAGACTTTACTTACATTAGACGAAAATAAATATATTAAATTATATACACAAACTGTTGGCTCTTATTTAGTTAAATAGCACGAAAATATTTTAAATGATTTGGCTAAATTATTTAATTTAGATACTCGAGTTGGATATAAACAGTTACAAGTAGACGTTAATAAAGAATTAAAGAAAATAACTAAATCTGAGTTAGAATAGAAATTAAGGGAATGGAATGAATCAAATCCTACCGAACAATTAAATATTGGCGAAGATATTCATTACAGAAAAAACAAATTAACTGGTAAGTTATGCTTAAATGAACTATCTGCGTATTATTATGATTTATTTAGTGGGCCAAATCCAGAAGAAACTATTAAATCTAGATTCTATAAAGAAAAATTTAATTTTGTTAAATCATTAATTGATAATAATGTTAAATTTTATACTGAATCTGTTTTGACAGATGAAACTATTTTTTCCAGTCTTATCAATAGAGGAACAGAAGCTGGAATTTAGATTTTCAAAGATTCTGATGAACGTAAGGCATTTTTGTAGAAATGGGTTAAAGATGGTCGTTTAATAATTGCAAAATATAACAATAAAGAATTATTTTATTCTCGAGATCTTGCAAATATTGATGAACAAGGAATTGAATTAAATCCATTATTAGAAAAATATTTTTATGTTGATAATATTGTGTCAGGTAATATAAAATATTCTATACTTGGCAATGAAATTTCTGATCCATTAAAAGCAGCAAATCTTGATTTTTCAAAAGATTTTGATCCAAATTCTCAAAATACAGATAGGACTAAAAAGGATCGCAAAGAGCTAGAGTCGTTAGCTTTATTTTCCGACGAAGAACTAACAGCATTACAACACACAGATTTAGTATCTTTATCACATGAAATTGATTCATATGGATTTTTATTAAGGGACAATTTAGATGATATAGAGTATTATCAATCTTTATTAGAACCAGGTAATGAAGACCAATTAAAAGAGTTCTATACAGATACATATGCACCGGATATATATGATTAGTAGACAGCATTTGAAAGAGTATCTCAATTATTGAAAAATTTAGACGAAGAAGGTCGTATAACTCAGCAAAAAGTAAACTACTTATTACAAAAGTATCAGTCTTTGATGTATCGAGTAATTGCTACTAGTGAAGGTACATAGTATAAAAGAAATGTAATTATTCCAGCTACACGTACAGATTTTCAAATGAATGCTTTTACTGGTACTGGAAAAACTACTAAGGTTGCAATTATATCTGATGAGTAGGCACCATATTTCACTCCAAATGGAGATATTGGAACTGAAGATGCCGACGATGGTTCTGCTTGGATAAATCCATTTTAGGCTATCATGGAGAATTATAGCCTTGGACCAAATGAGGCTGGATATAATAATAAAAAACCTATTTGGTATCATTATGATCCAGCTACTGGTACATCGGTTTTATTGAAGTTTGCTACATTTACATTAAGTAATGGACAGATGCGAATTTCAATGGATTCAGAAAATTCTCACTATAAATTATTTAAAAAAATGACTAATTTATAGTGGTAGAATTTTATTGATTTAACACAATCTTCTAATCACAAAAGTATACATTCATTAGATTTTACTTCTGATATTTTATCTAAAGTAAAAGGTAATGCACTTTATTATCAAAAGCGTAATATAATAAAATAGATTATAGGGTTAGAATACGATGAAAGTCTTGATACATATTTTACAAAAGAAAAATATGTTAATGGGCCAAATGTTGTTACTCAGCAGCAATATCATTTGGTGGCACAATTATTTGATAATAATTCTAATATAATTAAGATAGAGCAAGAATCAGATGAAAGTCAAGAAGAATTTAAGGAGAGAGTTAAAGAATATATGGATTCTAATACAGAATTACACACAATTAACTCTTTGTTTGAATTACACACATCAATGGGTGGTGTTGATTCCGTTGAAAAAAATGAAGATGGTTATACATGGTCTGAAAATTCTAATTACGCAGTTGTTGCATTCATGAATAATGTAACAGAATGGGTAGGAGAAGATTTGCAAAATCAAAGTTTAAATTAGGATAATTGGCGCCAACCACTTAAAGATTATCATATAGGATACGCCGCTAATACAACAGCTGTTAAAAGAGGTTAGTTTAACGTTAATAGTAGCAATGCTTACACAGATGATTCTTCTTTATTATATACAGTATTAAGTAATGCTGGTCTTGGAATTTAGCAAAATGGTGACCATGAAGCAGATTAGGCGGAATTAAGTGAGCCTACATAGGTAATTGCATCGTTGGACGCTGGTGGCTATACTCATGAATTTGCTAAAATGGCATTTTAGGACCTTGGAAGAGTTGCAGCAGAGGGATTAAGAGTAGAAGTTGAGCAACTCATTAATATTATTAATAAAAATGCAACTCCATAGGAAAGAGAACAATTAGCATCAGATATTTATGATACTTTTGCAAGATCATTTATCAATACATATATTGCAAGAAATATTACAGACTTAAGTACGAATATTATTAATGCTCTTAAGGCTAATTTTATTAGAGGTGACGGACATTAGTTTGATGATTTTAAACTACCAATTTCTGATCCGAATATATTTAATGATATTATTGCTAATTTTACTAGTAGGATTAACAAAAAAGCATTAAAAAGAAAATATGCTGGTCTTGGTACTATTATGGTGCCAGGATATAAAAAAGCTCAAATATTCCATATTGGAGAAGAAGACTTATTATTTGATGATGTATTAGAAAAGGCTTCTTCTATACAATATGTTGAACAAATTGGTAATGGAAGAGCACGAACTATTACTACAAATGCCATTAATAGAATTGTATAGAATGCAAAAACTTCATAGTATATTAAAACTTCTGACGATGGAGTGCAAAACAATGCTTGGTTCTTCTCTCTTAATGGTACTGGAACGTGGCGATTTAATGAATCTTTACAGGATGTTGACAGATATGAGCATCAAATTGGTTTCGAGATCATTTAGTCTAATGATGATCCTCAATTATATTTTATTCATTATAAATTAGATACTGAATCTGGAGTCCCAGCAAATAGACAACTAACTAATTTAGAAAGAACAAAATTATATTTAGCATTAAATGACTTTTTACCAATAGGTTCTAAAATAACATTAGACAATGAAACCACATTAAGTGGGCGTTTAGAAATTGATTAGTTATAGAATTTTGGTTTTAATCCAGGTTTTGTAAGTAGTACTGATTCTAATGATCAATAGTATCAAATACCAATATATACATCGCAAAAAATTTCGTAGATTCAAGAAAATAAATTATTAGTTCAGGCATACTTAAATGATGTGCAAGAACAATCTAATTATAAAGATATAGATGAATTTCAGCCTGTAGATATTGCTGTAATAGATGGGCATCCAAATGTATATTTTGATTTAGAAGATATTACAGACTACTATCATTTTGTTGATAGAGATTGGGATCATTTCATAGCTAAACACCGAAAAGATAAATCAATTTCAGCTAAAGACTATCTTGAATTATTGCATACAAAATTAGAGGAGTATAAAAATTAGGTTATTCTATATTACGCTTCACAAGGTACTACTATAAGTGATGAAGATGCCTTAGAAGAAGTATTATCTACACAATCATTTATGCAAGAGTTAGATAATGAATATATAATATTGTTATCTAAGAATGTTAGATTTAAAGAAGATTTAACAAAACCTAGAAGTTTACGTCCTCAAAGAATATAGTTCACAATAGGAGGAAAGGTTAATAATTTATATAACCTTAAACCTGTTAGAGATGCTTTATATTATGGTAATCGTGATCGTAATGCAATACAACAAGCAATAAATAATTTAGTAGATAATCATATAGCATCATTATATATTTATGATGATAATACTGGCAAAGTAGTATTATAGGAAAATGTACAAATTGATGACAATTCGATAAATGTACAAGAGGCCGAGTTAATGATGTCTAATATTTATAAAAGTACATTTGGACAAGGTAATAATACATTAGCAAAATCAATTGAATCTTTTGTTCCCCGTAAATTTAATCAGTTAATAATTCCAGATTCTGATTTAATTTTAGTTGGAAATAAAAAATAGATTGGAATTTGTTTTCAAAAACCAGCGCAAAAATTATCTACAAAAACCATTAGACATAAAATAGTTGGCAATCGAATTATGGCTTTATCAAGAGATAAAGAAATTCAAGAACCCATTTATCAAATCGGAATTCAGGCAGAAACTCAAGACTACCGTTATGATTAGCGTCATTAGTAGTTTGTACGAACTAATGGCGAAGTTGTAGAAGGGGTAATTAAAGGAGATATTTTTGTAGAAAAAGATACAGGAAAAGAATTGTGTTATAAAGATGGTAAAGTATATCAAAATATATACTTTGTAAAAAAATATTATGGCACTGTAGATTTTGGTAAAAGAACAAAAAATCAACTTTATTATTATTTTGATAAAGATGCCATTGAAACATACTCCGACTAGTCTGTACAGGAATTTATTGGCAATGCATTATATAGAATTGCACTTGATTCTAATTGTGTAACCGTACAGTTAAATGGAAAATTAAATAAAAATAGTAAAAATCTAAATTTATTAACAGACATTCTTCATTATCGAACTAATATAGATGATATTTATGATGAATCAATAAATATTGCATCTAAATTTGTAAATGCAATTAGTGATCCGTCTCAAACAGCATTAGGATTATATATAAATCGTAATCCATTTAGAATTGAAGAAAATGGCTAGGCTATAACTTATACTGAAGCTATAACGCAATTATATGAAAAATTAAAGTAGTAGGTAAAAGAGTCGTTTGTTTTATCAAGATACTTTACTGTTGCAAGAATTCCAGCTCAATCATTATAGTCTTATATGAAAATGAAACTAGTTGGATTTATTCCTATTGGAGAAAATGAATGTATGGTATCTCATATATAGACATTATTACAAGGATCTGACTATGATATTGATAAAGCGTATATCATGGGTTATTCATTTGATAATAATGGAAGGTTTTTAAAGTGGTCACCATTATTTGATTTTGCATCACAAGAAACATTAAATGCATCACTAAGATTACCAACGTCTGCTGGTGTTCAGATTTCTGAAAACGATTTAGCAGTTATTGATATAAATAATGATTTATAGGAAATTGCTAACTTAGACCAAGCTGGCAGAAAAGTTGAAATGATTAATAAATATGCTATATTAATTAAAAAACTTGATGAGGCTGCAATAGATAAAACAATAACGATTAAACCAGTGCTTGATAATTTGCGTTATATTTTAGAAAATATAAAATCTCATGAAGATTTCTTGTCAAAAATTAATCCAGATTAGAGAGAAGATATTTATAAAAACGCAGTATCTGCTAGAACTTAGATTGTTAGTTCAGATCCTAAAAATATGCCATTAGCATATTCTCCAATTACTATTAGTGATTTAAGAAAGCAATCTGATAGATCTTCTAAAGGAAATCTAATTTATAGTTTGACTGGAATGAATCCAGCTACAAAATTTATCATGTAGAAATAGAATATGGATGGTAAAGCTGTAATTGGCATTTCAGCCGTAGGAGAAAAAGTGTTTATGTATTTAACATATTATATGAATGAAGCTATTCGTTCTAATGACGATAAATGGGCCGAAAGAGTACGATTTATATCTACTACTACTCGTATACAGAATCGTTCAAAACAATCTCCAATTAAAATGACTAAAACAGCAATTGCAGATACAAATTGGTATGGCATTGAAAATGCAGATGATTTAAAAGCTAAATTTAATAATATTGCAGCTATTTAGGATGCTATCAAATCAAACAATCCATTTATATCAAATGAAGATCTTGCATTAGAAACATATCGATAGATTGAAAATCACACATAGGCAGACCTTTTAATATCTCAATTATTAAGTGCTGCAACTGATAATGCAAAAGAATTAATTTTAAATAAAATTAATGCAGGAAAAGATCTTGCAAGAGTGTATTTACACTTATTAATTGAAGGATATGATTTGGCAGATATTGTTTCTTTTATGACGAGTCCTGCTATTGAGCTAATTTCGAAATTTTTGGAAGTAAATATGTTTAATGAATATGATAATTTTACCAAAGTTAAAGATGCAATTGCAAAAGCTAAAGGTGAAATTAATCTTTATAAATATATTTCAACACCTGAATTACAAATTGCTTATGGTAGCCTTACATCATTGTACTTCGATCGTTAGAAAATAAGGTATGTAGAACCGTTTGCAACACATATTACAAACTATAATACAACAACTAATGATGGAAAGTTTAAAGCCATGTTTGATTGGTTTAAAACTCATCCAGAAGACTTAAATACGATTAAAAATAAATTAATAACAGATGAGCATAAAAAAATATGGCTTAAATTTATTAGATTACATGAATAGTATTCTATAATATAGAGTGAAATAGAAGCAACAAAACAATAGTATGCTGAGCTACAAGATAATGATGGATTAGAAAAAGACCTTGATGAATTTGAGAAAGTTTACAATCGTTCTTAGGAAACAACAAATCTAGGTACGTTACTTGGATGGAATCGAGGTATGCCAACAAGCTTTTCTGAATTATTACACAAAATACATAGATTTGAAAATATGATGGAGTCTCAAGCTGCAAAATATATAGTTTATGATGAAGCGACAAATTAGTTAGATATAAATAAAACTAATGAAAAACTTACAGCATCATAGAAAATATTACCATTAAATGCAAATGATATTATTATTGAAGCATCCAATGCACATATTGATACTGCCTTTGACTTTCATAGATTTATGACAGATGAATAGTATAGAGAATTAGCTATTGATTTTTACAATATTATTAAAGATACTTATAATATTTTTGATGTTATAACAAAAATACCAAATCATTTTATCGCTTTTTAGGCTTATGATACGGTATATTAGATTTTAAGAATATCGTCTGTAAAAGCCGCAATTGTTGATGAAATGCGTATTTTACTTAAATAGCAAAAAGTATTCTTTGATGAAGATAAAATTAAAAAACTCATTAACTATTCTGACGAACTCTTAATATCTAAATTTTTGTAGGATAGGAATATTAAATTCCCAATTAACAAAGGTCAAGAGTATTATACAGAAAGTATGGATATTTAGAAAAATCAAATTAGTGTAATGCAGGATTTAAAAACATATTATGATGTAGCTAGTTTTAAAAAATGGTTTGAAAATTATCTGCTTCCACAGATAGCAAATGGTATTGTATACATTAATGGAGAAAAAATCAAAGTTGATTCTACATTATATGATTTAACACAATATATTATTGATGGTATGGAGTCTGGTTATCCAATTAAAAAAATGTCTTTTAGAATGAGTAATATTGAAAAAGATAATAGTGCCGCTGCAAAATATTAGAGAGCTATGTTAGCTTTGCGACGATTAGATGATTTTAATCAAACTCCATATAAGTTAGCTGATTATGTAATGTTATATAGTCTGGTAGTTTATAAAAACAGACCAGGTAATGATAGAATGACATAGTTATTTGGGACATCTTTAATGAAAGGTTCCAATTTAATTTCAGATTATGTCCAATATCTTGGAGAAGAAGATTATAAAATTAAATTCGCATTTATGAATGGTGGACTAAAAGATTATTTAACTACAGAACTTTCATTTGATACTAAAACTGCACAATTTAAAATGGCTCCTATATATTCAAGATATACCAAACGCAGAGCATAGGAAAAATTCATTATAGTAACAGATTATAAAGGATCTCATTATGAAATGCGTGAAAATCCATATGCACCTGCCGGAACTGGATATCAAGAATATCAAGCTTTTAAATTTTTACAAGGAGAATCCGATGAAGTAAAAGCTGAAAGATTGTATAATTTTATGTCTGACGCTGTATTATATGCACCAAGTATTGGAATGCCAAAATATATAGAAAATGGACTTAGTGGACAAGACGTTAATTATATTAAACAAATATTAGATCAATTAGAACGTGATAGAATATTAAAAATTAGAATTGATTGTCATGGCGTGTAAAATTATCTTTAACACAAAGAACGGCGCAATTGAAATTGAGACTAATTTTGAACAAGAGAGTGATTTTAATGGTTTACAAACCATTGCAGAAAGCCTCCAATCTGTTGATGATGCAACTAAAAAGGCGTTAATTCAATAGATTGGAGACGCTCTCACTAAATCAGAATTAGTTGATTATAATCCAAATGATGTATTGGTTCCAACACATACAAAGGATGATTTATTAATTGCATTTCCAGATGAAGATTGGGGTCAAGACTCAGATATTCCACCTGTAATTTTAGTAAATGATAATAAAAATATCAGATCTGAAAACTTTTGGGGAATGCAAAGAGTTATTTAGGGAGCAAATGAAGTTTATGTAGTTCCGAAGGCAAACATAAAGGGTTTTGCTATGCATATTCGGTTAAAGAATATTATTAAGAAGTTAAATCTCGAATCAAAAGAATTGGATGCGCTGAAAGAATTATATGATAAGAAAGTCAAATTAGAATTAAATTCAGACATTAAAAAAATAGATGATAAAATTAAAAAATATAAAGAAGACTTAAAAAATAGATATAAGAAGGATAAAGATGCTATAGAAGAAAAATAGAAAATAAACAGAATTTAGAAATAGTGGTTAATACCAGCGCAAACTGCTTTAAAAGAATTAAATCAAAACGAAAATCCAAAACGTCCTCAAATAGCTAGAAGAAAAATATTAAACGATAGAATTGCAAGATGGGAAAAAGAAATTGATGAGCTTAATAAAATAATTGCATCAAAAGAAGCTGAATTAGATATTAAAATTAAATAGATTGATAGTGATTATTATAATGACGAAACAATTAAAAGATTCTCCAATCAATTAAATAACATAAAGGAAAAAAAGAATCTGCCAGATATTAATAATCTACAAGAGTTTTTAGAGCACTTTATTACGCATTAGAATGACTGGATAACGTATTTATCTTTAGATACATATTATAATGTAGTTAGAGAAATACGGACTTTACTAGGCTGGAATTACAATATAACAACAAATGATGATCTAGTACTAACGATGGAAACGGCAATGAAGCCATATGGAAAATTAAAAGTTCTAGACATTCAAACAGTTAAGGAATATTTTAAATAGCGAGGAATAGATATCAAAAAGAAACCAATTGAGTCATTGGTACGATTCTTTTATGGACAAAAATCTGCAAACTATTATTTGGATTCATTTGATAGTAAACATTTATTCTTTAAACGAAAATATAATTCCTTGGTTGATGAGCTTGATTTTATGTCAAATACAGAATTATTGCCATAGTTGGAAGATCGTTACAAAGGATTTTATATTTATTCATATGAAGATAAAGGTGTAAGAAAATATTTTGCAACAAACAAACCATTCTCAAGAAATACAAAAGCGCCAAAAAAATTCTTAGATAAGAATGATGTTATATAGTATATTAACAATACATATGATAAAATTCCTATGTATATTTTTGATCATACTGATTTACAAAAAGCTAGTTCTGATGTATCAAAAATAACTATTAGAGGACAATATAAAGTAGGAGATATTGTTGCTACTATCGACTATACAAAAGGACCCTACAATTTACCTTATGGTTATACAATGGGATAGTTTGAAGAATTTGTAAATACTACTTTTGATCCAGATTTAGCACAGGATATTTTAGCAAAAATGAATACAGTCGATAAGGCCGCTATTTTTTATTCACATTTTGCTAGAAATGCTTCATTCTATTTAAACCCAACATTATATGAATTATATAAAGATGATGTTATAAATGTTTTAGATGAAATAGACAGTGCGCAAGAGATATTATATGCCATTAACACATAGGTTTATAATCCATTTACTCACTAGTCCACTATGTTTGTGACAAAATTACCTAGCAATATTAATGATGATACACCGTCAAAAAAAATATAGCCAGTTAGTACGTCATTCTTAACATTATAGTCAATGGCTACAATTTTTAATGAGCATGGTATTTAGGTACAAATTCTTAGTAATGAAGATTACATCAAACGATTTGGTATTGAAGGACATGGATTTCATGATGGCGGTGTAATATATTTGAATGCATCATCTGCAAGTTATGGTACATTATTTCATGAATATGCACATTTACTAGTTGGAATTTTAAAAGTCAAAGATCCTAATAGTTATCAAGGATTACTAATGAAATTAGGAGAATTATTAAAACAGCCTGAAAATGTAAGATTAGCACAGGCTTATAATTCTCTTAAAGACAGATATGCGAAATTAAAAGTTGTTCAGTAGTTATCTGAAGATGAAAAAGAGTTATATTATCTAGAAGAGCTTTTTGCTGAAATGTATTCTAAATATTTATCCGTTGATCAAAATATAAATGTTTCTGATCTCTTTGGTCCAGTTGATGAGGCTGTAACATCGAGTACAATTTTTGATAACTTAACATTGCCGGATTTATATAAAAACGCTACAAAACCATTTATGATAATAGCAAATCTATCATCATTAGTAAGAAATACGAAAACAAAATTAGGTATTGGATTTGATCCAGATGCAAAAATCACACAAGCTGCAAATCGTTTTATCGATAGTAATATCGGTGATACATTACAAGAAGGTGTAATAGTTGAAAATTGTAAATAATATGAAAAGTGATAATTGTAAATATAAAATAAAGTTTGGTGAATATACGCTTGAATTTACTAGAAGTTAGTTATGTACATTCATTTTAATGAAAGGTATACATACAAAAGAAGATTTAATAAATTTAAAATATGACGGACACCATAGTTTAAGTAAAGAAATAACTACGCAAAAAGTTGATGATGCAATTAAAAAGAAACAACTTATTGCAAAAGAATCATCTACAGTTGATGATGAATATGGATTTGATCACGGATATATTACACCATGTCAATATCTTGATATGTATGGTATCACGGCATGGGATGGATAGCCGAAGTTCAATGCTAGAATGTTTATCGATAGAGAAGAATTTGCTAAATACGCAACACAGGCATTAATTAATACAGATAAGTTAACAGAAGAAGAGGCCAAAGAAGAAATTGATATGAAATTTACATCTTGGGATAAAACCAAGTTGGATGCTAGGGATATTCATGAATTAATTACTTTAGCATTTCTTCATAGAAATCTAATTAATGGTGACTCTTGGAATGATTTTGTAAGAAAGTACGTTGAACCTAATGTACCTAATTTATGGAATAAAATTAAAGATGATCCTAATAGCGAAAGTATATTATTAACTTTTTTAAACACAATTGAACAAAAAATAAATACTTAGTTAAAAGGTTTGCGACCAGATGATTATGAAGGTACGTCACGATTTAACAAAACATTTACAGCTAAATTAGCAGGATCAGATGAGACGATAGCATGTCATATAGATCAATTATATATAGACAAAAATGGAGTTGTTCATGTTTTTAATTTTAAAACTACAACAATGGATCCAAAAAAATGGTCTATAAATAAAGATTTAAAATATACATATGAGGTTGCTCTTATTAAACGTATTTTGGCAGCTAATGGGATTCCAGTAGAATATATAGATAAAGATGGAAATATACAAAACAATGTCAATTTCTATAATATTCCATTAGGTGTTACATATAATGATGCTACGAATAAAGATGAAGTTTGTACTAAAATTCATAGTCTAAGCGTATATAACATTATTACATATTCTGTACGCAATGAAAAAGATTATTTGACAAAATATGAATAGGATGTTAAAAATGTTGTATAGATTGATAGCGAACCAATACGAGATTTAACCATTCATGCCGATTTAGAGCGAGCTGATCTTTTAAGTAGATGTATCAATCCAGAATATGATGCTAAAAGTAAAGGCTTATAGTTGTCCGCAAAAACATGGATTCGAGAACATATAAAAGAAATTCATTTTATTAATGATGAATGGGTTGTAACATTTGAAGATGGAACCGAAATAAAGTCTTCTAATCCACAATCGCCATTAAATAACCCTGATTTAATTGCTAAAGTATCTGAAAGATTAGATATTATTGCAAGAGGTGAACCAGTTGTTGTTGAAAACCTTATTGAAGAAATTATTAATAATTACAATGTAAGAAGTGGTTTCCAAAATCGAAGAGGTTTTAGATTTTCAGCTGCTTATGCTGATTCTTCATTGGCAATGTATTTAGATGAAAATGCAGATGGAGAACATGATTGGCAACTTTTACAAAATGATAAATTATATTCTTGCGGAATATTGTTATTTAAAAATAAAAATACTGGATAGGTTGATATAGTAGTACCTAGTGCATTGCGTCCAAGAGAATTTATACCATTAAAAGAAAAAAGAAAAACTATTTTAGGTTATTATACTGAAGATATGAATGCTCCAACATTAATGGAGGCAACATATGGCAATATGGAGATTATACGAGCATTAGCTGTATTAAATGAGATTATACCAGAGCTTGGAGAAGATAGTAAATTAGGTGACATTAAAGTGATTACACCATATTCTGGTGGTGACGGTCTTTATAGACATGCAAAAGATATGGTTAAAGAATTTAATGTTATTGTTAGATATTTAAAAAATAATATTTCTGATTTATCTGACTATAAAATTAATTTTAATAAAACACAATTTGTAGATTCCACAACTTTGATTGTACAATATACTCAATCATTATTAAATGGTAGTGAATTATCTACAAGTAAAAAAAATGAATTAATTAATTCTTTGGGTTTAAATGGTTTTGAAAATTTAACATCTAAAGAGGCCCAAATAGTTAAATTACAAGAAGTTGTAGAAAATATAGAAAATGGTAGAGATCCAAATGCTATAATTAATGACAGAAATTCTCAAAATAAAGATAAAAGAATTATCGCAAATATCTATATAGAATGTATTAAAACTATTAATAGATATAATGGTATTGAAAGTCCATAGGTTAAAGCGATAGATTCATTTTCAAGATATATGTTACCACAATATGCAAATCCAGATGAAAATGTGAGATATATGTCCAATCTATATGCACGTGCATTGGATGAAAGCTCTATTTAGTTCGATAAAATATATTCACCTATTCGAAAAAAAATTCAAGAATTTTATGAAGATACTGGATACGGAGTAGTAAAATCCGCAGTATTAGGATCTGCAGAAAGTGTTTTTAAAGATATGTTTGAAGTAGATGCTAATGGTAATAAAACATGGTATTTTGTAAATCCTTATGATAAAGTATCTAGCGCAGCATTAAATGAAAAACAAAGAGATTTCTTAAAGTTTATTTTATTTTAGTTTGGTAAATTAAAAGCAGAAAGAATTGCAGAATATTCATTCCCATTTTCTTCTTATAACGATCCAAAAATTGTAAGTTGGCTACAAGATGAAAACAATAGACGTTCATATCTTAGAGTTCCACTCGAGAGAGGATCTACAGCACACCAAATAAAAAATGGCACATCAGGTGTAAAAAATCATTTTAAGGAAGAATATTCAAAAATGAGAAAACTAGGTTTTGGTGAATATTTAAAATCAAAACATCAAGAAAGACAGAGTGAAAATAATTTCTCTGATAATGCCGAAAGAAATGAACCATTGTTTAAATTGACAGTACATAACGCGTTGGCAGCTTCTGTAGATAGTCCAGAAGTTAGAAAGCAAATATTAAATACTCACGAAGATGATTATTTCGAGACAAATATAGAATATCTTATAGCTCATTTTATTGAGAAGCAAATCATGACAAAAGAACTAACAAAGGTTGCTTTTTAGGGTAAGTGTTTGATTATGGAAATGTAGTTACTAGGAAGCACAGAAGGTCAAAAAGCTAAAGATATTTTACAGAGAAGTATTGATGAAATTACAAAATACTTAAAAATTAATGTTTTCGGAAAAACAATTATGGAGGATCTGTCTATTTAGGCCATGGAATTCTTAACCCCAGCAAAAAGATTAATGTCTCATTTATTTATAGCTGGAAATATTAGATCTGCATTTAGAGATTCATTTGAGGGATTATGGCAAAATTTTATGCGGACTGCAACTCATTTTTAGAATGATTTAAAAGCTGAATATGTTCGCAAAGGATATAAACATGTTTTATAGGATATGTTTAAAAGTGACAGAGATATTAATATTATGTCTGAACTTTGTTTGCGATATAGATTATCAAATACTGATGCTGCTCGTATTTCTGAAAGAGCTTTAATGGGGCGAGGAGGTATTTTTAATCCAGATCAATGGGCTTATTCAACATTAAGAGCTCCAGATTTTCTTAATAGAATGACGTTATTTGTTGCTAGGTGTTTACAAGACGGCGTATGGGGAGCTTTTTCATTAGATGAAGAAACTCATCAATTAAAATATAATTGGAAAGAAGATGAACGATTTAAAATTTACGCATCTGGAAATGAAAATCATCCAAAATATTTAGAACAAAAAGCTCTATATTATGCAGCGGTACGGACATATAATCAGGAACATCCAAATAATACTATAACTTATGATGGAAACGCTACTCCGTTGCCTGAACCATATTAGCAAAATGAAATTCGATAGTTTAAAATGTTCGCAGATGGAATATATGGTGCTTATGACAAATCACAAAAGGCAATGTATGAAAATATATTCTTAGGCCAAACATTTGGAGTTTTTACAACTTGGTTAAATGGACAAGCAGCAGCATGGTTTAGAAAACCAGGATATTATAGTGAATATTTTACTACTAGAGATGCCGATGGAAATTTATTAATAAAACGAGATGATTTTTCCGGCAATGAATTATATATGGATAAAGACGGATTTATAGTTGAAAAGACTTCCAACGGTACGTTTATTGATGAATTTGGAAATGAACTTGATCCAAATGTTAAATATACTCCAGTAATAGATAAAATTCCATTGCCAGTATAGGGAATAATCTTTACACTTGGTACATTGATAGAAAAAGTATTTGGAGAAGATGGACCACAGGGTACATGGAGATATTTAAAATCTAATAAATATGAAATGGCTAACTTTAAAAAAGCTTGTGCAGATTTATTAATGTGGTGGTTGTTTGGTTTATTGTTTGGTTTTCTTTTTACTCCTGCCTATGAAGAACATAAGAAAAACATGGATACTGATAATCTTCTTAGCAATTTATTCATAGAAGCTATATACAAATCTACTATAAATTCATATGATGGTTTTAAAGGTCCGTTTGCTATGATCTAGTATATTACAGATGATATAGAACCAAGTGCAGCAAATGTATCTGTAAAAGTATTATCTGATGGAATGAAGGTGATCTTTGGAGAGAAAAATTGGAAAGCATATATGTATAATAATATGCCTGGAATTAGAGTCTTTAAAGATACGCTTGGTAAAATAGAAAAGGTAAATCAAAGCTTATCAAATAAGTAAGCAATTAACAATACTATTAATCTTGCAATAATAGCAATAAGTAAAAAATATAATATTACAATTATCAATTTCATATTTTAGTAAAAAAAAAGCCCCCAGCTAAGAGACGCAAAATCTCCTAACTGGGGGCTTAATTATTTTATTCATTACAGTATACTATTCTTGAACCATCTGGTTTTTGAATCCAGAATATTTCATTAAGATAATCTCCTGTATATTGAGTTGTAACAACTCTTCTTACAATAGTAACTATATAAGGACTATTATTTCTAATATTAACAGCAGTTGTTATATCGTCATCAATATCTGCTTTTTCATATTGTTCATTATACCATTTATTATGTTTGAGTGTATCTGATGCTTCTATACAAACATAATCATCTTGATATCCATATACATTTTTAACGATATTAACAATAGAATCAGCACTTCCATACGAATATAATCCGCAAACTGGGAAAATATAATATGTCTTCTTTGCTTTTCCTTTTGTTTCTACAATAAAAGAAAGATCATTTGGATCACCATCAACTAACGTTTTGACTTTTTCTGTCTTCGTTACATCATCAAATTTATCAAGATGTTTAATAGTATTAAACATTGATTGTCCGTAAGACATCAAAGAACTACAAAGTAATAATAAGGTAAATAATATTTTCTTCATTTTTATAAAAAAGTTAATTGCCCTGTATTTAATTTCTTTGGTTTCATTTCAATTATTGTCTGGTCTAATTTAGGCCATCCAATTAATATAGGTGATTCCGGGTCATGTAAATTATAATTTTCATCACATTTATCAAAGTCATAAGAAGCATAGCAATACTTACATTTGTGTA